AGCAGATTGGATGGAGCGCACCCGTGACGGTGGTAACTGGCAAGGGCGTGCTATGGATTTTCCAGAGTCATACTATGAAGAAAATTGCAAGTATCTATTAGCAAAGCACTGGATGTTCGAAGATAGGCTGTGGAACTACATTGACATTGATATGCCTAGTGGATGCTTTGCCAAAGAACCATCTGATTGGGAAAAGAATTGGGTAAATTTCTTCTTCAAGAACAAAGCTGTTGATCAGTGTGAATTCCGACGAAGAAGAATGTTGGCGTACCCGGTACAGCCGTTTGTATTCGCGGTCATCTTCTTGTTCTTCGCTTTGATAATTTCATTAGTTCAGATATTCAACCTAATGATTGGGCGTTGGACAATTTGGGAAGAGGTTTCAGCGTTTAAGATTGATAGAAAAGTTGACTTCTTGACCATTGAAAAATTTGGCAACCTTAAATGGTTATTGTTGCCAATGCCATGGTTAATTACAGTCGCATTCGTTCTTTTGAAAATCACCCATTTGAAGGTATGGATGCTGATACCTCCAGCATTCCTATTACTTATTCCAATTGCTTACTTGATTTTAGCTATAGTCATAATTGGTTGTGAAGCTTTTGGTAAATGGATAACGCGGAGAAGTCCCAGAATACAAGAGGCGCGTAAGAAGAAGCTTGAGAAAGAGCGTCAACGCCAATTAGCCCTCCGCAAAGCAGAGCTTGAAGCGCTCGATCTACTACTGTGTTCTTCTGGTAAAAGAATAACCAAGATCAAAGATCTGCCAAAGAATAAGCGAACTATCAAATTGAAGTTTAATGCTGTAAAGAGCCGTGTATGTAGGCCATTTGCCAGATAAGTAACACAACAGCGCACATCTATATTACCAAAGAAATGTATTGATTTTTTTTATAGATCGTGCATGAATATCCTCCACACTGAGGTGGCGGATGTTAGTAAAATCAGCGAACTTATTTGGTAGTCCCGTAGAACTTGATGACGCTTGGATAGCAGATCATAAAGATCATTCTTTGTGCTGGATGAATCATACTGTATTCGATAAGAAAAAGAATATTAGCCATATATTCAAAGAATGCATATGTTACTCTTGCACAAAGATAGCTCGGAAGTTGATTGGAGATATTGGTCAGATTAAAGCTCCAGTAACTTCCGATAAGAAGGCGAAAGTAATAAAGGGTAGGCGAAGTAAAATTGAGAGTGTATTCTTTTAGGTCGAGAGTCTTAGCCAGAAAAACTTAATAACCCAGTCCTAGTTTGCCTTCCCGTAGTTCTAGGACTGGGTTAATTTATTGGGACAAAATGAAACGCCAAATATTCAAGTCAAAGATCCATCGAGCAACCGTAACTGGATCAAATATAGACTACGAAGGTAGTGTTACGATTGACTCTAATTTAATGCGAGCGGCTGATATTGTTCCATATGAGGCAGTTCATATTTGGAACATAACTAACGGTTCACGCCTTTTCACATACGCCATTCAGGGTGATAATGACAGCGGAGAAATTTGTATCAATGGCGCTGGGGCAAAGCTGTGCAATGTTGGAGATCTAGTTATTATCGCAACATTTACCGAGATGACAAACAAAGTAGCCCGCAAGTGGATACCAAGGGTTGCCAGCAGTTCAACGGAAACTTGACTAAAGTTACTTGACTCCGCTCAACCCGTGGGTAATCCTTTTATCAGATCGGATGTACATGAAGATGAAAGTGGTTCGAGTTTCGGCCACTGAGTTCGAATTGGAAGACGGTAGGGTATTTCCCCACGTCACCCCACTCGAACCGGTTCCGACTCCCGAAGAGTTTCAAGTACATTACGACCTGTGGTCAGATCGGTTGAAGTCCAAGGATGTCCAGTGGCCTCGTTTCGCTCAAAAAAGCGGCTGAAATCCTTGGTTGTGGTACCTCGACGCTTCGGACTTGGGACAAGAACAAGAGCCTCGTAGCCGTTAGAACCCCAGGTGGTCAGCGCCGGTACCGCACTGAAGACCTAGACCGCTTCCAAGGGATCATCAAAAAGACCTCCAAGATGTCGGAAAATGTCGCTGTCTACGCTCGGGTTTCGAGCCATGAGCAGAAGGCTAAGGGCGACCTTGACCGTCAAAAGGGAAGGCTTCTAGAGCATTGCGTCAAGCAGAGCTACTCGGTGACGCATGTCATGGAGGAAGTCGGATCTGGGATGACGGACACTCGGCCGAAGATGCTCCGCCTTCTTGAGTTGGCCACGAGGGGCGAGATTGGGCGGGTGGTTATCGAGCACAAGGATCGACTCGCGAGGTTCAACTTCAACATATTCCAAAAGTTCTTCGAGAGTCATGGTGTACAGGTTGAGTGGCTGGAAAACGTGCTCCCAAAGTCCTACGAGGCCGAACTAGTCGAGGATATGGTCAGCCTCATGTCCAGCTTCTCAGCCAAAGTTTACGGAAAACGGAGCGCTGAGAACCGCCGAAAGAAGAAGCAAGAGGCCGCCTGATGGAACCTAATGAGTCAAAGATTGAGGTTTTCGCAAGGTGGTACGGGTATCCGTCTGTCTACTGTCAAGCGAGCACACCAGATTACCGATATGTCGTAGCTATCCCTAGACTCCCCTACAACATACTGGAAGAATTCAAGAAGGAACTGGACTCTCACTCCTCCGATGGTGATCCATACTTCGTGTTTGAATACTCAGATCAGTTCCTCAGTATAGCCGGTACCTTTGATATTCCGCGTAACCACTGTGAGAGTTGGGTGCAATGCTACTTGACTGCCCGCCCTGAGGGTGGGCTCAGATTCAAAAACGAGCCATGGTCAGAAAGGAACCCATGACAAGTTACTCCAACTTCTTTGAGATGCTGGACGCTATTGAAGCGAAGATGCAAGACCCACGTTGTAAGGAGGCTGGACTCACCCCTTACACAGGGGAGCCTCTACTAACGAGTATGGATCTTGGGTGGATCGTTGCGCTTCCCCTAAGCGAACGGGACGAAACATTCCAGTTCAGTGTGAGTCTACGTCAGATAAAGATTGACCGGCAAGATCCTAGATGGGCCGATGCTTATGCCAGGCTCCAATCATTTACGACCCACTTCATTACATGTCCAAAGCATGGGGTGGTTAAAGGCATCCCGATACACAAGCTTCAAGGCAAGAAAGAGGGATCTGAGACGCTGGTATGCATACCTTGTGTGGCTGAGCGCATGGTGAATCCTGTTCGAACTTCAGCCAATCTCTCGATATGAAGAAATGTCGGTTCTTCATGCTGCATCCTGAGTGCAACCCTGGGAAGATTCAATCCCTGGAAGCTCTTCACGTCGAGTACATAGCTTATGTCCGGATCTGCGTTCAGACGATGCTCAAAGCCCATAGGCTGACTTTGCCCCGCTCGGAGAAGCAGGACTTCTTCCCCAGGGCTGAGAAGCTTACGTCTCAGATTGAGAAAAACGCCCGCGACCATGCCATCCAGATTGTGAGCACTTGGGCTAAGTCGGTTTATGCCAGGAAGATCAAGACTTTCATCAGGTTATCTTTCAAAGAGGGGAACTTTGACGAGGACTTCTGTAAGCAGCTTTACACGGTGGGTAAGTACTTGATTCATGAGCCGAAGGAAACCGTGTCCCAGGAAGCAATTGATCTGTATTGGTCTTGGCTCTCTGACCCAGAAGTAGTGGGGAACCCGCCTTCCATATCCAGTCGGATTCCAATGAGGATGTCGGAGAACACCTGCTCATTGGAAGACCCAGAAGAGGCTACCCACGCGGATCTTTGGCTCAAGATCTCAACTTTGATTTCTCGGAAGCTTGCTTGGCTACCACTGGTTGGGAACCCATACGTCAAGAAGTCATCTGACGTAAGTAAGGGAATCCACGCTAGAAAAGACCGAAAGGGCCGTTGGCGGTTCGAAGCCGTTGATACCAAAGAGTGGTTGGTCTGCGAGGCCGAACCTGACTTACCCAGGATTGGAGTCGATGTAGGACTAAACGTGGTAGCGGCTACTTCGAGCGGACACGTGTTTGGGGCCTACCTAAAACCCAAGTTCAACAGGCTCTACGACAAGGTCAGGGAAGTCAGGGCGAACCGCCAAAGGCAGGATCTCAAGGAGAACAGTCCTAGGCTAGACCGACTAGAATCACGCCTCTCTGGCTTGACCAAGAGCTTCACGGGACGGGTATCCAATGAACTGATCCGAACGTACTCTGAGTCCGTCTTCGTCTTAGAAGACCTAGATCTTCGTGGTTGTCGTGGGCAAAAACGCTTCTGTTACAGGGAATTAGCTCATGCCCTTGAATCAAAGGCTCCAACTGAAAAGGTGAATCCGGCCTACAGTTCTCAGACATGCCCTTCGTGTGGGCATGTCTCTAGATACAATCGGGCTGGAATAGATTTCATCTGTCGCCAGTGCGGCAGGATTTCACATGCCGACGTGGTAGGAGGGATCAATTTGCTCGGACGTTCCGAGAGCAAACAGATTGGCCTCGATGATCATCCGTCGGAAGTGAAGGGAGTGCTTGTGAGGCTATACTGGTCTAGGAGGAATCCGGATCAGGACTGTCCACAAGACTTCTTGAATAAATACGCGCCATTACCGTATGGCCGAAGGCTTACTACCAGGGGACTCTCTCGAAAGAGAAGCACTGGCATAGCTTTTAATCAGGTAGCTGCTTGACTACACGTAAGTTTGAGCAACTTCTTGAGTACGGTAATCCTGGTTGATGAAAAAAACAAGATAACACCCATTGTTGGTATTGCTATCGATCTGGAAACCGCACCCATTAGGCCTGATGAAAAAAAACCAACTACAATAATGGTGAACACTAATTACTGGCAGAACCCTATCGGAACTAATAGCACAGGTATCGGATGAAATCTTTCATACCTCAAGCCTGGGCAATTCCGCCAGGTAGACATAGATCACAATTCAGAGTTGTAACTAAGTTCTTTGTATTCAAATATGTTTTACCAACTATTGTTGATGGATATTATCTTCAACAACGGCGATGGAAGCAAAATATTATACAGGAATATAAGGTAATTGGTGATTTGTATTGCGGATGTAGAGAAGTTCATAAATGGATTGATGTTTCTTGGTACGATAACTGCCTAGAAGCATGTGGTGATACCTGCGACCTGCGACCCAGGCCATAGATGAGAAGTATCGTAAAAGTACGCTGTGATTTTTGTAACGCAAAGATGGCCACGTGGGAATATATGCCACGTGATTTCGAATACTATTGCGATGATTGCGTACCGCGCGGATGCTCTTGTAATCTAATCGGCGATGTAGATGATGAGTCTGGAATTGAGGCTACCGATGAGCTCGGTAGACTTCTTCCATGCTGTGAGTTTTTATATTCTAAGAATGGATGGACGGCTAATTACCTTCTGAAAAAAGGATGTCAATTTCCATTCAAACACAATTACCAACACCCTAAGTGGGTCAATATTGTAGATCAAAAATACATGTTAGCTTTCATGAGGAGGCTATATGCTACGAGAAGCAAGAGAAGCATTTCTGAAACATGATCTTTATAGAATAATATTGCCACCTGAGGCTTGGGATGGGGCATACAAACTTGAAGATCTTCCAGTTCCAACACACAAAAAGGTTGCATCTAAAGGTGCTCGCTTTGTATATTGCGAGACCGATAGAAAAGACGCTGGAATGGGTTGGTTCGCAGATGCCGGTAATGGTAATTACAGAGCTGGTAATTGCGGGTTTGGAAAGATGGGTGGTGCTTGGGCCAAAGAACATCTAACTGAACCAGTCGATATTGTAGGCACCAGGTTTAGGAATCAGTGGTAAATCCTCCTGAGTAAAGAGATTATGACTACTATCACGAGTTTATATTGATACATAGCAACACCTCTAAAAGAGACAAGGTTTATAAATCCCTTGGTAAAATCATGACTAATCTATTCCCAACTCCAAGTGATTTGAAATATGGACACTCCAAAACTCTATGCCCTCATGACGATGTCTTATCATTATTCAATAATGAAGCCCAACATAAATCCGAATGCATAAACAAGGCTGTGGTAGATTGGATTGAATCAGAAGCTTCGAGGCGTGGGTGGAGTAGCGTTGAGTGGTTTAATGATTCTTTCACTGGTCGTGGTTGTTGGTTATCATTAACTCCACATCCAATTCCGTCAATTGGAGAGGCACTTTCAAGAGCATTCACTCGCATTGCTCATCATGCTTGCCGGCAAGGTGAATCTAACAATAGATGCTGGCCAGATATTTCGGAGCTTCCAGAACCAGAAGATTGGAAGATGGTTGGAAATAAATACTCAAAAGAATTCGCAATAGAATTAATGACTATATATTTCTCAAAGGAAAACTTCTTACAAGACTTAGTCATGATTGGTCATTTTCGAGAAAGCGGATTCTAGGAGTATACAATGCGAACATATACATTGTCACGAATTTATATTGATACAGAACACCAGAGAGATTGCTGTGGGGATATAAATTATACAAATAGTGAGCCATTTCTTATTATAAAGTGCAATGATGTCCCAATTAGATTTGCATCTGTTAAGAGCATTGAATCTAGTAGAGATATTTTTGAGAAACTAGACACTAACATCTTTACAGTTGAAGATATATTAGATGTTTTGTGTAAAAGTAAATTAACTATCTCACACGATATGGAAACATTATGACTAGAACATTTGAATTAGGCGGCGAAGTAAACACTAGCAAAATAAGTTCTACTGTTAGTGTTCGTGACCAAATCATACAAAAAGTTGGTGGGGATATTGAACAGGTTTGCGAGCTTGGTCATCCTCTAATCGGCGGAAAACCAGGATATCGTGATGAATCGTATATATCAAATCTAGTTGGTCTAGCCCACCTTTCATTCTCTAGTCACCGCCATATGATATTGGATCCAGATGCAGTCTGGATTACAATCGAACATGGGCTGGCAACTCACATCAAAGAGAATGCCGAAGCTCTTCGTGACAAGTTCGTTTCATTCAAGGGCAAACGAACAATCGATATCAGGCGAGACGAATTTAGGCGCGGCTCAATCAATAATTGGGAGGGATGCTTTGATGAGTTCTCGGAGAAGATTGGGGAATTTATCGGCCCAAAGAAAGATTTGATTGTCGGAAATTTCTCGACCACAGGACAGCTACAAAGAGTATCCTCCGAAATTGTTCTGATGGATGCTATGAGTAAATACTTCGATTACTCAGTCAAAACATGTTGTCACATTCCTGTGATAACCCTCACTGGTACTGTGGAAGATTGGGAACGCATCCGTGATAAGGTGAATTCATTTGATGAATTTGGTTTGTCTTGGTGGGCAGATCACCTGAAGCCAGTCCTTGATCAATTAGTTCTAGCCGCTAAGGGAGAGGTTGATATTGACTTCTGGAAGAGCTGGTATAAAGAGGGCGGCGGTAGTGGTGGCCCATTTATCTCAGGACATGTCAACGCATTCTTTCCATATTTAGGAAGAGATAATAGTAAAAACAAGTATATGGGTACTTGTCCGTCTCATCACGGGAATACTCTATCCTCTTTCAACCAATCTATTTCTAAGGTTCCATTCATTTGGGATTACTATAACCAGGAATATCCTATGGAGTTTGTTGGTGGATTGATTGGGCTAACACAAGATGACTCTGGCCGTGTTCAATGTTCCTTTGGCTGGGCTGTTCGAGATGAGTCAGTTCCACTCTCTAATTACCCAATCGAGAAGCTTGTGAAGGATATGGTCATCCACAACAAAGATGGAGAGGCCGGATTATTGAAGAGAGCTGAGGCAGAGCATTGGGATAATGCTCCAGATGACAAGCAGCTTTACGAAGTTCAAATCGAATGGAAAGACGGTTTGAAGACTTATAAGCAATGGGATTTTAATAATTTGTTCGTCAAAGAACCTGCTAATGGAGAGCAGATGGTGGTAGAGTAATATGCCAACAAGAATCATTGCATTAGGTACAGGCTCTGCCTTCACAATGAACAACTACCAAACTAACTTTGTCATCAAAAGAAATGGCAAGTATCTTTTGGTAGATTGTGGTGGCGATGTCAGATTTAGCCTTAGAGATCAGGGCCTGTCTGCCAAGGATATAGATGCTGTCTATATTTCACATGCTCACGCAGATCATGTGGGCGGCATGGAGTTCTTGGCATTCACACGCTACTTTACAAAGAGATCAATGGAAAATGCTAGGGCCCTCGCGCGAACTGTCGATCCTGAGCATTCCCCAGAGCCACTTCAATTACCAGTGCTATTCTGTGAGCATGGGATGATTCGAACACTTTGGGATCACTCATTACGAGGAGGTCTCGAAGGACTTGAGGGAATCGACGCCAACATCGACACCTATTTCAGGGTACATCCAGTGCCAAAAAACGGATCGTTCGAGTGGGAGGGCTTGAAGTTCGATATCGTTCAAAGCCTTCATGTCTCTGCTAAATATAGTATTGTTGATTCATTCGGGCTGATGTTTACTGATGATATTGGGTATCGAATATTCATCACTACAGATGTTCAGTTCGCCCCAGAGACATCTATGAAAGCCTATTACAAAGAGGCTGATGTCATAATTCATGACTGCGAAACAGGATTCAAAAGCGGAGTTCACGCCCATTACGATCAGCTAAGGACATTGGATAATAGCATTAAGAATAAGATGCTTTTGGTTCACTACCAAGACAATGTCTTGGAAGATTGGAATGCGTGGGTGGACAAGGCCAACCAGGACGGCTTCGACGGATTCGTCAAGCCTGGGCCGATTTGGTCTGATGAACCACCTGACGTAATCGCAGCAACAACGAATGTTTGACATCGGGCGGACAGCCTGATACGATGTCGGCAACCTTCTCACGGAGAGAAGAAGTCGGTACAACACGGAGAGTGTTATGAAGAAAATGAAGATTGGTGTTTTCATTGCTCGGCTACAACCGTTTCATCTTGCCCACGTTGATATTGTAAAGTTGGCAATGAAAGATAACGATCATGTGGTTATAATTCTTGGCTCTGCATGTCAGGCTAAGACAATCAAGAATCCATGGACTACTGACGAGCGCGAATTGATGATTCGCAAATGTCTTACGTCAGAAGGAAATACCCACATAAGTGTTGTTGCTGCTAAAGACTATTTCTATAATGACAACATGTGGCTATCTTCATTGCAGTCTGCATTGGGGTCTGTAAAGGTCAATGGCGTTGAAGTTGACCTTGATGATTGTGACGTAACGCTTTATGGTCATGATAAGGATAGGTCAACATTCTATCTCCACTTATTTCCTAAGTGGAAGCTCAATGATGTTGGAAACTTACGCACAGAGTTTCCTAGGCTAGATGCAACGTTGGTCAGATCATTTTTCTTCAAAGGTAATACGGCTGAGTTAAGAAAGTTTATACCACAACCTGTATATGATATGTTGCTATCAGAAATGGGAACTAGTACATACCAAAATCTTGTTGCAGAATTCGACCACATTACTGAGTATAGAGCGCTATGGGCCTCATCTCCGTATCCAGTTCAATTTGTGACAACCGATGCTCTTGTGATAAAGTCCGGACACGTACTAATGACGGTGCGTGGCGGATATCCAGGCAAAGGTCTAATCGCGCTACCTGGCGGATACTTGAATCCAGATGAGCGTATAGTTGACGGATGCCTTCGTGAGTTAAAAGAAGAAACGCAAATCGCTGTTAGCAAAGATGAGTTGAGGAAGGCAATTGTTGATCAGAGGGTCTTCGATCATCCAGAACGTTCTTTGCGCGGACGAACTATTACACATGGTTATTGCATAAATCTCGGTGCCGGAGACCTTCCAAAAGTAAAGCGCGGTGACGATGCCGCTGAAGCGTTTTGGATGCCACTTCGAGATGTTTATCGTAGAGAAGAAGATTTCTTCGAGGATCACTTCCACATCATATTCTTTTTTACTTCGAAATTTTAGAATAACTAAAGTTCGGCGTCGAGAACGCCAAGGGGCGTGGCGTTCTCTACGCTATGAATCGCGTTCAAGAAGTAAAAAAAGCCTTTCCTGAATTTGCCAGTTTAGCTATCGAGACGGCAGACCCAAAACATAAGAACAAATACCTTATGTGGATTGCCTCTCAATTGGCTAAGAAATACAGCCCGGAAGATATCCGATCAACGATATCGTCCTTTCATAAAGACTCAAGGCGTCTTCGAAAATCTGACATATATTCATATCCAGATTTGAAAGTTCTTGATAACGAGATCAAAGACCTAGCGATGAGCAAGCGGCAGGTTGAGATCTTCTCTAAAGAAATGGGCGCTGTGAAGATATTCGGCGATGAGTCTTGCACACTCGTGAGGATAAATAGCAAGACCGCCATGCTGTACTACGGTAAAGCATCTAAGTGGTGTATTGCCATGGAATCTGAAGAGTATTGGGAAGACTATAGCTCTAGCGGGAATGTCTTCTATGTCCTTTTGGATAAAGAAAATCAGCGCAAGTATGCCATCCAGAAAAAAGGACTGATGGATGTTACAATCTGGGAAGAGGATGACGACGAAGTAGATGATATTGATGATTGGGTTAAGCGCAACGACAAGTTCGAATCTGCAGTATTTGCATGTCTTCACGATCGTGAAGAACCAATGCTTTACCGTATAAAGAGAGGTCTCACCACTCGCCAAGAAGTATCTGAATGGATAAAGTACCAGAATCAAAACACCATTAAGTTCTTGCATAATATGACTGGTGTTGGGTATTATCTCTTTGATCCTGCATCGGTAACTAGAAAAACAATCAAGTTATTATCCACACTCAATATTAAGTACCTTGAAGCTATCAGTGCAGAGTATCCTAACTTCATTACTGATGTTGCTAATTTCTTGGCAGCAAATCCCAAGGTAGTTTTTAAAAGCTTTAGATTTAGATTGGCCCATCTACTTCCAGATCCAGATCTCATTCTAAATGAAGAAGATGCAAACTTCATTAAGATGAATACAGATCCTTCAATAGCGTCTAAACTTCTTACAAGTAAAAAGCAAGAAGTGTGGAGTAAGGCGCTTCTGGTTGCAAAGCCATCAACAATCGTCTCTATATTACCCTCAGTAAAGAGAACTCAAAAGAGAGAGTTCATTCGCAGATTGAAAATGCGAACAGATTATGCCAAATTAATAGAATGGCTGGCTGCTACAAATCTTCAAATACCCAATGAAGTTTGGCTGAGTAAAGCAAAGGGACAATACGGCGAATACGCCGAAGAAGACAAGTGCACTGAAGAAGATGAAGAGTGTGATGAGGAAGAAGACTCGGAAGTAATCGTTGGTGTCACCGGTTCCCAACCGATGACCGATGCCTTCCACTGATCATTGGTCGAACATACGGCCGCAACGGCATAAATGCTGGACAATTCCTGACGACGATGTTATCGTGGCGGGCTGGTGACAGTGGCATGAAGTTTGGTTTAGAACAACAGGTGAACAATGAGATAGTGTTTGCAAAATTAAATTAGCAGGTGGATATTCCGCCATATTAATTTGTCCAATTGAAACGGAAGAAACATGATTCTACAGGCTTTATTGTTGCAAACAATATTGAAAGTCGCACCTCCTGGATATACAAAATTTTCAGTTACTCCGATAGAGTGTCATGGAGATGCGTGCTCAGATTACCAATGGTCAACCTTCTATGGTGCCTATGTCACAAAGGAATCGAAGGAAGATGGAAAGGAAAGGTATTCAGTTATCACGGAAGAAATTGTCACATTAGCACAAAACAAACTGTGCATTGATGATAATTTGAGTACCGTAAAAGACTGCAAGAGAAGTCCTTTGTTCAAAGGATTTACGTTCATTGAACTTGTATCTCTTGAAAGCGCTGCTGCAATTGCAGAAAGCGGACTTCGAGAAGATGTGGAGGTTGGTCGAGGGCGTTCAGGACGCACTAAGCCAACAGATCCATTAGCAGATGATGCTGGAGGCGAAGGAATTGGTCCGGGCGGTGAAGTGTGCTTGGTACAGGTTCATCCAGCTGTTCTCGTGAAGTTCAAAATTGATCCACAGACATTCTTGGGTGCAAATAGCGAAGCATTAGAAAACTGTTTTGGCTTTGGTATGGATATGTTTGGCCGCGCCAGAAACATGTGCGCGTACCAAGCAACTAAAACTCCAGACCTTGAACATGATTGGGTTTTTGAAACATTCTCAGCTTATGGAACTGGCAGCACTTGTGCCAGTGCTAATAATGGAAAGACGGCTTATAGGAGATCCTTGTATACAGCGATATCTTCAGACTTCGGTGCTAGAATAAAGAAGGAGAAAAAAAGAGAAGCTAAAGAAGCAAAAAACTCTCCAACACTTCCTCTTCCTCCTCCATCTAAAATATAATCAGAAAGATAATTTATGTCAAAAGAATCTGGTGTTGACCGTTATGGAAGGGCAAAGATTAGGTCTGCTCCGCCAGAAAATCCACTTGTTCAAAGGATAAAGATGGCAGCTGATGACTGCCCTCCAATAGATTCTTTGAAACGTGTTACGAATGATTTCCCAACGGGCTGCCCGTCAACAGCAATATCATTGAAGTTCGAAGAGAAACATCCAGATGTGCTTGTCATCCAGTGCAGTGATGGCAGGTACACCTCGATAGTCTCCGAGCTCATGCAGAGCAACGGGATCACGCGCTATGATGTGATGGCAATGCCAGGAGGCCCAGCGCTGGCGAACGCTTCCATTCTACAATCAGAGGCTTGCAAGACTGGTACGTCTTTCTTAATCAAAGGCCATAACACAAGAAAAGTATGGCTGTTAACTCACTCTGAATGTGGGTACTATAAGTATAATCTCAATGGTATGCCAAGAGAGACAATTACTAATAGACAGATTAGAGATCTTCAAATGGCAGCCATCTGGCTTCGTAATGTAAATAAAAGCCTTGAGGTTTACGCATCATACATTATCAACAATAATGGTATTGCGTCTTTCAAAACCATAGAGATTGAATAGTCATGCCTATCGAACCAAATCCTTTTGATGACGAACGCCTTGCAAAGATTAGAGCTGAGCAAGGAGACCCTCTAATTCAATACTACATCGTAAGAACTGACTTGAACATGAGCGCAGGAAAGATGGGAGCCCAAATAGCTCACGGCGCTCAGATGTTCGTTATACGATCTGGAACTCTGGCAGAACGTCACAAAAACGATATGACTCCACTGAAGCCAGAGTATGAAGAGATCTTGGGGGTTGTGGCAGAGTGGATGAATGGAAGTTTCCGCAAGGTTGTGCTCGGCGGCAAGAAGAAGGACTTCGAGAAGATCATTGCTGAGCTGCGGGTCTTCCTCGTGCGCGATGCCGGCCTGACCGAAGTGGAGCCCAACTCCGAGACAGTGTTGGTGACATGGCCAATTAGGCGATCTGAATGTCCTAAAATATTGAAAAGACTTCAAACTCTAAAGTAAGTTTTTAAATGATTGCTCATCCATATGCATTTTGGTTTGCAATAGGAGTATTCGTAGGTCTGCTTATTGGTTGGGTGTCACGCGGCCTGCAAGAAGCGTCACTACGCCGAGCCTATTTACGCGGACTACAAGACAGATGACAATATGATAATGAAAAACCTGCCACTCAAGAAGATGTCCCTAGACATTCGAACTGGTCGATGCTCTGGCATCCACTGGTGTTGCATCGCCTTTTACGTTATCGTCTGGCAACCGCTCTGTCATTGTTCAAAATTCAGCAAAGCCTATATCAACTTTGTACTCAAACACGGCAATGGAAATCTTCCGGGTTATGTTCCATGCCCTCGTTGCATTAAACATCCCATCCACGTCAAACGATGTACTACCTGCGGTCACACCCTTGAATGGGATCAGCTTACTAAGGGTAGTTGAAGTAAGTTTTGACAGAAGCCTCTAAGCTATGCCAACCATCAGGTCTGATGGTTTCGTGCGCACATAACATCAAATGGTAGTCCTTCACTTCTCTATGGTGAAGGTATGGCCAACAGCATTGTCCATTGTAGCAGCTGAATTTGCCACTCGCTAATACTGGTAAATTGTTCTTCGTCGTAATTGTTGGGGTGCAACACGACAAGCACAACAATAGGATAGCTAAATACTTTTTCATTTATTACCTAGCTGCTGATAGCTTGGAAGACTTTCTATTCTCTGCATACCACCGGACTTCAACCAATTTTCAAAATCTTGTTCCTGGCCTTTGGCTGGAGTTTCTCCGCCGACAAATCCTTGCTGTGGATTGAACGAAGCCACATGACCTTTCTCATGTGCAATGACCTTGGCTGTTGCTAAGGCCGCTTCTTGTCCACCTTGTTTCCCGCCGGCTTCGGCAACAATTCTATCTGCATTCAGATAGATGACAGTTGGATCTTTATCTGGTCCGGATTCTACATGGCCATAGTCAGCAGATGGTCCAATCACCACCGATCTAACTCCTATAAAATAGTTTGGCTGCCATAACTTAAGAATCTCCAAAGCACAATTTGCTTCAGGTTTACCAGGCTGAATAGTTATATTTGGAGTATTGATTGTATTATCCTGAGCACGCCTAAAAAATACATCAGCGTACATAGCTAACTTCTTAAGATTCATAATTCAATACCAAATAATTGTAAGATGTGGATATATCAGTATAAACGTAGAGGTTTAGGTGAAGAAAAACTACATTCTTGATACTAACGTGCTGATTCATGACCCACAATCGATATTCAAATTTGAGGACAACAACCTATACATTCCAATTTACGTATTAGAAGAACTAGATAAATTGAAGAGCGAGCTTTCCCTTCGTGGACGAAATTCACGCGAAGTTTGCCGATTGCTCGATGACCTGCGCTGCCAAGGCTCATTACCAGAAGGGGTTCCGGTAGGAGATGGTAAGCTAATCATTTACGTCCCCCAAGAGCGGAAGGTCATCAAGGTTGCTCTCGATTCAAAAAGCATGGACAACGCAATACTTCAGTGCGCTGTTGAAATCAAGGAATCTTCCGAACTTATATCCATCATGGTAACCATGGATGTTAACCTTCGCATCCGCGCTGAATGCATAGGAGTTCAAACAGCTTCATACGAATTCCAATCAGTAGACACTTCGCATATGATTACTGGTCACACCAATATGAATGTGGATCTTGAAGACATTGATAGGCTATTCAGTGAAGGATCTATTTTACCAAAAGAATCTGATGAGGAGTTGTTTGATAACATCTGCATCATGCTAAAAGATCCAAGTGGCAAAACTGCTATTGGAAGATACAATAAGAAAAAGAACATCGTAACTCCAATTCGTCCACATGGCGATGTGATGGGTATCAAGCCAAGGAACGTAGAACAGAAATTCGCATTGGATTTGCTACTCGATGATAATGTCAAAATCGTAACCCTATCTGGTACCGCTGGTGGTGGTAAAACACTACTTGCTTTGTGTGTTGGTTTACAAAAGACGCTTGACGGCAAATATTCAAGACTACTTGTCAGTAGACCAATCATGCCTCTAGGTAAAGATATTGGATATCTAAAGGGAACTCTTGAAGAGAAGATGAATCCTTGGATGCAACCAATTTATGACAATCTAGAATTGCTCATGATGCAGGGCGGCGGAAAACGCAAAGGTCTCAAGTATGATGATTTGTTTGAACAAGACATTATTCGCGTAGAGCCTCTGACGTATATCCGAGGAAGAAGCTTACCTGGCCAATTCATTATTATTGATGAGGCACAGAACCTAACTAGTCATGAAATTAAAACAATCATTACAAGATGCGGTGAAGGCTCGAAGATAGTATTAACTGGTGATCCTGAACAGATTGATAGCCCGTACATGGATAAGGGATCTTGTGGATTAAGTGTTGCGGTCGAGAAACTTCATGATAATCCTATTGTAGGTCATCTCACCTTATCTAAGGGCGAGCGTTCTGAGCTGGCAAATCTAGCAGCTAATCTGATGTAGGAAGTAGAACATAAAAACTCAACATTATATGAATACCTTCCCATTACTATATGGGTATATGTGGATTTTGTAATGGTGAAAATCATAGGGTAAGATCTGAGTTTTGTTCGCGGACATGTGATAAAGGGGCTAAGTATGAGAAGTATAAGTTATTGTGTTTGTGCGTAAATTGTGGAGAGAATAACACTTCTGACTTTTATACTTGTGCTAAGTGCAGAACTAAAAGAAAATCTCACGATGATAGCTGTAAAGAACAACGTCAAAATTATCAAAAGCAAAAGCGACAAGACGCTAGACAAAATGGATTTTGCATTATATGTTGTAAAGTGAGACCGAAAGAAAATAGATTGGTTTGCGATGTGTGTAATGAACGAGCCAAACAAACAGCCAAGAGATTTACTGATAGTCCTCACTATCCACAACAGCTTCTTTTGAGAAACGCCAAGGCACGTGCAAAAAAGTTTAATCTTCCATTTAATCTAACCATAAATGATATAGTGATCCCAAAGGAATGCCCGATTCTTGGAATTACATTAGTGCCCGGCAAAGGTAAGCCGCTGCCATCATCCCCATCTCTTGATAGAATTATTCCAGCTCTTGGGTATGTTCCTGGTAATGTTTGTGTTATCTCTTATAAAGCTAACTCTATAAAATCAAACCTTACCAAAGATATGCTTATTAAATTGACGGAATATGTCAGTAAAGAGAGATAATATGACTTATGAATATTTGTGTGTAAATTGTAATCACGAATGGGAACAGGAGTCTAAGATAACCGAAGATGCCGAAAAATTTTGCCCCAAGTGTGGCCAAGAAACTGCCAAACGATTGGTTTCTGGAGGCCTAGGGTTTCAACTCCAGGGAAGTGGATGGTTCAAGGACGGCTATTAATCTGATAGTAATATATGGCAATGTTAGCAATTCCAATCCAGCCGGACATATCTAGACTGTTCCAAGAATTTGATCTTGATATTGAACGTGATCCTTCAGATCATATAACTATGTTTTATTTCGGCGATGATTTGCCAATATCTAAGGTATTGAAAATCATACCTGTGATATTTGAAATAACAAATGATCTGAAACCATTTACAGCCTCAGCCTCAAATTATTCATCCTTTGACTCGGATGAAGAATATCCTATAATATGTCCAGTCAAATCTAAAGGCTTGATTGACCTAAGAGAAAAAATCAAGAAAGCATTCGATAGTAAAAAGATACCATACGATAAGAAGTTTCCTGACTATAAACCTCATATCACTTTGGGTTACTCAAAAGAAAAGAAAAAGAATACCAAGTTCCCAAAGGTTGAGTTTACAATATCCCAAATTTCTCTTTATGCAGGTGATAGTTCTGACACAAAGCTATTCGTTAATTTTCCGTTTACAATAAATAAGTTTTCTAAATTAGACTTGATGTCTTCTTTGTATGCAAAACATACCTACGGAGATTATGAACGCTCCATCAATAACAATATCTCAAAGTCAGTTAGAATCTGCTCGCCCAGATGATTTATTGCGCCTTGCTAAATATCTCAAACTCAATAACTTCTATGAACTTGAACACGAACAGTTGGCCTTCGTCATCTCAATGGTACTGTCCGATCAATATTTGAATTCATTAAAGGATTCTTTCTAACTCTGGATACATGAGCATGAGTCTGAGTGGGCTGCCAACAATTTTGATTGTGGATATTTTGTTGATTTTAACAGAGGATGTAGACCATAGTATAGATGGGTCTTTGGAGAAGTAGAGGCTCTCTATCCAAATTGGAAGCCGGCTCTTCAGAACGTTAAGTGATTGTTGTTTAAATCCTTCTTTGGTAACTACAATCAATTCCGAATTTAGATAATTTATGAAAGCAGCCTTAACAAATCCAAAAGATATAAGATTCTTTACGATTTCTACATTGGCAAAAGTACGATTTACAAGATCATCTATTTCTTCTTCCATTTTTGTGGAGCCGGCGAGATTCGAACTAGCGAATCAACGTTGCGAACGTTGCATGATCCCACTTCATCACGGTCCCGTGTTCCTTGATGCAGAATTATTGCTTGACCAATCTGCAATCCATCAGTGGAACGCAATGCCCATCAGCATCGCATTTATACACTCTACATAATACTCTATCTGGAGATTGTCCACAGCCACATCCACCAAAAACAGCAGTGGATTGTACCTGGTTATACCAATGGTTCTCTCTTGGATATTTAGGATCACACCTGGCTGGATAATAAGGGGATCTTCCGTCTTCAACAATTATTCCACCAGATGAGCCGCAACAATTACATTCTTTATCATAGGGCTTGCATGTTGTATCGCATCCACAATTACCATGGCAGCCACAATCTTTCTTAGCCTCTTCTTGTTTGCCACATCCACAACCTTCCTTTTTGCAAGAACGATGCAGATTGGTATCGAAGATTCCTAACTGACCCCAATAGATGTTTGATAGATAGAATGCTTGCCCAGTTGGGCCAAAGCAATTCTTCTCAATATACACCATACTCTCGCGAACGAAGATGACCACGTCCATCTCTGTTCGATTGGCAGTCTCCCGGAAGTCCCTCATGACCATCACTCGTTGTTGTAGCGCCCGGATGCTCTGCGGATAGCCAGGGTCCGCAGCGATGCGGAGGTCTAGATCCTGGCCTGTAATCGTTTCATTAATGTGCAACTGAATCTGTAGCCGATTCTGCACACTGGCTGAAAGATCGTTGTTGACCATGACAAGTGCCCCTGGCAATGCGATTGATCCCATACCTGTATGCGGTGGTAATAGTCTAGTTGTTCGGCCTGTTTAAATAGGCACTAGAAGTCTTGACAGATAAAAATGATTCCGATATTCTGCAATAAGTAATTTGGTTCCAGTATAGCTGCAACGTCTGGAAAACTAAATTCATTTGACATCATCGCATACAGCTGATATCGTCAGCCATATTTTATTGAATCAAAGTCCGTAACAAGGAGGTTTCCGTGCTGGGAAAATTCGGCAGTCTATTTTGGGAAAGCGACACGAAGGGATCTCCGGCAGAAAAGCCAGCGCCAGCTGCAAAGCCAGGAAAGCCAGTAGCAATCCCCGCCATTGATCCGGTAGTTGTTCCGGCTCGCGTGGCCCCGAAGCCCCAAATAACGATTCCTGGCCAAGTGGACGAAGCGATGGCCAAGATTCTGGAAGATGCAATCTTGGAAGCTAACATTCCTGGATTCGACTACGTCGAGTTCCGCGATGTTTTAGCCAACATGAGCACACTCGGGCTGCCAGAACCAAAGATGTTCCAGGCCGCATTCGCCTCGGCGCAGATTGCCAAGGTAACCAAGACCCAACTGCTAGAAGCTATTGACTTCTACCTAAAGGTAATCGCTACGAAAGAGAAGGAATTCGAGGACTATGTGGCCGGTTTGAGGGCTACTGAGGTTACCGGCAAGGATCAGGAAATTGCCGACCTCGAAGCTCAGGTCGAAGCCGATGCCGCCAAGATTCAGGAATTGACTGCTGCAATCGGCGAGCGTAGACAGAAGCAAGACGCGATTCGCATGGGAAAAGCTCAAGCTGATTTGGACATCAACAACAAGACAGCTGCATTCGAAGCAACGAAGGCCGCTATTGTTGGCAGACTAAATTCTGATCGAAGCAAAATTGATACCTACATACAGTGAGCAAAATGGACACATCAAAAATCAAGAGTTTTTGGGATAAGCCTGAGGGCAATACCGGAATGATCGTACTCGGCACTCTTATTGTCGGTGGAGGAATATTTGTATTAAAAAACATAGATTTCCTCATTAGTCTTGCTCAGAATGCCATTTACTTCGGCTTTCTATTGGGTGTGATTGGTATTTCTGTTGCTGCTTTGATGAACCCAAGATTCCGGTTCTTGTGCAGTTCGATATTCCAATCAATCATGCGCGGTATCACTAGTATCTGGATTGCTGTTGATGCAATTGGGATTCTCAAGAACTACTTGGTCGAAATGGTCAAGAAGCTGAAGATGATCGGTAACTACATAACCCAGCTAGCCGGTCAAGTTGGTAAGGTCGGACGCGACATCGCGGCCCGCAAGAAAAAGGTTGAAGAATACATGCGCACAGCTGCTGCGGCGAAAAAGCGCAACGACATGGAAACCGCCAGCTTGCAGGGCACTTTCGCAGCACGTGAAATTGAATTCATTGAACGACGTCAAGCCAGTCTCGATAAGATGGAAAATACGCTTGAGATTCTCAAGCGAATGGAGGGCCGACTCAACATTCTGTACCAGGATACCGAGAACCAAGTACAGATGCTAACGGATGAGTACGAAGCCGTGAAGGCCTCTTACAAAGCCATGAAAGGTGCAGAGGCGCTCATCAATGGCGATGAAGCAAAAGCTCTCTTTGATCAAGCTTGTCAATATGTAACAGACGACATTGGCATGAAACTTGGTGAGATGGATCGCTTCATGGAACAGGCCAAAGGCTCGTTGACTACCATGGATCTAAAGCAAGACGTGCTCAACGACAAGGGCCTGGAGCTGTTGTCTAACTGGGAAAAGACCGGCATTCTTAGCTACGAATCTGGCCAGCTTAGTCGGGTTGCCAAGGGCGAAAAGGTTCGAGTAGCTACCGATGGCTCGCCATCAACTGATGAGCTCGAAGAGGCCGAAATGGCACAAGCTCGCGCTAATGGTGATCGTCCTAGTTCATTCTCAGCGATCTTCAATAAAAAGTAAATTCTCACGACCTAATGAACAACAAATCGACAGAGGATAATCAAAATGGGCATGAAACCAGCTGGTAAAGCAGTAATTATGTTGGCGGTAGCGGGTGCTCTTATAGCCGCATTTCACTATCGAAGCGCAATCATTCCGGAAGGTAAAAAGGCCGAGGATGTAACTGGCCTCATGGCAAAGGGCGACTCAAGCGGCGATATTGAAGGCTCAGGCAGCGGCATTCCCGCAGCCGCAGGCCCCAACAAATGTATCACGGTCGGTGTTGTAACCTGGCCCGGATACGCCGGTGGTGAATATTGGAACAACGGCTTCGAAGACAACGAAGGCTCACGTTACCACAAGGACGGCATTTGCGTGAACTTCAAGCTCATGGATGACTTCGCGGCCTCACGCGCGGCGTTCCGTGGCAACAAGGTGGATCTCATGTGGTCCACTATCGATTCATTCCCAACCGAGTCAGGCGGCTTTGGCGAGAACGTTAGGTTCCTCTTTCAAGCTGACTGGTCACGTGGCGGTGACGCTATCGTGGTTCGAAAGGGCATCGGTTCAGTAGCTGATCTTTCCGGTAAAAAGATTGCGGTTGCCGAAGGTACGCCGAGCCATACCTTCCTGTTGTGGATGTTGGACATGGGCGGCCTTAGTATGATGGACGTCACCATCATCAAGCAGAATAGCGCTATTGATGCGGCCACTGCATTCAAGTCTGGCAACGTCGATGCAGCCGTCGTCTGGTCTCCTGATGATTCAGACTGCGTCAAATCAGTTGCTGGGTCTTCAATTCTGATCAACACCAAAAAGGCCACTCACATCATTTCCGATGGCTTCTTCATCAAAGAGTCAACCTATCAACGACGCAAGCCGGAACTTGTCAAGTTGGTGCGTGGTTGGTTGCAGGGTGCAAAAGAAATCAATGAGTCTGCAGCTGCCAAAGCACAAGCGATCAAGATTCTGCAAACTCCGCCTCTCAAAGGAATTGAGCCCGATGCTATCGACAACGTTCGCCTGACAACTTACGGCGACAACCTAGAGTTCTTTGGGCTTAACCCAGGCTACACAGGCGTAACCGGCAAGCAACTGTACGAAAAGATGACTACCGTTTATGGCAAGCTCAATCTCGCAACGAATCCTCTGCCATGGGACAAGATCGTCGATCTTGATTTCATCAAAGGTCTAGGCCTCGATGCGGCACAAGGTGGAGTTGCAGAGAAGAAAGCTACCTTCTCGGCCCCCACAGCGGCGATTGCACAGTCAAAGGCGATTGCCAGCAAGCCAGTCAGGGTTTCGTTTGCGAGCGGCAGCTCAGTGCTTGACGAGAATGCCAAGAGCCTCATCGAAGATCGCTTCGTTGAAGCGGCCAAAGCCTTCCCAGGCCAACACATTCGCGTCATTGGCAACACGGATAACACCGGCAATGCAGCGGTCAATACTCGCATCAGCAAGGAGCGCGCACGAGCGGTGGTTGAGTATTTGGTGACTCAGCAAGGATTCGACCGCAATCGATTCTCACCTTCGAATGGTGAGGGCGTGGGCCCGAGCAATCCGCTCTGCACCGATGATACACCTGCGTGTTTGGCAAAGAATCGAAGAACGGACTTCCAGATCCTAGAGAACTAACCAAAATGTCATCCCTCTTTGAAATACGAGGGACGCCGAGCCAGAGGATGTCAACAGCCTTGCAAGTTGCTGGCATCCTCGCTTTGCTGTCTCTTTGGGCTGGTATCTGCGCAACCGGCTTAGTCGGTCCGCGCCTCTTACCGTCACCGCTGGCGGTAATTCAGACCATTCCGGATTTGCACTTCAAAGACGCAATGGTTCGGAACCTACTCTACTCGTGCTTTCTAAATCTCATGGGCTACGCAGAAGCGGTTGCCATCTGTCTGCCGCTCGGGTTCATAATTGGAATGTTCCCGCTAACCCATGGAATGTTTAGCAAACCAGTTGATTCGATTCGGTACCTGCCACTGACAGCCTTGACTGGGCTCTTTATGGTTTGGTTCGGAATCGAAAACGCGATGAAGATCCAGTTCCTTGCGTTCGGGATCAGCGTCTACCTGTTACCTGTGGTTGTTCAACGTGTGCGAGAAGTTCCAACGCTGTATCAACAAACAGCTTTCACTTTGGGAGCATCCAAGTTTCAGATGTTCCAAACTGTATTCTGGCCACATGTCAGAAGTCGAATTATTCTAGACATCCAGGTACTAGTTGCTATAAGCTGGACTTACATCATCGTTGCGGAGATGATGAATAACACAGGCGGCATTGGTGGCATGCTCTACAGTTCTGCGAGAGCCGGACGTACCGATAAGACATTCGCACTGCTAGCCGTCATCATCTTGGTTGGCTACATCCAAGACAAGATATTCCTTGGGCTGGACATGCTCGTCAATCCACACAAATACTCGTGAGGTTATATGGCAGCTCAAGTTGTACAAATGGTGAATACTGAGCTTCCAGATATTCTGGAGCTGAGAAATATCCAGCAAATCTACAAAGACGCAGATGGAACAGATCACGTTGTCATCGATGGCTTGAATCTTCTCATTGAAGATTTACCAGGGAAAGGTGAGTTTGTTGTCATTCTCGGATCTTCAGGTTGTGGAAAGAGTCACATCCTTCGCTACCTGAGCGGGCTACAAACGCCAACATCCGGCGATGTTTTGATTGCTGGTCGTCCTCGATTATCAACAGACTACGTTGGTATGGTATTTCAGGCCTACTCTTCATTCGAGCATTACACCGTCTTGGAAAACGTTGCCCTCGGGTTGAAATATCGAGGCGTGCCCAAGAAGGACCGTGAAGCTAAGGCAATGGAGATGATCAAGAAAGTTGGTCTAGAAGGGCACGAGCACAAGTTCGCCAAAGCTCCTACACTCTCTGGAGGTCAACTGCAGCGCGTGGCGATTGCGCGCAGCCTCGCGTACGACAGCCGCATCTTGTTGATGGACGAGCCCTTTGGCGCACTCGATATCGAGACTCGTGGCAAGATGCAAGATCTACTCGCTGCAATTTGGACAAGCATCGAACCAACAATCATCATGGTAACACATGCGATTGATGAGGCGGTGTATCTTGGTGATCGAATCTATGTTATGGGTGGTTCTCCAAGCAACATCATCAAAGAGTTCGTTTCTCCATTGCCGCTCGTGCGCAATCGGCAGATGAAACGCGATCCAGCATTCATTGACATGGTCCAAAAAATCGAAGACTTCATGATGTCTCTATGAGGCTATGTGGGAAACAACGACATTCGTTACTATTTCGAAAATGTGAGAAACATACTCTTAAAAAAAATTGTTGACGACTGGGATCAAAATGGAGTATCTTTCATCGAAGCTTTAGAGGCAGTAGAACACCAATCGGCAGAAGAATGTCAATGTCCAGATTGCAGTGCTGAAAGGCTGCGGAACGCAAAAGTAGGCAAGAAAATTACTAAGCAATTGGCAGAAGGCTCGCCTGAAACAACCAACTCACCGACACCGAAATTAACACCAGAAAAACAGAAAGAGACTGAAGAAATGGCAATGACGACAGCTGACCGGGAAAAGGCCGAACAAGATTTGGCTAAACTTCGAGATATTTCCATTGTGCGACAAGGCACCAAGCTCGTAGTACCCGAGGGCATTGGATTGGATGTAGCCATCAAGGCTCTCACCCTCAAACAGCGTGAAGAAGAGCAGGAAGTTGGAATCAATATCACCCTGCCTATCGAAGTGGCTGAGGGTATGGTTGGGTTCCTTCGCGTGCTTGAGCGCGAATACGGATTCGTCACCAATACTGGGCAGCAGTCGTTCTTTGGCAATCGCCCTCCAGAATACCTCGGCATCGAAACCACCCCAGGCCATCGCGAATCAATTCCGGTTGGCCGCCTCATGATCCCCGGTATTTCCGGATATCTCACCCCAACATTCAACGTCCAAAAGAATCGCGTTGTGTTCCGGGTCGAGGGCGAGGTCAAAGGCAAGGACCGCCACGTCGTAGACAAGATCATGGCCATGGTGGAAGAGGAGTGCAAGAGAAACTCCATCTACAAGGGCCGAGCCATCATGACGGCCTTCCCCGTTGTCGAGGATTGCAGCTCATTGGAAGATACCTTCCTAACGTTTGCAAAGCTCAATCCGGTAAAGACAGAGGAGCTGATCTTCTCCAAGGAGACAGAAGACCAAATTACCGTTTCGCTCTTCGTACCAATCATGCAAACAGAGGCTTGCCGCAAGAACAGCATTCCTCTCAAGCGCGGCATCTTGCTTGAAGGCCCCTACGGTACCGGCAAAACTCTAACCGCAGCTGCAACAGCAAACCTGTGCGCACAAAACGGTTGGACCTTCATCTATCTGAAGGACGTCAAGCGCCTTGCGTATGCTTACGCATTCGCAGCACAGTATCAGCCTGCTGTGATCTTCGCCGAAGACATTGATCAGATCATCAACGGCGACGATAGCGAGGATGAGATCAACGACATCCAAAATGCCATGGACGGCATTGATTCCAAGGGTGTTGAGGTCATCACAGTTCTCACCACGAACTTCCTCGAAAAGATCACTCGGGCCATGCTGCGCCCGGGTCGCCTTGACACCGTTGTCAGCGTTCGTGCACCTGACCGGGAAGCTGCGGTTCGTCTTGTTCGCATGTACGCGCGGAGCGAAGGTAGGGATTTGCTGGATCCGAGCTGTGATCTGGAAAACTCCAACGTTGGCGATATTCTTGCTGGCGAGATCCCTGCCATCATTCGCGAAGTTGTGGAGCGTTCAAAGCTTGCAGCGTTGCGGCGCAACAGTGGAGTGTTGACACTAACACCTGACGACATCGAGGTGACGGCCAAGAGCATGAAGGCTCACATGAACCTGCTCAAGACCCCAGAACCTGATGCTCGATCTGAGCGCGAGAAGGCAATATCTCTAATGTTAGGACAGTAAAAGGATCAGTTTCAAAACTCATGCTTGGTAAGTACAAAGAGCTTACCAATTTTGACTTAGTTTATGCTGCCGGTTTGTATGACTACCTACCAGATAAAATTGCTACAGACATGACTACCTGGATGGTGGGAGCAACCAAGCCCGGCGGAATCACGCTGTTAACAAACTTCATAACCGGAACCCCAACTGATGGGTACATGGAAGCGTTCATGAATTGGCCGCTGATCTATCGGAACATAGATCAATTGGGAAATACTGCCAATGCAGTACGAGGCCAAGTATCTGCAACCAAAAGCTACTTTGACGATGATAATGTGATAGCTTTTATTGAGCTGCATAAACAGATTTAACATTACTGGTGCAATTATGAAAATACAAACCTTTTTGGTAACAACATTCATCTCATATATCGCCGCTGCAGCTGATCCAACTCCGGCAGCGCCACCAGAAGCGCCAATCCCAAGCTTCTTTCGATTCGATCAAGACTACATGCTTGGTACCCAAATCTGGGCTGGCGCAACATATCCATTGACGGATAAGCTTGGTATCTCCGCTGATATTTTTGTTCCAGAGAACTACCCAGGAATGAGTGCTGATTCAACCGGTGCTCCCAAGATCATCAATTCATGGTGGGGAGAATTTGATCTTGGCCCCGCATTGACGCTTGGCCCGGTTACATTGACTCCGATGGCAGGCATAGCATTTGATTGGGCTGCGAAACGAGCGGTGGCCCTCAATGCACCACAGCTCTACACCATAGTCAATCTCGATAAGATCATGGATTTGGGTTATCCTGTACTCCCCATTCAAGGATGCAGTGCTCAGTGATTTCATTCACACGCGCGATTGGGTTTTGTATAAGGCCACCAAGGTAATGAGCGTTGGTCCCCAATTCGAGTACTCATACAACCTCAACAACAAATTATTGGGAGCGAAAGGAACAACAGCCGCTCCATTGGGTGGTCACGTTGAGTTGGCATTCGGCTCAGGCAACTCGCTTGGACTGTTCCTCGGTTATGATCTATCAAAGACAGTGCGTGACAGAAGTAACGGGGCTGCAGAAGGTCGTTTGACTTTCGTTCACAACTTCTGATGGCAGAATGAAAAACCTACCTCTGAAACGTGGGGATTTGGTGCGCATGTCCCGGGCCCACAAAGAAGCATTGAAGGCCAACCATTGCAGTCCTCACGTGCGCGAGTTCGGTCGATGCATTGGAGTAGTTCAGGGTCCTGTGGATTGGGGTAATGGATCCTTTGGTCCAGAGGTTGATGTGCGCTGGAAACCATCGCACTTGCGCTACATGTACTCTCAGGAAGATTTAGTTGTCGTGAAGAGAAGTTGAAGTAAACAACAGGAGAAGAAAAATGATATCTAAATGGTTAACAGTTCTGGCACTGTTTGTAATTTCATGTGGGGCAACACATGAGGGGTCTTCAGAAAACCAAAGTCTAGGTGAAGTCAAGGCAAACATATTGATTGCTGCTGGGGTTGACATCTCTCAGATTACATACACGCTAGCTTGCACGCCAACTCCAGTACCTAGTCAAGTGGCCACTGGTACCTGGCAAGTAGCTGTGGATGCGAATGGTAGAGCGAAAGTAAACGGCTCCATTGGCGGTCTTGATCCGAGCAGCACGTGTACCCTTGTGCTTTCAGGTCAGGACACATGGGGGCTCAACAATGGCAATATCCAGAATTGCAGAGGGGAGGCTGATGGAGTGCAACCCGCTAGTGGGGCAATCCAAATGAACATGGTCTGCACTGACAACAATGTTGTTGGCCCAAATTCAGGGAGCATTACGGCTGACATCACGGTACGACAAGGTACCCCTTATCAGTGCAGCGGGATTGCGTGGTATCGCAGTTCAGAGTACATGTCGCCGATCCAATATGTTGGTGACGCCTTCGCTCTAGATATGGCGGTTACTGTCCCAACCTCGCCACAGACTGTAACGTGGACCAGCAACGATGGTGCCGCCTACTGGTATCAAGGATCCATTTACTCAAATGTATTCACCTTGACCGGCAACCCTGCGACGGACCCAGCTACATCTGGGAATCCAGCTCAGGTAATGTACTGCTACACGAGTGGTCAATTTACGATTACCTTGACAGTGCAGGATCTAACTCCTGGGCTGTTGATCAACGGGCAGCCTGGACTTTGCCCAGCTTTCAGCAACACATTCCAAATTGGGTGCTACTGATTGTAATTCAACTGTCACTGTAATTCAAATTAGTGGGTTGACTCGCGTTGACGAAGCGCTAGGATAGCGCTCTCACACTGAGGATTCGGTTCCCACCTCGAAGGGCCTGGACTTGTTTCAGGCCCTTTCTTTTTCCCCTTGACATTCTTGGAAGCTTAGTGCACCTTTACAACCTTCGAGCACAGCAGATTCATGGCTGGCATCTGTGTCTGTTTGTGCTCAATTAATTTATCCTGACTAATTTCATCAGCCTTAATAATTCCAGGTCGAGAAACGTAAGCGTCAGGGCATAATTCAGCAGATAGATAACGCGGCAACAAAAACCGATAAATAGGATAATCCAGTGACTACTCTCAAGCAGCATAAAAACCACTTACATATTAGCCTGATTCAGGTTGATATAGTGGTATGCGTCCGCCCAGAGTGGTTGCAAGATCGCTTTTATAATCTACCTGAAAAGGATCTCTGCCGCAGTACTAAGACTTAATGTTCTAACACATAGAAGTCAAAGGAAGCCGGCAGAGCGAAAGCAACGCCGGCTTCGGTCGTTTAATAGTTCATGGGTTCTGGTGAGTGATTAAGGGTTCGAATCCCTTTGGCCCAACCAATAATGAAGATGGTTATCATTTTCATTGTTCATTGACAATTGAGTACTTCTGGTGGCGCTAGCCTATTGGCGAGGGCAAGAGTTTGTAAAACTCCCGGTTAATCCTGTGTTGGTTCAATTCCAACCGCCACCACCACCCTGCGCGGGCCCATCGTTAAAACGGATGAGCGCGGGGTTCTTATGGAGTATCGCCGAAGTTGGAGGGTCGGAGCTGTCTGTAAAACAGTCGTCAAAAGCCTAATAGGTTCGAATCCTATATACTCCACGAATTGATATATGCCTTTGCATGGCAAGAAGGATGAGTGAATATCGAAGGGCATATCTAAAATTTCAGGTATCTGAAACAAGACGCAAATTGAAGATAAAAGCCATTGAATACAAAGGCGGGAAATGTGAAAATTGTGGCTATGATAAGTGCGTAAATTCCATGGCATTCCATCATATAGATCCTAGCCAAAAAGAATTTACAATATCTGGTGATTACAAATCGTTTGAGCGTATAAAACCAGAACTAGACAAAACAAAACTATTGTGTCATAATTGCCATGGGGAGTTGCACGACGCAGAAAATCAAAAGAAACTCGAAGTTGATAGAGTCGCTTTTGAGCAGATGGTTCGAGAACACAGATCAACAAAATCCATTCCAGGATAGCTCAGTTGGTAGTAGCGCTTGTCTGTTAAACAAGGGGTCGCAAGTTCGAGCCTTGCTCCTGGAGCCTGGCGACGAATGATCGATCAATACAATTGAGATACGCCGTGAAGCCTTAAGTTGGCTTACGTAACGGTCTTTGTTGACCGATCGATCATTCGAGGCCTATCAGAATGTGGGAAAGCCTGGTAATCCGCCTCATTTGGGATGAGGAGATCGTGAGTTCAACTCTCACCATTTTGACCGGAGTGTAGCTCAGTTTGTTTAGAGCATCTGGCCTGGGACCAGAGGGTCAGAGGTTAAAATCCTCTCACTCCGACTAATTTACTAAATGGAATATTTCACTACGAGCCAATTTATGGACAGGATAAACTTGATTCAATTCAAAATAACGATCATAGAAAGTTCCAGGCATGCTTAGAACGCGGAATAGAGCTTGTTATAGTTGACTCCAGTTCACTGAAATACTTTAAACCACAAAATGCAGAAAAATATTTCACAATAATCAAAAGCATATTATTTACTAAAACTATCTAGGTGTACGATAGTGATAATCGGCCTGTTTCGGGAACAGGAAATCGTCTGTTTGATTCAGATCACCTAGACCAATGGTTATCATAGCATCATATTATGGCCCCTCAAAACAAACTTCCGCCAAGGCCAATAAAGCCAAACTCTAAGAGCTATGATGACTTAGCTGCGGTTTCTGCTATGGACGCTGCCGAAGCTAGGCTACGCGCAGCAATGCATCTTGCGGAAGATGAGGCCAAGAGAGCGAATGAAGAGGAAAGAAAAAACGAAGAATTGAGAAGTGTATTGGACACGATGACAATGAAAGCGGTGCAGCCACCGGCTCCAATCCAAGTTACAGCTTCAATCATTCCGGCAGCTCCCGATGGAAAACCAATTTCTGTATCGCCGCAAGCTCTCACATTTCGTGGAAAGCATTGGAAATTTACAATCCCATTTACTTTGATAATATCATTACTTCCTTTAATTTGGGCTTTAGTATCTGACTACATGCAAATGAAAAGAGATTTCAAAACTCAGACAGATACTTTCGCTAGAATTACGGCCAGAGTCGAGGAAGTTAATGCTTACGCCCATGATGTTGGCAAATCAAATTATGAATTACGTGAAACGGTAGCTCAACTTTCTGGATATTTATCTGGCGTTCTTCCGAAAGCTGGTGTAAAGGTTCCTGCTGTTGAACCTGGAGCGGCATATATAAATGTAGTTTCGGATCCGTTGCCTCTTGCAGAAATGAAGAAAAGACAGAAATCAATTATAGTTCATACGCCCGTGCCGGCACCTAAGTGATACGCTATCGTGAACGAGCTTTTTGTTTTTTTTGGCGGCCAAAAGGTTATATATCAACAAATTCGTTATTTTTATGCTGCTATGGTGGAACTGGTTTACACTTTCGATTTAAAATCGAACATCTAGAAATAGATTGGGGGTTCGAATCCCTCTAGCAGCACTTGCGCACCTATCAAACAAACCTTACACGCAAAATATATACAGGTTCGAGTCCTGTCATCCCCACCGCGCTTTGGCGCAAATTCATGGGGATGTAGCCGAAATGGAACAGGCATTGGTATAAGGAACCAAGTTGAAAAACTGCAATTCACGGTTTATTACTCAGGTGCGCAAAACCTTTATAGTGTTGAATTGGTTGAAAGCTAATTCATCACACCAAGTACATCTATCAAATCAACCTTACAAGCAATAACGGTGGTTCGATTCCATCATTCCCCACCAGCGCTTCGGCGCAAACAATGGGGAATTAGCCTAATGGTAAGGCAAGTGACAGTAAATCACTCGATAAATAGGTTAATTACTCAGGTGTACTTACTATGGTGGCGGAACACAAATGGCCAGTGGACACGTTGTGATCGTGTTATTTGCGGGTTCGAATCCCGTCCGTTACCCCGGCTCGAAGACATGCTCCAAACATGTTACCTTTGATCGAGCCTTGCATTTGATCAGCGATGACAAAGGAACCTGATTGAATGAATCCGATAGGCAGCCGGAGAGTAGTTATCGAAACAAAAAGCCGGTACGGAAGGGCCTGATAGATGGCAATTTATCAGACCCTGCTACTAACTAAGGATATTTATGGAAGTAATTGAAACTGGTTTTAGTCATGCTCATGAAGCGGTAGCCTTTAAGATGGATAGTGGTCATGTTCTATTTTTTGGACCCAATGTCGTTCCCGGAACAGATGTACCAACATTTCGTTTTACATATGGTGGAAGTATACCAAAGGAAGAACGTGCCCAGATGATTAAATCAATCAAAAAATATTGTAAGGAAAAAGGATTCAGTGCTCCACTTGATTTCTTCAATTCCAAAGCATAATAAAAGAGGAGTTATGAAATCTAAACCTAGAAATTACGTCATGGCACTCATTGCCAAGAATGACCCAACGCGATACCATACTCGCTCGGTTGAAGCCGAGCATATAAAGCTACAACGTAACAGAGCACGCCGACGCGCTAAGGAGCGCAAGGAAATATGTGAAGGTAGCTCAATGGTAGAGCAATCGGTTGGCCCGATCTATGGGAGTTCGATTCCCCCCTGCACACCAGGAGTTATTCCTCCGCCAAGAACTCTTCAAGACTCAGATCGTGATATAATAATAGCGGAAGCAATTGCTTGGGATAGAGAATTTTCTAAGAGAGTTGCGAATATCGAGATATATAGATAATAGAGTATTTTGGGACATAGTACAAAGGTAGTACAACTGGCTCTGACCCAGCACATGGGAGTTCGATTCTCTCTGTCCCAACCATCTGGTTTATAGTGAGCCATATTGCGCAATATGGTCTGGTAAAATCCCGAGGGTATTGTGCGTTCGATTCGCACCACTGTAGATCAGTCTTATTGGGGTATAGTACAATGGTAGTACAGCTGGCTTTGACCCAGTATACGGGAGTTCGATCCTCTCTACCCCAACTTCAAAATATATGTCCAGCTGGTGGATTTGGTATACACAACAGTTTAAGAAGCTGTCGCCGTAAGGCATGCGAGTTCGACTCTCGCGCTGGACACAAGATCCTTTCCCTGGCGGGGAGACGTCACAGTGGTTCGAATCCACAACTGGATCGAGATTTGTAATTGATAACTACTGATCATGGTAATTCAATTTCAAATCGTTATGCTCAATTGGTTAATTACCGCTAGTTCAATTCTAGCGTTGAGCACGAATTCACTTTCTACACAGATTAGGAATGTCCTAGTAAGCAAACCACCGAAAGGATGTTAGGCTTGGGAGTGCGTATGTTATGCAGCAGTAGCTCAGTTGGTAGAGCAGTAGCCTGAAGAGTTACGTGTCGTCCGTTCGACCCGGACCTGCTGCACTAGAGGTTGGTTCTTGGTTCGATCCCAAGATAGATATGCAGTGCCGATAGGCCATTTCCCGCTCAATTAGTGTACAATAATTCGAAGGAAAGTAATACTATTAGCTCATTGGTAGAGCAGCCTCGCAATGGACTCTAAACTAATCTGGTGAAAGTGCTTGTCTGAAAAGCAAGAAAGCCCGGATCGTAACCGGGAGAGTCCACTTACAGATATGAATCCTAGAATAGCCAAACACCAAGTTGGCGTTTACAATTAGGATAACGGTTTCGTCTCTTCCGGACATACGGGAGACGGCAAACTCGTAGCGAGGCGAGGGCGATAATTCTGAGGTCGCAAAGTCTCAGAAACAACATCTAGATAATAAAACTTAATATTGTAGAGTAGGCAAACAGGTAAGCCGGCGGATTGTTACTCCGTTGATTTGGGGGTTCGATGCCCTCCTCTACAGCTAATGGCCCCATACACTAATGGCTAGGTGGGCAGTCTTTCTAACTGCAGGTCCGAGTTCGAATCTCGGTGGGGTCACTGATAGAAAATACGCCTCCATCGTCTAACGGTTTAGGATCGCTGTTTTTCACACAGCAAATGAGGAGTTCGATTCTCCCTGGAGGTACTGATATATAAGCCAATATGTGTATTGCAACAGAACAAATATGCGAAGCTTGTGGAGAGAAATATTGGCAAGGAGATCTTCGGTTCGATGAATTACTGAAATGTGATGAGTGCCGAGGAATCAAACTACTTCCAGAGGAATATCCTCTAACAAGAGAACAATGGTTTGAAACTATAACCAAATTACAACGCTAACGTGGCGGAACTGGTATACGCAGCAGCTTCAGAGACTGCCGTCGATTTAGACATAAGGGTTCGATTCCCTTCGTTAGCACCTGAAGTAGCTTGAGCCTAATGGCAGAGCTAGAGTAACAACTCTGGTTGAGAGTTTGAATCTCTCAGTTACTTCAATACTATTAAATACTGAATATTGTGATATAGGCTATGTTAGTTGCTTTTGCCCTCATCGTTCATTGGAAGGATGCTAGCTTGTCACGCTAGAGAGAGGAGATCGATACTCCTTGGGGGCGCAAAATTGTCAGGCTATATTCTGACATGGGAAATAAGGTATATGGAATAATTATTATCATAGAGGTGTTCTAATGTCACAAAGTCTTAGGGAATCTCCACAACATTCAATTGCTCCCAGTGATGCAGAACACCATCCTAAAACCTTGGAACAGGCAGTCATTGCGCTAGATAATATGCTCAATGAAGAAACTAAATTGTTCCTTTCCGCTCTTAAAACAGAAGCTGCAATTATAGAACTTCATCATACGCTTGGACGCTATCTTAGAAATAAGTGGTGTCTGTGGAGTGGCTCAGATCTTGCTAGGCATATGAAGGAAGTTCACGGAATAGACCACCCAGATGATATGTCACATGCAATTCTGGTTGCATATTGTAACAGTATTGTGAAATAGTCTCGGTCGAGAAAGCTACATTCTGGGTATTTACTAATAAACCAAGAATACGATATGAAATCTACAAAGTGGATTTTGATAGTCACCGCTTTACTCGCGTGTATATCTGCAAAGAACATTCATCACGGCTCAATAGCCACTGCGCAAGAGCCGGCCTTAATTACCAAAGAACAAGATTTTGAACTTGACTTCTTGACAGAAACTTACGACGAAAGTAAGTTCTCTTCACCAGCCGAATATCCGCCACCAATTTGCCCAGATGATATGATTGAAATATCTGGAGAGTATTGTCTCTTTGTAAAAGAAACATGTTTGAAGTGGATAGATGCGGATAATAAATATCCATATATGTGCGAGAGGTTTGAATACCCAACAAAGTGTTTATCAAAAACCGTACATATGAATTTCTGTATCGATAAATTCGAAGCGCAAACTTCAAAAGATGAAATTCCAGAAGTCTTTATTGATTGGTTCACTGCAAAAACTAGATGTGAATCTTCTGGTAAAAGATTGTGCGATGTACGTGAGCTTACCTTGGCCTGTGAAGGGCCAGAATTGAAACCATATCCATATGGTTATATAAGAGATATTACAAAATGTAATACTGGAAACTCATGGATTGATCCTGATAAAACTCCATTTGAAAAACTAGATCGAAGAGTTACTAGTGGCAAATATGAAACTTGCAAATCAGATTTTGGAGTGTATAATGGCATTGGGAATGTTGATGAGTGGTCAATTAATTCTGAAGGATCAATGACAAAGGCTCCATATAAGAGCGCGCTGTTCGGTGGGCATTATGTAAATGGAATCAGAAATAGATGTAGAGATCAGGGAGTTCCATCTGTTACAACATCCCATGGCCCTGGCGCAAAGAACTACGAAATCTCATATCGGTGTTGCTCAGATGTGAATTAATATTTATACCTCCATAACTCAATTGGAATCAGAGTGTCTCTCTTCTAAAGAGAATGTTGTGGGTTCAACTCCCTCTGGAGGTACCAAGATATATGCAGTACAAACCGGAAGTACTAAATATACGCCCCTTTAACTTAACGGATTAGAGTTCCTGCCTTCGAAGCAGGGAGTGGGAGTTCGATTCTCTCAAGGGGTACTAAAGGAAATATATGTCAGCAAATATGTTTATCAGACAAGCAGAACGAAACTCTTGTAGTGTAGGAAGTCTCAATAGAGGCTGGGACTGGCAAAATGGACACTGTAAATCTTTTGGGTTTAAGAAAGGTTTGCGTCGAGCAAGGCGCAGAGTCTCCAAGAAGATCATCGAAAGAGAATTAGCGGAGGCATGATGGCAGAGAAAGCAAGAATGCAAGAAGCTGAAATGAATATCGGTAATAGAGGAAGTCTTCTAGAATGCGGTAATCGTAAGGGCTTGAATGCGGTAATCGTAAGGGCTTGGTTGAGAATCTGAAGCGCGGCTTGCGAAGGGCACGGCGCAGGTTTTCAAAGAAGCTGATTGAGATAGAGTTGAAAGATGTGGCACCAAAAGCACATCATAGATAATGGCCGCGTAACTCAATGTTCCTGTAGCACAATGAATGGTGCAGTTTCCTCCTAAGAAAACGGTTGTGAGTTTAAATCTCACCAGGAACGCCAATATAGTCGAGAAACTTAATTCGCAGTTCAATATGAGTGAATCATAGGAGAGCTGTGAATAAATGGACAAAAGAAGAATTCGAAGACGCAGTAGTAAAAAGCAAAAGCATCAAAGAAGTATTTCTACGTTTAGGAAATTCTACCACTGGATATAATACTTTCCACAGATACAAAAAGCTATATAAAATTGATACATCTCATTTATGTGGACAAATACTTGCTGGGAAAAACCAAAAGGGGCGAGTCCATCAACGGCCACTAAGCGAGATTTTAATCAAAGATGGCACTTCCCTAAAGATCAGATTGATTAAAGAAGGTCTGTTAGAAAACAAATGCAAAATCTGCGGTATAGACAGCTGGGATGGTAAACCATTGACTCTGCAATTAGATCATATCAATGGAGATCACTGGGACCACAGAATAGAAAACCTTAGGATACTGTGTCCAAATTGTCATACTCAAACAGACACATATGCAAATAAAAAAGGAAGTAATAAGAAACCTCTAAGACGTGTAAATGCGGTTGTGATATAACATATCACTCAAGCACATGCAGAAAATGCCGGCAAGGAAATAAAAAGATCATTTGGCCAAGTTTAGAGTTCCTGGAAAAGTCCATACAAAACAGTAACTATTCATTTGTAGCCAAACAGCTTGGAGTGTCTGATAATGCTATAAGAAAACACCTACAAAAATTAGGTGTTGAAGTTGTGAGCCCCTATAGTATAACGGAATAGAACAAGACCCTACGAAGGTTGAGATACAGGTTCAAATCCTGTTGGGGGTACTATCCTGTAGCTCAATGGTAGAGTGCCTCCCCGACTAGGAGGAAGTCGTCAGTTCGAACCTGACCAGGATAACTAACATGGGCACTTAGTTAAATGGTAGAACGCCTCTTTTACACGGAGAAGATAACAGTTCGATTCTGTTAGAGCCTACAAAGATTTCATGGGCCATTAAGTCAATGGAAGACTCGCAGACTTTTAATCTGTAAACATCAGTTCGATCCTGATATGGCCTACTATAGAGGTATAAGTCAACGGTAGACTAGCGGTCTCTTAAACCGTCTATGAGAGTTCGATTCTCTCTACCTCTACTCATAAAAATGGTCGAGAAGTATCCATATATTATACTTAATATATGGATACTAAATAGCAAATTACACAAATTAGGAATTGATTGGAGTCATTATTCATTACCAACTCAATTGGTAAAATGACGGTAGTTCGTAAAGGAGATAGAATAATCAAAATAGGAGCGTCGGTCCGGTTAAGGCTCGTGAGGGTTTCCCTCCACACTCACGAAGTATCATCGTCCAATAACAACCCTGGATTCGTCCTGGACTTGTAGGATCAGGTTAAGTGCCGAGATGGAAGACAATCTCCCTAATACTTCTTATAGACCATTGGTGTAACGGTAACACAGCTGCCTCCAAAACAGTTAGATGCGGGTTCGAATCCTGTGTGGTCTGCAAGATAAATATGTAACCAAATACTCTTTGGTAAAACATAGATATATAACTAAACATGCTTACTAAAGAAGAACGCAAAGCAGAATTCTTAAGATTGATGGAAGTTACATCTGATTTAGAATGTACTTTCTTAGCTGGCAATCCAGATGGTATTAGTATATGCGCTTATTGTGATTGTTGGTGGCATGTTGGTGACATACCAAAACATACTTCAGGTTGTAATAGACCAAATCAGGATACGTGAGGTAACATGAATAACATACAAAAACTACAGTAAATCACAAAAGCAGAGATTGGTTGGATGATAGTAAAGAGAATCTTGAGTTCTTGTGTCCAAATTGCCACAGTCAAACAGATGGATGGTGTGGTAGTAAATATGAAATTGAACTTTTTAGTGAAGTAGAACACTCAAGAAGAGCACGTGTAAGAAGACAATGTCAGCGTGGCGTAACGGCAGCCGCAGCAAGCTTAGAACTTGCTGAGTAATACTCGTGGGGGTTCGACTCCCTCCGCTGACACTATGATAACTTATCTATTAACAAAGATGTTTTATTTTCTATTCAGTGTTTGTGGACCTTTGCGTACAGCCGCTGGAACAGCAGAACGCAGATTGTATAATGAACATCTTGGTGATATATGGGTATCAAAATATGATGTACAGATGCCAATAATATCGGAAGATGTTACTGAACCTGAATTAGATATAAAGTCATGATGACAGATTGTCCACTTTGTAGTCGAGAAGTTCCCCACCGGAGCGATCATCATTTGACTCCTCGCTCTCGTGGAGGGAAGGTTACACTTCCAATATGTTTAGACTGTCATAAGTCAGTACATGCATTTTTCACAAACAAAGAATTGGAAGATAGATATAATACAGTTGATGCGCTTTTAGGGGACGAGAAGTTCGCCAAGCACATCAAATGGTTGAGTAAGCAAGACCCGAACAGGAGATATAGAACTGTAAGGGTTTCCGAAAAGAAACATCGAGGAAGAAGCGGATGAAAGTATACGAGTTAATTGAAAAGCTTTCGGAAATGCCGCAATTAGCAAATGTAAATATTGTGTTCGATACTGGTTTTGCGAGTAGAGATATTGAAAGCGTTTATATAGATTGGGAGAATGAATATCCTACTATATGTATAGATGAAGGTAAAATGTCTCGGATCGTCTCGGAGTGATATGGGCCTGTCATATACGGGTTAGTATGCAATTCTTATAAATTTGACAAGATGGTTCGACTCCATCCAGGCCTACGCAATCTATCAATAACTTAGCAGATACATATTACGGTCTATCATATAATGGTTAGTATGCAAGTCTGATACACTTGTCACGATGGTTCGAGTCCATCTAGACCGACTGGGTAACGCGAAAAATAGTTCGGTTCTTGTCTTGTTCATGTGTGTTTCTTTCGTTTCTGGGTTCGTGACTTGTTGATTTGGTTTTCGCGTTACCCTTTTCTTTGCCCCCATCTTCTAACGGCTAGGAGTGATTTAGAGTAGCTAAGTGACACTTTTTGCATCTATTAGCATCTGGAGATATTTTTCGGTTACACTGCTCGCAGCGATGGTGATTTACTTTACCCTTCCTACCAGAAAACGTAGGCGTCTGAGTATGGCAATTGGGACATAATATCCTTAGATTTTCTAATCTGTTATCATCATGATCTCCGCTTATATGGTCTAGTTGCAACACTAACGGCTCTCCATTCCATTCATTACCTTGGCCGCATTTGAAGCATTTATCATCAAAAATATTGGAACTGATGAGCCGATCTTTCAATACTTGAGAATTTACCTTAATTCCATTTTGCAAATACTCTGATATATCTTTTTTAGGACCAAACTTTCGGTTTCTGTTCGAGGCCAATCCCAACGTTATATGACCATAGCTGATTTCATCTTCAATCAATCTTCTCTTGAGGGTTTTGTAGTTTCCGCTTCCAATCCCGAAATGTTCTAGAATCTCAGCTAAACTCTTGCAGGCATTGACAATTTCTTGAAATTTTTCAGTAGTAGGTTTATATATTACACTAGTCTTTTTTCGGTTTACCATATAAGGACATATATCAATATACATAGATGTCCTTAGATAATTCGGCTCCATCTTCTAATGGCAGGATGACGCTCTCTCTAAGCGCCAATGCGAGTTCAAATCTCGCTGGAGTCACTGCGGGAATGTAGTGCAAAGGCGGCACACGAGGCTCATAACCTCGTCCGAAAGGCGCGATAGGTTCGATTCCATCTCCCGCTACCAAATGGAAACGTTCAGACCAGGCGTATATAGTTGGTCAAAGAAGTGTGCAACCAAAACAAGTAACCGAAAACGCGCTGAATGGTACTTGTATAAGAAGGAACATAAGTCGCATTACCATCAACGTATTCGGCAAATAGGAGATTCAGATTACCACTACGATTTTGATGGAGACTACGATCTCTTTGGTTGGTATGATATTCAGTGTGGAGATCATTAGTATGTCGTGGAACCCAAAAGGCTAGGGGCCTGTCTGCAAAACAGGTATTTGTGAGTTCGACACTCACCCACGACTCCAATATGGCAGCTAATTTAGGCACTAGAAAATCATGGACTGACGAGCAAATGTCAAAGGCAGTAGCTCAAGCACTTTCAATAGCCAGCACACTTAGGTTATTGAATATGTCACAAACTGGAGCTAATTATATAACAGTAAAAGATGCTATAAATCGACTAAGCCTAAACACTTCACATTGGACAGGGATTCATCATAGGAAGGGAAAGGCGTTAATTAATCCAAAGAAATCACTATCTGAATTATTGACTGAAAACTCACGAACACAAACATCGCGTCTAAAACATCGACTCATAAAAGAAGGTCTGCTTACCAATCAATGCTCCGTATGTTGTCAAGAGCCTAGTTGGAAAGACAAGCCTCTGGTAATGGTGTTAGATCATATAAACGGAATAAATAATGATTTTAGATTTGAAAACCTAAGATTACTTTGCCCTAATTGCAACAGCCAGCAATCAACATTCGCTGGTAGGAACAATAAAAGTAAAAGAGGGCCAGGTCATTTTTGCAATAACTGCAATAGAAAATTAACAGCACTTAGAAAATCTGGTATGTGTAATGTTTGTAACAATAAATCCAGATCAAAATCAAGCCAAGGTGATGGAATGGCAGACATGGTAGCCCCAAACACTACTGCCGCAAGGCGTGAGGGTTCGACTCCCTCTCTTGGCACTTATGATAATTAGGAAGTAATGGGATATAGAATTTGGCGAAAAGATAAACCAGGAATCTGGAGTTTGGCATTTGATACAATCTACGAAACTCAAGATAAAGTAAATACTGCGATTGAAGAACTCAAAGCAAGATATCATGACTTGATAAGATATGGAGAACTTGAATTCCTACCATATCTCGAACACATCAAACTTGCTCGGGACGGCAGCATCATTGACAGCACGCCCTATAAGCGGCAAAGTCGGCCGGTTGAACGAAGAAGTCCTAATGGCCGCAAGAAGTAAGCTTCAATTTTTCTTGCAATCGCTACCGAGATTTGTTAGGGTGGCAAAGTCATCCGGCCGCTTCGCGGTTGGAACCCTACTATCAATCGGGTGAAGCTGACGCCCAGCCAACCAATCAGTGGTGCTTACACGGCCCCATATAGATCCCATAGTTACGCGCTCCTTTCACAGCCCCATTAACTCGGTTGGCTGGGCGTTATTTACGAAGTACTCAATTGAATACATGAACAAAATCGAATAGTTGCTTCATGTCAAACAACATCTAGACAAGAGATGTTGTTTTGGGGTATAATGACCTACATGGATCCGAAGCTATTCTCAGTTGCCGCCCTGATTCCAATCGGCAATCAGGTTGTTGCCGTTTCTCGTAAGACCAACCACAATGACTTCGGTCTGCCGGGAGGTAAAATCGATCCTGGCGAGACTCCGGAAGAAGCTCTCGTGCGCGAGCTTCACGAAGAAACCGGTATCACCGCAACCAAATTCAGTGTTGTCTACGAAGATTGGGACCGCGTAGAAGGTGGTGAACCGCGCCCATGCCGAACGTATCTGATCGAAAAATGGGAAGGCACTCCGCAAGCCACTAAAGAGAGCGCAGTAGTGACGTTGCTTTACCCAAAGCAATTGATGAATCCAAGCAATACTTTCTGCAACTACAATTACAATCTGTTCAATCATCTGTCAAAAGAAGCAAGCTTTCGTAAAAAGCTAATTGAAATAGCGAGTCTATATGACGATGATGAAACAGATCCTAATATAGAAATTACTCGCGTTGATATACCAAGATCAAATCCATCTTGGCCAGTTCCAACATAAATATGCTAGGGGAATTAAATGGAAGAAACTGAGACCCCAGTAATAAAGGATGTTGAAAATTTTTCTGTTGAAAGTATATGGGAATTCTTAGAAAGATCTGGATTCATATACCCTGAGAAACGCAAGATAATTGATTTTGATGCAGCTAAAGAGACATTGTCAAAATTGATATCTAATAAATCTAGCATGTTCAAAGGTTTGGTTGTTACACGTGGGTCATCGATATACGCCCACATATCTGCTGTTAGAATTTACGATAAGGTATGGATGGTTCAGCATATGGCTAGCCTACCTTACAAAAAGGAAAAGGTATCTCATGCGCAGATATTGAACCTATCCCTATTAGAGTATTTTGAACAAAGCTCTGATGTGGAATGGATACGCGCAACATACAGACATGAAAATAAACGTGTATCCCGCTTATACGAATCATTAGCTAATCAGGTATCGTGTAAAGAATTGTCGATAATACAATTCATGAATTGCATGAGATCAGATAAGGTTTATGATTTGGTCATGAATGGTTTGGAAGTAAGACCACTGCCAAATACGTTCAGTGGGGATCAGAAGCGAGAGTGTTTTGACCATATATCTCCTGAGTATGAAAAGATTGGCCTTGAACGTCGCCAAAGGTTTCTTGGAGTATATCGCGCAGGAGAATTGGTTGGATATTCTGTGATTGAAACCTCATCATTTGGTTTGAATTTAAGCGAACTAACTAGTGCCTTTCGCGTTTTTATGGATTCAGACATGGAACTTACTTGCTTTGACTTATCCTGATCAAGTCCATCCTGGCCAGTTCCGCACAAAGATACGTCCTGGTCAATATAGAAGCGATGCAACAGATAAACTATTTGACCTGATTGTTGCAGCTTACTCAGAGCCACAGCGCCACTATCACTGTATCAATCACTTGCAAGAGTGCTTCTTCTTCTACGATTCGCTACCGCACCTTCAGGGCAAGACAGCGCGCACCGAGATGGCCCTATGGTTTCATGATTCGGTCTACCAGATGGTTCCTAGCGGCAATGAAGAGGCAAGCGCTGAGCTGTGCAAGCAAAGCCTCATGTACGCTGGTACGCTCGAAGACCTGGCCCAGCAGATCTCGAACCTCATCCTTGCAGACCATAGCGCTGTACTGACGGACCAAGAGCAGCAAGTGCTAGCCGATGTTGACCTATGGATCCTCGCCGCCCCTCCGGAACGTTTCGAGGAATACGAGGTTCAAATCAGGAACGAATACAAAGAAGTTCCCGATGAAGTGTTCTACCCAACTCGGGAGCGCATCATGAGGCGCTTTGCTGAGAAAGAACACATCTACTATACGCCTGAGATTAGACGGCAGCTGGAAGATAGGGCAAGGGAAAACCTATCCAAGTACTTGGTTGAGTTCAGCGCCCATTCTTGATTAGGTATTAACTACAAGGCGCAAGTGTTGTCTTGCTCTTTGTTTTTCCAATACTTTAGCTACCAAAAATATAAGGTCATCATGGAACCATGATGCTGGATCTAGCTTCAATTCAGAAGCTATCGCATACAGCTTGGTGTATGGCATTTCAGCCAATTGCTTCTCGGACAGGTGGCAATATACGTACGTCATATGGAACCACTACCCAACTTGTTTCAAATGGTGATAGGTTTACTGACAGCTCCGCAATCCTTCGGTCAGTATGAATATTACAAATTGTGCGATCGATAAACTCACGAAGAGTTTCATACATCGAATAGATCTCCAACGGCTTTTACCAAGCAATATGGAACATGGGAACCGCAAGAGCAATCAGCTGCCAACCCACGAAATGGGCCAATGACAAATGGTAGGGTTGTTTCTATAAGTTTTCCACAACCCTGACAAGGTGCTATAACTGGTTCGATGCCGAATCTGGCAGCCCAACGTTTTGGATCAGCTCCATAGACGTACAGCTGAGTCATTGGCTCTTCGTGCTTCACCAAATCTCACAGTATCCAAATTGGGTCTTGCCACAATCACGTAATTGTTCGGCTTGCTGCTTGTGCTCTTGATAGAGTTTGTTAAGTGCGTTTATTAGTACAGGCGCTTCGAACACAAACTCTTTACGTATCGCGCGCTCGATTTCAGTTTTCTGCCAAGGGGTCATAGTTACTTCTTTCCTGGCGGCCTCAATCTCTTCGGGCCAGAGGACTTTTCAAGGAACGTCTTCAATTCTTCTCTTTGGGCATCGGTTACTTTGACCTGGCCAGAGCTAACTAGATTGACAGTTCCTGGGTCAAGGTTTAGTCCGCAATGAATGCCCTCGGCCCAGTCTCTTTGCTTTGGTGTCAGCTTCTTGAACTTGCCTGATGTCAAGCCATCTAACATCCCAGAGAATGTTTCAAGTTCTTCATCGGTAAGCTTTTCGCTGTCAATAAGCTCATTCAAAAGCTTAGAGTCTGTTAGTGTAATCTTGACGTCTTTATCTTTTGTCATATTTATTTCTGACTTTCCTTTGGGCGCAAGAATGCCCGACACATATTCAATCTACCTTCGCTGGTAAAAAGATCTTTTGTAAGATTTGGAGCTTCTTTCATGATGATGGAAGCTGGAATTGTCCACTCTTTCATCTGCTCATCTTCTACAAATATTCCGCCAATAAACGCCACCCAGCCATATCTGCCCCTGTTGGGATCATCGGCAGGAATGATTTCGTGAGTGGGATGCTCTGCCATGAACTTGGTAACATCGTCCCAAAGATCTTGGAAAGAATCCCAATCACTATCCAGCTTATCATATATTGATGACATCAATCGTCCGTTTTAAGTGATTTGACCTCAGCATCATTCAACAGCGCAACCGAAGCGGTAAACAAAACGCCTTCAGCTGCCTTGTCTCGACGTCGAGTTACGCCACCTGATATACCCTTGTATGCATTACTAGTTCCGCCATGATTGGCAGAGTAGTTATACGTGTTGCTGGCACTGAAACCCAAAGCAGCGCCCTGGCTAAATGCAGCATCTCCGCCACCTAGGAACGTGAATGTCCAGTTGTACTTCTCGGTCTGGTGTTTCACCATCTCGGCAATCTTTGATGCAACAATGTATTCCTTGGAAGAATTCTCTTCTCCGTCCGTAATGATGAGGAAGATTACCTGACCTGGGCGTTCCTCTTCCTTCATCTTGGCAAAGCGTTCACCAACAGTTACGATGGTCTTACCAACCGCATCAAGAAGAGCGGTGCTGCCACGTGGTCTATAAGTATCACCCGTCAAATCCTTTACGGATTGAATATCAACTCCATCATAGTCAATTTGATATTGGTCATCAAACTGTACAAGAGTCAATTTTGCCTTTCCTGAGTTCTTCTTTTGTTCAGCTAGGAAAGTATTGAAACCACCAATGGTATCGTGGCGGAGACTACTCATAGAACCAGAGCGATCAAGAATAGCAACAATCTCAGTTAAATTAATATCAGTCATAGTATCCCCTTATTTAAGAGTGAAGGTTATTGTAAAAGATTTGGTAATTGAATATGTGATTTTCTCTTCCGCTGTCCACTTGGCAAGCCATCTATCTAATCTATTCAATAAATATGTTTTAGCTACCGAATTATCATCAATAGTTGATAAGCTTATACCGTTTTCTGGTACATCACCTATATCAACATAAAAAGTATATGAGAGATCTTTGCATGGATCTTTTATAGTATAATACCTTACTCTTTTTTGTAAAGCAGTAATACATGACTAAAAATGCAAGTCTATTGACTTGATTATAGCATCAGTTGCATTTTTATATCTTGCTTGATTATCTTCGCCAATAGTCATTTGATCACCTTATACTATTAGTTTGCCTGCCGGAGCCTTTGGAACATTTCTGGCGGTTGTCAGGCCCGCTCGCTGTGCACGATTTTCCATCATGACTTCTTCAAATGAAGCGATCATGTTTTCGTACTTCTGACCACGGCCTTCCATCTGATCGAACCAACGAATGTTGTCGATACATACAGATATATCAACGGGATTCTCTTCAACATCCAATGGGACAACGTTGTTTTGGGTAATTGTAATTGGCCCCTGTGGCGTTGGAATCAAGAACATATCGCTTCTCAATTCGTACGCCTTATACACCATGACGATATCGCCAGGTTTGGAGTCTCGACTATCCAATTCCCCAATTAGTTTTCTACTGCCAGAATTAACAATTGCTTTACTGCGAGTCATGAGAATAAAGCCGCTCTGGCAGCGTTTCTCGACCGCTTAATCATAGGTTGTTGAAAGGTGGCAGACAACGGACAATACGAGGCACTATTATAACTAATGCTATTGCAATTATAATATCCATCATAACCCCACTCTTATACCAAGATACAATCCAATGTTTCCTTTTGGATCAAGTGAAAATGCAGGACCAAGAAACAGATTATCAACAAATGGAAGATGCTTTGCGATGTTATAATCAACTGGTGATAAATACAGAGCCAGCCCCTTTGTTTGAGTTTCATACCCAAGTCCAAGAGTAAGGAATGTCCAATCTGGATTTAGTTTAGTCTGACCATATGAGAAGAAACTTAGACCAATATCTGGCAACACTTCAAAATGTGTTGGTGGATTTGCAATAACCCCAAAATCCACCCCAAGATAAAGTCTTGGACTAAAATGAAATGATGGCGATGGAACTTCTTCTGCTATTTTGGCCTCTGTAATAGGGACTGTATATTTCTTTCCATCAACATCAATCTCGAATCTGCTATAGGCGTAAGTTCTTCCATCTTCGTTTTTACCAAGGACAGTTGTAGAACTGTATGTGCGCGGCGCGATCTGTTCGCTCCACGGCTTAGGATCCCACGCCGAAAACCCAACCTTACCCATAGGTACGCTATCGTTCCCAACAGGCTCGGTCAAATTCAGCCACTGAGTAGCCGACTGGTATCCATAAGGATCGGTCACGGCTGGCTTTACCGCCGAATCTGCAGGCCTGGGAGTTGTGCCCGTACTGGGAACTGTATCACTCTGTCTCGGAGTTGTTGTAGTACTTCCAATATGGTCTGCCGAATATCCATGAGTAACAACTTTTACAGAACTAATACTGTCAACATTTGCCCCAAGTGTTGCTAAATCCTTTTTGATGGCCGCAAGATCCATTCCCTGATCATTGACCATCTTTTCTAAATCCTTCTTGGTAACATATGAAGATTGTTCACGAACAATTCCATTGCCAATATCCTTAGATTCAACAACTGAGGTCTCTATAAATTTAAGACGCTGAACAGTGTCATACTGAACCTTGATGATATAGCCCATCGCAGATATTAATAGAACAGTGCCTCCAGCAACTATTGTTTTTGTCTTCCAATCCATCTTAACCTCAAATCAGAATATATCCTCTGAATCAGGAACTGGTTCAGATACAGGTCCCTCTGTAATTGCAACTGCGCTAATTCCACGCGCAGGAGATGGAACTGTTGAATGATCTGAATAACGGACGGTAGGAATCTGATCCTCGACATCCATATCGTGAGGCATCTGTGGAGGTGGTGGAAGATGAGATGGGTCTAGACCAATTCTTTTTACCAAACGATCATATGCCATTATTGCATCTAACAGATTTTGTTCTGTTAAATCCAAAGCCCTATCATTTTGCAATACTCCTCTTGCCCAATAATCTGCAGCAGATATGACATCTTGTTCTGCTTTGGTTCTAGCATCCATAATTAGATACTAGAATAAGCAAATATATAAACCTAACAAGAATTTACCTGTGGTTTTTGTCTTGTACTATATACTTTTTGGGATTTATTTTCCTTAATATTATCTCTGCCCTTTACCTTTACTGTTATACTTGCTACGCAATGAGGGTTTTCTTTGATTGCTTTTACAATATCCATTTTAACCTCTGAGGGCATTTGTGTGCTATTTACCGCACTATTAAATGCCAATTTATGTGCGGCCCCATTTTTGTTGACATTTCGTGCGCGCTTTGGTATTCAGGCATCCGAGCGCGGTAATTCAGATCGCGCACCCCCAAACGAACATTGTTGTTGAATAGGAGAATTTATAGCCAACGAAGATAGCCGTAGGGATAGGGATATAGTGCTCGCACCAAACGAGTACATGTACGTTAGCGATCAAACCAAGGGAAACATTGACGTTTTCGTTGGTCCCACCAAGCAGAGTTTGTCGGGAACTGATCAGCCCGTAATTTTTGATGACAAGTCAAAACGATTTATTCCGGCCGAGACGCAAGATCAGGCAAAGCAATTGAGTAAGACAGCCCCCGAAGGCTGGTATATTGTTTTGAAAAATCCGGCGCAGAACGGAAAGCAACCTACTGCAAATTCCGGAAAATTGTCCAGCGCAGATTTGGACGTGGGCAAGAAAGTCATCGTACCAGGCCCGGTTACATTCTGTCTGTGGCCAGGTCAAATGGCCAAGATACTCAAGGGCCATCACCTTCGTTCCAATCAATACCTGCTATGATGAGTACGAGGCTCACCAGAATTGGAAGAAGGCTGTTGTCAAGGCAGTTGCCCCAACTGATGCAGTGAAGGCCGACCCCGCTACCTGCAAGATAGGGGAGCTGGCTGATTCTCCACCACCTCCACCGCTTACCCTGCCCGATCCTCCAAACTTGACAATGGGTCAAGTGATCGTGATCAAGGGTACTGACGTTTCATTCTACATTCCGCCAACTGGTGTTGAAGTTGTTCCAGATGACGATGGCCAACTGGTCCGAGAGGCTGTCACACTTGAACGTCTCGAATACTGCTTGCTGATGGATGAGCAGGGAACCAAACGATACGAGCGCGGCCCCGCCGTTGTCTTCCCAGAGCCCACCGAAGTGTTCATCACTCGTGAAGGTCAAGATGGAGAGCCTGTTCGCAAGTTCCGCGCAATCGAACTGAGCGAAAACTCTGGCATCTACATCAAGGTTATTGCCGAGTACACAGATAACAAGACTGTGCATAAGGTTGGCGAAGAGCTGTTCATTACCGGGAAAGACAAGATGATCTATTTCCCGCGTGAAGAGCACGCCATCGTCAAGTACGAGAATCGCGAGATTCATTATGCAATCGCGATTCCTGCCGGCGAAGCGCGGTACGTTCTCGATCGCAACAAGGGTACTGTTTCCTTGGTTGTTGGTCCAAAGATGTACCTTCCAGATCCTAGAAACGAAGTTATCGTTCGAAGAATCCTTCCATACAAGACCTGCAGCTTGCTGTACCCGGACAACACCACCGCCTTTGCTCACAACGCTAGGTTGGCCGGTGTTGATCTTGATACATACATGAGCCATCAGGGCGCTGAGGCGGTTAGTGCGGCAGTGGCAAACGCTCCTGCGGCAGCGATGAACTTCCTAGCTGCGACGATGGATTACGAATCTTCGCATGTGATGTCTCGTTCGATTGGCAGCACAGAGACTTCGCGCGGGCTTGGCACAAAGGCTGGGACAAAAGCAGCTGGCGATGCATTCCAACGCAAGACCAAGTACACCGAGCCTCGTTCAATTGTGCTTTCAACCAAGTACGATGGTGCGGTTGCCATCAATGTCTATACCGGCTACGCAGTTATGCTGGTTAAATCGGATGGTTCACGGCGCGTTGTCGAAGGACCGCAGACCGTTCTGCTCGATTATGATGAGACTCCTGAAATTCTTGAGTTGTCTACTGGTAAGCCGAAGACGACGGACAATCTGTTCCGCACCGCCTATCTGCGCACCATGGCAAACAAGATTGGTGACATCATCGAAGTTGATACGAGTGACTTCTGCAAGTTCCAGTTGAAGCTATCCTATCGAATGGACTTTACTGGCACGCCAGAGTCTTGGTTTGGCGTAGAGAACTACGTCAAGTTCTTGTGCGATAATCTTCGCTCGCGTCTCAAGAATGCTGTTCGCAAGCACGGCGTTGAAGACTTCTACAAGAACAGCACTGACATCATCCGTTCTGCAGTTCTCAAAGAAGCAACTGATGGTAGCTTTGGCCCACGGCTATTCCCAGAGAATGGAATGCAGATTTATGACGTCGAGGTTCTCAAGGTCAGCCTTGTCAATGACGACATTGAGAAACTGATCGCGCAATCGCAGAAGGCAATCATCCAGACCACGATTGCTCTGGCCAACCAGAAGAGAACTCTGGAAGCTGGTATTCAAGAAGAAGACATCAAGCAGCAAATGGCCGAGGTCAAAGCCAAGACCAATGCTCGAATTTTTGAGCTGGAAGCCGAGGAGGCTAAGCGCAAGCAGGAGTCTCAAACAGTTGTCATCGAAGCGCAATCCGAAACGACAGCTCTCAAGCTCACCAAAGAACTCGAAGCCCAGCAGTCAAAGAACGCAGTGTCACTTGAAGCGCGCAAGAATGAGCAAGCGATTGCTGATTTCGAACTCGCTCAAGAGAAGCAACGACTCGACCTCAAGATCGCTATGATCCAGGCCGAGATTGAAGCTATCGTCAAGAAGTCCGGCGCAATCACGCCAGACCTCATCTCTGCTCTTCAAGCCTTCGGAGATAAGGATCTTGTGCTCAAGGCTGCCGAAGCGATGGCTCCTCTGTCCATCATTGGTGGTTCAAGCATTGGCGATGTTCTTTCGCGGTTGCTTGCTGGAACTAAACTTGAGAGCATTGCCAAGCTAGCTACAAGCAATGGAGCTAGCAACGGAGCTTCTCAAAGCGCTCACCGATAATCGAATCTGATTGTTCGTATTGGGTTGAAGGCCCAGGTAGATGCCTACCTGGGCCCTTCATTTTAACTGTATCTATTTTTGGAATATATTAAAGCACAATCAGCAAGATTGTTTATGTGCTGATGTAAATCTCTATTAACTTGATTAGACACTACTTTTAGTGCGGCAGTTAATAATTCATCAGCTAGTCTTAATGTGTTATCAATTTCAGCTTTAGTCTTTTTCATAAATTCTCCAATTAGGAATTGTCTTCTGGAACTGGCCACGCCCCTGGATTCTGTTGCCTGAATTCGTTCACTCGCTGCTGCCAATTATCGTAACGCTCGAAAAATGAACGCATCCTTCTTTGGCCGGCTCCCAGTTCACTATTTACAGCCCTGCCCAAAAGCCATCCCTCTTGCTCCAAAATGTACGCGCCTTCTGCTTCTAATTCCTGTCTAGTTGTAATCATATCATCACCTATACCTACATAGTAGTACTATATCCTACATATGTCAATGGGTATAGAAAAAACGTCTGACCGGACAAATTATTCAACGAGAGCAACTCGAACGCGCTTGCGGCCCATTAAAGTATTGAGGGCTGATTTAGTAATACAACTCCCTCCAATTTTCTCATAAACAAGCCATCCAAGTTTCATTGTTTTACATTCATCAGCTGGCAATACAATAATTTCTTGTACTGATTTTATTTTCTCGCCGTCCACTAGAACATCAACGCCTGAATATGAGTGTTCACTTAATTGATTATCGGTCATGCCAATCATTTTGGCAAATAAAAACTCTCGACCATTAGGATATTATGGCATGTGAATATGCCATTCCGAAGCAAAAGACAACAGAGGTTATTCTTCGCCACAATGCCAGAGCTGGCGAAGGAGTGGGCTGATAAGACTGACTTCTCAAAATTACCAGAGAAGGCAAGAAAGAAGAAGAAGCACAGTGAGTGCGATGATATAGATGATCAGTCAAAGAACAAGGATGATTGTGGTGAAAAGGCTTTACAGTTTGCGGCACAATACGAACGTCTTGTTTCTCTGTTAAAGGATGGATAAATGGCATCTCAAATTATAGTAATTGGAATTTGCAGTTTGGCGACTGCTATCCTATGTGCATCATTGTTGGTTGCAGTTTCAGAATTATTACTGGAACCAAAGTAAATTCTCTAGCGATGTTTCCTGCTGAGGCTTTGGTGGCAATAGAGAATCTACTGATGGCTGTGGTTTTGGAGTAATTGGAGCATTTACGTTCTTACTCATTACACCTATCTGGTTAAGGATAGAACTGTCAGTTGTCACTGGTAAGAAGTTACCAGGAGATTGCTGACTCCAAGCTGGAGATTCGCCAAGCGCTGAGGCAATAGAATCTACATTCTTTTGTATGGCGTTTGCATGAACCCTAATACGTTCTGCAAAATCTGGAGCTGTGCCTTCGAAGTAATTCGTGTACCACATAGCTCTTGAGAAAGCGTTTGTATCTCCACTTCTAGCTGCGGCTTGAATCAGCTCTCCGCGACTTGGACCATTGATACTGGGGCCCATTGCACGATTGGCATTGTTTGGATCTGGCATTCTCTGCTTTAGGTTTGCTTTGAAAAGATTTTTTATAACATCCGCAGCTCCTGCAATATCATCTGGATATGCTTTGAAGTTGGTAATATACTTTCCTTGGGCACTAGAATCTTGATGAGAGAAGCTATTTTCTTTGCTTTTGGTTTGAACGGCTCCCCAATTATGAGATCCAGATCCCTGATCTTTCCATCCTTTGCCGTAATTTGATTCAAGATCTGAAACAGCCATAACGATTTGGCGCTCAGCAGGAGTAGGCGTTCTACCCATTACCTGTCGAAAAGCCTGATCTACAACTCCAGCAGCCCAACGATGAAGATCGGCATGGGCGGCGGCAGAGAAGGCTGCTTCTTTATAAATTGAGGCAAATCGCAGTACTTGCATATAGCTGATACCAAAAAAGTGGCATACTAATCATCCGGAAATTCCAGATAGCTGGTAATATCTTTATATCTTATTAATCAGATGGAGATATGTGATGCAAACACTTCCAGGAACAAAGAACACTATTACCAGGATCGCGGAAGCCTCTGAGACTTTCCGTGCTACGGTTGAAAACGTGCAGCTGGATAAAAAGTGCGCAAAGCCATCAACTGACATTGACAGTCTCCTGAAGATGGCTAGCTTATTTGCAGAGTCAACAATGACGTAGGTTTCTAAATTTCATTGGTCGAGAGGGCCTCCTGTAATCCGAATAAAACCAACACAAGTTTTATTCGATAGATATTGTTACAGGAGTTTAATATGGAAAATGAAATTAAGTTTGATGAAGAAACACGAAAGCTAATCAGGGCGTTCCGCGCTAAGGTTTCTGATGGACAATATGCCAGCAGAGCAACGCTATTAGCGTATTCTTTTCTTAAGCGGCGTCCTTATGTTGCATTAGAGAAGAAGATCAATGAGGATCATCCTAGCTTTGGGATTGGAAGAGATTCTTTCCTAAGCAATCTGGCATATGATATTGCACACGAGATTAATAATTTAGTATTATCAGATACCAATGATGAATTGATTGCGCCGTCTGGTTTAAGAGATGACATTCAGCATTGGATTATGAAGAAGTACGAACCAGCCGCTGCTATTGCAGAAGAGAAAGCTGCATGACGTAGATTTCTGAAGGAGATAAACTTTACGTCATTACTAGGTCTGATCTTTCAAAGGGATATCAGGCAGTTCAATCTATTCATGCACTTCGTTAGTTCGTGAATGATCATCCTGATATAGATAGGGAGTGGTATTCTAAATCAAACTATTTGGGACTTCTTTCTGTCAAGACCGAGAATGAGCTTTCTGAGTTGTTTAGAAAAGCTTGCCAATATGGCATTAGATGTTCAGTATTTAGAGAACCAGATATTGGTGATCAAATTACAGCCATCGCCTTGGAACCCGGCCCCATATCCAAAAGGCTTTGTTCCAAGTTACCATTGGCCTTGAAGGATTAACACTTACAGCTTACAATGTGCCCGTCGCTCAGTGGTCGAGAGCAACAGATTCTAAAACTGTCGCAGCCGAGAGGCTGCCATCGTGGGTTCGACCCCCACCGGGCACACTATTATGGAACAAGAACCAGAAGAGCCGGTCCACGAACCTCCACCAAAAGAGCACCCAGATATCGAGCTTGATGGTGGTGGCAAACTTACTTGGTGCGAAATATGTGAATCATATTGGCAATGCGGGTGTGGGTAATGCCAAAAAAGATAATTGTAGTTACCAAGAAAACATCTTATTCAAAATACATCCAAGACCAAGATGATGTCGGTTCAAAGGAGTTATTGCTAAGTGCAAATCCAGCTGTTGCGTTTTGGAAATCATCTCACAACAGTCATATGAAGACTCTTGATATTGTTGTGTCGGAGATTCAAAAACAGAATTTTGTCTGCCACGTAATTGATTCTAAATCATTTGTTGCCGAGCCAGATGATGTTGAAATGGTTGTTACTGTTGGAGGAGATGGGACATTACTATCAGCTTCTCACAACGTAAATAGTGCACTGCCAATTCTTGCAGTCAACTCCGATCCATCAACTAGTGTTGGGTTCTTCTGCTATACAACATCAAATACTTTTCAAAATCATTTATCATTAGCATTAGATGGTAAATGTCCCAATACAATTCTAACAAGAATGAGTGTTAGAAAGAATAATAAGATAGTTGCGAATAGAATATTGAATGACGTATTGTTCTGTCATACAAATCCAGCGGCAACATCTAACTACATCATTCAATTAATGAGTCGCCGCTCCCTAACTCCAGCGGCTGGAATGTCTGTTGGATCGCGCGTTTCTCCGATGTCGCTGCAGGAAACTCAAAGATCAAGCGGAATATGGGTTGGACCTGCAGCGGGTAGTACGGCGGCTAGGCGTTCTGCCGGGCTTTCGCCGATGGATCTTGAATCTAAAGACTTGCAATTGGGGGTCAGGGAGTTGTACTATAAGCCATCCTCGAAGCCAGGCACACGATTTATGATGGCTGCCCCAGGGCAATTCATCAAAGTAATTAGCAAGATGGATAGTTCTGCTATGTATCTTGATGGAGATTACAGTGTAATTCCTGTTGGTCTTGGAGATGAAATAAACTTCGAGAAATCCGATGACTCTCTGCAACTCTTAGGAAAACCAAATGTATTTTGTGGTAAATAGATCTTTTTCTGATATGTCAGACGCAATAAAGGCCTGTAGTTCTGGATCTATTAGTGACATGATTACTGATAAATATGGCACCATTTTGATGAAGCACGAAGAGGTGCCAATTGAAGATATCTACGGAATGATGATTGCTAAGCAGCTTCTTACTCGTTCACACTTATTGATGATAGAGGGTTAAATGATTCTTGGAATAACTGGGCACAGACCCAGTGTCTTAGGCTGTGGTTACGATATACCAAATCCAACTTATGACCGTATCTGTCAACAGATAAAAGGTGAATTCATCGAGCTAAAACCAGAGAAGATAATTTCTGGTATGGCCCTTGGGGTAGATCAGTGGGCCGTGAGTATTGCAATGGAACTTGGAATACCTTTCATTGCAGCTGTGCCTTTCAAGGGACAAGACTCACGGTGGCCAGTTAAGAGTAAAAAGATCTACGAGGATATGTTGGGCTCGGCAGATCGAATAGTCATCATTGGAGAACTTACCTCAAATAACTTTGCCGAACTAATGTTCTTGCGCAATAGATGGATTGTTGACAACTCATCAGAACTGTTAGCGGTATGGAATGGAGATCGTAAGGGCGGTACATTCTCTGCTATCAATTATGCTGAGAAGAAATCAAATTACCATATTCGCGTCATAAAACCATGACTGATACAATACCAATCGCAAATAGAAAAGTTTTACTTGGTAAGTATACCAGCCGCCTAAACAAAATTCACCTAGTAATTGGGTGGACTCATTTCCATCATTGGTATATTGATTGGAAGTGGGCTGGTGAAGAGTATAAATCTAGAATGCTTTTCAGATTCGGATCCGATGAGGCGTGGGTTCAAGCAGAATCATTTGAAGATGATTTGCTAACCACATATAAATTCGGAAAAGAAAAATGATTTGGCGCATATGGGCAAAGGCAATAGGCCAAAAAGACGGTAAGAGTGATAGAGAATCTGATGTCATTGCAATTATAAGAACATTCTTTGTTCTACTTGCAATCGTTACCAATATAATGATTATTATTGGTATAATTAGGCATTGGTAATATTCTTGTCGAGGGAGCTTCGGCATCCAGATCCATTTCATGGATCCTACAACTGTAGAGTTGATAAAAACTCTAGCCAAGGCTAGATATCTTAGTAAGCGTGCTGTTGGAATTTCCAGTCAAAGATATGATGGAAGTGAATGCTCTATAGATAACGATATTAACGCTACTGCTGCCGAGTATTTCGCCGCCCAACAATACAACCAGCCATTCGATGCAACTGTAGGTAAACGCGGCGATGGCGGTAGTGATTTTTCTTTGTCACTATCGATTGAAGTGGTATGGTTAGGGGTCCAGAAGGACGGGTCGCCGCGTGATAAGGGGCACCTAATCGTAAATCCAGATGAGCCACAACGGTGGGCTGATATATACATTGTAGTAAAGGGATCGGTTGATACTGACTTTGAAGAGGTTGGTTGGATTCCTCATAAGGCATTAATTAAGTTACCAAAGAAGGATTTTGGGTTTGGTGATAAATTCGCTTGCGATATCTCCCAGCTCAAGAGTCCTGAACTTCTAAAGGCTCTGGTTAAATAATATGGACAATATTGAATGCCAAGATTGTAACAATGGCGGGCAATGCTGGGAACATAGTTCTGATGCAGCGTGCGAATATTGTAACACAATCCCCTGTGAATACCTGCATTGGAATTTGCCATTTTGTTCTACGCAGTGCATTAATTTGTATCTAAAGAGGTTTTACGATGAGCAGGCTGCCAAAAACAAAATCTAGACCAATTGTTATCGATGGACGTAAGTTCCGATGGTTATTGAGTGGTAGAAATAGATATAGTGGTAAAGCACCGGTTGCCACCACTATTTCAATCCAAGAAGATTTGGAACATCCAGGTCAAACGCTTCAGTGTACAGCTGTATCAAATGAATTACTAGAAGCCCCATACCAGTCAGAGGTCGAGCGATACGGAGTGTGCAAAACCTCAATCGTACCCTCTGATATAGAAAAGATCATTCGAGCTGGGCTTGCGCGCGGCTGGAACCCAGCGGAAGGTAATGGTACTTTTCATCCTGGTAACTTGAAACTTGCACAATATACAGTAACAGAAAAAGAACCTGTTCATTATTACTTTGGGTGAAACTTATGAATTATATACAAAATACTCAAACTGAAGAATCACCAAACGTTGGTGATTTAGCTCTCAATGAAGACGGCGCTCTTGGTATAGTCACTGCTGTACGTAGATACGGTTCTTACATGTCCTGCTCTGGTGTACATGTATCAAATGATTATGCGCCAAAAGGATCTGTTTGGGAAAGTAAGAATCCCAGAGTAATTGGTTGTGTGGATGATGCTAAGGCTTTTGTAGAAAGCCGTGAACTACCCTTGCCTAAAGGCAAGGGCTTCTTGGATCGTCATTGATCCAACATAAGTAGATGTTAATTTCTTGCTTGATTTCGCTGCAAAGTCAAAGTCTTCAAGAAAGAAAAAGGTTATAAACGAAGTGATCGTTGAGAGAATATCTCAAGAGAAAGTTCGTAATTTCGTATTGAATCAGCCAGCTGAAGTTCTAAGAGATTTGATGGTCTGATCGCCCGGTTCACTGTGTTCATTGACAGCACATTGACATTTCTGGTATAAGCGCCCACACATGAAAATAGCATCAAGATGGGCGATTGCCGGCCTTGGGCTGGTAGCAGTCTGGTTCTCCATACCGCTTGGGCTGACAGCCTACGTGAACAGCAAGTATGGCCCTGAGATACGGGCCGGTCATATCAGCATAGTGCCACTGCCGGCTAAACTGCCGTGGGGTTTAGATTGTGCTCGGCTGCGTAATGTTCAAATTGCCAACAAACAATGGTATGTTGATGGATATACAGCTACAATATCTGGAACAGTAAATTCGGCAGTTGCTTGTTATAGAACAAAAACAATACACGCTGATGGCGGCAAGCTTAATGTTGTTTTAGATAAATCTTCTGGTAATAAATCTGCTAGTGGTACGGGGCCACATGGATTTTACATTACAGCAAAGAACATTGAATTACACTTAGCAAGTGGTAATATATCAGTAGACGCATTTAATGCATCACTAAGCTCACAAACAATATGTGCTGACAAGGTTATTGCGTCACATCCAAAAGCAGACGCGGTAATATTCAATACTTGCATTTATACAAAAGAAAAATACGCCAAAGCGTATAAGGGATCTATCGCTCCTAAGTTAGAAGTAAAGGGACATAAGATTGAGGAGATATCTTTCACAGGACTGTCAAGAATCTCAAGGAGCGAATTTAGTGTTGGAACGATCAAATACGAAGAAAACATAGCTACAGGTGTTCATGCTGAAATTAAGGATGGCCTTGTTTCAATAGACATCGGATACTTCTCAGCTTCTCATAGAAGATTATTCACTTCACCATTAGGTGTACGAAAAATAAACATCTCAAACATCTCAAAAGACGATCCTCTCTCAAGCAATATTACTATAGGTATTGATGATAAGGTAACTGTTTTGGTAGATGTCGAGAATCGTCGTGTCTCTGGAAAAGACACCTGTAATAATTGGCTTGGAGTAGTCCCAGAAGAATTAAAGTCAGGACCAATAGGCCAGATGAGCGTAAAGGGAAACTTTGGTTTCGACATAAAATTAGAAAAGCCAATATCCCTGAAGATAAATAGCACATGCAGTATCGATGGACCAACTCCACAATTCATTACAGAACTTGGGAAGCCATTCAAATATACTGCATACCATCCGGATGGCACTCCATTTGAGCGCACGGCTGGGCCTGGAACTAATGACTGGATTCCTCTGGATTTTGTTGACAACATGGCCACTGCCCTGACAATCACAGAAGATCCTGGATTTTGGCACCATCGTGGTATAATCCCTCAAGCTCTGGAAAATTCACTCAAGGACGATATGCGCCTCGGAAAGTTCTTTCGAGGCGGCAGCACCATCACGATGCAGCTTGCCAAGAACCTCTGGTTGAACCGTACCAGAACGCTAGGACGCAAATTACAAGAAGGCATTCTCACGATTGCATTAGAGAGCTGTCTTAGCAAAGAAAAGATACTTGAGTTATATTTGAATGTGGTTGAATTTGGTCCAAACATTTATGGCATAGGACCTGGATGTGCCAAGTTCCTAAAGAAGTATCCTGGAGAGATTAATATCTCTGAGGCCCTGTATATGGCAACTAGATTGCCATCTCCAAACAAAGCTCATTCATATGAAGCTAATAAAGGATTCATTAATAAGCTAATAGCCATTGGCGTTGCCTCTGGAAAGATCTCTGAAGAAGAGTTGGCTAACGAGCTTCAGGCTGAACAGGCCAAAGAAGCTGAGTCAGAAAATGAAGAGGACGACTGATGTCTGCTAGGCAGATAAAGACCGCACGCTAAACTGGAGATAATATGTCAATCAGAAAAGTAAAAGATAATACTTGGTTGAAGCCAAAACAATGCAAACACCTAGAACATAATCCACCTGGGTACATAGATCTACGGCCAGGTACATATATTCATAAATGTCCTGGTTGTGGTAAAGAACAAACATTGACGATTCAAGATTACGAATGTGCTTGATATATAATGGGGTGAAGGGAAATATATAACCAGATGTCTTCTGTATTGTTTGAGTTCAATATACAAGGAACACTTGAGCATGCATTTGCAATAGCAGCATTCTATCACTCTGGTATAAAAGACAAAGGCGGACAACCATACTTCAAACATCCCCTTTGGATTGCCTCTGAGCTTCTTTACAGAGGATCAACTGATACAGAGATTTCTGTCGGAATACTGCATGATGTAGTTGAAGACACATCAGTAACGTTTGATATGTTACGAGAGTGGAGGTTCTCTGAAGAAATTATTGACGCCGTAAATGCTTTGACTAAGCGCGACGGAGAAGAAAGATGGGACTACATTGCAAGGGTAGCTCAAAATAGAATAGCTAAGAAGATTAAGCTTCTTGATCTACGTCACAATATGGACATAACAAGATTGAAGAATAGAGGAAATCTTCAAGATAAAGATCTTCAAAGAATAAAGAGCTATGCCAGAGAATATGAGTTTCTTTCTGGTGGTTGTATAGGACCTATTTTCTAATGTCTATGAACTTAGTAGTGCATACCAAAGGAGAGATAACAACTCCAAATGGATTTAAGCGAGAGCTTGGAGAGTATGGCCCGATAAGGCATACTACAACAGAAGACTCTTACAAAATAATTAATAGCGGATTAGACAGCAAAGGTAAATACAATCTCTATAGAAAGAAGTATGGAGATCCTGGAAATAATTTGAGATTGTGGATGGAGATTAGAGAGGCTGAAGGATTTGAAATTGTCTGGGAGGTTAGGTAGCATACGAAGTATCTACGAGAGCATTGGAGTTGAGGCCTTCTACTCCAGCGAAATGAGGTACGAGAATCCGCACGCCCTCGAAGTCGAAGCGCTGCTCCGGAATAATAGCGCGATCTTGCCGCTTGAGAATGTCCTGGACCTGGCCTGCGGAACCGGCCTAGTTACCAGTTTCCTCAAGAAGCTTGGGTATTGCGCAACGGGACTTGACCCGTTTCGTAACGTTGAGTACACTACTCTCACTGGATGTCCGTGCTATCGGATGTCTTTCAAGGACATTGTAAATGACGGCCTGCCTCAAGAGTTCTCCTGTATAATTTGCAGCTTCGCATTGCATCTGTGCAAACACAGTATGTTGCCAGATTTACTTTGGCGATTATCAGAGAGATCAAATACCCTTGTGGTAATATCACCTACTAAATTTCCTATCATTGGAAATCCCGAGGTCGAGAACTTCTGCTTGACCTCCGCTAATAAGCGGATACAGTTCCGCTCATATAATCTACCAATATTTCAGAATATCTAATGGGACCGTGGTGAAGAGGGATCACGCAACACTGGCAGTGTTGACTCGCGAGTTCGATTCTCGCCGGCTCCACAAGGTGCAATATGCATCCTCTTGGAAGTAGAAAAGATCATAGTTTTGATTCTGATGGTCAAATCAAGGCAACTCGTGGCCGTGCCGCCAATGAAGAGGAAGCCTTGATTCGTGAGCAATTCAATGAATGCCTCGCTTGTGGAAGGCACGAACAACTAGCATGCGCTGATTGCCCAGCTCGGCAGATCAAGTAATATTTTGCCCCCATAGCTCAATGGAAGAGTGTCTGCCTTCTAAGCAGGTTGTTGAAAGTTCGAATCTTTCTGGGGGTACTAAGAGGACTAATGATTAGTTACGAAAAAGCAGTCGATATTCAAACTAAAGCCGAGAAGGCGTATGCAAAAGCATCAGCGCAATTGCAAGAAGCCAATAGTACATTGGAAGCTTTGAAGCGTGAACTTGAAATTGAATGCAGTACTTGTCACAAGACAACAAAGGTTAAGGATATCGAACTAATCGCTAGAAAGTCAGGAGGATATCAAAGTTACGATCATGGAGAGTGGCAATATAACACTAGGGTATGTTGGGTTTGCAAACATTGCACAACTCCGCAATCACTACCCAGTGAAACAGAAGGCCCGTTCGCAAAGAAGCCACCATTTAAATATGGCTTTGATCATTATGTCAAAGCTGTTCATGAGTGGTATTCTGATAACGAACGTTGTCACGGGAGAGTTCTGCAATTATTAGGGCCACATCTACAAAGAGAAGAGGATCTTCTGCGCAAGAAAGAAAAGGAAAGAAAAATTGAAGAAGCTAAAAAATTACTTGCAGACGAGGGTATATTAGGTAATACTGAAGCATAATTTAGAACGCCGATGTAGTTCAATTGGTAGAACGCCAGTTTCATAAGCTGGGTCTTGTGTGGGTTCGACTCCCTCTATCGGCACCAAATGTTTGACGATCTACTATATAGCCTGACCACCACACGCGAGCCGCTAGCGGCGGCGTGTAGGAATAGTTATGGCAAATCACAAGCGGCGAAAGCCTAAGAATAGTAGATCTGGATGTTTGATGTGTAAGTATTGGAAGATTAATGGCTTCTCCCCAAAAGAGAAGATGAAGTTTTCCGAATACCGAAGATACTCTGATGCTGCGGAACAGATGAAGGACGTCTGATTCTAGCAGAAGGATAGGTAATATGTTTGATACTAGTTAGGTAACCTTCTCTTCAAAAAGGAGGTGCCTATGCAATATTGCAAATGGTGTGCTCTCGTTCGCGAGCTGAGTAAAGACGAAACTGGCCACAGTAAGGTGGGCATGTGCCGTCAATGCTACAGAAAAGAGCACAAGACGGATACGATAGTCGATAGAAAAAGACTAAGAAAATCCAGAAAGTAAGTAAACTGGAACCGAGACGTTTGTCAACTCAAGCGTCTCGTCACGGGGCTGTAGCTCAACTGGGAGAGCGCTAGACCTGCAATCTAGAGGTTGTCGGTTCGATTCCGATCAGCTCCACTTACGGGGTCGTGTATAGGGATACAGATTTCCTTTGCAAGGAAATTTTGCGAGTTCAATTCTCGACGGCTCCACCAACGCTAGCTTTGCGCAATGGTAACGCACTTGTCTTGTAAACAAGTCCATATCAGTTCGAATCTGATAGCTAGCTCTACTTGCTGACTTGGTGCTAACGGAAGCATGTCTGTTTCGTAATCAGAAGGTATCAGTTCAATTCTGATAGTCAGCTCAACGGATAATTTTGTATTTATATAGGAGTAATAGTTAAGTAATCAAGTCGCTCCAAAGAGGTGATAAATGGTTACGGTAAAAGAAGCAATCATAAGAGTGGTAGCTGAAAAGCTTCGAGAATATTACCTTCGTGGTATTAGAGATGCCCGCATTGAAGTATCTGAAAACTCAATGCCAAGTATTCTTGAAACATTTGATGCTGGAGATTTTGATAATGCATATGATCAACATGTCTGGCTAAAAATAGCAGAGAACATCATAGATATGTAACATGCCCATGTAGTATAATGACATTACATTTCCTTGGTAAGGAAAAAAATCTGGTTTGATTCCAGCCTTGGGCTCTAATAGTAGTTCGATTCAGAATTCAGCTGATATATGCCAACGCATGAGAGCTGGATTAACATACGAAGAAGCCGGTAAACTTGGGGCAATTGCTTACGCCAAAACAGCAGCTACTCTAAAGCAACAAAGAGTAGATAATTGGAACAATAATCCTAAGCTTTGTAAGGCATGTAGTAGCGCAATTCCATACGAGAAGCGTCAGAATAATTTCTGCAGCCACAAATGTTCGGCAGCATTTAATAACAAGGGAATTAGAAGAAATGGTAACGCACCAATAAGCTGCCTCAACTGCGCAACTGAAACTCACAACCCAAAGTTTTGCTCTTCTAATTGTGCGCTTGAATGGAATTGGAAAGAGGCAAAGCAGCATTTGATAGACACTGGAGTCGATGAATCTTGTGCTAATAAAATTGGTAAAAGATATCTGATAGAATTGCACGGTAGATGCCAGCAGTGCTTGTCATCTGAGTGGCAAGGAAAAGCAATCCCGTTAGTTCTAGATCATATCAACGGAAACCCATATGATAACTCATTACCAAATCTCAGGGTAATATGTCCTAATTGCGACGCTCAAACCCCAACCTTTGCAGGAAGGAATAGAGGCAATGGTAGGTTTGAGAGAGCGAAGCGTTATAAGTTTGAGAAAGATACATTTTGTGATCTAAACAGATCACAATGGAAACATTAATTTGCATAAACCCGCATAGAAGTATGGTTTCCAAAATTTCTATCGTCGGGGTTGATGATAGTGTATGTCCCGCAGATCTAGTTGATATTTCACAGACCTTTCAGTTTGTTGAGTGGGGCGTTAATCTATGCCCTGAACAAGAACAGAGGCCTGGACACCCCTCATCCGAATGGCTTGAAGAACTACTACCTTGCGCTGAAGATCTCCGATTGCGCGGAATCCTGCACGGCCGCTGGGAAAATGATGTGCTTGAAGGTGCTCCATCGCTAAAGGAGGAACGTCCAGATATCTGGGCAGCTTTTAGATGGTTGCAAGTTGACATCAGGAAAGATCCAAAGAAGATATTAACATCACTGCAACATTACCCAGATAAGATTATTCTATATACAAATCTAGAGCCAACATTTTCATCTAGGATTCTATTACCAAGAAATAAGATATTTACATGTCTTGATTATTGTGGATACGATTTACTTGAGTCTGACCTTGATTGGTTGTGCCAAGAAACGAAGAAGTCATTTTGGGTAAGCATCGAGGGATTTAGATCTGATGACGAGATTACCATGGACCTCTCTAGGGTAGTGAAGTTTTTGAATAGGGCAGAAGATTTTGTCACCCATGATAGTTTGGTGAAATCTCTGCGTCATAAGGGTTATCGAATATGATCCTGAACCACATCAAGCAAATCGCACATTCCAACTACTCCGAAGAGATTCGGCATGTAACGAAGGAAGAGGTAGCCGCCCTAAGTTCACTTGACCTATCAATGCTTCACTCAATCATGATTGGGCCGCATGTAAGTTTGGCGTTAGCGGTACTTCAGCGTATTGGTTTCTTTGAAGATCTCATCCCGGAGATTCAGGAAGGGCTTGACCTCAAGAGTTCGAAGCACTTCAAAGAAATCTGGCCGCATACGATTCAGGTAGTTGGACAAACTCCGCCGGTTATCAACATTCGCTGGGCGGCACTGTTTCACGATCTGGGTAAGGCTAAGGCATTCGATATCAAGAACAACAAGGTTACATTCCATAACCACGAACATATCAGCGCATACATCTTCGATCAGTTTGCAAAGCGTACTGGGATTTTCAGTAACGGACAGCGAAGATCTATCCGATTCCTTGTAGCCAATTTGGGTTATGTTGAAGCGTATGATAGCTCTTGGACTGATACCGCCGTACGTAGGTTTGATAAGGAAGTTAGTATTTTTATTGATGACCTCTTGACTTTATCCGAGGCTGATATTACAACTAGCAAACCGGAAAACAGAAGGAGGATCCTTCGCAGGATTCAAGAGCTGAGAGACCGTATTGCAGATATACGAGAAAAAGACTCCAAGCAACGCCCGCTTCCAAAGGGATTGGGAAATGCTATCTCTGACAACCTAGGAATTCCGTTAGGGCCTAGAATTGGGCAGCTGATGAAAGAATTAGAGGGAAAGGTTGAGATAGGAGAAATATCGGCAAATGAAGATATCACATACTATATTGAACACCTAAGAAAGTCCCAAGTCGAGATTGCTAATACGCCAGCATAAGGTGTATGTCAGAAACAATCATTATCGACAATAGCTTCTTCACTTTGTCATATAACCCAGATACCAAGATCGTTCATCACGAAATAAAAGTTGCCCTCACTCACCAGGCGTTCATTAACTTGCTCACTGGTGGAGAGGCGGCTTTGAAAAGCAACCAGGCTATCAAGTGGTTGTCAGATGACCGTAAGTACAGCTCTCTAACTGCCGAAAATATGGATTGGTCTGGCCAGTGGTTACCTGGGGCCATGGCAGAGACCGGCTGGAAATATTGGGCGAGGGTTGTTGATAAGATGCCACCAAAGCCAATTCAGGATCAATTCGTTTCCGGTTATGGCAGTTACGGTCTTGTGGCAAAGATATTCACAGATATGTCTGCGGCAATGAAGTGGCTAGAAGATCAGGTGTAAGCTACTAATACTTTGGAATAATTATCTAACCTGTCTCTTGAACACAACGATGATAGTTGGTTGGAACAGGACAAACCACTAACCATGGTTTGTGGCCATACCATAGCAGAATAATTCAGGGTGGTCATTTTTGCGGGCGTAGTTCAGCGGTAGAACGCGATCCTTCCAAGTTCGATGTCAGGAGTTCGATCCTCCTCGCCCGCTCTACCAATAATCTGGAGTTCTAACATGGGTATTAAGAAACATAGAAGTATTAAGACGCATCGTGTTCCTGGTGGTGCTGGTAGTGGATCAAAAGTGATTCCAATCAAGAGAACTAGTTAATATTTGCGGGCGTAACTCAATTGGCAGAGTACCAGCTTCCCAAGCTGGAGGTTGAGGGTCCGATGCCCTTCGCCCGCTCTCCCACCGGCGGTGGGAACAAATGGTTCTTAAGTGAACTGTTTCTGACTGTCACGATGTGAAAGCAGCGATTGATGGTCATTTCGCGGGCGTAGTCTAATGGTATGACAACAGCCTTCCAAGCTGTCTCCGAAAGGAATTGAGAGTTCGAGTCTCTTCGCCCGCTCTCAACCCACGCGGGTAACTCCTCAATGGTGAGGTGCCTCGTTGCCAACGAGGAAGCGGCCAGTTCGATCCTGGTTACCCGCTCAAACAACACAACGCATATCCTGGAATTATACCATGGATTCCAATAAGCTCCTTAAACGCTGGGCATCTTCAAATAGAGATATCAATTCTCAATTGGTAGTTTCTGAAAATCTATTAGATGGTTTCTTTGGTACCAAAGTTGCTGCTGAATCTATGGATGATGAAGCCTGTAAGATTCTATCAGCCTACGTGGCGTTCACCAGAGCGCTCTACTTAGTACATCAACAGAATCATTGGGACGCCCAAGCATATGGAGATCACTTACTCTTTCAACGACTATACGAAGGGGCACAAGAACTAGCAGACGACGCGGCTGAGCGTGTAAAGGGTCTGTGTGGTGACGTTATTTTTGAAGGTGAAGAGGCCATCACAAAGAAGTTTGAACCAAGTATCAAGACACTAAGCTCACTTCTAGAATCCTCGTTGGAGATTGAACGCGCATTCCAGGATGTATGTCAAAACACCTATGATGCCATGAAGAAAAAAGATATGATGACTCTTGGGCTTGATGATCTTCTTATGTCACAAGCCAGTCAAGGTGAAGTACATATTTACCTTCTGCAGCAGGCTTTAAAGGGACTAGGAGAAGATATGAGTAGTGTAGCTGATAATGCTAAAGAGATTCTTGAAAAGACCGAGAGTTTTAGGGATATTTTGGTGGTGGCCGGCAGGAAGCGCAAGCCAGAATATAAGCCAAAGGACATCATCGAGTATATCGAAGCTGCCCTCAAGGTTCGTCCACATGAAGAAGTTTTCGCTTATATCAAGGGATTGGAAGAAGCCCTGCTAGATCAGGTCATCAACATCTTGATGAAAACTAACCCTGCTTTGTTGAAGAAGATCTTTGTTAGCAGCATCGCAAAGCCTGAAGTTGAAATTGAAGAAAAGATTGAATCTCCTGAGCTGCCAGGCTTGGAAGATGCGCAGAAGAGTGTTGTCCTGTTGTAATAGAAAAGAGGTAGTTGTTATGCTTTAGTTATGCAAACAACCAACAATTACGTTCCGACAATTATAGAACGCAGCGCCCGTCGAGCTACCCGCCGTATCTGCGGGGGTGATAGAGCTTTGCGTTACTTTAAAAAATCATCACATCGTTCTTATCGAAGAATGATGAACCAACAACTCAGCGACATTACGTCTGGTTACATCGACGTGGAAGATTACAACGATGAACCCGGTCATTGCAAATGCACCAGCTGGGATATTTGGTAGTTGATTGTATTACCTATTAATTGGCAACAGGTGATATTTCCCTATTATTTATAGGGTTTCAATAAAATTCAAAAATTACAGGGAGGTTATATGTCCACATCATTTTCTAGACTTATCACAAGTGTAGTTGTATTCATGGCGCTTTCCTGTGGCAGCAAAGGGCAAGAGAGCGGCAATGGAAATACTGGAGGATCTGGTTACGTAATTCAAACTGGCGGAACCGGATCTGATATTGATGGAGGCTCTAATGGAGGTGGAACAACCTGTGCTCAGCAACAAGTCCCACTAAAAGTATTGCCTCCAGACATCTTGATAATTCAAGACAGATCTCAGTCGATGACTGATAACTCCAACGATAAAACCTGTACTGGTGGGTGCGGAGCGGCATCAAAATGGGCACAGGTAACCACCGCTATCGAGGATGTAGTTAACTCTACCCAAAATTCTGTAAATTGGGGACTGTTCTATTTCAGCAATGGAGTTACCGAATGTGGAGTTAATACAACACCAGCTGTGTCTGTATCTCTAGGCAATGCCAGTCAGATTGTTACTTCTCTAACGGCAAATTCTCCAAGTGGCGCAACCCCAACAACTGCAACTGTAAATAATGCAGTTGCCTATATGCAGACACTTACAGATCCTAATCCAAAGTATCTTTTGCTCGCAACAGATGGAGAACCAAACTGCCTTGGTGGAAATGCAAACAACAAAGACATTGCTGGGGCTACCGCAGCAATTGATAATGCAAAGTCTCTGGGCTTCCCCGTATTCGTTGTGGGTATTGGTAATGTCACTACAGCAACCTCAACACTAAATGGAATGGCTAACGCTGGTGGAAAAGCTCAAGCGGGCACCACAGCTTATTATGCGGTTACTGATACTGCGAGTCTTGAAACGGCCTTGACCAATATTGTAGGTATGGTATCTTCATGTACCATCTCATTGCAAAATGTACCAAGTGGTCAATGGACAATTGCTATTTGGGCAACCGATTCTTCTGGTAAAACAATTCAGATCCAAAATAGCGCATCAGATGGTTGGGCCTATACTGACACAAACAAGTCGAGCATTGCACTGGTTGGACCAATATGTGATAACCTAAAGAATGGTACATATTCAAATATTCAGTTTGTTTATACTTGCCAAGATCAGGTTATTAATCCACCAGTGAACTAAAGTGCCCAGACATATTCAAGAAAATCAATTATTATTAGCTAAAGAGAAAGATGTAGATAGGTTAGCTCAATATTTAGGTATTGATACAACAGGTTTATCAAAAGAAGATATAGCAAGTATTGTTGCTAGAAAAATTCAATTCTATACTGAGCCTGTTAATTACTATTGATGGAAAGACAAGCCAATTGGCGATGGCATCAATTTCGAAAATTGACGAGCGCAAGCCTTGGGGATTCGAATTCCTCTCTTTCCGCAAAAATTATTATGGTAGGACAATCCAATTGGTGATGGAACCTGTTTTGAAAACAGTCGAGCGCAAGCCTTGGGGATTCGAATTCCTCTCCTACCGCAGAATGAGTAGATACACAGAAATTGCTAAGCGTCTCCAAAGCGGAGAAACTGTCACGTATAAAGAGTTCGGTAATTCAATGTTACCAAAGATGAAAAGTGGCGTGAAGGTAAGTGTCCGCCCCTGTAAATTAGAAGATTGTAATGTTGGTGATATTGTCCTATCTAAAGTACATGGAGCCCATTATTTGCACTATGTCAAGGCTGTAGCCTCTGATGGTAAGGTTCAGATTGGAAATGCCCATGGACATATTAATGGATGGACAAGAACTGTCTTTGGTAAATTAGACTCCTTTGAAAATCCATAGTCGAGAAACGCGAAGTTCACGGCTATAAATTCAGCTAATAATTAAGAATAGATTTAATACCAAGATGCTTTACATAGGTAAAGTAAACCACATCGGTTCAGCCCCGCCGCCTTAGTTGGCCGTGGGGCTTTTGGGGTAGGTGCTCAATACTCAGATGGTACGAGAGCCACACCTGGATCCATTAGGCAGCGGTGACCATGACGCAGGGATAGACCGAATTCGATGACAAGCGGATATTACAGCTAGTCTGGCATTGGAAAGACAATTGACAGCTCTGAGAAAGATCAGAGATCGAAGGTAAGCGGATTGCAGCTCCCTGGAATCTGGGAAGACAGATGACGGCCGGAAAGACAGCAAAGTCGATGAGTAAAGCGGACATGTATAAGCAGCTTCCCGACAATTCGGATAGACGATTGACAGCTGGAATTAGACAGCAAATCTCGATGATAAGCGGAGCAAATTTATACAGCTACAGACAGCGGGAAAGACAGCTGACGGCGGGAACAGACCGCATTATGGAGAGTCAATCCGATTGGCGACGGAACCTGCTTGGAAAGTAGACGAGCGTAACAGCCTTGTGAGTTCGAATCTCACACTCTCCGCAAAGATGAATGTTAACCAAAAAGGCGTGGTTGGTTTGGTTAAGGTAATATCCGATTTAGTAAGTAGAGGATATGAAGTATTCACGCCAATTTCTGATTTTTGCCCAGTTGATATTATTGTGGCAGATAGTAAAATGAACCTTAGGAGGATACAGGTAAAATACCGTGAACATGACAACAGGAATAAGAATGCAATAGTTGTACAACTTGACTCAATAGTAAATGGGAAAAGAGTTCCAGTTGATGTTTCGCTAATTGATGGGTGGGCAATATATTTCCCTGAAACTAATGAAATTTACTACGTTCCCAAAAGTGAAGTGCAGGGCAGGAGTATTTGGCTATGCATTAGGGAGTATAAATTAAGAAGAAACAAATTAGCAAGTAAGTTTCTTGATCCTGATAGAATTTTTGGAGAGGCAATCCAACAGCTGGCGATGGAATCTGGTTGCTAACCAGACGAGTTCGAAAGGGCCTTGCGAGTTCGACCCTCGCCCTCTCCGCAATATGAGTACCTATGAAAAAAGATACCTTCTACGATCAATATCCACTTGTATTTCCCACACGAGAACCTGAACAAGGTTTTCATTGTGGCAAGGGATGGTATCAACTTCTGGATTGCCTATTCGAAGTAATCCAAAAACACCTTGAGAAGCTTGCAGAGCCGCCTCCGTTCCGCATTACTTACATCAAAGAGAAGTATGGCACGGTGCGCATCGGCTACGAGCACGCCACAGACTACATCAAGGAAACCCTCATCCAAGCCGAAGAGATGAGCGGACACATTTGCGAAACATGCGGCGAGTATGGCAAGCTTCGTGACTCCGCGCTTTGGATCAAGGTTCGCTGCGATGATTGCGAAGAGAAACATTTCGCATATCAAAACGCACCATTGTCTCCAGAGTCTCAAGCGGCGCTGGATGAGGGGCTACGTAGCGCCAAGGCTGACATCGAAGCTGGGAAGCCCCCGATTGATCTCGGGAGCTTCGCTCAGTACGCTGATGACGATGAAGAGTAGGTGTTACTCTTATAGTATCACCATAGTCTCTCCGCTCGGTGCAACAAACCAATCTTTCGTCAGCTTGTCTCGAAAGATTAACCAATCAGTAGATAAGATCTTATCATCTACAATTTCGCACCTAAGCCTTTCTTGAATTCGCTTTAAGTTCTTATAATATCTCTGCTGATTGTTTCCGTAAAAATTACCTAGCACATATGCGTGCTTATCTGTCCATAGGTGCCATGACCCAAAACAAGCGGCCACGTCACCCTTTTCTTTTCGGAATTTTCTTGTCGGAATTGGATCGCCTTCTTTGACCGTTTTGCGAAATTCTTCTAGAAAGCTAGGATAACGATCTAGAATTTGTTCATTTGTCAGGTTTATAGATGGGAATCCTGTGAATAAACAAGACATCAAGCTGCCATCTTCCCATATAGCCCTATCATGCTTGAAAATCTCAACGTCATACTTACCACTTGAGAACATAGGATAGACCCGAATATGGGCGCTTCTTCTGCTCTTCCACTTACCCTTCGGCTTGATATCAGGAATATCAATTCCGGCAAAAATATCAAAGTCATCATCGCTTCGGACTTCTCCAAAAATATCTAGTTCCATAACATTAAACTTTCTATCTTTAGGCGATGATGCTTATGATGCCAATGGTAATGGATAAAGATCCGGATTGATTGTATTGGTGGTTACAATACGATTCCTATTACTCCGCTTGAACCTGCGAAGAGTACCATCATTTTTGCGCAGAGACATTTCGGTTCCATCTGGTCCAGCATACACACCCATACCTGGATAGATCCAATGATTAAATGGAGAAACCAATACATTGCCAACGAGTAATGGTATGTACTCGTCACAATTGAATATATTGATATCAACTCCAAAGAATTCACTCATGGCGATGAGAAGCTGGTCCACGAATGGAGCTTGGATTTGAGTGCCATGACCAGTTATAATGTTGCCAAGAATAAACAGAATAGTAAACCTACCAGTTCTATAGCTGATTGCCTTTGGATCTTCGTAGTGCATCTTATGAATCGCCCCAGAACCTTCCAATTCTTCATCTTTGAATCCATCCAACCCACGTGTAGTGGAGAATGGATATCTATCTCCAGCCACATCAAAAATAGGATTTGACTCAATATCCAAATACAAGCCAACAGAGCGATGCTCTGTTACTCTAGATTCAGCACCAACAATGAGGGTTTCATAGTAGTCTAGCGGTATATATCTAAGTGCCATGTTTTTCCTTTATCCTTTATCCTTTATCCTTTTTGGAGGATATGAAAAGGAAGTGCATCTAGGCGGGATCCTCGACGGGGAAAATAGCTACTTCTCATTCTTACAAGCAAACTCAACGATAGCCGATTCCAAATCACAATCCTCGATGTAGAACAGCGGAACCTTAGGTGCTGTTTCCGAGGCACGGATAGCATTCACAATCAATTGACCAAGGCGCAAATCTGGACACTTGATCCACGATTGAAAGATAGCCTCGATCATCATACTTTTCTGGGCCACAGTAATTGATCGCCCCTCTATCGGCTTAGTCATTGACTAATGCGCTCTTATTAGCTCAACGTAGTAGGTTTCATCTTGGTCTGCCACACGTTGAAATACCTTACGGCAATCATGACACTCTACCACTGACGTCACCCTAAGGCCAATTAGAGTACCATTGCACTTTGGGCAATTGGCTTCTGAAATCAATTCCTGTGTATTTCAAGCATTATCATATTGTACTCATCATTCCGTCAGGAAACGAAGTCTGCTCGACCCAATCTTGACCGAATACATCCAAGCAATACCTCTGATACTGGACATCCATCTTTTCTCTCAATTGTAAGAGGGTACGGATTGAGAATGTAATCTTCTCTTGCATATCCGAGGAAATCAATAATAGTAAAAACTTCGTGTTGAATTACTTGAAATAGACCAGCTATAGAGTTCTTGAAAGTTGGTTTATATTCTAATTCATTGTTGAGAATTGTTACTGCACCCATACTTCACCCCTGATCGTATACAGTAACATTGATACCTCTTTTCAATAACTCATTCTCAATAAGTGGCTCAATTTCTTCCCAGTTACCCTGAGCGAGCCCACACCCAATCCTGGGCATGTGTACTGCTGCGTTATACTTACTGATTTCGTCACCAGCCTTATCCAAACACTTTTGTAGGGCGCTGTAGTCAATTGGCTTAGGATTTTTTGGACCCACGATACCTTTTTGGGCGACCATATTGATCACCACAAGGTCGCTGAGAATTTGTATAATCTGGATGTCTCCGAGAAGCAATTTTCCGTAACGTTCACGCCACCACTTGCGATATTCAATCTCGACTTTTGGCCATCGCCTTGCAAGCGCTCCAGAGAAGCCCGCTCCGTATTTACCCTCATCATTGACAATCTGAATTACGTAACGGGTGTTACTTCCAAGAGGATTGGTAGCATCGCCATTCACGAACTTGAGCAGACCTTTTGGATTATGATCACTTGGTTTTACCATATTTTTCCTACTTAAAAGAGGTAGTTTTTTGATTCTGAAACTACCAAAACAGCCGCACCACCGATCACCACTGCGCCGCCGACCAAGCGGAAAGACATTATTTTTTTCTATAGATTATTCTACATTTGGTCATGTCGAATGTATCCAGCTCAACATCAACCTTATCGCCCTCAACAACTTTTATATTATTGGTGCGCATCTTACCGGAAAGTTGTCCCATCACTTTTTTTGTATTACCGTTTTCAAGATCTATGCTAACGGCGAAGAATCCGTTACCGCAAGCTCTATCAATTATTCCGTTGAATCTTGGTTTTTCAGAAGGCATCTAACTCTTTCCTTAAGATTTTTTTCTTCAATTGGAATTCCTGAAACCCAAGCTTCCTCGATTTCGAAATCTTTAGGATATGAAATATTGGTTGGCTTAATTAATCTTGTATTTGTTTCAAGATATCCATTTACTATATATCGAAGAGTATTGATTCCTAACAATAAAGGACTGATATTATTCTTCCAAATACCACCCTCAAAATAACAACTGCGAAGTTTACCGTCATTACCAAGAAATGTAATGATGTCTTTTTCTTTTGCAGAATATAGAATAAACCAATAACTATTCTTTCCGATCAGGGCTGGCCTTGCCTTGCGGAAGATGTCCTTGGTCTTTGTGGCTGGGACAAGCGCCGGATAAACCTGTACTGCTCGGTTCTTAAAGATACGCAACCGATTACCTTCCGAATCGAGCCAAAAGTGCCAGTCACCCTTTGGCTCAAGCATTAGCATGTCAGCCAGGATATCAAATGGGCAGTTGATTGCCGCCCGCGCCGAAGCTATTGCCCTATCCTTTTGCATAACTGTGGTTTATCAGAAACTATTGGATATGGCTTTGTAATCATCTTATGGCGAGTTAGTTTTTCCCTCTGCCATACTAAGGCAATAATAGCCTTCTGATTTGAGATGAAATACGGCCACCTTGGATGTTTATTTGGAGCCTCGGTGCTCGTAACGATTCCGTACAACGCTTCTGCCTCATTAGCGAATTCAATATCAGCTATTGGAGGCTGCTTATTGTATGTACTGAATCTGCAATCGCCCCAAGAGAACTCACCTATGTTTGGCCAAAGGTTTCCGACTACATTATGTATATCAGAGTATTCAAGATCAAACAACGGAAAGATATCTGCATTGCCATCTGATCTCTTTCCATAACTTCGATGGTAAAGGCCAAACGTTCTATCTACTGAACCCACTACTAGACCATTGTCCCCGGCAATTTCGGCGCAAGTCAAATAGAAATTTTCATCTGATAAAAACGGACGATCATAGTATGTTATCTTTCCGTTGAATACGTTTTGTGTTCCAATCCTTTCTCCTCTACATAAAGCATGAGTAGATAACCATCCCCCATACATCTCAGTAGCTTTTGAACAAATACTAAGTAGAAGGGCATCGGAGCGGCAACCTCGAAAACCTACAACAAATACACTTCGTCCAGCAGCCTTGGCGTACTCCGCTAGCCACGTTGCTAAATGTTTAATAAGTAGATCTTGATTGATAATCATTTCTTCTTTGAATCTTTTACTACCCTATCAACCAAACCCTGAATATCTAGGTTTGGCATTGTTGGGGTATCATCAACTGATTTAAATCTATCCAATGCGTAATCTGCAATTTTGCCAGCCCTATGAATAACATCATCAGCAGAGTAATTTGAACATTTCATCATAGCTGTAGTTATACGAGTATATACATGATACCAAACTTGATACTCTGAATATTTCATGATGGTATTACTTCCTTCTTCTTTCGTGATTTCTTAACTCTAACAGGTGATGTTGGGCTATGATAATTGGAAATTATCTGCTTGATCTCAAGTGTCTCTTCGGGAGTGCAAGCATTGCCAAGAGAATTCATAACTTCCAGACCATAATTGTTTGTCTGTTGGTTTTTGTGAATTATTACCCATGCTCTTGGAAGGCTATCCATAATTGCCTTCCTGTAGCTTATCATAAGATTGAGATCTGTACTTATCTCAAACAAGTCTTTTCGCTGTTCAATAGGCGTTGTCATATTATTCTTTCTATAGCAAACCAAGCAACATCATTGCTAGCACACATCCATGTCCGAATTTGATATTCTCGTTCTCAATAAGTTTAAAAATATCATATCCAATCACATTGATATTGTGAGCATCAAAGTCTTGAAGTACCAATATATCAGATGAGTCAAATGCGTCCTGAAGCTTGGAAAATGCTATTGTATTTCTTACAGCTTCAGAATATATAGGAAGATATATCTTCTTCCTTGCCTCAATATATCCAAATTTTTGGCCATCCCACAAAGAATACAGTGGCCTAGCTCCTCGACCTTTGGGATAACGATCGGCCATGCGCTTATCCCAACCCTTCTGAGCCCAATCGAAATAGGATTGGTTGGGTTCGTTGTTCTCGTCCGTATACTCAACATACACCTTAGAATACTGCCAAGCATTCTCTACGTTCTGCGATGTATAATCTCCATATAGCTTGACTGGTCCAAGGAAGAATGGAGATAGTCCTCTGCCCCAATCTCCAGAGCGTGATGTTGTATTGACAACAGTTGCCCCCTCTGGGGCCGCATATGAATGCATGGCTACAATTAGTTGTTTCATTTGTATACTAAAGAAATTCCACTAGCCGGGTCTTCTGCCAAGATAGTAAGTCGTTGCTTGAAATCGAATTCTAAGTCTTTTTGCAGACTAACATACTCTTGTTTTCTTTCTGTTGACTTACTAATAAGTCTAGAAAGAGATCCTTTAGGATCAAGATACGCCCCATACAGATATTGCATCCTGATTTTAGAAGTGGCCTCTCGAACTTCTTTAGCAGCAAGTTCTTTGAACTTTTCTACATTACTTTCTATTCTGGTGCTCTTGAGAATTCCACAGTCAATATCAAAGAACATATCCTCTTCATACATTGAGCCATACCCGGCGTGAACATAATGAAGTTCATGACCTTTCCAAACATGAAGTTCTTGAGAAACCCAATCGGCAAAAAATGGGCCTTTCCCCTTCATAACTCCGCCAACCACTCGATTGAGATATAGCTTATTATCTACAATCTCCCACTCCCCAACGTACCCTCGATAGTTGGCTGTGTGAAATGGATGACTTGGATTAGCCTTACCATTTAGGCTTGGATTAGAGATCATATCCAGCTTCTCATCTTCATAGATAAGAATTTCAGGTTCTTGCGCAGTCATACTGTATCATCTTCTTCTGGTCCAATGAAAATTCTAGCCCTATCTATTGCGCCAGATAGATCTTCCAATTCTCTCAAGATCCAATCGCGATTAGTTTCGCGTTGTTCAGGTGGAATATCGGGGTTGGTACTTTCCAATCCCCAGCGTTGAGTTTTACCAACTGCTGCAAGAACTTCACCACACTCTTCTACGAGATATCCAAGTGCCTGTTTGGTTGTTTTTGGTTCGTATTGTGGTTTCATGTTACCATCATTCTTTAATACTAAGAGATTTGTATAGAGAATCTTTGTCAACTGGTGATGGTTCTGGTCTGCGGAATATCATTGGATTCGGTGGCAACGAAAGATATTCTGTATACAGATGTCCCCATTCAGGAACCTTAGGATGGCATTGATCATTCATTTCCTTGACTAAATCCAAAGCCGCTACAGCTGTTATCTTAATATTCTCGGGATCATTAGATTCAATAATGATATGTAGAGCCTCTATCAAGTTAGCAATCAAAACACCACGACCATCATAGTATCTAGCCAGAGCATTCAACCTATCATAAGATACCATTTCTTCTCTATACTTTTCAATGGTCATAATAACCATCACTTTCGAGAGCTATCTTCAAATTGCTATATAATACATCAGGATCGTTATCAGAAAGTCCCGACATTTGACCATCATTCAATTCGATAAGAATCCATTCACCAGCGGCTGTCTTTGCCACATCAATCACATAGTAATCTGGCGGCTCGCTCAGCTCTGTGTTTTGAACTTTATCGATAATAGCATTTAGGAAAGAGCGTGGTACCTCGTCCGGATTTACGTTGACACCTTCGGCTTTGATATCTTCAGAATGAGATGCCCAGTAGAAGCCGCCGCTGAGTATCTTATGTTTATAAATAAAGAAGCGATACTCTCTGGTAATTGGGAGTCCTTGAAGTCCTTCTGAAAGTGTCTCTAATGGCACATATTGTCGAATATATATCTTTTGGTATTGCAGCATCGAATCAGCTGTGAGGCGTCCATGAACTTCGATAGCCTCCCTCTTGTCCTTCGCGAACATATGGGTATTCCATAAGAATTTCTTCGAGTTTGTCTCGCCCTTCAGAACGAATGTCCCTTGCTCTGGAATGGTATGAAGCTCATTCCAAGTTCGCGGCGTGAATTCTGCAAGGTCCATATACCAATTACCCAAGTCAGCAATGTATAGATGCTGCTCGTAGGTATTGATCATCTTACATCCCACATACCCAAGATCTTTTTCTTGTTCCTTGTAGAATGGCAGAGCGGAGAATCTAGCAATCACCAAATTGTCTTTAAGTAGCATTCGGCTATCTATACAAGTGAAGTGCTTCTTTGCTACTTCTGCTTCTTGACGCCAATCTACATCATTGCGAAAGAGAATAACAGGCTTCATTTATTGCACCAAAAGCTATAAGATCCTCAGCAGCCATTATATCCTCAATGGCTCGTCTTTGAACTAATTGAAAAACATCATCCTCTGCATGGTTCATCATTTCTATAAATAGAAGATGCCTTCCCAATATTGCTCTTCTAACATCGGCTTTAGAGACTTTTCGGACAAGTTCTCCAAACTCATTCTCGCGCCAACCACGAGGCAACATGGACTTGATGATCTTGCGCTTTTCACGATGTTTCTTTCCCATTTTGTCGGAGTGGTCAGATTTGAACTGACAACCTTTCGGACCCAAACCGAACGCGCTACCAAGTTACGCTACACTCCGATTTTTAAGCTAAGCTATTCTAGTATATATCAGTAATCAATCGTCGTAATCACTATTGCTATAACTCATATCAAGCATTTCAGCCAACTCTTCTAGAACCGCCTTTACCTCAGCCCTTCTTTTTGCTTCTGGCATATTGGCTTCCATCTTCTTTATGATCTTGGAAACTTCATTTGCTTCCTCGATTGATTCTAGTGTTTGCGTCCTGACCTTGACTGATACAACTTCTCCGAGCATTGTTGCTCTAATATATCTAAAAGCCAGATCTTCTTTATCATTGTAAGATCCAACCACTACAGCACCATCTAGTTGACTCATGCCACCTGCGACTTCAGTCACTTCAGCTGCTATATATGTCTTCTTGGATGTCTCTATAATCTTCATGATATACCCTTCTTATACTTTCCAGAAAAGTATAAATACTTTTCTTTTATTTTCAATACCAACTTCAATTTCATTAAATTCAGCTAGTTCATAAGATCCTTGATCGCTATGAACAACAGGTAAATCTCCGTGAATCAAAATAAGCTCTTCAAGTTTAGTGCTAAGTTCTTTTGCATTCATATTGAAATCTTTGCCTGTAGTATTTGGGCTTTACCATCTAGAACATCACGAATCCAAGCTTTAGTATCTCCAGGATCTCTTACCGGTACATTATTGAGACCCATCTCAACTGCGGCATAATCGCTGCCGCCTTTGAAAATCGAATCTCCCACATATACTACATCATCTTTGCTTACATGAAGTCTCTTCATCAGCTCATCAATACCATACTTCTTATTGATACCCTTCATAGATACATCAATTGAATTCATACCGGCAATGCGGACATCATAGCTTTGAAGCTTTTTACGCAACGACTCCACCAAGACTCGACGCTTATTGCCATCGACATCCCACTTCTCTTTGACTTCAAACGGAACTTTTTGTCCGAGTGCCGCAAAGGTTATTTTAGAATCACAGTTTTCGAATTGCTTACCCCAGAGCTTTTGAGGTGTCTCAAAAGAAGACTCTGCAATTGCCTCTTCAAAGGCATTATTGATTCGATCAATATCTCGTGTAGCCAGCTTGTGTTGATACGCTGCCACCCAGCCATACCTTGGCCAGGACTGATATAGGCTTCCACCAGATGCTGGCAGCAAATACAGGTTATTGAGTAATCCCTGATCAAGACTTAGGAGTCCATTGATCTGTTTGCAAACTTGCTTCCATGGAGCCCCAGAGATTATAGCTACATTATAAGATGGTAAAATCTTACTAATCAACGTTACCATTTCATCGTCTAAGGGGTCTTTGGATACAGTAAGAGTACCGCCAAGATCTAAAACAATTGTCTTCATACTATTCTCTGCTACAGAAGTTATAAACTACTCGCCGCTCTCGACTTTTAATAATTCAATCCATCCATATCTAATTGCCTTCTTAGCCAAGGACCAATCTAACGTCTGGATTATCGCATTTAGTTTCTGCTCTAAATAGAAATTGTTGTCTCCAACATTAGTGTATACAATATCATTTGTTCCAATTATTACACTTGGATGTTCAGAACAAAATCCACTTATAATCTTGTAACTTCTATTCCTAATTTGTGACATATAATAATGCCTAATTAGACCAATGCCGTATCACTATCTCTCCAAATTCGAATGCTTTCTTTTATTTCACGAGGCAACGAATCAAGCCGGACATACTGTGATATAACCGGCTTGGAATTATCACTCTTCAATACAAAAATGGTATCTGGAAGATTTGAATCTTCCACAATTAATACCGTATTGAGTGTTGGAATGTTGGTAGCCGCAGCCATTACTTAACCCGCTTCTTTACCCGCACCTTTCTCCTGGCAGCCTTGCGCTTGTTGCGAGCCTTTCTCTTTTCTTCCAGTTCTTTTCCCAAAGACTGAGAAGCTTCCCTAATTAGTTGTTCTTTTAAATATTCCATATTATTTACTCCACTCTTTATATAACCATTCCTTAATGCACGGACTAAGATTTTCGTAAAACGAATCATCTGGTAATTTACCAAAGAGATTTACTAAATATAGAAGAAATCTATATTCCATTAAATATCATCCATATCTGGAGAATCATCTCCAACAACAACTTCTTTATGTGGAACTCTTCCTATCAAAGATACATGTTCAGTATGTGAATTAATTAGCCAATTATATAGTTCGACAGTGTTTTGGACATCTACCTCTGCGCTGTGAGCCCCAAGCTTTGGTACTAACCCAATCCCGAGCATGAAGTTGTTCAGACCGAACTTGGGCTTGAGGGCACCGTACTTGTCCCGCTTGATCTCGACGCCGGCATCAACTTGAGCCTGGGCAATCTTCTCGCCGTTGCGGTGCTTGGCCACGTGCCTCTTAGCGAAGCTCTGAGTGCAAAGCCAAAGATCGGCTAGGAACTCCTTGCCAGCCTTATCCCAGGCCCGGTGGATGAATTTTCGGTCAAAGGGAGCGTTATGTGCTATGATGCAGCGGCTAGCTTGGGTTTGGCCGTCCTCCTTGAGGAACATGTCAATGGACTCAATCGCCTCCTCAATCGGAATCCCTTTCTTCAGGTCATCTGGCGTAATCCCTTGAACTTCAAGGGCTTGCGCGCTATAAACGTGAGGTCGTTTCACCCTAATTTGAAGACTCAATTGTTCTCTATCGATAACTCTAAGTACTGAGATTTGGTTAATCTCATGCACGTCGCAACTAAGTCCGCTAGTTTCCGTATCTATGATATAATAATGTATTCCGTTTGACATGTATCTTCATGTCAAGATGTCACCAGCTCTCGACGTTTGCTTTTAAATTTTGGATATCTTGCTGGAAATTTAATTGTTCCATGATAAGGAATCCAAGATGACTCGATATAGAGATATGCGTACATTGCAGTTGATTATCTTGCCTTTATAACTATCTTGGATTCATATTCTTTAATCATAAGGCAAATCTTAGTCCCAATTAATTTTGATGCATACACCAAGGCATCATCTGGGCTGCTTTTGTTTGGATTATCTCCAATGAACGCATCAACTCCAGCGTCATATTCAATTGGAAGTATAACAGAGTCATGCACATAAAAACCATCTTTTTTAAGATCTATATTTGCCTCTATAACATTACCAGGAATACTAATCGACAATCCTATATTTAAATTCTTTCCATATTTCTTTGAGGATTTTACTATAGTTATCAATTGATTTTCAAGTTCGTCAAGCGCCACCGAAAGATCTCCGCCAATTGCCCGATTAAGTGCCTCTTCTGCTTTTTTGATATCGTACATATTTACTCCTAATATTTAACTTATAATTCTATTATGAACCCACGGCCATCCTCGATTAGAAGTTCTTAACTAACTTAACTAATGATGTATTGGCATCTTTTACAGTAATCTTCTTTCTAAGTAATCTTGGTATATCAAGCTCTGGTTTCTCAAGCATGCTTAGTAAATGTGGATTATCTAATTGTTTGAGAGCCTCTGCTTCATCTACTGCAAATGTTTGGAAGCGTATCTTGGCAGGAACTAATCCCTCAACTAATACAATAAACCTTTGTCGAGGTTTTGGAGCCTCCGCCTTCTTTTGAACTGGCCTTTTACTTTCACCTTTCTTTTCTACCATAACTCTCCTATGTTTTAGATTGTCTTCCAGGTCTGACACACGTTCCTTTATATGGACGCCAAGTTTTCCAAATCTTGTACAATTCAAATTTCCTAGATAATGAGAAGTTTGAATTTTCGTATATATGATTCAAAAAAGATAAAGCGTGTCTTCCAACAAAATACACATCAGTTTTACCAACACAACTATTTATATCATACTTATCGCAAAACTTCTCAATATCAAATCTCATAGCATCTGAATATGATGTTATCTTACATCTTGGAGATGTACATCCGAACCAAGGATTTGTAATACTACCATCACTATCACTCAGCCCCCTAATAAAGTGCCACATTAATTCATCCGGTAGGTTTGGTAAAGATAATGAGTAGCATTTTTTACCAGGAACTATCCTAAGATGACCGCAAATATCTTCTACAATTCTTGTTGAGTTTATTTTCACAGATAGGCAGTTTTCATCAGGTACTATATTGAGTGTCGGCGCAACAAATGATCGTAGTAAATTCAAGCTCTCCACATCGTTTTTGTTGGCGTGAAGAGCAATCCGTTTGTTGTCGATGCTGCCATCACCAGCTATCAAACCTAATAGGTAAGCCTTGATTTCCGAGTCTATTTCTAAGAAACACGTTTCATTCTTTCGGTGTACAAACGCACCATTTCTTTCCCCAACATTCACCGACTTGTTATAGCAGTATGTGCAAATATCTTTATCTTGATTTTTTAATCTAGACTTTACAATCCACCTGTATCCCTTTAAATATCGACCCTTACATTTGATAGAAGATTTTAAGTCACACTCTATCAGTACCTTAGAATTTGTATTTTTGTAACTAGATAGGTCTACAATAACCATGACATCCCTCACATTTTCCACAAAAGAAACGAAAATATTCAATTTATTGCTATCCGTAGTTACTACTAAAACACCAAGTACCATTCTACGAGTAGCTGGGGGTTATATTAGGGATAAGTTATTATGCCTAGATTCCAATGACATAGATATTACCGTTGATAATATGACTGGCGAAGCTTTTGCCAATTTAGTCAGCAACTACATGACTGAACATGGACTCAAAAAGCAGAACGTTACTGTTGTAGGGGCAAACCCAGATCAATCGAAACATCTAGCTACTGCTATGATCAAACTGTTCGGGCTGCCGATCGACTTCGTGAATCTGCGTACAGAGACATACGCAACAAGCCGAATCCCAACCATGAAAATGGGCACCCCCGAAGAGGATGCTCAACGTAGAGATCTTACCATCAACTCGCTGTTCTACAATATTAATAATGGCGAAATTGAGGATTATGTAGGCGGAATCAAAGACCTTCGTGCAGGCATTGCGCGCACCCCTCTCGATCCGATGCAAACATTTCTTGACGATCCTTTGCGCATTCTTCGAACGGTTAGGTTTGCGGCTAAGTACGGACTGGAACTTGATCCGGCTATCATTACAGCTGCTCACAAACCAGAAGTCAAAAAATCATTCAAGAACAAGATTTCAAATGATCGCATCTGGGCTGAGCTTGCCGGCAAGAAAGAAGGCGACAAGTACAAGGCCGGTGCTCTGATTGGCCAAAACCCAACACGCGCCATCGAGCTGCTAAAAGAGCTTGGCTTGATGGAGGCGATATTTGACCCCACACCAGAAGAGGTCAAGAACCTGGCTCCGCCCCCAAAGCCGCCAGAAGACCCAAACGTCCCTGTTGAACCACCGCGCGAAGAACGAATGGTTCCATGGGAAACTCCACAGAACAACCCTCATCATCAGTTCGATATTTGGAATCATACTCTGCAAGTGGTGAAGAATCTAATTGATCAAACACCACAACCAATTCGTGAAGACCAAGAGACGTACCTTGTGCGTAACCTAGCAGCATTGCTGCATGACATAGGAAAACGATACACTGGAATTCAACGCACTTCGGAGAACGGCGGTCATACCTCATATCATGGACATGAGGAAACCTCTGCTAGATTGGCTAATGCCGTACTAAACAGATTGCGAGTTCCACAGAATATTATCAAAAGAGTTATGGATTTGATTTCTGTGCACTTGCGCCCTCATACCCTATTGGATCAGGGAAGTTCCAGGAACTATCGAAGATTCGTTCGTGATTATCCTGATTGGGAGCATAGTGTCGATCTTGCTATTGCTGACAATCTTGGGAAGCAAAACTTCACTCAGGAACAAGTAGAAACTGAGAAACAAAAGTACGAAGACTTGCGTGGAAAAATCCAAGAATCCATGCAGTGGTCAAACCATAACCCACGACACAACCGGACTATTCCTCGTCCAATTACTGGCAATGACCTCATTGCCATTGGTATAAAGCCAGGCCAAATCATGGGTCAGATTATGGCGGCTCTCGACGAAGCCCTGCTGGACAATCCAGGTATGAGCAAAGAAGAAGCTCTTGATTTAGCAAGAACCTTTATTTGATGCTTCTGCCTTTGCTTTAGAAAACTCCTCTATAAGTTCTGGCTTGGCAGAAAATACACAATTTTCATCACGCGCTGTATCACGGCATCCATTTTCATGTTTACAGTATTCACAAGTCCATGCCCTGTGAAGTTCATATAAAGTTTCTGGTTTCCAGAGTCCCATCATGTTTCCTTACTGCGTAGATTGGTTTCGATAATCGCGCAACCTGCGCCTAACGATTCCCAGATACAATTCAACCTCCTCTTCATCCTCAAGTGGTCCGAAGAGGTACATGACAACAGCCAGACAAGCTGTATGCTCTAGGGTTTTTGTGTCTGGGAATTGCTTTTCGAAGTTTTCGACAAGCTCCACTATACGCGGCTTGTATCGACTATCATCATTCCACGATTTATTCTTGCAAATCTCTTCCCATTCTTTAATCATTTTTCATCTCCAACAATAACTGTCCTAATAGCCCTAGGATGGCCGGATAATGCGCGAGGATTAATGAACCCAATTCCAATACGCTCAACTATTCTAAATTCTCCACCCAGTAAGTCAGGTAATACTTCTGGCTTTGGCCCCTTCCAGATATGTCTTTCAGGATTAATTGGAGTCATCTCAATTACAATCTCATTAGCAGGATGAAGATCATCCTCGGTAATATCTGGGTAGCCTTCTCTTTTAATAACAATCATAGTATGATGCTATGTGGATGTGATTCTTTCAAGCCAGCATTGGATATTACTACAAACTCAGGATCTAATTTCAGTTCTTTAAGATTGCGCGCACCTTGATATGAGCACCCACTTCTTATACCCTCAGTAAGTTTAATAACAACGTCAGCAACTTTTCCCTTATAGGGGACAAGGGCAACAACACCCTCTATATGATTTTGTTTATGGGTAGAGCTACCCTCATACTTCTTGAATTTTGAACCTCCATCTAAGATGCCTGTGGGCCTATAACGATCATCAATAACCGAACCTGGCGCTTCATCAGTTCCAGCAAATAGATTGCCAATCATTACCAGATCTGCAAAGGCCAAAGCCTTCACACAATCACCTGCGCTCTTGATTCCGCCATCGGCTATAAATATTGGCCATTCGCCATCGTGCTCACCATAGCAACCATTGCATACGTTGTCTAAAGCGCTGAGTTGTGGATATCCATTGCCAGTCTCAATTCTTGTTGTGCAAAGAGATCCTGGCCCAACACCAATCTTGATAATATCAGCTCCAGCACTCCACAGATGATTGGCCCCGGTCTCAGTAACCACATTACCAGCTATAATAAGAATGCTTGGATATTTGGCGCGAATATCTGCAACAAAATCATATACTTTATCATGATCTCCATGGGCAACATCTACGCAAATTACATTGCACCCAATGTTATAGAAATCACTTACTAATACTTTATCCTCATCCTTTATACCAACTGAAACCCCAATCAACCCATCAGATACCGAGTTCCTAGCTGTATCGAAGTTCTTTAGAAGAGTTATATGGTCATCAAACCGATGAAGGATAGGGAGCCCGCCAAGATTGGCTATGGCAATTGTCATCTTAATTTCGGTAACAGTCTTCATATTTGCCGAAAGAATAGGCAACTTCAAACTATTACCTTTTGGTAACCTAACTGATAAATCTACATCATCGCGAGATTTGAGAGAGCTGCGTTTGGGGATTAGAAGCACATCGTCAAAAGTATATCCTTGAGTGAACATGTGTACTAAATAGTACGGCGAAAAGTATGCGCTCTCGACGATTCTTATATTGACAGCTCTAAATTGATGTGCATATTGAAACCCAACGAGGAATCCAGAAGGGAGCCCTAGGTATGCTTAGAGGTAGCTCGATACCTTATAAATCGAGACGAGGATAGTCATGATTATTAAAATGAGAAACGGTAATATAGCTCTCGAAGAGTTAGCTTCTAACGAAAGAACGTCTGGTGGAATTTACATTCCAACAACAGCCGCTCGTATAGGAAGTCTACGGCACGGTAAAGTAGTTGAAGTTGGCCCCGGTGAATTGGTTCAGGGTCAGTTCGTAGCGGTAGATTTTGAAAAGGGACAAGAAGTAATCTTTGATGTTTCGCGCTCAGAAACCATAGAGGTTGACGGCAGAAAATTGACCATATGTAATATGGTTGATATTATAGCTATCGTAAGCGCTAAGCACTTGTCAGTAGTTCCGACAGCCACAATCCCAAATGAAACCGCTTAATTAGGCGCTTCATCTGAGACGGCATCTGGCTCTACGGCGTATACTTCTATCGAACCATCACTGTTAAGTTCGCACGTGATTTCTCCATCGAAATCATCTGGGAGATCTCTATACCAGATTGCAAAGGAAATGTATTCAAGCGCTTCTTTAACAGAAAGAGTCTTGTGTCGTGTTACTGCCGGCATAACTATCTCCAATAGTGATCTTGCGTAAGCAAGTGTCTATTAGATATATAACACTATGCCAAGGAAAGATGTGTCCGCATATTTTTTGCGGCCTCTTCGTCTGACCTAAAATTATTGATATCAAACAATATACCATTATGGTATTCATTACCCATGGTAATATTATCTTGCCTATCATCAAAATACTTTACTTCTCTTCCCCATCCATAATTAATTAAGAAGCTCTGGAAAAACAATCTAGTTGGTTTTCTTGCCCCAACATCACAAGAGAAGTGTTGGATACACTTATTAAATATCTTGCAATTATCACGAACGAAATAAGCGTGATCTGGTCCTATATTAGATAGAAGGGCAACATCATAATTATTACCAATCAATTCTTCTACAAGATCTATCATTGGTAATGATGGTGAGAATGTTTCCATCCATCTGTCATGAATATCCTGTAGTGTCTTATTTGATAGATGTGGATTTAGTTGATAGAAGCTTTGCTTTATATCGTATAACCCAATTTCCTGAGAGTGCTGAAAGCTGCCTCCCATGAACTCATAAGCCAAACTGGTATTCTCAACTATATTGAGACCAATCAACAGATCTAATAGTGGGGTAAGATCAAAATGAAATAAGACATTCCCAATATCAAATGCGACCTTCCTAACCGGACTAATCTGAATGTAATCTTTCGTCAAGCTGCCTCCATTTTTGAACAGATAGAGATGGGTGGGGAGCTGAACGCTCGACCTGCCTCTTGACAAAATCCATATTCATTGATCTGCCAATATTAATCGCAACTCCATACCACTGCAACAATTGCGCATTTAGCACTTGTTCAATTTCTGATGGATTGGGACTTATAAAGAAAGACTTCCCAGAATACAAACAATCTGATACAAAGCTTGTTTCGCCTGTAGTTACCAAAGAGTTTTCAGGAATTAGTCTTTGAATATTTGATATGTCTATTTCTGATGTCAACTCTTTAGGGCTTGTAGTATATGGTCTTACCCACTCAAAGCCGCGCTTCAATAATGGCCTAGCTGAAATATCACAGAGTGGAGAATACACTAGATAAGCGTCACCACGCGGTAGTGATTTGAGATACAGTTTCGTTGTATCCATTATCTTGGTATTCAGCTCTTTTCGTTCATGCTCAATACCAATCATCTGGAGCATTGGACTGCAATACCATAGCGGAACTTCCAATACTTTTGCAACCATCGCTGTGAAGAACTCACAATCGCTGATCACTAATTCTGGTCCCCACTCCAATAGATCATTGATGATCATGTCTGCCATATCATGATCCACTGGTGGTCCGGCAATCCCATACTTATCTTTGAAGTAGTTCTTCTCACATCGGACAGATAGTGCATCCAAACACCAATCTATAGATTGTAGATATATACTATTTCTATAGTAAGCGGCAATGCTAACCTCATGTTCCTGAGCATGCTGAAGAAATCGAGACAACATGATATTGGAACCTATGTTATTGTTAGCTCCAAACAGAATTTTCATGCATTTCCAGTGTCATAGGCATTGAAGATCATGTCATCTTCTATTTCTACAGAATCACCAGGACATAGCGTTCCTGCACGCTGCATATCACCAACAACTTTGCCTCTGTAAGTTACACTTATGATTCTACTGGGATTATATCCAGCACGAGAAAGTATCTCTTCATAAGTAAGTTTCAGTGGTTTTTTATTACCGTTTATTGTAATTTCCATTATTCTTCCTCATTCGCAATCCAAGCTAGAACATGACCATGGCATAGCTTAGGGCTACAAAAGCAGCCGAGCACTTTAGATTTCAATTCTCTCTTAATCATAGCCATCATTTCTGGCTGTGATCGTATCCATTCCTCATATTTTTTTACGGCCTCAGCTCTTGATTCAACTTTGAATTTTGCTAAAGTACCATCTTCATGGGAGAACGGATTTCCATATTTCGAAGGACGTCCAATATAGACATCATAAGGTTTTTTACCTTTATTAACTACTAGATGCCAAATTTTTCTAAAATCCATATCGAAGTCCCAGCCCCAAATATCTATCATATCATGATCAGATATATACAAACTTTCCTGTAACATATTATTTAAATACACCTAATTTTAGACCATGTGGTCTTACGCGCATTACGCTACCCTCGGATATAACAACCAAATGATTTTTTTCTTTATAACCCTTGCCTTAGGAAGCTTGCTCTTATACAGAAAGAATAACCATTCCAACAGCTCATCATTTGCATAGTAAGCCACATTGAATATTTTATCACTAATTCTTTCGTATTCTTTGTCAGTCATCACTATCAACTATAGTTGTCAAACTACATTTTATGAGCCATCAACTCAGAGCGAATTTCCATCCACAACTTCCCCAATTGATTCCTACCATCCCTATTAGGTCCCCAGCCCCAGAAATCATCACGCCAAGAATTCTCCACAAGCTCACGATCGCCAGTAGCAAGAAGCTTGCGGCGTACATATTCATGCTGGTTGACTTTGGCGCGTAGAATATCTCGCATGATGTCAACCTTAACAAGATCCCAATCAATCAGACGTATCGCCTTATTTTTCTCAGCAATTTTGAATGCTTCGTGAGCGCTTGGGGCTGTTTGAATAGCCGCTCGTACAATGATCTCTCCTGGAAATTTCTCCCAGTGGTAAGCAGCTTCGCTAGTGTCGAATCTCAAGTTCTTCCAACTTAAAGTAAATGCCGAGAAGTTGGATAATACGTAGAAATCTTGCTCGTAAAAGCAAATACGCTCGTCAGTATCTAGGCCGTGATTCATATCAATTCCTTTCTGAGTAGGATTCACTAAATGCTGCAATGATTGGATCTTTGAGAACTGCAATAATCTTCTCGAATAATTCCTTGGTCATCTTAACGTCACCGTCAGCTCTATGGGCCGTAGCCTTAGTAATGCTGAAGTCTTTGACCAAAGCTCCGAGACCATAACGTGCTCGCTTCTTTCCAGTGCAAACATCGATCAGTCGAGCAAGCTGCATCGTATCGATGATGTATCCCTGATTGCGTCTCTTGCCTTTGCCCTCGATCCAATATCCGAATGGAAAATCGTCTTCGGAGCCGGCCTTGCGCCACAGAGCAAGAAGGAATTGATAATCGAAGTCAGGATTCTGACCGATGAATACCCGCTCTTCCGCAGCTGCCCCATCCTCCATCAGCCACATTTCGATCTCTGGAAGAACTTCGCTTGGGAGCCTATATGTTTCCCTTCCCTTTTGAGTTTTACAAAGGATATCTTCCAGAAGATGTCCATTGACACGAAGAGCTTCATCTTCGATATTCTCCGGAGATAAAGGCTTAAGACACCAAGTCTTGCTTTCGACGTCACCTATACGCCAAAGGCAAAGTTCAATGACATCGTGTTTTTCTGGATCTGTACCTGTTGTTTCTACGTCACAGACATATTGAACATACATGTCATTTAGACGGACTCAGCGAATCGCTCTCGACTGGCTTTGTTGGCGGAGATAAACGATCGAAGTACCGCATAAACCAGATCATTATTTCCTCAGCAACAGGAATATCAATCGTAGACCCTAGTTCATTAGAGAATCGAAGGAAATGATCATCTCTTATACTTCTTGTTCCTTGGAATATAATCATACCTTTACCTGCAACTGTCTTTTGAATTCAGAAACAGATTTCCATCCATTTTTAATTCCACTGATGATGAACATCACTCCATCTGTTGTTCGAAGAAATTCTTTTTCCTTAGATGTGAAACGTATTCCCTTAAGAACAAGAGCTTCTTGTTCGTTTATGAATATCTTCCAATCCTCATGAGAGCTGTTAGCAACTCTCTTTACTCTTACAGAATTACCTGGAATATAATCTTCATCATTGAAGAACTCGGAGTCTTGTTTTATAAAAGACCCTTTCTTACCAGCTTTTTCGTCATAGGCAAATTGATCATCATCTGCATATTTATTGTAAGCACTTTCGCTTCCATTCATCTTGCAGCTCCTTCAGCTGCCACCGCTCCCATAATGCCGGCAGCTGCTATACCTTTAATTCCTGCACATTCTCCAGCGACAAATAAACCATCAACCTCGGTTTCTAAGTTGTTAGCTATATTTATCTTGCTTATATTTGTATCAATATCTGGAACATGGAAATATCCTCTATTGATAATATTAGGGAATACTGGCTCAAGAGATTTTAGAACTCCTCCAACCCAAGAGTATTCTGGCATTTCTGCCAAATCTCCAACGCCATGAGTAAAGCTCTTTATCTTCTCTCTACCTACCCTATCACCAGATAACAAATGTGATAGTTTTGCAATCCTATCCACATGCGCACATGGACTGGTATTCACTTCAATGCTTTTCTGTACTGAGAAGAATACCTTGTCTGACTTCCACCTATCTTCATTAGATCTGAAAGCGGCGATAGTCATGTCGTCATGATCTTCTTGTATTACGGAGCCCATCCATTGAAGAGGGCCAATATCCAAATCACCTTTTACCAAAGAGCAATGAGATTTATGGAACTCTTTCAAGGCCGATGATGGCATTTCGACTCTGACGCCATACCTTGCTATATTATCTTGCTGTAAGAGACCTAGGTTTTTGTAAATGTTATTAACCCAGCGCCAGCCGCTTCTACCAACTCCCAGAATAAGCTTCTTACAATTGAAATCTCCTTGAGAAGTATTGACAACGAATTTCTTATCGTTCTTCAGGAAATCGAATACCTCAGTGTCAAAGCTTAGGTATACATTACCAGCGGATTCAATCTTCTCTGAAGATATCTTTGATAACTGATGTATCTGATCTGGATTCCATTGATCATAATTATGTACAACCAAATCAAATCCATTATCAGCAATAGTCTTCTTAATAGCCGGAGATGGTTGTTTGGTTTTTATGTTTCGTTGGACATTTACTTCACTCAATTGCAAATCTAGCCAGTCTTTTATTGCACGGACTCGCCTACCATCAGCAATTTCCAAAACCTTATCAGCATCCTCATCTAAGTAGATCTTACCATCCCCTGTAGGGAAACATCCTAGATATCCTTCTAATTGGCGACGTCTACGTTTCACATGGATTGGATCTTGGCGCAAACAATTAGGAGGAGGTGGCCCGAACTCGAACACAACAACTTTCAGGCTCTTGTGTCGTTCGGCTAATCTTAACGCCGCGAATACGCCAGAAACACCAGCACCAATAATTCCGATATCATAATTATAGTTCATAGGAGGATGTGGCGCTCAAATAAGATTGCCTTACACAATCATATATCGCGTCTGTTCCTGATATAACATCATCCTGAATATCTTTGATCTTATTCTCTAATTTACCAGATACTCCCAATGGCCACATAAACCAATAAGCAGAGCTTTTGAAATATTTGGTATCTATTTTTGTGGCATCCGCAGAGAGTAATTCAGCTATCTTGCTAGGTTGATTTTTTAAGAATTTGAGTTGTGAGTTCGATACAAACAAACTCATCGCATATGCATCAATCTCAAAATAAGTTCTAAATGGCGCTGGTAATGGAGCTGCACAAACCAAGAATAGCAAAAACCATATAGAAAATGGCGCTAAGAGAGCAAGAATAACCAAGCATTGCGGAAATAAATACAATAGACCAAATAGTATTTTACCATACTTATTAGCTTGCTTCACATGAACTAATTCATGAGCTAATAATATAATTGAAGATTGGTCATTATTTTTGACAAAATCTTTACTTGGGAAATATATAGTACTTCCAATAGTTGATACGAAATTAGTCATGAAGCTTTTGCTAAAGAATAATAGAGCTCCAAGGAACTTCATAAACAATGATTCATTTTTGTATTTGATATCGAACTTATACAACTTATGCATGTTGTCTTCGAAAGCTTTAAAATACATAACATCCTATGATTTTTCAACAGCAAAACATAGTCTTGTCAGACTAACTTCTGGTGTGATTATATTACCACCTTGAGATTCAGCAAAGAATTCTAATGTAGCTGCTGTTAGACCTGTTATTATGACTAGTAATTCGACACCATTTGTTACAGTTGGAATTATAGTCCTTTCGGTGCTGGCTCCTGGCTGAGAGGTCTTACTTCCACCATCTATTATGTAAGATACTCTGAAATCTAATATATCAGCATTTGGTGAGTTTACATCCAAGCTCAATCTACAAATCCAAGAATTTGTAGGAACCGACTCTCCTACAATAACGCTATACGCTCCCATGCTTGCCCATGATGGAGCATCTATTAATGTTGGTGTTGTAATTGAGTAGGATCCTGCATATTTAATATCACTATTGTCATTGCTACAATTTCCCAAAATATGGTTGAAGTATAATACCTCTACAGTATCACCTGGAATTAAAGATCCAGAAGTCAGCGTAATAGTATTTCCGACAACTATATAATCTGTCTGCTTGATTCCATCAATAAACAAAAGAACAAAATCATTCCACGCTTCATTTGATAGTGTTAATATCATTTGACCAATCATTGTAACTGTCAATGATTCTGTAATTGGCTGCCAGATATCTCCTTCCGTATCTGTAACAGTATAGTAGGCCTCAACTACATCGCTTGTAATTAATGAAGGAGTGCCTGTCCAAGTAAGACTTTGACCAATCACGGTGTAGCTACTTATTGGTTGTTTTAGGCCGCCAATGAATAGGGTAACAAGACCATTTTTTGGTACTAATGATAGTGTAAAGGCAGTCTGACCATTTATCAAAACTGGAAGGACTTCAAGAGTTGGCCTGTATACATTTCCTAAGTTAGTATCATGGAAAACTTCATAGAAAACTTCAAAATTATCTGATGTAGAGACGGCTTGTCCAGACCATATTAAGCTGGAACCAGATACAATGTAATCATCAACTTCTTGCTTGATTCCATCTATGAAAACCATTACTATGTGGTTGTAAGGGACAAGAGATAAAGTAAAGCTTGTCTGACCATTTGATGTGACTGGTAATGATTCTTGAATTGGCTGATAACCATCAATACATTTACCAGTACCGCCTCCACAACAAGGAATATGAACATTCACACGGCCATTTATAGCAAAGTCTATATCTTCGGTTACTGTTACTCCATCTCCGAAGAAATTGATCTGTTTAACTTGAGCATTATCAGTTACTGTTGCCGAATTGTAAAAAACTCCAATACCAATAGATGCCCAAATAGAGCAGAGCAATGCCTCCATTGCGTCTAAACGGTCTCTTACAGTTGTATAAGTTCCACTGGGCTGAATTCCCAATTCGCCTTCAACCGCCAGAATTGACTCTCTATGGCGGTTTACAACTTCAGCTTTTACCGGAGTCTGCAAGTCTACAATTACGGGCAAACCACGGGTATCCGTAGGGCGCGGGTCATCCTGATCGCACGGATAGCGGGTATAGGTATATGCCGGATTCACCCCGCAAGGTACTGGATTACTAAAATCGCATGGGTTGATAGTTACCATTGATCCTCAAAAGCTAGCCATGGTTTCATTTTATATGGCAGATTATGTATACCCGGATCTAACGGATTAAACGAAATAACCCTGGAAGTTTTCACTTCCAGGGTCATTTACCACAAATGTTGTCAGCAATTATTCTGCTTGGAACAACGTTTTGATTTGCCGCTGAGTTACTTTGCTCGGATTGATGCGGTAATAGAACGTCCTCCGGCTGGTCTTGCGAGCTAGGTCATCAGAGCTTTTACACTCAACCCGGAACCCACCAAATTCAGCCTTTCGCAGATCTCGTACCCTGGCAGTTGCTGACGGAATCCTACTCAAACGAGAACGTGGGATCCATTCGCCATCAGCTGACAATAGGCGTACACCAACGCGCTGGGTGTTATTGGTTATCTTGGTCATCTTCTGAATTGCTTGGATTGTTGTCTTCAATGTTTTCATTTTGTCTTCCTTGTTGTACGATTGGGCCTGAAACAGACTTCACAGCTTCAATCAATTTTGCTAATGATACTTCAGCCGAATTTACTAGTAACTCCAGATGATTGTCTGCTTTCCTAACCGCGACTAGCACATGAATATGATGTGCCTTTTTTGATCGCTGAAGTTCTAAGTACCCACCATCACCGAAAGAAATTCGCATTGCTCGACCTCAAAAATCTTTGGCACTTATACCGTGATCAGTAATAATATGCCTGTTTCCATCTTCATCAATGGTTACACTATGTTCAAAATGACATCCGATGTCATGAGTTACAACTGTCCATTTATCAACCAATGTTCTTGCCCGAGTATTATTACCAAGGACAAACATAGGCTCTATTGCAATTGACATTCCTGGTTGAAGCTTCACCCCTTCATTAACTCCAGATTTATTTGATACAAATGGATCTGCGTGCAATTTATCATTGTCGATTCCATGACCGCCAAAATCTGTAATTACTCCAAACTTGTCTTGCTTAGATCTTTCCCAAATCGCCTTGCCGAGTTCGCCAATACGCCTACCAATCTCTACAAGCTTTATGGCATCATGCAAAGCTTCTTGACAAGATATTAGCATACGGCCAATTTCAGGATTGGTTATCTTACCATATACATATGTTACGGCACAGTCTCCAATTGCCCCTTCGAAAGTTGCTCCGATATCTACTTTTAGAACGTCCCCATCCTTCAAATTGATATCTCTGGTGCCAATGCCATGAACAAGCTCTTTATTCAAAGAGGCACAAATAGAAGCCGGGAATCCTCGATAGTAAAGGAAAGTTGGAGTACAATTATTATATCTAATCAACTCCTCTACTAAGGAATTAAGCTTGGAAAGCGTTAGGCCACTGGCCGTGCCTTTCAACATAGCATAAATCTCATTATGAGCCTTAGCTACAACACGACCAGCAATCTTCTGCCGCTCAATCCACTCTTTGTCCTTCAGAACAATTATTTCACTCTTTTGGGTCATCTTCTTTCTTAGAAACCCTCTTGTTGCTGCGACCTTGCTTCTTTAGTATTTCTTTTTGTGCTTTGACGCGCTCGGCAATCAATGCCAACTCAGCCTCTTCGGAATCATCAACCGGCTCGGGTTTGGCCTCTCCCTTGAACTTCTTAACTGCTTCCTTATCGGCCTCATTCTTGAAATAAAAATCATGAATTTCAGCCTTCTCTTTATCAGTTAGATCTCGACAAAGTTTTTCCTCTAACTTTAGTTCATCTTCTCTTTGAGAGTATCTAGCTTCATCAATATATCTTCTAGCTTGCTCATCATCTGGATGATCTGGTGCAGTATCAGCATCTTCCCAAAATCCATCTGATGACGATGTATCAAGAGATACAGTTGCCTCATTAAGATCACGGATAGCTGAAGAACCAATCTCTATTGTTGGAATTTCAGTATTGGGAACTATAGTTATATTGCCATCCTTATTCAACTCGAATTTGACAATATTGACCGCATTATGAGAGAATATTTTGAAGTCAGGATCTTTTTTTGACTCCTCAAATACCTTTCTCCAATTCTCAAGATCTATTTGAGTTGGTTTATAATTATCATCGCCAATCTTGACCAGAAGTAATTCATTTGGAAACAAATCATCAATATTTGTTTCTCTTAATACTTCAATAAACTTCTTATCAAGCTTAATTCTCATATCATTGAGAGGCCTGAAATCATCTTTGCCAGAAACGCCCTTATCATTCATTACTACATTAATATGATTACGTACAGTAACAAGGGCGGCCAGATCAGATATCTTCATTTTTACTCTACCCCTTCAGAAGGTTCAACCTCTACCTTTGGATCTTCGACTACCGCAACCTTCTTATTACGCTTCTTCTTTTCAGGCTTATCAGCAGGGCCTTGCTCATCATCATCCTCAGTTGCCTTTGGCCATTCAACAGTTCCGGTAGAAACATCTACACGACAATTTTGAGCAAGCCCCTTAGCCAAGTACAACTGTTGAATTTGAACCTTAAACTCAAGCTCTGACAATCGAGCATCCTTCAATGCCTTTTCGGCAACAGAAGCAGCTTCAATAGCCTTTGCTCGTGCAGCGACAATAGGTTCCATGTCTTCTTTGCTAATCTGCGTAACTTTAGTCATTCTCATTCTCCTCTTGATCAAATACACTCCATGTATTTACGACCATCTCATAATAAAGCTTCTTGGCTAATGTTCTCGCCTTAATATCTTTTCGCATGATAAATTTAGGCTTGAACCATTGAGCTAGTTTAGTATCCTGACAATAGATTTCATATCCTCTATCACCATCTTCTATAATCTCTACTTCTAGTTCACCAAGCAAACCACGTAGTTTTATCTTTTCTTCTACAGTTAGTAATATATCAGGCCAAATATCTTCTAGAGGAACACCTATCTGTTCTAGTATGCTTTTAATAAAAAGGTTTCTCTCCTCTTCCTCTACAACCTTTTCGTCTCCTCTATCTAGATAAACCGACCGATTCATTACCCACATCCACTATATGTACACTCCTCGTTGGTACAATTACCACAGGCAGCTCCAGTCTTTCGATATGTTCGCTTGCCACAAGATGGGCACTTTTCCATAGGGACTGCGTTTTTCCTATCAAAATCTTCAATAGTAGATGTCTTAGACTCTTCCTCTTGCTGCTCTTCTGCATAAGTTCGCAAGACACGAGCAATATTAGTTGGCAAAGAGAATATATACTGTCCGCCAATCTTATCCAACTGCTCACAGATGAACATGATAGGAACACCATGCCTCAAGTTCATGCTGGTTGTTCTTGCTGTCAGCTCTAGGATTTGAAGATCTTTTTCGCTCAATCCAAAATACGGGGCAATCACCAAGACCTCATACGGCTTCTTGGTACCAGGGAAGAAGCTCACTGTAACATAAGCATTTCTCGGTTCACCATTACCAAAATCAATTCGAATCTTGTGCGTCTCTGAATCCAGAATCTTGTCACGCTTTGGAGCAAATGCCTGACCGGGCGCATCAAAGATTGGTGTAAACCAACTAAGTACATCTTGCTTCGTATACTTGGGCAATGATATACCATCTGCCGTTTCCCAATCAAAATTGCCCTGAGCTAAACTCTTAGCCTTGGCAATCTCCTTCAATTCCTTGCTGACATCTTCCAGCTTAGAGGCGATGGCATCCCACAGATCAAATCCTTCCTTATCAAAGACTTGACTATAATGTCCGATAAGATAGTTTTCGCACTTCAGCGCCTGCTTATCGCCTGTTACCAAAACTCCATCGCGAGATCCGTCAACATAAACGGTGACTCCTTTGAGGCCATATTTCCAAGCCTCCATATAGATCTTAGAAACAACACTATTGGGAGTTCCTGCAGGTAAATTGATAGTACTACTAATCGAATGATCGATATGCTTCTGCTCAGCAGCCTGGATCATGATTCGCTTTGTCCAGTCTACCTCATCCGAGTTAACAAAGAATTCAGGAAGTGGTGCGCTCTCATCTAGGCCGAACTTCTCTAGATATGCTCTAGCATTGTGTGAGAACTGCTTGTACTCTTGCCATGAATCACCATTGACGTCTGTGAAGTCAACACGTACACCAACATCATTTGGATTCACCTTCTTGCGGCGAATGAAGTAGATACGGAAGACTGGTTCAACACCCGAAGAAACATTGAAGTAAGAAAAATTGCCTAGTTTGGAAATGATAGCCACCGAACCAGTTGGGGCTTGCGTCAACATAGAAATGTTGCGCCTTCCATATATAGCCATATCAGCTAGGATGTCTGCTGGTAGGTCTTTGATGAAAGGATTGTCCTTTTCCAATTCCCAATTGAACTCTGGGAAGGGCCCACGAATTTTTGCCAACTCTACAGATGTTCTATAGGCCGTTTCTTTGAATGTTCGGTAGATTTTATCTACCATTTCAATAGCAGCATCAGAATCATACCTAATACGAAGCTGTGCTAAAGCATCGGCTAGCCCATGAGTTCCTAAGCCAGTTCTACGACCATCACGCCCGGCATCATGAAGCTTCTGCCAGATAACAATCTCCTGATCGACATCCTCTTGGGTAGTGCCAGTGTCTTTGATAACCGTTATGATCTTCTCAATCAATTCCAATTCAAGATCAACAAGGTTATCACCCATCCTTGCTTGAATAGCAACATCGGCAATGAAGCGATCGAAATCGAACTGGGCTGTTCCCTCAAATGGGTTGTTGACGTAATTCGTTAGATTCAAAGATATCAAACGGCAACTATCGCTTGCTGAAAGAATAATCTCTGAACATGGGTTAGTTGAAACTGACTTGAATCTTGGATAGCAATGTGCTGGTAATGTTCGTACGGCGTTATTCCAGAGAACCAAACCAGGCTCTGCTGACTTGGTTGCAGAATCAACAATAGCATCCCAAACACGGCGCGCAGAAACCTTTCGGCTGATCTTCGGCGTCTTACTTTCACAAGGCCAACGAACTTCATAATCAGTTCCATCTTCAACAGCCTTGAGGAACTCATCACTCAAGCGCAAGGAGATGTTAGCTCCTGTAACTTGAGTTAGGTCATGCTTCATGTTCGTAAACTTGAGCACATCTGGATGATGGACATCCAAAGTTATCATCAAAGCGCCACGCCTCCCGCTGTTATGAACATAAAATCCTTCGCACCAAAATAGATGTTCTTCAGGAAGCTCTAAATCGAATGTCTCTTCAACTCCGTCCTCTGTAATTGATGATACGGTCGCCTTTATAAGCAGACCGCTCTGAGCCAGCTTTTCGCCAGCAGACTTGATCTTCAAATACGCAGTGGCCGATACAAAATGTGAGTTATCAGGTATAAAATCATATTGATTATGAGTTACGCCAAGTGACTTTGCTTTGTATGGTGTTGTATAATTGTCTCGCTTAGAAATGAAGCGTTCATATATCTTTTCTGCAGGAAAAGTACCACCATCAATACAGGCAACCAATGCCTCTTGTGCATGTGTTCCTGTAATCGCTACAGAGTATAAATCTCTCCACTCTTTTGATGTACGATCTTCTGTGTGAATTTTACTAATAATTCCATTTGCCATCAACATTATCTGAATATCCTTGGCAAAAGAAAATGAAGTTGTTGAAAAAGAATATCCTTTTTTGGATTTACCGTTAGTTCCATCGGCGTCAAAGAAACCTGCCAAGAATGACATTTGAATCTCTGATGAGGCTTTTAATATACTAGATGGTACCCTAATTTTGGTTGATTTTTCCTTGAGTAGTGAATTAGCCTTCAACCAATGACAAACCAACTTACTGTTAATTGTGACCTTATTAACGGCACCATCACCGGGCCTAATTGATGCATCAATACCAAATACTCTTTTAATTATCTTACAAGCTTGTGCCTGAACCGCCGGATGTTCATGAGCACATGCTATTGAAATCAATAATGGTTCGTTGAATTTATCATACTCAACGCCCCCATCACCATACATTAACCCAAGGATATATGCTAAATCAGTATTTATATTACGCGGTAAATTTACATCTTCATTTAATCTATTTGAATTATTGTATTGCTTCTTTACGTATTCTGGACAAACCAGATCATCAGTTCCAACGCCAACCCTCCAAGCTCCAGGTATTAATACTACAGAGTCACCCTCTTCAAAATCACCTAGGCGCTTTTCTATCAGGACACCATCCTCTTCTGTTAAGAATAGATGATCTTCCGACGCCCGAACAGAGAAACCATACGATGTTTGTAGTTTGTAAATCTTCTTTGAACCATTAATGAATAAATTAGAAACCCCAATAAATCCATTCTTGGTCCATACAGAATCAATACTAGGCCTTACTTCCTCAATTGGAATTAGCCCATTTCTAGTAAGAACCCTCTCGCCTTTAGCAATACACTGTCCTATCTTTCTGGTAACTTCAGAGAAGAAATCTGCAAAGCTCCATGCTCCAGTTGTTGTGCGTGCGGCATTGTTCACCGTCATCCCATCTGGGCGCAGGGATGATAAATCAAACCCAACTCCACAGCGTCTTTTATAGAGTTGGGCAAGATTGTGAGCGGTCCTAAAAATACCAGAAATTGAATCTTCTGGAGATGCTTCAACGACGCAGTTGGAAGCACTCATTGTTTGGTAGGGATTTCCTACCGCCGCCATAACTGAACCTTGTGGTACAATGCGTCCAAATTGAGACATGGCATTGTAATATATAGCTGTTTGATTTGTGTTATCAATAGAATCATCGTATCTAGTATCAATACGAGCAAACTCTGTAGCCAGCCTATTGTGCATACTCTCTGGAGTTGGTTCTACAATATCACCATCAGAATCACGCATTGCGTATTTGTTCAGGTATACGCTGGCTGATATCTCCTCTCCGTTGAAGTAAGCAAGTGCTAGTTTATGGGCATCTTCGTATGAATACTTTTCCGACATAATTCCTCAAAACAAGTCTATCAATTCTCGTTTCAGCGTCTTCTTTGCTTCTGTTAATAACTTTATGCAGCTCATCCTAGAAATACTTAATCTATCGCAAATCTTACCAATAGAATAAAGGTCTCTGCGATTCTCGGATGCTCCGCCTAGTTCATAATGTAAGGTTATTACCTTACGCTGATCCTCTGGCAATTTATCCACCGCACTCCGAATCAAAGTAACCGCTTCGTCTTTAGCAATATGATCGAGAGCACTAATCTCTCCGTCGATAATTATTGGAAGTTGAGATACTTTGTACGGTTGAACATGCTTGGCATGTTTCAGCGGCACCTTGATAGTAGAGTGGCGATTCGCCTCTCGACTAATCTTGGTTTTGATGTACTTATTTGCCCACCAGTAGAAATCGCCCTTTTCGGGCTTATAAGTCTGCAATGCCCTATACAAAGCAATACGGCCATCTTGTTTAAGGTCTTCGTAATTTGCGAATCCCTTATATCTTCTAGTACGTGCATCAACTAAGTATTCAAGTTCTTTGGTACATTCTGATTGAATATCTTCAAGTTCTCTTTTTAGATTGTTGCTCTTAGACTTTACACATTTCTTTCTAAGGACAACCATATTACTCAAAAGAGCATTAATCCTATCTTGATCAATTACATTATTCAAAGTTCTCCTATATTAATCGTTATTGCCGTATAAATTACGAGCAAGCTTTTCATCTTTTCTAGCCTGACGAGCTATATCTTTCCCTTCTTTCCATAGCTTTTGTACAAGATCTCGACCAGTCAATTCAACTTGAGCAGAAACATTACAAGATATTAATCTTTTCACTTGTCCTTCAACTCCACAATTAGGACATGCTGTAGGAATAGGTGCATGTATACTGTATGTATCTTCAAATTCTTGTTGACAAGCTTCGCACAAATGATCATAAGTTGGCATATATTATCTCCTAATTTCCTTGAGTGTTTTACCAAGGAGTACTAATTCAACATCATCCATCCAATTGTCTCGTACTCTTTGTTTAAAGCTCTCATCAATAACCTTAAATACCAAATACAAATCACCTGTAATTGGATCAACTTCCATTCTAATGGCTCGTGCAACAGTATCAAAGACCATCAACTATCCTTTGCCTTATTCTTTGCCTCCTGAATTGATCTAATCAGGTCTGGTATATTGGCAGTTACATCTCCAGGAATTTCTCTCTGATCATATGGTACATCTATAAGAGATGCATTGGCAAAATTCTTAATCAAATTACCTTGACCCAATGGACCCTTTCGATTCTTGACTACATGAATCTTCAAATCTGGAAAGCTCATCTCGTTTTGCCTTGTCTCTATTTGAATACCCAAATTTACGTGATGCATTATCAAAGATGAACGTCCCCATCGATGCATACCAACTGCACGATTCTCATCCTTGGATCCTGTTGCGTTCCTCTTGAGATCTGTAAGCTGGGCAGCTGTAATAATTGCATTGTCATAAGCTCTTCCGAACTCATGCAATGATGCAGCTATCCCTCCAAGCTTCAACCAATCTTGTTCTTTTGCAAGAGCCGTACTGTGCATCAAACCCATATAATCAACGACTACCACGTCTGGACGATATCGTAACAGTGCATCATGATATCGCAGCTCAACCTCTTCAATTGTAAGGTTTCGTGGGACATCTACAATGTCAAAATAATAGCCGCTTCCTTGATATGCTTTGATAAAATCATAAGCCTTTTGTACTCTCATCTCTTCCTCACGAGATAGAGTGGCTTTGGTCAAGCCTCGCTGTGGAACATTAGCTAAGCTGGCAAGGAACCTAACAAAGCAGTCCTCATAGGGCATTTCCAGGGAGAAATAGAGGATATTGTAACCCTTCACCATTGAGGTGCTGGCAGACGACTCGATTGTATTTCCCTGAAGCCAAATCTGCTTGGCCATATTGTTAAGCAACTGCGACTTGCCGGCATTGCTCTCACCACCAATCATAATCAGCTCGCCAGGTGAAATGCCCCCAGAAACGGCATCAATCATACTGTAGCCGGTCTTGATTTCTACGGAATCTTCGGGGTTAAGCTTGCGCGCCTCGTAAGAATCAATGAATTCAGGGATATAATCGCCGACAGGCTTTTGGGTATAGGTTCGTTCAAGCTCTATCGAGGTAATTCGGTTGATAGCCAACGATAGCTTGTTGAAATACTCCTCTGGGTTATCTGGAGAATCAGGATCATCAGATGACGCCTGCGCACGGATATCCTCTACCGCCTGTTGTTGAAACCTCTTCTTCAACTGTTCGAGATCATAGGGATATTCGCGAGTGTCGTATTCTAGCCCTTCTATCTCACTCCAAGCATCCTCTATATTGGCCACGAGCAGTGGATTGCCACTGTGATGTTCGATAAGGGTTCGTTTGGTAGGGGGCGATCTGAAGTGTTTGGTATAATCCAGGACTAGTTTGGCGAAACGCTGAACGTCAATATCGAACAGAGTATGATCATAACGAGAAACGAATGTGAGCGCGCTTACCTTGTCATGTACAAGGGCTTTAAGAATCTTAAGATCTAGTTCCTCTATCATAATTCTCCCTTTTTAATCATGTCTCGCATATCCTGCCCACCAATAACAGGAACCAATTTAACCACTTTCATCAAACTTTCAATACTTGCTCGCAAAGGTCCAGAGAAACTTTCCTCAACCTTCACGCTGTTGGTACAGAAGAATAGAGGTACCTTATTTTGAATTCTGGTCCTCATAATTGGCTCAAGAATGCGGCCAAATAGATCGGCGGCATTCTCACTGCCCATAAAGCGAGCATCGAACTCATCTATTACCAAAAAGTCTATAGATAGTAATATCTCTCGCGCCTGAGATTTTACCTCTGGCGAGGAATACAGCATGATATGGATTATGTCCGTCAGATTGACATACAGAGCGCTGTAGCTCTTTTCGACGGCTCGCTTCAGGATGCAGCAGGAAACCATCGTATTGTGCGTTGCGATAAAATTGCGCGTAATCAAAAATAAATGAGATGGGCTATCAACCGTAAGGCATCTCATTGGCCTTGGATCAATTATAGAAACCTTAGTTATGAACCTGTGAGTTGTTCTGGTTTCCTGTGATTTTTCCAATCTTATATTTTGAAGTTTTCGAGTAATTCTACAGATTGGTAGTTTTGTAGTAAATGTTACTCGATAACGATCCTGGCATCGCTTACCATTGAGAAAGCTTTTGTTTTTATTGATTGTTGCCTTTATCCCAAAGCTCAAAATCAATTGTAAAAACCCCCTAGCTAATGGCTCAATAACAGAACAGAACTCACATAGGCCAGTATCAGTTATATGGCCATCAGTATCCATCAATCCCTGAACTAAAGCAAGTCTCTGTTCAAATGAAGAATGTAAATATTCCCAAGGTATATACTTATTCTGTATTAGCCCAAATTCTCTCAATTCTTTAGCTAATCTTCCGGTTTTTCTCTTAAACTTTCCAACAGGAATCAATTTACCAATTCTATAAAGAAAAGATTTTGATTTAGAACTAACTGATGAAGGCTTCAAAAACGCTTCATATCCAATCAGCTCTATATTATGAATAATCTCTATATCTGCAGATTCAATCGATCCCTCTCTACAAGTCCCATCACCAAGCCAGCAACCCAAAACATAAGGATCTATTAGTAGTGATTTGCTGCTGTAATTTATTGGCCTCGAACACTCAATGGAATGATTAGATATTTTTTGCTTACCATTAACCTTTTGAGTTAGGAATATTTCCTTAGTAGTCCTTACTTCTGGAGCTGATTTATCAAGTCTGCTTTTTCTAGTATGAGTAAGCCATAAATGATCAGCACAAGCATTTACTTTTAAACCATCATCAAACTCTAGTTCATAAGATTCTGGGCTTATCTGTATTGGGTGTAATTTTAATACCTTACAAATATTACCATTTTCATCAAATAAAGAATCTCCTTCGCAAAGATCCTTTAGCTTGATAAATCCGGTTGGTGTTGGCAACTCGGTCTCAAGATCTAATTGTTTACCGATTCCATGTTTACCGGCAAAGAATGCCCGCTCACCATTCTTGTAAGTCTCCTTGATGTCTTTTGTAACATCTTGATAGACTTTACCCAGAATAGCGGGGCCTGACCAATCCGTCATGTCACGCCACCAGTAATCAACTGGTATATTGGCGTCGTAATAGCGCTGGAATGCAGTTGTAAGAGAAGCACCAGCTGTGGTTAGTATGCCATCGTTGGATTGACTATCAAGAAGGTCACTGACGGAATCATCTAGCTTTCTTCTTGGGATGTTTAGGAATGGGTTTTGTAAATATTGGGTATCCAAATTCTACCTCGGGAAGTACTTCGATCTTCTGTGATCTTTTCAGCAATTCACGAGCCCGCTTTCTTTCCTCTTCCGCTTTGAGCTTATGCAACTCTGCCAAATTCTTGGCTCTCATATCCTCTCGGGGATAATAACGGTCAGGCTCGGGCTCTTCTTCTAGAAAGACCTTCCCTGGCTCGCTCGACCCCGTTGTTTGATGAGTGATCTTAATTGCCAATACATTCTTAAATGGATCCTGCACAATAAACACAGATCTATCAAACAGTTCAAGAACCATCTGCTCGTCCGTTAGCTCAATCAGCCTACCCGCCTCAATAACGTTGTTCGCACAAATGATCTTGATAACAGATCCAATCTCAATTTCCATCTAGTCTCCCTAAAACACTATCATCGAAGCCAATACTCTTCAGATCATCAAACATCTTTGTATATATCTGAAGTTCGTTATTACCAGGATCATTCTCGACAGCAATTTTAGCAAATGCTAAATCACCATATGTACTAACATCAAGATTAAGATTATTAACCACGCTCTTACAATCCTGTGGTAATAAAGTTGATCTTGTAATCTTGGTTTCTTTACGGAACTTCTTTTTGAATTCAAATATGAAGTTCGTTGTGAAAAAGTAAGCGATAGAACTTAAAGAAACCTTCTTTGGAACTATATACTGATCAAATACGAAATCTATATAGTCCTTTATGGTTTGATTATCATCAACTCCTAGAAATGAAATCATTCTCTTTATACAAAATAACTCAGAGCATTTACTTGGTGGGCCGCTGTAAGAAAGAGTAAAGTCAATGCCCATGTAGTCTTTGTAGCGCTTCAATATATGGCCAAGGAAATGATGGTCTTTCCATTCCGAAATATCATCAAAACTATACCCGGACAATTTTGATTTGAACTTTAGCCAAGAACTATTCGGCGAGCCATCTTCTTTGAGCCCACTCACCTTTCGAACTTTAGTTGTTGCTACTTTTTTTCCTGTGGCCATGTTACATCGAACTCCGATTCGTATATCTCGCGTCTAATTTCGGCATGCTCTGTAAGATATGGAGCTTGATCTGCAAAGTCTATAATAGCCGACATGTCTTTTCCCTTGTAGGGACGAATGACTCGACCTATTCTCTGCAAAGCTCTTACAGATGATTTACCAGATCCGGCAATAACAAGTCCTGAAAGTATTGGTAGGTCAATTCCAATATCGAAGATTTTACTTGCAACCAAGCATTTGATTTTGCCAGCTTCCAATTCATCTTTAATTTTGTCACGCTGTTTTGCGCTGTCTTTTCCACTAAGAAGACCAGTTGGAACATTTTTCTTCAGCGAATCAAAAAGAACATCCCCATGTTTGATGGTGTGGAAGAGAACCAACGGCACAAAGCCTTGCTCGACCATACTTGTAGCCGCTCTCAAAATCATAGAGTTGCGTTGTTCGTTCTCTACAACGTATTTGGAATAAACCTTGGGATATTTTCCTGTTCTGAAAGGATAAGGCTTAGGAGCTAGGAATCGTATATTTGGCTGTACAAGATATCCTTGCTTAATTAATGTTTGTGCAGATATATCAACAATTATCTTACCAAGAAATGCTTCAATTAGCATATCTGCGTTATCATCTCTCCATGGACTTGCAGACATACCGTATACGTATTCGGCTTTTATGTTTTTTGAAATAACCTGAACTGTATCACATGCCGCCAAATGGCATTCATCCATAATATGTACAGAGCTATTCAATAGCATCTCTTTGATCTTGCTAAACTTGTTAGGATCTATTTTCTTTTCAGTTTCACTAACATCATCAAGAGTGATATTCTTCTTCAGACCTAATGCCTGACCAACACTCCAGATTGTTGCGATATTTATGTTCTTTATCTCGCACTTACCGTCTCCAATGATTCCAATTTCCTCATCGAATATCTTAGAGAAGAACTCTTGCAACTGGTAAAGAAGATCTTTTCCAATTACGTAAACAATCGTTGGCTTGCCAAGCTTTGCAGTAATGAGAGCGGCGATCAGGGTCTTTCCGCCACCGGTTGCCAATCTGATGATGCCGCGCTCCGTCCCCACGGCCTGATTGGCGGCATACTCTTGGTACGGTCGAGGTTCTTTGCCAATCGTACGCAGTTTTTCAGAGACATCAATTGGAGTTGATTTTTCTATTGGCAATCTTTCGTCAACAATTAATGGATGGATTCCCTTCTGTGAATAGAAGTCCAAAACTCTTGGAAGAAGCCCAACTGGGAATTTTCCAGATGAAGATAGCAGATGCCTCTTCCCATCCCAAGAAACGAACTCACCAAGTTCATTTACATATCCCTTATACGCAGGAGAAAATTCGGCACCAAGTATTTGAAATGACAACTCTCGATCCAAATCACTAAGGATCTCATCATCATCTTCGTCAACAACCTTGCAGGAGTTTTGGTGCCGAATAATTGCTGTCATTCAACCTTCAAAACTTGAACAGCTTCTGTTGAAAGACCTCTACTTCCAAATAAACAATATAGGCGATCCATATCTTTTTGATCATCAGAAGAAACTGAACCAAAACATCCAAAGAATTCTGGATCTGGTAATATCATGCAAACATTATCTTCTATATCATCAATTCCAAATACTCTATTTGATTCTATTTGTTTTTTCAAAGAAGTGCTGCACACGATATTACGATCTTGAATTAGATTGAAGTTATACTTATTCATTTTCTTCTCAAGACCTTCATTGATGTAATCATCTATGATAAACTTCAAAAGTTTATTAGCCATCTCAACTATACCAAAGATATCAGGATCTATAAGCCTCATCATCAACCTATCTCTGACATCAACTTTTCGCTTACAAATACTACCATCTGCTTGTAGTAAATAATAAGTTGTTTCATCAGCTTCATAGACAGGTTGATAGTAATTGGATAGCCTCCCTAAACAATCACACACAAATATGCGCTGCAGGCTATCAATCGAGCCATGTTTGAATTCCATTACTTCTTTCTCCGGTCATGAACGGCAGCGTTGTGTAGCTTGGTAAAGGAAGATGCCTTCTGCTGAATCCTGCGCTTGATTTCCTCAACCTGATTGGTGCTCTCTTCTCCAACATCAACCTTAATGGTCATGTTGCGCTCATCGTCCTTGCGCTGAGCAGCTCCCATTTTCAACTGGGCCTCGGTCTTCAATTGATTAACTCTTTCCTCTGGTAATCCAAGACCGGAGAACATTGAATAGACCTTTACGCAGTCATCCTCAGACTCTTCTTTGTAAATACCATGGAAGGGCACAACGCCTTCACACGTATCAAGAATCATCGATTGTGCAAAGTGTAGGCTGGAACTTGGAATTTTGTTCCACACCCTATCAGGGGCCACAAGCATGAATCCAGCATATCTAGCCTGACGAATATTGAATCCTGAAGCCAGCAAATTACCCTTGAGAGACTCTAGAATTGCTGAGGCAATTGCCATCTCATCTTCATAATCCGGGACAGTGGTAACGCCATATACCGTGAAGCCTTTGCCGTCCATAAATAGCTTACCAAACTCAGAGGAATCAAGAACCTTGACTCCTTCATCTGGGCGGCGGCTCATTGTATTGAAAACATCCAAAGGCTCTACAATAGCCTTATTCGAAACCTGGAAGAAGTTGAATGGACCAACATCACTATACAATGACTCAATCTTTGCGTTATCAACAGCAATGATGTTGTGTATCTTGCCAGCGGTAAAGAGCTTCGTAAACGTGCTTAGTGTCTGCCATGCATTGTGCTTCAGCTGAGCATCTTCGCTGGCTTTTGGTAGAACCGTAAGTACAGCAATTGGCTTTTCTAGCTGCGACAGAATATCAACGACAACTGGCACAGAACCAGCACCAGAACCACCACCAAGTGATGTGCAGAAAATGAATACTTCTACATCGCTCAAATGACGCTGAATAAGTTGATTGATAGCTGCTCGATAGGCATCCGCAGCATCATGGCCAATGGTCAGATCTTTTGCAGCGCCTCCAAGACCAAAGTCAAGCAATAGCTTTTGCCGCTCTGGAAGCTTGATATTCTCCAAATCCTGAGGGGCTGTGTTCATGCAAACCGCTGGGTAACCAAGAGCAAAGAATTGTTCTGCCAAGCGGCTTCCTGCCTGACCAGACCCAACAATTCCAAAGCGCAGGCTTCGTTGCTGCTCCTCTACAATACGTGGTGGCATAACCTCCTCCTTTACCTCCTCTTTTGTCTCGTTGAGCTTGGCAAGTTCCTTTGCTTCTTCTGCTCTCTTCTGTGCGGCTCGCGCCTTCAGAGCGGCCAATTTTTCTTCATCAACTTGTGGTGTTTCGATATCGTTCACTATTTCCTCTCGATTTAATTTTTCAATCTTTGATTGAGTTACCATTATTTACCTAATTATTACATATTTAGCACATATTTATTGCTAACGTACCACTGGCAAGTTTGGGCAATCCCGTCTCTGAATTTGAATTGCGGATTCCATCCAAGAGTCTTTATCTTATCATTAGACATAGCTAATCTACGATCAAAATTACTCTCGACGTGTTTGATTAACTCATGACCTTTACCAATGGTATTACAAATCATCTGAACAACTTCCAGATTGCTAAATTCCTGCTTAGAAGTTATATTGTATATCTCTCTATCAACCCCATTATCAATGATGCTAAATAACGCAGAGCATGTATCAAATACATGTGTCCACTCTTTAGTATGAGCACCCGAATCATTGATGTTTATATTTTCTTCACTTATATATCTATCATTCAATATACAATCAATAATTCTTGGTATTAGATTAGATGCAGTCTGCCATGGACCATAGTTATCACTCAGACGAACAATATTGTAGTGCAAACCTGATAGCCCATAAAAACTAGAAGCCTTCACCAACAACTCACCAGCCGCTTTTGTAGCAGCAAAGGTTCCTCGCGGATTTGGAGTATCTAATTCATTATATGGGCTATCGTTCTCAGACTTTAGTTCGCCATATATATTATTGTCGCTGACATAAACCAATCTAGCATCTATTTTCATGCATTCATTGATAATATTTTGCGTTCCAACAAGATTACTACTTACCATGGAGGCTTCATCTTTTGATTCTGCGGCTCCATGGATAACAATATCTGGGCGTTCCTTCTCAAATATTACATGTAGGGTATGAGCATCTCTAACATCTGCAATATAAAACGAATGATCGGTATTTACGTAGATGTTATGAATAATATGAGAGTCTCGCACCCTATCCATACTAGAAATGGTGTAGGGCAGTTTCGAATAGAAAACTTGCCGAATGAAGTTCCCGAAAATAAACCCCCCCGACCCCGTGATCAACAATCGCCTTCTTTTAGCCATTAAATAATCCCTTTTTATACATCTCTCTTAATGTATCTATACTTCTTCCAAAATATACTGGACATATATCTTTGACGCCTTGATATGTCACAATGCTACAACCAAAATACCACCACTGCCAGTTACCAGAACTTTCTTTCTCTTAGCCATTAGGTCCTTAGTATCTCATCTTTAATTGACTTCAAATGGAACAGTATTTTCTTTAGTTTGCTTATACGTGGCAACTTTGCCTCAAAGGCTTTCAAATCAGCCAACAGAGATGGTGGTTCCACCAGCTTCGCCATCTTTTCATTTGCCATGAACATAACTTCTACGTCAGTAACATTACGAAGTGGAGATGAGAATGGTTGTGTGCTTGGTGTGAAAGCTGAAACACCTCGCTTACCTTTATCATTAGGGTTCAGCCTATTTTGACCAATACCAAAGCGATTCTCATACGCCTCAATGGCCTTTTTATATTCGGCAACAACCTCGGAAGCTTTCTTGACGAAGCGCGGTTTTATTCCATCCTGTTCTACGCGCCTAAAATTGCCAGCATGCTTCTGTTTCCTATATTCAGAAGTAAACTTACTCTGAGATTTCGCATTAAGTTCTTCCTTAATGGTTGGCTGTTTAGTAATTGGCAAATCAATATTAGTTATCACGGCCATATTTCTAGCTGATTCAGGATCTATTCCAGCACGAACTAATGATTTTACATACTCATCATTTCCACGTACTGCCACTGATACCAGCTTACCACGATCAGGAAAGGTTATTTTTTCAACTACCTTACCATCTGCTGATTTCACCTCTTTAGTATCATTGAATGTCGAGTTGATTTTATTTGCCAACTCCTTCAAGATGCGAGCCTCTTCTGTTTCAGTGTTTTTTATCGCTCTCTCCAAAACCTCACTTATAAATTTGACATCAATAACCTTAGAGAATGCCAAATTATTTTCCACCAAAAGAGCAGATAGCAAGAAGCCAAAATTTCCTTTATGCCCAGCCTTATACTCATCAACTTGTCTCGGATGTGCCGCCATCACTTTCATGCATAGAGGAATCAATTTAATCTCTTCCAAGATACGCTCATCTTCGGCATCTCGAATGCTTTCAGCATTTTTGCGAGTTATTTCAGACTTAGATAATTGAACGAATTTATATCTGAATTTTGTACACACCCCATCCTTATCTGCAGATGTTGACAAAACTTCATAACGACATCCTGTCAGACCAACCAATACATCGCCATTTTGAATTAAACTAGAGGTTGTCCAACCTCCAAACTCAGAATCAAATCTAACTTTTGTGATGCCAAGATTTTTCTCAGACCTAACCACGTTAACCGTTTCACCTGCCTTTTCCAAAAGTGAATCCAAATGTTCACGCTCACGCCTGAGGCGAAGCTTATTAGCTTCGGCCTCTGACTTCTCAAAATCAGCACGCAATTTATCCCTATAAGAAGATGATAATGGCAGCTCTAGTTCTGATATTGGTAGCTGGAATGGATAGAAACCATCCATAAAGGAAAGGCGTGGGTGTTTTTCAGTAACAATCTTTGGCAAAGAATTAAGATCGGGATAGCTCGCCTTGAGAACTTCCCAGCTAATCTGGACGGTAAGTTTTCCATTACCTTCTATGATATTAATGTCTGAAATATTTACGTTGCTAGGTATTGTATTACCAATGACCTGTTTAATAGTTGAAAGATCCATACTTTTGTATATATCTATACTTTCGCCACCATTTCAGCTTCATGGCATCATTTTGAGCGTTCGATATGAGCTAATCTGGCCCCATAGAATCTGGCGGCCCTCTGTGACACCTTATACCAATTGATGGTTTCTATCAGCCCATCAATTAATGACGTCCTGGCTTCAAATCCTAAAATCTCTTTAGCCCTAGACACATCAAGGCATCTACGAGGTTGCCCATCTGGATTTTCATAGTCGTAAATAATAGTTCCTTTATATCCAACAATATCACAAACAGCAGTTACGACCTCATGAATGCTGGTCTCCACCCCAGTGCCAAGATTGATTATTAGATTAGTATTTAGCTCTCGTTGAATTGCAAGCAACAAATAATGACTAACATCCTTTGCAAAAATAAAGTCTCTAGTAGCCTTTCCGGTTCCCCAGATATTAACACTATCTTGATTGAGATAATGGGCATCGCATACTTTTTTAACTATAGCCGGTATTACATGAGAGTTCTCTAGATCAAAATGATCTTTTGGCCCAAATATATTTGATGGAAGAAAGAACACAGAGTTTAATCCATATTGATCCCTATATTTCTCTCCAAGAACAAGTAATGCCTTTTTGGCAAAAGAATATCCACTATTAGAGCGGTCCTCTCTCCCATTCCAAAAATCATCTTCTTTAAATGGAGTTGCGCAATTTAATGGATAACCACAAGCAGATCCGCAATTGTATACATTCTTAATTCTATCCAAATTAGCTTCAATTCCAGAATATAAATTTATACCCATCAACAAGTTTGTATGAGTTAAATTTGCTGGTCTGCGTTTATTCAATCCAATCCCACCAACAAAGGCAGCTAAATGTAAGATAGTATCGAAATCATTGCTCTTGAAATAGTCAAGAACGCCACCAACATTTGTAAGGTCCAATTCCTTTGATGATGGTGTTAAAATATCCAAACCATTATTAACAGCTTCTTCAACGACATGCTGCCCAAGAAAGCCAGAGGCTCCAGTAATTAATATTTTCACATCACCTCCATATTCCATGCATCTAATATTTCCAACTCTCTTTCACTTACAATTCCATTATTTACCAAAGATATATATATATGATTCATGTTTTGAACCTTATTTTCTCCCAAATGGCACCTGTCCAATATCTCTACTGTTCTTTCCACATCGGAATACATCTGGATTTCATCCACAAAATCCTTCATATAATCTTGCCTAAATCTATTTTGATAGACTATAGATTTAGAAAATCCCAAATACAAATTGTCCTGTCTTAGTAATCTTTGTGCGATGTAAGATCTGAGTATATCAGCGAATCTCCAAGATACAGTTGACGGGAAATACATATATTGGAAACATTCTTTATTCCAGAATGTACTTTGAGAATTGAATGGGGCATAAGAATTACTATCCAATACAAATGGATATTTTACATCAAAATTCAATTGATGATTGAAAACCAATCGGTAGATAGCATCGACATCAGGGTCCTGGTCTATTAGTGTTTGCCATATACCAACCTTTTTACTATCTCTATTCGACATAGTGTATGTAATGTTTTTATTGATATAACTTAATGGAAATCCCCTATTCCAAATTTTCTCATTTGAAAGATATCCATATATATTGGCAAATTTCTCAGAGCTTGATAATACATTATCGCACACAAATCCAGTATCAAAATTCCATGAGTCGTATGGAATGTTATCATCATCTGTTTCGTAAATTATGTCGCTACCACAGCGCATAGCCATTAGATATCCTAAGTTCTTTCGACTATAGCGATTTGGCCCAATCATATTTGATAGTTTTGAATTTTCTTCATAACGCAAAAATTCAATTTGTGCATCATTATATTCTGGAGTTTTCTTATCACCAACAAGAATAAGCTTCCAATTAGGGATATTCTTGAACTTATAAATTGATTCTGTTTCAGAGTTTATTGTGGTTATGATTGTGCTATTCATTGTATATTTTTACGCTATCCTCAAATAGCGATTTACCTTCTATGATAGATTTTTCAATCAATTTATTAATGGCCTCTACTAACCTTGGTCGCTTTTGTTTGAAACAGATATCTATTTTTCTTTTCAATGCCCCTAATTCCTGATCTGATATGTCTTTATGAATCAAATCTTCAAGCATCCAGGTTCGAATGTGAACTATAATTAGCTTGTCAAGAACTTCCCCTAAACTATCAGTCTCAATATATTCTTTAGCTTCAGGAATCTCTTTCTTACCACAGATTTCTGCAACATACTCTTTTATCCGCAAATCTATAATGTCCTTTGGCATATAAATTACAATCCTTTTATTTCTTGTTTGATCATTTCAGGAGATACGAGTTTTATTTTTAGATTACTAAATGTAACACTTGATGAAAAAAACAGAGGATGCCGTTCACAAAGACATGCACAGTTTTTTATGAGCAATAGCTTTGAATCACAACAAATCTGGCAAACTGCACCACCTCCACTTGCTGGTGAAATAATTACATTGCATAAAGGATGATGCATAACAGATGCCCAATCTTGCAAGTTATCAAGATATGTTACGCCTTTGTCTTTCCAAACCCTTTCAGATCCAATTCCAAAAACAAATACCTGGCTATATTTTGATTTAAGCATATCTATAACTGATCGATAATAATAATCATTTAGATTTCTATCAGAACACCAATTTCTAATTCTAATCAAAACTCCTGCAAATTTTTTGGAAATATGATATTTTTCTTCAACATTTGAATAGTCAACTTTCAAAATATCATCTTTACATTCTGGATATTTGTAATGATCAATTTTACCGCAACTATATTCGTCATGTAATTCCCCAAGATCTTCAAATTTACAAACACGATCTTCTGTATATTTAAAGACATCTTCTGTATCCGGTAGGTCTTCAATCCCAATAACATTCTTGGCTATTTTTGTATATAGGAATTTTCTATCGGCTATGGTAACGACAACATCATCTGGAGTCCATATCCCTTTATGCAAATCTCTAATATACGCCAATCTAGAGACCATAAGTTCCCAGCCGAGTTCAGTATAGTTTTCTGTTGTTCCAATATCAGATTTTTGGCCAGTACCAGTTATTATATATGTCATCAATTACCTCGAATCTGCTAAGCTCTCAACCATAGTTACTAATTTATCAGTCAGGAAATTCCAATCATTATCCTTGCGATCAAGATGAGTTTGAATTAGTTCTTGTCTTATTTTGTAATACTCATCTTTGAAATCATTACTCAAAAGTCTCTTTAGATTGGCTAGATTTTGATCTTGGCGCGCAGGGTCATATGTCCACTTCAGGATATCGTGACCATATGGATCCCACCACTCTTCGTGGCCAAATAGCGGAAGTCCTTGGCAAAGGAACTCATTAGCAAAGTATGGAAACCCTTCTGAATATGAGGTGTGTGCCAAATATGCAAAATCGGATAATATCTCTCTAACCGCTCTGTCTGTTTTGTAAATGTGACTTATCACATTATACGATGAACTGTCAAAGTTGTTTGACTTTAGCATATCTATGAGCTGTTCTGCATTTTTGCCACCAGCATCTTTCCCACCTCTATTATAGATTAGCATTTTCAATTTAGATAATCTAATATTTCTATTATAGAATGTAGAGAAATAGGCTTTGTCTATTGGGTGCGGAACTAGCTCTATATTTTGTATGCTTGATACTAGTAATTGTTTCGTTTCAAGCACATCAATATTATCTGAATTCCATTTGCGTATTGCTACATCATTAGTTTTGAAGATTGCGCCATAAAGCCCTTCAAGTAAAGATGGGTGAGTGGGATATGTATTAGATCCTATTCCATACTTATTGAATTTACCATACTTCCACTTATCAACTTCAAAATTATCGTTGTCAATAATAATTGAGCGCTCAGGAAACTTTTTCAATTGGTAAGAGGGGCGTGCAGAAATGAATACATCTTTATTTGTCATTTGTATTTCATTTTTAGGTAATACAAACTCTTCAGTTGGCCCATTTTTCCAATTGGTATATATTGTATTCTTTGGAAATTTTGCTAATATAGAATTGTATACAAAATATGTTATCTGATCCCATGAACATCTTCTGCCATGCAAATAACCATTTGGATTTTCTGGAGGTAATGATATGTAGATATTCATAACCTTATCCACTCTGGAGGTGCTAGGTCTGTTGTTGACCATGCGCTATAAGCGGGACCAAACCAATTGCTAGGCGCAACAACTACCTTATCTTCTGCCTTACTTAACCACGCCGCCCACCAAGAAAAAGAACTATTTGCTATAATGAAATCGGAACAACTAACCATTTTACTGAAATCAGAAATTGTAGAAGATGTCTCGTTTATAGTAAACTCATTGCCCTTGAAGTTTTGTTTGCACCATTCAGTATCATCAGAAAATACCATGAATTTCTTCGTTGGAATCTTTTCTGCTGCACTCATATAATATTGCATCGTTTGAGTTGGATGATGCTTTGGATAGTTTAAATAATCTCCACGGCGAACATGAATACAACAATAATCCTTCATGTCTTCAACTGGAATTGGCGATAATATTTCTTTGATGTAATCCTTGCAATTATCAAAGTATCTCCAGCTTTGAAAATAACCAGATAATGAACAGTTATTCTGAAATGGTATCTCTACATAATGATACCCAGATTCTTTGTATTGTGTAGATATCTTAATAGAAGACTTATCAATAAAATACTCGTCTGGTATGTTTGTCCAACTTTGAAATTCCCATTTTGGAAAGCAAAACTGAACATTGTATCTCTTCGCATATCCAATAGTTGCAGCTATCTGAAATAAGGAATTACCAAATCGACCATGATGCCCAAGTTCAATAAATGTAGCTGTCATATCATCTATCCATGATTCTCTTGTATGGAAGCATCGACCTGATTCTTCTTTCTGTTTCAATTTGCAAACTTCGGTCTACTTTCGCTTCATTAATTGGCGATGTATAATTGTATACATATAATACATCTGGTATAAATGATTGCTTAGGACCGGCAAGCTCAAGCATTGGGAACATAGTAGCCAAATCTCCAGCCGCCCTAAACCAATCACCTTTGTACATCAAATCTTCTTTGCGTATCATCTTGTAAAGCCAAGCATAATGAGTTCTTAAGTGAGATGAACACCATTGATAGCGCCTAAACATATTGGAATCAATTATGTTCTTAGGTATCTCACACGAAAATCCATGACTATTATCTGAATATGATATCCATTGACCATAGGTAATCCATATATCTTTTTCATTGTACTCTCTATTTACACGAGTCAATACATCATTGTTTGCAAGCCAATCATCACCATCTAACAGAACAACAATCTCGTCATCATCACAACTATGTATCATGTTGTATGTATTACCAATTGGTAATAGACGTTTAGTATTTCTAGTCAGAATAATTTTATGATTATTGTCATGCTTGGAGATAATGCGTTCTACCTCATCGGCGGTCCCATCAGTTGAACAATCATCTGCATAAATAATCCTAAAGTCTGGATAATTCTGGTTCAAGGCAGAAAGAAGATTCTTCTCGCACCAATCTATATTTTGATAGCTTGGAATTACAATAACAAATCGATTAACTTTTGACATACAAAGCATCTCCCCAAGTCATACCATCCCACCAGGTACCAACTCTCTTGAATCCATAGCTACCCAGAAAGCCATCTATCTCACCAACTAAAGCACAGTTTTTGTATAACTCTGCTCTATTAACCTCAGCATATACATAATCTATGCCCTTCAAAGTATCAATTCCACCTTTAAAAACCTCCAACTCATATCCCTGTACATCAATATTTATGAAGTTGTACAAAGCACAATCAAATGGCAACAAATCAAGCTTTGTAACACCAACCTTAATCTTGCCGTTGAATATTATATCTGGATACTGACTTAGGTGCTGATGTGGCTGTAATAAAGACGATGATTGACCTTGATTGGCAACTTCAGTAAACATATCTGCTTCGCCTTCAAAATTGCCAAGAGCAACATTGAATAATGTGCACTCGCTCCCAACATTTTTTGAAAGAATGTTGAAGTTGTCTAGTTGTGGCTCTACAAATATTATATTAGTCAGTCCGATGTCTTTGTAATAAACATACTCCTGACCACGGTGGCCTCCTATGTGAATTACACCGCGAATATTCAAATCAAAATCAGAAATAAGATTCGGAAGAGGTTTTAGCATATAAACCCATATATAACACGATATATTTGCAATTATGGATATTAATATTGTATACGACGCTATCAAAACCACCGAGATTTTATATGAAGGACCAGAGGGGAAGGTATATTATTCGCCTACTAGAAAAGAAAGAATGCCAAATATTTTTCAAAGCCTATGCAACAACCCAAACCCAAATGATAGCGCTCTTATGGCTGAACCAATAGTAGTCTCACCAGGAAACTACGATGTTAATTATCTGTCAAGGTTCAGGAAAGTATTTGGATGTTTTGAAAAAGCTTTCGAAAACACCAAAATCAAAGAAAAATATGTGTGCGTAAATTATGGATATGATTTGAAAATTCACTCTCCATTATTGCAAATAGATGCAGAATCTATAAGAGAAAATTGGAAATCATGGAACCAACGCAACGGAATGATTGTTATTGCCGGTGGTAGTAAGAATTCCACACATCAGGCATCAATTTATTGCCTAAGATTAATGATTGCAGATTTGTTCTATCAAAACAATTTTGAAGTAGCATGGTATGGTCAGCAACACTGCAATAGACCATATTACAAAGGAGCGGTTCACGACAAAATTAGTGAAATAGGCAAATACAAGTTTGTAATATGTTCTGAAAATACATATGACCCAATTTATTCACATAATTATCTAACAGAAAAATTACCTCATGCTATTTACGGAGGAGCTCTTCCTCTTTATATTGGCTGCTATAATATAGATGACCTTGCACCTAAACATACATTTTTTGATCTGAGAAATTTTGTCTTACAAAATTACGGCCAAGTAACACTATTAAAAGAACCATTGCTAGAAGCTATAAAATCATTTAGTCAAGAAAATTTCGAACGATATCAAGAGGCAGCATATCAATTCATAAAAGATCCTCTTGGTATTAATTATCATATGGATCCTAATAGAGTTTACAAAAAAATGTTAGATACATTACAATAGATTGAATATCTTATTCAATTCATTGTTATACTTCGAATATGGCCTAACCGAATGAATATCATAATAGTAACCTTTGCTAACCAATTTTCTATCGTATCTCCAAGTTGAGCGATCTATCCTGTGCCCATTCTGACCGCCATCTCGCTGAATGAAATGAAACAGTGACTTATACTCATAATTATTTATTAGCATTGTTGAAGATACTTCATCAACAGACCAATGCTCATTACCATCATGGTTAGTATTAATTCCATTTGAGGATATAATTGCTTTATCTATATACATATCAAAATCAACATTCCCAAGAACCTTGCTGTAAGTATTCCCAGATGCAATATGATAGCAAGCCGGGATATTGTTTGCACATGGGTTTATGTGAACGTATTTATCGTTCGAGATCTGCTCTAGTTGAGTATTGAAGTAAAAATTTGACAGCGGATACATATCAATATCAGAAATAATACCAATCTTATTTCCAAGTTGTGTCGCATACCAATACCTAACAATTTGACATTGTAAAGATATTGAAAATCTTGGAATTGGCTTTATTCTAATTACATTACCATATTCTTCTGATATATTAATACTCTCGTTATCTTCTATATAAAGCAATATAGGGTTTATATTCAATCTTCTCCATGCTTTAGACACAGAAGGCCAAAAATCCAAATAGAATGAATTTGAGTTAGAACTATTTATAGCAACATCTATTTTCATTACAAGATTTTCCTAAAATAAGATATAGTCTCCTTAAGCCCATCATCTATATTTACGGATGGCTCCCAAGAAAGTTTGTTCTTAGCCAAGCTAATATCTGGTTTACGTTGCTTTGGATCATCCTGCGGAAGAGATTTGAATATCAGTTTCGACTTAGCTTTAGTCTGAGTCAATATCTTCTCTGCTAGCTCTAACATCGTAAACTCACCAGGATTTCCCAGATTGATTGGTCCGGTAAAGCCAGCCTCTGTATCCATCATGCGCAACATGCCTTCCACCAAATCATCAACATAACAGAAAGAACGTGTCTGCCTGCCATCTCCATAGATTGTGATGTCCTCACCACGTAAGGCCTGCACAATGAAATTGGAAACTACGCGCCCATCGTTTGGATGCATTCGAGGCCCATAGGTATTGAATATCCTAATCACTTTGATATCAAGGTTATGCTGCCTGTGATAATCGAAAAACAATGTCTCGGCACAGCGCTTACCCTCATCATAACAACTGCGAATGCCAATCGGATTAACTCGGCCCCAATAACTTTCAGGCTGGGGATGTACCTCAGGATCACCATAGACTTCTGAGGTTGAAGCCTGAATAATGCGTGCTTTGACTCGTTTAGCCAGGCCAAGCATGTTGATGGCCCCGTGTACGGATGTTTTGGTCGTTTGCACAGGGTCAAACTGGTAGTGCACTGGGGATGCTGGGCAGGCTAGATTGAAAATTCGCTCAACTTCAACATACAGAGGAAATGTCACATCGTGTCGCATCATTTCAAAAAGTGGATTATTAAGCAGATGAGCAATGTTCTTCTTGGTACCCGTGAAGTAATTGTCCACGCAAAGAACTTCGTTCCCAGACTTCAACAGACGTTCACATAGATGCGAGCCAATAAATCCAGCGCCGCCAGTGACCAAAACTTTATTCATAATTATCCTTTGAATGGAATATGGATTGGCTTAAAGTGATTCATATACAATCCACAATTCTTCTTGAAAGCATCTACAAGCTCATCATGTTGCTGAGTTTTGAATTTACGATATTCATTTACCTCACCATTATCCTCACCCAAATGAATGCCCATCTTTTCAACGTATCCCATCTTAAAGTTGGCAACTCTGGCGCGAATTCCAAAATCGCTGTCCTCAAGGCCATACTTATTGTACTCAGTATTGAAGAAGCCTATCATTTGGTGTAGCTGTTTGCGAAACACCATACAGGCCGTTCCCAAATTACCAGCTGGCTTATCCTGGAAGACGCAGCCATTATGAGTTACCAAAGGATAGGATTTTGGTTCGAAGTTTACCCCAATAGCGCCATAGCCTTTATTGGACTCCAGAATTTTGATGCTGTCCTCTAACCATCCATTTGGTAGTTGAACATCATTATCAATAGTGCAATACCAAGTTGGCTTCAATTCATCAGCCTTCTTTAGGGCTAGATTGCGACCAATGGCAATACCCTTATTCTCTGGGAGCAGAATCAACTCTACTTCTTTCAATGGGTCTTTGTCGCGGCCAGGGGCCATCATTGAGCTGGCAAGTTTTAACTTCTTGAGATATTCCGGGGTTCCATCACTTGATCCGTTATCTACTATTACAAGAGAAAATGGATGTTTCGTGCTACTAGATAAAGCAGCTACCGTCTTTTTGGTAAGATCAAGCCGATCATATGTTACCATCATTAAAACAGTGTCAGTTTTCATTATTTTTCCTTTCATGCGGACAATAACCATAGGATCCGCGAGATACAGCGGCATCTGTCATAAGCCCTCGCAAATCCCAAACACATCTATCGGAGATACATGTCGATCTGTAAATATATCATTGTTCACCCCAAGAAATTCGGCATTTTTAAACAAACTATACTGATTGTCCAGGTGTCTCGAAATAAGTTTGGCATCTGATATAATAAGAGAAATCAACAACCAATTAATATCATTTGATAATACCATCCAAGACTTCTTGATTGTTTGTAATATGTTTCTTAGACTATATTCAATTGCCAATATATTTGTTCCATAAAAGGCGCTGGTTTTATGTGTAAACACAATAACTTTCCAACCCTTATGAGATGCCAGTTGAGAAAATTCTTTGATGTTCTGTAAGTTCCATCTTAGGATATCTTTATTGGTATTGCTTAAGACAATAGATATAACTTTGGTAGTTTGCCTAACTCTACCAGTGTTATGCAGCTCATCAAAGAATTCTGTTCCAAGACCACGAAGCTTTGGGACATAATTTCTCCAAGGAATCATGATATTTCCAGACATCTGTTCTAAAACAGGAGCCTTAACGACATCCGGATACTTTCCCCAATAACTTTTGCGAACCAGATAGTTGTTCAGGATGTTTAGGTAGGCATTACCACCGTTATCTAAGAATAACGGAACTGGATACTGCTTCAATATCTCTGGCGTTAGTTTGACCGGACTGATCTTGCATAATCCCTGAGCCCTAACAAAAAACGAATACTCAGGATTGCCAAGCCAATAAATCTTGTGAGAAGAATCAAAAGATACAAGAGCTTCAGCTGCGCTCAAAGAGAAAAACGATTCTAACAAACCGCCGAATGCAGCAATTATAATCTCACGACCATCCAGAACTTTATGCCAAGTTTCGAAATCAATTTCTGGAATAATATACTTTCCATTACTCAATTTCCAGGGAATTCCTGGTGAAAATGGAAAGAACCTAGACCTGTATTTCTTTTTCGGCTTCATTAGTCGTCATACTTGTAAATCCCAGACCATTTACTTCGAAATAACTTTGCATTAGTACCCATCATTAATTTGTGCATTGGGTTCTTCTTTAAAGTTGCGCTTTCCTCATGGAATACATTGGTCTTACCACAATACATAATCTTCTTATTCATGCCATACTTTACAGATAAGCAGGCATCGATGTCTTCGAATGACCAGAAGAAGCCCTCGTCCATTCCAACTCTACCGCTCTTGTTTGAAATGCAGATCCTCCTATAATCGCCAGCCCGAATCAAGACCAATGCTCCAGTTACGGCTTGGAATTCACGATTCTTCTTAGCACTTTCATCGGCCACTTCTTGATGCCGATAATGGTATGGGAAATAGTTATACTTCTTGGAAAAATACACACCAGCATGCTGAAGCTTTTGCCCATCCGGATACAATATCCTAGCGCCAACCATACCTACATCATCAGTTAGCAACTTGAACATTTCCACAACCGAATTCTTGTCATTGAACCACAAATCATTGTTGAGCAGCATGATAACGTCATCATCAGCCGGCTTGGTTCGTTCAAATAGAACGTTCATTCCACCAGCAAATGAATCTGTATTGTGGCCACAGAAAAATGTATCCACTCTATCGCTTTGTATTGACGACAGATACTCAGCCGATCCATCCTTTGAACCATTATCCTTGATCCACCATTTGTAATCATACATCTCAACGGCTGGTATGAGAGATTTGTAAAGGCGCTCTATTTTTTCCTTAGCGTTCCAATGAAGCGTAAATATCATCAATTTGCTCATAAAGAAACCCTCTCTGTAATTTTACATTGCTTTTCGTGACAATGAGGACACCAAGTCCCAATATTCCTGACGCTGTGCATTGTAGCCAGCCATTCATGGCCTGACTTACATTTCCATCGCAACTTTTTATTTGCCGAGACGTATTCATCGGACAAACAAAACCCACCTCGATTAGAGGCCACAAACTTAGCATCGTCTAATGTTAGTTTCTTCAAACCGCAACAAGACGGACACCAACTTCCATTTTCTATAGAATACCCAACCGCACTCCATGTGTGGCCATGTTCACATTGCCAAACCAATGGCTCATGAAAATTAATATACGCATCAGATAAACACTTACCATATCTTTCAGACGCCAAATCCTTGTAATAACCAAGCCTATCAAAACCACCTTGAAGCTTAGACATATCTACATGTATATTGTTAATGCTTGCTGGCAATGATATCCTCAACCTTTCGCACTCTTTGACCAAAAATTCACCAAGATCCTTTAGCTTAATTTCTCTAAATATCTCGGGTATAATCATCAGCTTAACTCCAAGTTCTCTGCATTTATTGGCCTTGAACAAATCTCTCGACTTTTGCTTATTCAACGAAGATCCGTCGCGATGAAAGTATGGTACATTTGTATTGTGCTGAACTCCATTGTGTTCAAAAGCAATGGCCAACTCATGACAATATCCGTCAAGCTCTAAATTATATTTGCTGTGTTTCAGCCAAGCTGGCCGTATCTTTACAAATGGCTTTCCGAATATAGCCTCTAAATACAATCTACAAATACCCTCCCCAATATTTGAATTGCATTGGTTGCACCAAGACTTATAATATTGGATATGCTTCCAAGCCAGAGAAAACGCATGTCCAAATTCACACTCCCACATCAATGGCTTATTTGCGTTTATATAAATGCTACTAAGGCACTTGCCGTTTTTGGATTTGGCAAGTTCATTACAGTCGTTGATTGTTATCTTCCTATATTGATTAGACATAGCATTCCTATCAGTAAGAATATATAATTATGCCTATTTATTGCCCCATATTTCTATAAACGTTTTCTTAGACTTCAAATACAGATCTGATAATACTTTCTTCCCGGTAACTCTGCCAATGTGTCTGACAGGCACATCAACAACTTTAAACTCAATACCAAGGCCCTTAGCTCTAAAGGATAGGTCAGTATCCTCGAAGTAAGATATGAACTTAGTAGAAAATGGACCAACATCGCCTTCTAGAATCAAACGATCCCAAGTAGCAACAGAGGCAGTGATATTCCATCCGCTTAGGTAGAAAAGAAACCCAGTCGTAGGAAGCTTGTTCATCTCACGAACAAAGTTCAAATGAATATCTAACAGCCCAATGGTTGGACCTACAAGGAACCCATTTTGAGCCTCACGAATAATAGGCTCTGTCCACACAGAATTTTCCTCGGCAATACGAATATCATTGTTGAGGAACATTATGTTTTCATAACCGAGACTGACAGCCCTTTCGTAACCAGTATTGCACCCCTTAGCAAACCCAAGATTCTTGGAATGTCGTACGACAGACAATCTGGCTGATGATTGTAGTTGTTTGGTACTGTCTGTGCTTCCATTATCCACTACAACAAACCCATGGTCTTGTGGAAGATGGGATAGATCTGATAATGCGCGCTTTGTATATGCCCAATTGTTCCAGGCCGGAATAACGATAGCTAAACTCATTTATTTCTCCATTCAAGGTACGCACATGTCTATAATTTTTTGGGCTGCATTATTCCAAGTGAACTTGCTAGCAGTATCTGTCATATTTTGAGCAAACCCAGCTTTCAATGAATCTAATTCAAATACAGCCCTTCGAAGTTTTTGGGCAGCGTCATCAGTATCAATCTCAAAATGAACAGCAAATGGATTGAATGCCCAATATTGATGATCTCTTGGTGCCCTTGTGATTGTGCCATCTATAAGAATAGAATTCTCATCATTACAGAAATCTAGTTGTCCACCATATCTAGGAACTACATTAACAATTCCAGAAGCTAGAGCTTCCAATGATGGTAGATGCCAACACTCAGCATAAGTAGCAGAGAAATTTATATCACAAGACTTATAGATGTCTGCGATATTTGTTATATATGAATGGACAAACTCTACTTCGGCGTGCTGTGGAAACTTAGATTGAAAAGTTTTAAACAACGCAGTGAAGTCTATGTCAAATGGATGGTCTTTCTTGTTATGCTTGAATACTTTAGCTATCAAACATACATCATCATCCTTGGTAAAAGCTTTACCAAAAGCCTTAAGAGCTAAATGTAATGCTTTGCGCCGATGTGGCTGGGCAATATTAAGAAGTATCTTCTTTGTCTTCCTAGTATTTAGCTTGAATGTATTATCACTCTTGAAATCTTCAAGATTTATTCCATGAGGAACTACCATCATCTTTTCTATGGGGATACCCATACTAATAAATACATCTCTAGAGAAATTAGATGAAGGAAGAACAAGGTCAGTTGATTTGTAAAACTTAGAAAAACCTTGAAGTAATGCTAAGTACTTATCATCTGACCTTTTATTGTTGTATTCGTAATTCCAAATACCAAATCTATTCTTTGTACCCCATTTAAGATAATTTGGCCAATTATGAGGTGCTGTGTAGCTAATTTGGCAGTCATATAATCCAGATGGTTCTTGTTTAACAAATGGCATTATATCCTCTGGTATAAATCTCTTTTCAAGTCCATCTGTAGAAATAAACTCTACATTATGTCCTAACTTAATAAGTGATCTGCCTAAATTCTGCCCAACCACACTCCAACTATGATTTTGGCCAAATAGAAATTGTTGGATTTTTATTCTCATATACTATATGAGATATTGAATTACATATCCTCGACTTATTACTCGCAATCACCTGCATCGCAAGCTACCGCTCCGGCATCCGAAACAGATGCATCAGCTTGGTGATTTGGCTTGTTGGTACAAGAGACTAATAAAACCGACAAAAACAAAAACAATGCAACGAACCCTTTCATTTTATTCTCCATTTTAAAGCAGCAATACCCAGTCACTCATAAATGAATGGCATTAGGTAACTACTGTTTTAGTTTTTTATGTTACGCCAGAAGCGAACAAACCAGCAACTTGATTTGATGGAATCACCAATGGTGTATTATTCCATCCGGCTTTCTTGAGATATACCGTGATCATGATCTTGGTTCTCAATTCGTTATACAAGGCACTATTTGATATATCATTCATCGTAAGCGTCATCAAGCCAGTAGCCTGGTCCATATTTACGCCAATGATATTATCTACAATAATACCGTAGCCATCCTGATCCATTCCATCCTGATTTGGGAATATTGATTGAATCGACACACCAAATCTCACTTGATTTTTAACAAATGCATCAAGTTTTACAGTAGTACAATCAGAAAACCTAGCCGCCGGATATCCAGCTGAAGTAAAACCATCTCCATCGTCTACAACAAGTTTCTGGAACACGTTGATTATAGCGTGATTGAACATTACCTCTTGCGGAAGTTCCAAGACAATAAAATGAATGTCAACGTCTTGCTTGAAATAGTTGCCATCCTTATCGATGATTTGCCCTTTGCCAATAATAAGATTATCCGGAACGAAGAAATCATTTCTTCCAGGATCGCATGCGCCTCCGAATTCAAATGGATCTATGCAAACAACAGGAGTTGTATTTGAGCACTGACCAGTTATTTGATCTACCAAGCTAGCAGTTGAGCTGGGAAATGTAAATGTCGCAGGAACAAGCCTGGCATTACTACTAACTTGAAGCATGTAGTCTTTCCAGAACAATATTGGGTTTACAACAAATGGTAGTGGGATAAATGGCACTGCAAGGAAAGCAGGATCATCAGCTGAAATATCCGGTATGCTATTATAACCGTAGTATTGTAGCTCAATACTAGACAAATTAGATATATCTACTACATTTAGACTATCACCATTGATTCTAATATACCCATCGCAATTGTTGTATCCATCATAACGACAGCAATCATAATAACCATCATAACGACCGGTTGGGTTTTGAACCTCTATTTCAAGGTGCGTAAAGCTAGAGCCTGCTGGGAATGAGTGATAGCCGTCCTTAGAAACATATGCTGAAATCCTATCAACATCTGCATGCGTAATATAGCCATCTCCATCAACATCAGCTCGAATGATCTCTAGAGTATCAAAAACCCCAGCATTAATTAGAGCCTGCGTTGATTCTAAAGATAACGATTGCCCAAGGAGAGCTGTGGCACGATCTATATCGCTTGAGTCAATAACTCCATCGCCATTAACATCTCCATACCCATCTGTGCACAATCGTACGTTAGAAATGGTGTAACCAATACCTGCGCAATTATTATTTGGAATTAGTTTGCTACCAATAAGCTGCTGCGAAATCAAATCAGGATTTGGATTTATTACAATAAACTTATTGCCCTTAGCTAATCCAGGGAAGATTTGAGTACCAGAAATTATGTTGTTCACTTTGGCATTGACATCTCGCGCACAGCCAATGATCAAAGGATCATTAGATTCACTCAATGTAGCCAAGTTGGCATTGGTAACGAAACTAAAACTTGGTTCGAACTGCTGGCGTGAAAAAACTGGATTGCCAGTACGCTCATCTTGTTGCTGTTGAGATTGTGATTCAATAGCTTCTACTACAGCAGTGTTTAGAGTGTTTTGCCCGGTATCTGCAAATGGGTTTTGGCCAAATGAATAATCTACAACCGCACCCAGTTCATTGACTATGGTCTTTGTAATCTGGACACCATTACCAGCATCATAGGCCATACCATCAGCAACCTTGGCGGCATCTGACCATACTTGATACCAAATATCTTCTTCTGTAACATCTGTCCATTCACTGGTGAATATGGAAAGACGATCATCTGTACTCTGACTGTTTCCTATTCCCGTAAACAAAGTACCAACGCTACTGTCTCCGGCACGTCCAATTGAAATGGCATAATATTTACCTGGTACAATAACAGGATTTGATGCGTTACCAAGAATTGAATTGTTGTATATCAGGTCAATTGGTTGAAGAACATCAGTAAGAATGTAACCTAGATTCTGCAAGCTTTGCTTGTTGATGCTAAACTGAGTTATCGGAATAGGATTTGGATCAAATTCAATTGCCAACCCAGGCACCAATTCATTTGGAGAAGTAATGGTGCTTTGAAGCTCGTATACACTAACTACAAGCTCTCCACTCCAATCGAAATAATTGGCTATAACCGAACCATTCTTACGAACGCCAAGTAGAACGGTAATCTTCTGGATATTATTGCATTTGGCCAAAAACTTTTCAGCTACACGCGTTGTAACATCTCCAGTAGCAAATTCAAAATCTCGCTTCACAGTTGTATTGATTTGAAGAGCATCAACATTATATTGAGGCCCAATACCTGCCTGAATCGTTTGAGCTAAGGTAACCGCTGGGTTTGGAGATGAGTTTTTGAAATCTCTGAAAAATAAGTTCGGTTGCACATCTTGTGCAATCATAATAGGATCGCGAGACAACTCAAGTGCCGTTGTTTCTCGGATAACTACACGTCCCCCTAGAGCACGAGAACAATTGTCATTACCAAGAAAGTCATTAAAGAATACCGAAAGTATTCGGGTGTAGTGTTTCTTGGTAACTTGCTTCTCTTTCTTGTAAAAGTAAAAACTATCGTATTGTATGTTTTCCTGGAAATCCAAACCAATAATCAATACCTTGGTACTGAGACGGCCTCCAACATTCGAAAACCCATTAGCATCAGAATCAGATAGTTCTACTTCAAGTTGATTTCCCAACTTACTATCACTCGGTTGCGCTAATGGCCTCAGACCAGTACCATCTAAATCGTGAGATGCTATCAGTGCCTCTTGATCAGAGAACATATTATCAGTATCAAAAACTACATTTTGAGCCGATGCAGATGGAAGTACGCCCGAGCCAAAGTGATTTTGTATAATCGAAGCATCAATCTTGACATTCCGATCTTGCTCTGTAGTCATATCGGTCTGATCGACTTGCTGACCGTCGTACCAAAGAACTTGAATTTGTGATACTGGATTTTGGTTCATATTTACTTCACATATTTAATACCAACCGTAGAAACGGCCGGCTTGAGGGCATTGATCAAGGCCTCCAACACGGTTTGGATACGAAGATCTCCTGTAACTATGTTAAAAGAATCAATGATATTGATGTCAAAATTGAAAATGCCGAAAGTTGGATCGTAAATTACCGCGAAATCATCTGTTTTTTGTACAGATTTATCGAAGTCAAGCAAGAAAGTTGTGAAAGCATCCGTAATAGATGGGTAGATGAAGTCCGTATTACTGTTGAAGTAAACGTCTCGCGGCTGTCCTGCTATTACAATAGGATCAATTGCTTTGTTCGAAATCTTCAAGTTATCAAATCTCGCCTGAGCTCCAAAGTTTCCTGCGAAATCTTGTCCAACCGAGAACTGCTGTACAGTATCAGTAAAGTTTATATCAGATCTGAAGATTTGGCTTCCCACTCCACCGACAGCCGCCTGGCCCCAGATGACACCTTGCCCGAACAACATATTGCCTTGTCCGAATAGTTGCGCCCCTCGTTCCTCTCCATCTACGAATAGACGAATCTCATCGTTATTGTCTTTACGATTGAACTTGAATGACGCACGAATTCTATGCCATGTATCGCGAGGCCAGAACACAGGCTGTCGAACTTGATATTCTTTGCTATTGGCATTTATGGTGAAGCAAATAAAGCCCTGTGGATCTTTGGAGATTGTCAACCTATCTCCACGAACACCAGTTGGAATATATGCAACTTTTACCGGAGTGTTCTGATATGGCAATGGAGTATTCAAGATGAGAGTTCTTCCATCACTGGCAATACTTCCACCATTGAAATATTCAGTTCCCTGCAAAGTTGTATCGTTAACCAAGCGCACATACAATACGCTACTGGCTCGTCTAGATAGTTTAACACGACCCTTCGTGATGCTTACGTCTTCTTCGATGATATTAGCAGCGGCATCGAAGTATATTCTAACTCCAGGATCATTATAGGTATCATATCTTGGGCTTATCCAGAACTCAATCAAACCTTCGCTGGCTGTGTTAAGCAAACCGCCATTATCAAATATAAGGCCTCTATCTTTGATTACTATACTGTGACCAAATTTTGAATTGACACTGCTGCCAGATTGAACGTATTCCTTACTTGCAAAGGTATAGAAATCGCTATCATTAATTAGCGGTAGAGATTCACAATGGAACAAAGCTAGCGTATCTATATTCTTAACAAACGGAGATATCTTGGTTGCTCCGGTTGTGATAGATTCCTCATTGTTACCAATCGTTTCGCCAATACGAGTATCCGTAAGTTGTCTGTTCAGAATTCTAATCTCATCAAGAATACCCTTTACTGGATTTTGTAATGTGATATCATTTCCAATTATTCCAGTTTCCTTTGTCAAAGGATCAAATGGTACGGATAGATAAGAGGCAAAGTCAATATCATACCATCCTGGCGGCAACATAAAGGCAGAATCGGTGAAGCCTGCTATCTCCAAAAATATGAATCCGTTTTGGAATCCACTACGCCCAATGCTGATATTGTACGCAGCATAAGATCCATTGGTGAAGTACCCATCAACACTATGATCTAGTTGAATCGTATAGTTATCTATTTTGTCTATTATCTTGTAGATACCAGCCGAAGATGGCGGCGAGGTAATTTTGAGCAAGTTACCAACAATAGATGCTGGGAAGTAGCCTTGTAGATCCCTAACTATGGTATAGCCACCATAGCCATCAGATTCCAAAGAGCCACCAGACTGAGTTTGGTATGCGAACCTAATAACCGGATACAGGTTGTTTCCGTTAGGCTGTGTAATTGTGTATGCCTCTTTTATTTCAACGGCTATACTATCGTCGTAGCCATCAATTGGAGCCACATCTACAATAATCGAATCAACTTCTTGCCATTTATTTACTGTAAGTTTCTTACCAGGATATGTAAATGTAAGTGTTTCGCTTGTTACGGATCCCAAGGCAGCATATCCATCTAGCTTCACAGTTACTGGAACTGAGAAATTAACATTATCTCCAGTAATACGCACTTCCAATATGCGGCCTTCTGTAAGTAAAGCATTTGAATTTTGCAAGAATGTACTTGGTTGTGTGATATCGGCATTCTCTCCTGGTCCTGTTCCGAAAATTAAATTATCCCCATAACCGTCAACTAGGAAATTTCCAAAATCATCAATTAAGTAGATAAAACTAGTACCTCCAAAAGTTGCCTCAAAAATATATCCATCTATCACGGCTGAATTTTCTGGACCGATTGAAGTCAATGGCAATACAACAGTCTTAATAGACACATCATCCAGATTGATTGGAGGAGGAAGCCCAGTTTTAAGTAGAGAATTATTACTCCACAGGAATACCCTATCCTTAGATCGCCTATGGTTCAAACCAAACGTTTTGATAAGCACAGTATCGCCGGCTAGGGTGTTATCAAAAATTGTCAGAATCCTCTGGTTAAGAGTGTTCCTATCAATTGAGTAAGAAGGGACTCCAGCTCTTGTTCCTGGAATTTCACGTTCATTTCCATATCCGTCTACAATAAATACACCTATGTTCTTGTAGATATCAATCTCAGTTCCGACAATAAACTGTGGCGGATTAATGATAAATCTAGCATCATTCAAAGAAGCTGACATATTGGCACTCAAGGTCATCTGAGTCCCCGATGCATTGGATATTACATACTTACCAAACCCTTGTTCCATGATGTCAATAGTGTACCCATCATCAAGCGCAGATAGACTTAAGGATGGAGATATTACAATATTAGATCCTTGGGTTGTTATAAGGTCATTGCCAGTTATTGAATTTGCAAATACAACCCCAACGATCTGTTCTGGAACCACTGTTCTAAATCTATTATAAGATGCAACATCTGGAATATTACCATAGCGCGCAAGGTTTGGAGTTTCAAAACCGTCAACATACAGGTGCATTTCATCTCTACGATCTGAGGAGTTTAGACTCCAAGAGATACCAATAGTATGCTTTTGTCCAGAGCCCCAATTTTGTATATCGGCGCTTACTTGGTATACATTTTTTCGGTCTGGTTGTACCAATCCAAAGCCACCACGATCCCATACTTCGAAGACCAAATACCCTCGGCCGTCCTTGTATAAAGAGAATCGATTCTGAGTTTCATTCTTACCAAAATCGAAGAAATAATGTCGATCGTCTGACATTAATTGAATGCCATCAAACGAAACACCTGGGATATATCCATCGCCATATTCATACCCATCAGGGCTGAGAACATCATAGCCATCCAGATGGAATTCAAATTCTACTGTCGAAAGCCCAGACCGTAAAATGTCAGTATCCTCTGCAAGCCCAGGAACAAAATTCACATCATAGAATGAACCAGATGTGGTAACCGTACCCGAATATACATATCCGTCAGGAACATCCTTGGCAAGAATCTTCCAATGTTTGATATCAGTGTCATAATAAATGAATATGCCATTTCTGATAAAGATCAAAGCTGGAAGGCCCTCTGGGCTATTCTCATCTGTTCTATTGACAGAGAATGTCCCATTCGCAATGGTTGGGTTATAACATCTAGATCCAATATAAATGTTTTCTGCTGGAACTACATAGCCATCTTTGAATAGCTCAAAGGTCAAGGTGGCATCATTGTCGATACCATCCCAATCAGTAATAACTGACAACTCAAGAGTTCCTTCTTCCAGTCTCAAGTTGTTGGAAATTGGAAGGGTTGCTCCATCTCCAGCTTTCAAAACTGCCAAACCCTGATCGAAGAATCCGGCAGATAAATATGGCGTTCCAAAAACGGAAGATGGTACCTTTGACAAGAAACTAACGCCTAAAGACCAAAATGCTGCCTCTACAATTTTAGGATCAATTTGGGTTACGCTGGAAATCAGTTCCTTCATTGCCGGTATTGTTGGACCTTGCGTAAATGTCTGCAAAGCTCCCTGAAGGATATCGCGGTAGATTTCACGATCCAATTCCTCATCAAATACTTGAAGCTCTGGAATTTGAACTAAAGTTCCGAAGTTCTGAAGCAAGGAGTTGCGCAAAGCTCCAATAGAATACGTTGTGTAATAAGTATCTCCTTCTTTGAATGTATTACTGGTACGATGATCAATAACATTATCGCCCCATTCATACGAGACTAAAAGTTCATCTGTTACACTTGAATAATCAACAAAAAAATCTCCACGGTTGTAATCTACAATTGGAGTTGCCTCTCCATTCATTATAACGGTGTATTGGACATTAACAACATCACCAGAAACTGCAAATGCGTTACTTAGATAAATGACGTTACCAAGAGAATATGTATATCCATCGACAAGCTGATATCCATCACTTACTCTGATAACACTTGTGACTTCTCCTACTTCAATGCCCGCTGATATAAATGGTACAGTAATTGTTAGAGTACCACTTACCACCTCTTGTGATGTTTGAGCAATTCCTCCAAGGGTAATTACATTGGCCGAGATGGTTGCCGAATCTGCAAAGTTTATTGGGCTTACATGATTGTTTAGATCGTACGCGTCATACAGACTACGAAGCGTATCGATATCATCAGTTACCGTAATCGTGTTCTCAAAAACGAAATAAGGATTCGTTGGGTCTTTGTTTGTGAAGCGCTCATCCGAAACGTCCATGAGGCTTGGTGTTGGGGTTATGGCCGCTTCTCCAAATGAAATGTAATCCAAAATCTTCGAAGGCCCAAAGTTTGGATTTATACTGTTGTAGACTTGAGAAACTGAGACAACATGAGGATTTACAGGAGAGATAACAGGAATCTTGTAAGAGACCGTTCCAATGCTAAGGCTTTGATTATTCGTAACTCCTACATATATAATACCATCGCGATAATTTATTTGATACTGACCAATAGATAGCCTGTTGGTATTAATTATCTCTGATAATTCTTGAGAATCATAATATACCTCAGTAACAAAAACATCATTCTGACTAAAACCAACGCTAGTATTAAAGCTAGACCCAATCACATCATCGGTGTTACCCATGATATTTTGGTTCATGACTCTTATTTTTAGCACGCGAACGCTAAAGGCATTGACAAGCTCATTCTCAAGAATCAATGACTCATTCAAAACAGAAGCAAAAGACGCCCTCTCTAGAGTGATATTGGTAATTTTTGGTGGAGTTCTTGAATCAAAGAATATCTTGTTATCAGTGATTCTTCTGAGCGTATATATTTCTCCAGTTGTTTCGTTGTAGATTCTAAAAACATCTGTAATTGGTGCGTTTATAGTATATAGCGAATCCAATGTTGCAAGGCGATTTTGAACTCGCTCATTCAAACTCTCAACATGTACATTGGCTACATAGTCAATACCAGGGACATAGGTTTGCTCAAAAAGATAGTTGATCTTTGCTGTTTGTGTCACCAATTCTCGAAGAGGGGATGCGACAAGATCTCTAAACTCAGGAACATAGGTATAGTCTAAACGAGAAATATATGTTTTTCGGTAGTAGTAATTCATGGCCGGAGGGAAATCTCCAGTTCCATCATTTTTAATCGCTCCGTAAACGAAAACACGACCGGTTGTATAATCAACCGAATATTCTCCAGGATAATTTGGCAGACCGCCTTCACGATACGGAATTTCATTCGAGAAAGCTGGATGAGTATCAATGAACGGAGTCGCTGAATAAGGATCTAAGAACTGAACACCGCCAGATGTTGGTATTTTATCTCCGGCCGTAACTACCGGAGCATTTTGCAGCGAAAACATCGTGGTAATTGCAGGAGCAACTTCTCTGATAACCTGATTTACCTGAACAACAGAAACGCTAGTATCATCGATGATACGACCCAACGATTTGTATTCGTAAGAAACTACAATCTTATCATTACCGCTAGGGAGCACAAAGGTTGGATCGTCTTTTAGAGTGTCATTAAGTTTGATTTGGTTATTGGCAAGTGTAATCAAACGACGACCGAATGCAGTATCATATTTAGGATCACTGATTTGGTATCCTAGCGTTCTAATATCGTAGGCAAAGGTATAGCCATCTGAATATTTTATTGTAACTGAAGTTAATTTGGTAACTGGAAGCTTATTCAGCGTCAACGTCAAATCATTATATGTTCCCTTTCCAATACCAAGTACTAAAATCTCATTGGTAACAACATCCCGTTGTAGAGTTATTGGGTCTGATGGGAAACTATCGAAAGCAATTACCCCTTGTATTGTTTCGTCTGTTGGGGTTAGTCCAACACGCCAAACTTGAAAAGCTCCCTCTTGATTAAGGCGATCCCAAGGACCAAAATTACGAGTTTTCAACTCATCTTTTACGAGAATTTCAAGATAATTAGCTGACTTTGCCTGGCCAACATCAGCTTGGGCTTTATTCAATAAATTTGAAGTCTGATTTAATATAGTGCGTACGAATGTTTCACGAGATAGATTGTAAACACTTTGAGGACCACCCAATAATGTTACTAGGTTATCGCGAGTTGGGTTGTAATCATTCTCGGCTCCTAAGACTCTGGCAACGTTGGCACGCCCATCTTCAAGCAAGAACTGACGATTGTCTAAGCTTCTGAACTTTACAGCATTTGTAGATTGAAAAACTACCTTGTATCTAGCATATGGAGTTTGAGGTAATGTGCTAATAATGAAGATATCATCAGCGACCTCAACTGTAAGAACTTCAACATCTGGAACATTTACAACCTCAGACAACACCAATACATTTGATTGCCCAATATCAACTGCTAGCGCGGCTGAAAACCTTACCTTAATCGTTCTGCTATCGGCCGCATTTATGTCCAATATTCTAAGATTTGCCATTACTACCTAATTTATCTAGTATCAAGTTTAGCTAAAACATTGTTCGCTTGTATGTATTGATTACTCTGTGCCGTAATACTTAGTACCTGGCCAGCAGCTCCATCCTTGTTGAATTCTAAGATTCGAACACGGTCAACTCCATTTACTGTATAAGCCACATTAATAAAATCTGAAGAATCTATGGTCGTAGCCAATGCAGTTGAGTTCAATGAATTAGTGACTGCATCCTCTACATTTTGAAGAACAACAGCACTAGAAGTATCAAAACCAGGAGAAACGACAATTGCCAAAGTGATATTAACTAAGATTGGTACGGCGGCCTTGACTAAAACATCAGCTCCGATAGGTCTTGTTCTTTCGATGTTGAATGTATTGTCCGTAATTACTTGATTTGCATTATAGTGTATAGTGATTCTTTCATTTGGCTTAGGAGCTAAATAATCATAATATGCAGTATACCTTGTGCCCTGTACCGGCTGATTCTGAGGCGCAATAGAAAGCGTTGCTGACTGCGAAGTGGTGGAAGTAAATCCGCTGGAAATTGACACAACATCAACAAATGCAAATCTCTTTTGAGTATACAGAGTCCCACTCTTGCTGAATGATACGTTTTCTATATCGCTGGTCTTGCTAATATAGAATGTAACTCTGATCTTATCACCAATCTTTGGCAAATTAGCATTGTTACCAACGGTGTTAGGAATTGCTATTTGCGTAGGAGTTAGGCTTGAGTTGCTAGTAGCCTCAAATTTAGAAAAACTATTATCACGAATCGAATATCCAAATACATCATAGACATGATCTATAGAAATCACTTCCGTACCAGATAGTTCCACCTTTTCAAAACCTACCAAACTTATTATTGTAAGATTGGATGGAATTGACTGATTGCTGTTCAAACCCAAAGCTGTTCGTATCAGGGATGAAAAATCTTGAACCAAACCATTCGCGGTGGCAGTTAATATTTTATCAAAAACTCCCTGGATTGTTGTGCCGGAAACAGTGATTACGCCTGGAGAAATAGTTCCAGCAATTGTTAGCTTCAACCTAGTTGGAGCCTTTCTAAGATTGAATTCAATTGGAAGAGCTGTGTTTGGTATCGGCGAAGGATTTGGAAAGTATATATGAGTTGTCGGTTGAGTTCCAAATATATTACCTGTTCCAAAATAAAACCCATTGTCATTTCTAAAAATTGGCAATGTAGACAATGCTGTCGAAGGAACAAGTTGATTGATGTTAGCCAAATAATTGACCTCAACAATCGTCCCGGCAACAACATTGGTTGATGATGGAAGGGTGATTACATTATCACTAAAGCTTCCAGAAATACCATTGCTTATGAATTGATCAATGGCATTATACCTTATATTTACTAAATCTCCAATCTGCGCAGTTGTGTCCGTTGGTAAATAAACAGTAAATCCGCTAAAACTTCCATCTTTGGTACCGGTGTTGAAAACCTCGTCATTATTAGAAGACTCAACTACCGAGACAACATTTGATACCAAGCCGGTCACAACAACAGCCAACCTATTGCTGATAAGCTGTACAAAGCCATACCCATCAGTAAACACATTAATAGATACAACTGCATTTACCGGATGAGTAACTGTAACTGTTTTTGTGTTAACTCCAGTTACCACAGACTCTTCTCTGCGCACAACGTTTGAATATCCCCAATCAATACTATCTACAACGTCACGGATGTTATCAGAGGATACTTTATTATCAAAATCCCAATTTAGATCATAATTGAAAATCCAAACGTAGTCTACTTGAAGAATATCACTTACAGCTGGAAGGGTAGAACCTGAAATTGTAATGCGGCCGGTGGTGTTTTGGCTCCCTCCGTCTGGATTTTGATTTGTAACTATGTAGCGCTCTCCAGTTGTCTGGTTGAAAACTCTGGTAACCGCAGTGATTGGGGAGTGAGATAATTGAATGGATGACCGATCTGCCGGACTTACATTGCTATTTTCGTTAACTATTTGAATGTTTTGATTAACTGCACTAATCAAAGTAACATCAGAAAAATTGGTAGAGTCCTGGCTATTGAATTTACCCTTAGTAATATCCTCTGCTAAATCTCTAATCCTATCATCGACCCAATGCAAACGATCAAATCCCCATGGGCTTCCAGCGTACACACCGGTGTCTCGCAGCAATTCATAGTTTCCAGATACAACTCTAGATGCATCTACACTCTTTAGAGCGAAGTTAGAACCGCTAGAAGATCCGGTAATGCTAATGATATTGGTAACTGGCTGATTTGGCAGTTGTTGATTATTGATATCATCAATTCTCTTTCTAGAGACCGTCTTGTTGGCATCTGTGGTAATTTGCCCAAGAACAAAGTCATTCGAAGGATCAGTTGGATCATCTTTGTTGCTATGATCAAAGTATATGAATCCGTCTATAATTTCAACCAAACGGAAGCCATAAGCGTAAAGGTCTACTTTCCCACCAGTCCCTTCAGACACAATCGTCTTGGTGCCATCTGCCGCCGTGAATACCTGTGTTCCATCGCGAGTCATTAAAGGATCGCCGGGGCCAACCACTAAACAGTCTATGACATCCGAATCTGCTATAATTGTATTCTTATAGCCAAGAGCAGTTCCGGTATTTGATCCGCTGAAAATACCAAGAATTCTACGTTTGAAAGACGAATCAGTCTCGGCTGAAGCTCCACCTTGAAAGGAAGCTGCATTTGTGACATTTGAAACTCCAGGAATCGTAGTATTATTCAGCGAATAACTGGAAATATTTCCATTACTTCCAGTAGATGTGGCTGTTACCTGGGCCTCAACGGCATACTGATCTGTGATTGCTGCGAAAGCTAAAGCTGCAGAATACTTCGAGGCAGTGGCTCGATAGGTGTTCTTATTGTTCACAGCTACCGTAAAGGAATTGATGACTGTAAACGAAGCTCCATTACTTGCCGTTACCACTCCGCCGGCATTAATTGGAATATCAGCCTCAATTGAATTGAAGGTAAGGATTGCAGTACCAATCGATGGAGACCCTTGCTTACGAGACGCGCCAAAATTGGATGCTAAGGCGTCCAATTCTGAACCTAAAGACAGGAATAGCGATTGAGCTGATTGAACGCTCTGCAATTCTTCATACAAGCTTCCCAATTGAACAGCTGGGCCGTCAATAAGAAGATCACGAGCCACCTGACCAGGTTGTAGGTCAAGTTGTGGCTGCGCAGTTCTGTAAAAATCTATACTTCCGAGAACAATATCATTTGCAGTCCTAACCCGTGCCATGTTACCTCAAAGCTACAAAATAGCATATATCCACTGCTTTCTGAATACCGGATTATTAGCTAGTTACTACAGCAAAGGAAATAGGCACACTCTGGAAAGCTTTATTGATAACCGTCAGATTCACGAAGTAATATCGAGGATCATCCTTAGCTTGAACAATGGAGACGTTTTGGACTGCAGAAATTTGCTCTTCAGCTGTTACAATTTGATTGCTCTTTATTTGGTTCTGTTGGAGATCCTTCAGGCGTTCAATGCTGGCTCGCAATTGCTGAGTTGCAACATCTTGTGCAAAATCTACATCACTAGTTCCAATCAAAACCTGGCTTACTGGAGACCCATACGCCGGAAAGAAAGGATTAGACCCCAATTGAGTGCTGACCAGCTTCAGAATATCCTGGGTTAGCTTGTCAGAATCCTCTACAATAGCCAAATCTCCATTTTGGATAACTAAATCTCCACCAAAAAGCTTCAAATCAAATGACATACACTTATACTCAATTATCCCTTATTTCTTACATCCCCAATTCCGCCATCCTTGGGAGATCCCTTTAGACGATCAAATATATAATCACCATATTGTAGCAAGCTGGAAACTGCCGATGTTAGCGTTTCATAAGCGGTAACAGAGTTTCCTGGACTATTAACTCGATTCTGAGTTGCGTCATTTGCAAGTTCAGTGATACTATTTAACCTAGCCGCAGCGGAGTCATCAATCAAATTAAGTAGTGTTGGAACGTCCAATGCCCAAAGAGAAAGGTAAATGGCAATAATATCAATGAGGCCAAGCCCACTTACTTCGCCACCAATAATTTCGATTATTCTTAGAGCATCACTACCCTGTGCTTCCAATGAAGATCTTTTTGAGTTTTCATCAGCTAAATCATTCTCAAAAGTATTAGCCACATTGCTAAATTCAGATATTGTAAAATCGCCATACACTAAAGATGAATTATCATCATTGGTTCCAATATCAACTTGTGTCTTTGCAAGAAGAGATTTAACTTTCAATTCAGATAATCTGCGTTCAATTTCCCAAGAATCTAGGTAATAGCTTGGGACAACAAACGTAGAATTAACCACAGAACCAGATTCTGGCCCGCCCTCATTAGGCATTGGAATCCAAATTATATCTTTGCCGATATCAGCAATTGTCTTCACTGCATTGTAATATACATTAATAAGACCTTTGTATGTCTTGAATAAATCATTTACTGTATATACATCTATCAATCCCTCTTGGAATAGTCTAGCAGCGTCATCTTCGCTAATTCCAACACCAATCAAACCAGCTTGTGTACTAATATTTGGTACCACTGTTTGAGCAGCTGTAAGCAAACTCTGTAAAACATTACTTTCACGAAGTTTAGTTCGTATGATAAATTCCAAACCTGGGCGTTTTGCATACTTACCAGATTCATATTCCAAATCTTTTTTATCTAGAAATGGCTGACCAACTAGCACACTATTAGACCCTGATTTTGGTTCTACATTCGATGTAATAACCAAATCAGTAATGAACGGTGCAAGTGGATGTGATACGGTCTCGAACTTATTGACTATTGCAGATCCATCTGAATTCTGGAAAAATCTATTTATATATTGAGTGCGAGCCGGAATTGCCTGTGGTGTTAGCGTAATATCATCAAGTGATCCAACATCAATGGAAAATTTACGCTGACCATTCGGAGTTGCTAGCGAAAGCCCAAAAACAGAGGTGTCGCCATTACGTGCTGAAAATAGATTGGTCCTATATTGAGCCCCATTCTCCCTATCAGAAATAGCCTTCTTGACACTATCAGGTATTTTGCCATCTATGCTTTTCTGATGGTCTTTATCCTTGAGTGGAAAGCCTGGACTAATTAAACTACCATCAGGAGAAATGGTGGGAAGACCAAGCATTCTATAGAACGTATGACATCTGCTTTCCGAAGGTGAGCTAGATGTGGATAGGTCAGCCTGAATTAAATCACCATTTACAACCGGAGAAACATGACTTCTATACAAATCAATTGGGCGCATAAATTTGGCCACCAAATCATTGATGTCTAAATCAATAGCCCTAATATCATCTAATGGATCTTTTGGAAAATGATCCCCGACATTATTAAACCATGTATCTTTGGTAACAGTTACCATTATGTACCATCCTCGGCAACATCAGCATCTCCGAATCTCTGCTTATAGCTACCACCCTCTGCGCGATACGAGTAAGATGTCTTATCAATGAATTCATAGGTAAGAACACTATCGATAATCGCAGTTGGTAATGTATCACTATCTCTATTAACAACTGTAGCAATAGACTCATTATTAACGTAAGCTGTTATCTGGCCACTGCCGGCCAAATCACTGGTAAGTGACGCAATAAAATCTCCATACCCATCATAAGTAAAGTTAGAGATAGTACCAAATGTTGGAATGGCTTTTATTAAAGCACTTAATGCTGTAGCAGCATCTGGTGTCACATTCACCGCTAATTGATTGCCTGATTTATCTCTCAATTGAACTGTTACCTGAATATCATTTTTGATAAACTGAATGCTTGGATATAGCGAAAAACTACTAGAATATCGATCCGTTGCAGCAATCGTACCCGTGGTATAAAAGTCCAAAGACTGATTCTTCAAAGAATTAAGGCAATCTGTAATTTCATTTTGGAATATTACTGCGGTATCCTCATTTAGATTTCCACGGAATTTTGCAAGGGCCTGTGTCAAACAAGCTATCGCTCCATCAACATCCGGCAATGGCCCAACCTTATCTAGAACGCTTCTCATATCATTATATTCGGCATTCAATACTGCTGATTCTGAAGCAGTATCAGGTTGGCACATCAAACCAATGAGCCCATATTGAATCAGTACCTCGTGATTTATTTTCAGGTTATAGCTAACATCTAAGAAATTGTATCCGTCATCATTTGATGGTAATTGAGATAAATTCTGAGTCGGTTTGGATACTAATGTTTGGAGAGTGGCCTGAACTCCATTGATGTAATATGGAACATAGCCATCTGGAGTAATCTCAAATACTGAACCACCCACTAAGTTCAAAGACCCAGAAGTAATACTAGTATCAAGACTATTATTCCAAGCCGTAGGATATACATTTGGCTTTGTTGTTACGATTACATTTTGAACGCTCATATGGCGCTCTATTCCTAAATCAGAAGGATTTCCAAAATTGCTAGGCTTGATAAATATGTTCATATCAAGCGTGTATGGAATTCGAATCAAAGCTGAGTTGTGATCAAACACATCATTGTTTGGCCAATAAATAAACCCATATTGTGGCGATGGGGTAATGATATCCAAGAATTTAAATTCTGTTGGATGATCATCGACAAATTGCCATCGTTGAGGCCTGAGAACAAATGCAGCGGATGATCTCAAGAAATCAAACAAAGGATCTAGTGGAACAATTGAGTCAATTTCCCGCTGGTAAATTAGGCGACCAGTTTTCAGTATCAAACCATCTGGATTATTACGAATGAATGGCGGGCAAAAATCTGGAGTACAACAATCTTCAGCACCATTACCATTCCTATCTCCGCCATTACATACAGAGCGGCCCAAAATTCCCATGAGTGGCTGAATAATGGCAAGTAACGCACTGATGCCCATTAGAATCGTGAATAATTGCTCAATTAGACATAATAGAAATGATATCTTTTGAACTGCGGCGAGAGTAGCGTCACTATCATGTACCTGTATTGCACGTAAAAGGATTTTGATATTATTTACTATCTGTTTGATGTAGGCAATGATTACTTTGATGATGTATTCTATCAATGCAATGAGAAGTAATATCAACGCCAATATCATAATCAGCAATGCCAACCATGGAAACATGGATAGGAAATCTGGTAAGCATCTCTTAAATAAACGCCTAATGGCCTTCAAGGTTGACCATGGATTCATCAGAGCGCAGAAGACATCTATGATACAAAGTATCATATTCAACAATGCCTGAATGAATTTGTAGATACCTAAGAATGGAGCTATCTGATTGAATAAGCTGGCCAAGGCATCCCAAATGCCTTTGGTCATAGCATCTGTATTTGGCTGCAATTTAATCCCACCAGGGAACATGGCAAAGATTGTTTCAATCAGATTTATCAGATCTTCTGGAACGCCAGCTGGAAGGGACAGATCGCCAAATGGATTCTTTGGTACTGAAAATGGCAAACCAAGGCCTGGGATCTGTGGGCTAGGTCCCGGTGGTCCAATCGTAATGTTAGTATCAGCTGGATTGCAAACCATGATTCACCTTAGACAGTCCTTCCTGCAGCACCTTCGGTGGCCCTTAATACCAACCTTCCAGTAGCAGGATCTGTTGTATAGAAATAAACGCTTTCAGCATCGAAATATATATTGCTATTCACTGACTTAAATCTCATACTACCCTCAGACACTATATCAATGTTCTGTGGGGTATGAATCTTTATTCCCTGAGGATCAATTCTAATCGTATGAAAACTTCCAGAGTTCCATACTCGGATGTCAATAGTTCCATCCCTGGCTTCATTATTGAAAGTGACTGATGGAAATCTGGAATCATCAACAATGGTTGGGCCGCCAACCTGCATTAAAATATCACCATCCAATGTGGCGGCTAATGAACGATTGAACTTATCCCGCCCAACTGCTGCCACCATCCCACCAGCACAATCTAACCACAAACTTTGGCGATCTGCGGTATTCGCTCCAATACTCACAGACAACATACCATCCAATGATATTGTTCCACTTCGGCCACCAGCATTTGCCCCAGCGCCAGATACTATCAATTTAGAAGACACAACATCTGTAACCGGGGATACAAAGTTTATAAGACTGTTTTCATAGCCAGCGTTACCAGAGGATGAATAAGGTTTATCTACCTTGTGGAGGAATAATACATTACTTATATCATGAAATCCTGTTCCGAGTTTTATGACGCTTCCATCTAGCCTATTTACTGGGGCTGCAAAGTTCTTGAGAGTATCTTCAGTGCTTACGAGAGATACAGCGCCTTTCCCGTGTGGTTCTAGTTGCAAATCTGTATTGTTGGTAACATTATACAGAAGCTGACCACGATCCGTCTTATCTATAAACCCTTTGAGATTGGAAAAGTTTTCGTGGCGAACCAACACCGGAACATTACCCGTCTCACTTGAGGCTGGAACATTCCATTTGAATTGTCCTTCTTTATCTATATCAAAGAAGAACCTGCTACGATTACGAGCATAATCACTTACATCTGAATAATTAGGCAAATCCAATCCAGGTTTTCTGGCATTGAGTTCGAAGTGATAAGCTATACTCTTTCGAAGTTGCGTTAGCAGGTTTGTAAATGCTACATTTTGATCATCTGAAGATTTCCTAAATGACAATGAATCAACAATACCACTTGGAAGTATGCTTCTATTGATATCTAGAATGTTTCCATAGATGTCAACAACTGTTCCAACAATTACTTCTGCTAAATAGTTTGGCTGATCCAAACTCAAACTCATCGTATCAGTACGGCTTCTCTTTCGTTGGAATGGTAATGGTTGAGAAAGATCTTGACCGGCATAAATCCTCTCTTCCGCTTCATCGTATGTATATCCAAAGCTATCGATGAATTCATAGTACATTTTCCTGCTTTCCGTTAGCGCTGGGTTTCGATTAGCCACAGCAGAAACGGATGGGAATGTACTTGGATCAAGACCAATTGGCGTGAGAGAGTTGTTGTATGTATGATCTGTTAGAGATGAGCCTGTGACATTTCTTGTACTATCAGAATCTATATCTCGAAGAACTGTACCAGTTACTTCACGGTGTGCTTCTGTAAAGTGCATCTCATTAGCAAACCTAGAGCTCCATATGTCAAGCATCGAATCTGCTTGAGTAAATGATGTTGAATCTCCTTGGACAACACCATCTTGTGGATCTACAATTAGACCAACATCATTTTGTACCAACGTAAGCCAACGTCCTGGACGAAACTTGGTTGTTGAAATACGACGAATACCATCAGAATCATATAAGCTGGTTGAGTCTGGTTGATCATAGCTAACGAATATCCATTCGTTGCCTTGTCCCATAACCACAAAAATGTTTGTTCCCTTTGCTGGATAACCACAGGAAACCTCTCCTCTAGCACCCATCCATCCAACTGGAAGTTTTATGGGTTGCAAAGTTGGAGAAGAAGCCAATGGCAATTTAACCATCGCAACTTTTCTTTGAATATCAAAACTTTGAATCACTCCACGAATAGGAATTCCGGGAATTGATCCGATACGAGTGTTAGTTCCCATTATCCACCCCCAGCTGCATTACGAGCAGCTCCAGCGGCAGCAGCCGCAGTAGCAGCACTTGCCGAACTAGAAGAACTTTGAACGGCACCAGCTGCACCACCAGCTCCCGCCCCAGCGCCAGAACTTGCAGCACCAGCAGCGCGAGCTATCGCAACCGAATCGTTAGACAAAACTGGTATCGGTTTTGAATCTATAAAAACATCAATGACTGTATTGGCTAAAAACAAACTAAAATTCTCTGGTGATAATGTTGAGACGCTACATGTTCTTGCAGCATAAATAGCCGCAGATGATGGTCCTTGAGTATTGGCAACAGGATCCGCTCCAGTATCAGGAAATACCTGAACTCTAGTTTGATTAGCAGGATCTGTAAAATCTACTTGTTCAATTACAATATCGCTAGCGTTGAGTCCAAATGGCTTTGTCTTACCACTACTGCCAGTATTAAATTTCAAAGGACTCAATCCGCTAGATGTGTCACCCTCTGGCGAGATAAGCCAATCCTTAACTGTGGTTGCAAATGTAAGCATATCACTATCAAATGAATTACCTGTTATATAATAAACTATCTTAACAAAAGGCTTTTGATTTTGGAAAGCTTGTTGGTTTAGACTTCCACTAACATAAAGTAGAATATTACCTAAAATATTCTTGTTTCGTTCACCATAACGTCCACTAAGTAAAACCTCCAAAGGATCTGAGTCTGGTGGCAATCTAGTATCATTGCCTTGAGGGGTTTGATATGTTGATATCGAAGAGACGAATGTAAGCGCCCCAAGTGATTTAGCAGACCCTAACATCTCAAATCTTTCACTGCGGTATTGATCGAAAAACCCCTTGGAACTATACAAAACCTTACCAACGATATCCAACATTGTAGGAATATACTCTCCCGGGCTATGACCATAATTAAGCTCAAGAGTTGTTGATAGATTTCCATATGAAAATGAATGACTTACAGATTTTACATAGAAGAGCAGATTTCTATCCTCAATATAAACAACATCTCCCGGCTGATAATATTCATTATAGCCAACAATTCCAACGCTACCCTGCAGAATATTCTCACGAGCTTCTAGTAAAGCAGCAACGGCAAATGGAGCACATTGAATGTTTGGATCATTAAAGAATGGTGCTTCTATAGATTTCGGCGCTCGGAATCCATATTGATACCACATATCATAATCAACGGCATAGGCAGAGGTTACCGCATTACCATCATTGGAAGTCTGCAATCCTCCAGGGGGATCTATAAAACCTTGCCCAAACAAACCATTTACAGATACCATCGTGAATGGTGGTGGGTTTTCAGAAATTGTTAGGCTAACAATTCTATCGGCAGTAAGTATGAATCTCCGACCAGAGCCAGGGCCCAGGTCATCCTCATCTTCATACTCAATCATATGTTCTAGTATTTGAGGAATTTGAGTTTTACGATTTAGGAAAGGAGCAACAACCGCATTAACAACCTGATCGTTCGAATTATTTGCCCCAAGGTCTGGCACAGCATTTACACTAATGCCCTCTTCCAAATTCTTAATGGCCCCCAAAGCTGACTTTAGTAACGATTGGCGCTGTGAAACAAACTGAGCTATTTGGGTTATTAGAGCAAGTTTACTGGTTTGACTTCTCTGCCCAATGCGCGAAAATTGAGGATCGGAAAATAATTGATCAAGCGTTGGTGGCTCTGTACCAGTCGCAATTTTAATCCTATTACGAATTACTTCTAATGTACTAGTCTGCAAATCAGGGCTTGGATTGAGCTGAGTAAAGAAAGCACTTACTTGGGTACTGGCCGTAAACTGTTTAGAATTCTTTACTTGAGTAGAGATTCTCTGTTGATAGCTAGATAAAGATATAAGTAATGAATGAGTTGGATCCTGATCTTCTGGGTTTGATTGCTGAGAGAATTGTAATAGGTTGGTTCCAGTACCTGTATTCGTCAGGAAGTTGAAACTTCCACCATTGGTCGAGTTTCCATTAATTAGGCTAACCATATCTTGATCCGTCAACGCTCCAAGTGCTATTGCGCGCAAACGAATATTATCTTCAACGACTTCAATTTGAGTCAACGTATCTTTCACCTGGTTGAAATATAGACTCTCCAAAAAGTCAGGAAAAACCTTGACGCCATTAGAGTCACGGTCTTTGAACATCTTGTAAAATACAGAGCTGGGAACTTTATTATAACCCGGTGGTCTTGTTATGATATGGCCCTGACTATTAGCGAAACATTCTAAGCTCAATAGTTTTTTAACCTGACCAATTTGTTCACCAATATTGGAGTATTGGCTATTGAATAAATCTATCTTGTTGCCAATTTTTCTCTCAAAGGCCATGATGTCAAAGTTCTTATCATACTGATCATCTACAATGAATAGATTCTTGTCCTGATTGGCTCTAACTTGCCAAAACCTACGAGCCGTCATTGCAAACAATCTCTGTCGTAATTGTAGAGCGTCCCTTTGTTTCTGAGATTGATTTTGGCCTGGATTAGAATCTGTGGCCAAAGGATCTGCATTTACATCATTACCAATAACCGTAATACCCACATCTGGATTATTTACCGAGATGGTATTCATAAAGTTAGTTTGAGCAGTTTGAATATTTGCTTTCAAAGCTTGAATTTTCTGAGCAAACACAACGCTATCTACAGAAGATGGCACTTTCGCACCTTGGAACATATCATTCTGCTGATACAAAAGTAACTGGTCTTGTGTACGCGCCAGCTCATTCAATTGTTGAGTAAGATTTGAATTTTGCGTTGTGATATCCAGGCGTTGTTGAGCTATAAATTGTTCAGCTGCCTCATTGATAACCAATTGCTTGTGAGGCACAAAATTTCCCCAAACCAGATTGTTTCTCTCAATCTCGGCAAGTAAGCCTTGAATATATGTTGATGCCGCTGGAAGATTGTTCAAGCCATCACGAGCCCCTAATGAATTTCCATTTTCGATTGCGGCCTTCAAGAAGGTATCATAGTTATATGGAACGCCAGTTATCAAAAGAGATATAACATTCATTACATCTTGGCCAGCAAATGGCTTAGCTGTCAATAAAATTGCTCTTTCATGTTCGGTATTTGATAGGCGATTTGGACGTTGAGTGAATGTTAATGATTGGATTCCCTGCTTCCAGCGATATACTAATCCTTCTGGATCGTGTAATACACTACGCCATGAGTCAAAAGAAATCTCCTTTGGAGCATGTGTATATAAAGTTTCTGTTGCTTGGTTTCCTTTGTTCGGTCCGCTTCTAAAAATAAGCATTCCGCTTTGAAGCAAATCCTTATTTTCCTTCAATAAAGGAGGAATATTTCCGTTTGATGGATTTGTAATTGCAGCTCCAGTAGCGGCATCAAAGCTTACATCAAATGGAGTTAGAGGATCATAAATAGACGCATTGAACACATCAGAGGATGGCTTGAAATTAACCATGCTCTTATCAAAATATCCCGTATGATCTTCGCAAGTAAAGTTGATGTTCCACTTACCATCGCTCCAATTACCAGTAACACCCTGACCTCCCTTACCGACAAGACCAGAGAAAATACAAGGTCCAGTAGGTTGATTGGTGATATCTTGCCTGAACATGCGCCATAACCAACTCGGCATATCAGGACCAACTACGCTAAGCCTTTCAAGATCGTCATAGGAAGCTCCAACTGGAGCCGACATTGAATTTATCGAACTGTTTATGTTCTTGATAATAGTATCAAATTTTTGAGTAATACTAATACCCAATTCATTTTGTTGCTTCTTGAAACCTCCGGGCATCCTGGCATCTTCATCAGTCCTGCTTGTCATCCAAATCGTAATCGTATCCATTGGCTGGATGATATATTTGCCATTAAAGAACAAACGCATTCGGTTGCGCGCATAGTTTGTTTTCAGATTACGAGTCTTCATCTCACGCTGAGAGGTTTCGTGTTGGCTCAATTGTGTAAATATATCAGAAATGATCTGTTCAAACTTCTTACGCTCAGACGCTGTTAATTGATTATTTTGGCTGATATTTCCACTAGGATTTCCGGCCAAAAATTGTGGTTCAATAGTAACACTTCCAGTTGAAAATACATTAGCGGCAGACGAAAATACTTGACTGATATTTTTAGCGTTACCAATAGAAGATAAAAAGTTGTTTATTCCAGTAGAATATGTGAATAAAATCTCTGTTCCTTCATCATCTATGATTGCCCTAACGCGCTTTGATAGCACAGTGCCTGGGCTTATCTTGAATGTAATCTGACTGGCTAGACGACCCTGTCTTTCAAGGGCAAGATCTGATTTGAATTTATCAATCGTCTTCTGAAGCTCATTTTCAACAAATACATAATAGCTTCCTGTCCTCATCGGATTGGTAACATCTGTAATTGCTTGATCGATATCAGCTTCGGTAATGGTTAGTAAATTATAGGGGTCTTCAAGAGTAAGGCTAGCTTGACCACCACCCCACTCTGTAGAGACTGTGGTTTTGATTGAGGTAATATTAGTTAGCTCAAATGTTCCAGGCCCCTCTCCGACATCCTTCCCAAAGACGGCATCATAATCATTAGTAGTCCAATTACTAAATGCTCCTGGCTCAGAATATGAGATAACCTTTCGCAGCGTATCAATAGCTGCTTTTGTGGATGGGCTAAGCCCATTTGATCCTAATGCAGTAAACAGATCATTACTAGAATCTATCAAGTCTAATAATGCTGGTGCTAAAAATGTGTTGAATCTTCCAGAATCAAATGTAAGCTGTTCAATCTTTGTTAGCTTTTCATATGCCGCTAAAATACGGCACTTATTCTGGAACAATCTTTTTGTTGCAGCTATTAATACTCTCTCTTTTTCTTCTAAGACATCTAGTTTTGAGTTATCTACCAAAGTAGAAAACATTCTCTTTTTAATTACTACATAAAAATCTGGCTGTTGAAATAGAACAGATCTTCTACGAGGCCTTATATCTCTAATAAATCCATCTTCGATATAAGTGCGCTCAGCAGACTTATCGAATTTATTAGCATAATCACCTAAACGGCTGTAGGCACCACCAGATACCGTATCCAATGAATGAGAGGTATTTTCGCCAATTCCAAATTGATCATTAATAATACCGCCAAGGGAAGCTAAAAAACTCATAAATTACCATATATCACAGTGGACGAGAACTCTGCAAAGCGCTGTCAAGAGAGCGTATCGAAGTGGTGAAGATTGCCTGTTGAGAAGGGCTAACACTTCTCTTTGGAGTTTGGGACATCAGTGTTGAAAAAGAATAAGGGGTACCAAACGATGGATCTGAATTAGATGGGCCATTAACAGCGCTGCGATGCCAAGGCATGAAATTCAAACGAAGACCTCGCTTCTGCGTTACCGTAAACTCCAAGGTATAATCAAATTGCCCAAGCTTATCAGCTGATTCATTGACTGTCATCGAAGTGAAATAACCTCGGAATACCCAGCCCGACCAATACATCTCAGTTTGAAAGGCAATAGACGCTAATGTTGGGCGTGGCTGCAAAGGATCTACATTTCCAGTTTTGATAACATTATTTACCTGACTGAACAGCGAATTAACACCAGATCCAACAGCGTTTCCGATTCCACCGAGTAATGTTCCAGATCCTTTGATACCACTAAACACGCCGTTACTCAAAGATGCTTGGTCTTTAGCAGCCTCTGCAGCTAGAGCTATAGGATCAAATGCAACTTGTTCGTTGCGATAGATATCATAGATAACATTGATACCTTCTACGCCAGAAGAACCAGTTGTTCCAGAGATTGAAACCTTACCAAGTTCTTCTCCCCAATATTGAACCATGTATCCACCACGAGTTCTAATTGGTGCACCAATATGTTTTGTATCTGTATATTTGATACTTTGTGGATTGATATACATCTCCACGATACCAAGCTCTGGCAAAAACCAACGAACCATATTCCTGGTAGCATTGGCTAGACGATAGTTTGGAATTTGAGCTTGACGAATTTGGCTTCCACTCGGAGACGGAAGAGAAGCTAAACTGGGATCCGCAGAATTTCCGGCCACTGCACCTTGAGCTGTATGAAATGATTGGGAAGCTAGATCTGTAATTGAATCCAATATAGACATTTTATCTCCTTCCGGTTGCTCGCTGTCTATTCAGCGCCTCATCTTCTTGTTGTATTTGAACCTTAATCATTTCATTGAATACCTTATGGTCTCCTAAATCAATAGCTAGGTTTACATTCATATCCTTAAAACTATGCTCAACACCTGAGGGGTTTGTTGTTGCATTATCGCCAAGCGTTGGTACTGTCGGCAACGTTATCTTGTGTACATCTGGGAGAGATGGAAGACCAAGATCTGACCGATGTCCTGGGGCTATATTAGAAACTCCGGCTTCTGCCCCTGGAGGTGGCTGATGTATCATTGTATTCTGTGTCGGTGAGGTTGCAGCAGCGTGTTTGCCACCAGATAACATAGAAAAGAAATCGTTCTTAATGCCTTCTCCAGCCCCAGCCTTTACATTGAAAGCATTCCCCATCATCTCTCCCCAGTCTGGGTTTTGCTGTTGACTGCGTTCTTTACCATGGGAAAGCATCTCAACTCCGGCATGCATTGCACCGCCTCTATTATCTCTAATACTAGAAAGCCCCATATTTTCAGCGATTGCTCCTAAGTACTTATCGACCTCTTTGAACTCAGTATTATAAAACTTATCCTGTCTCAGACGAGCAACTTCCAATGTCTGATGAATTTTCATCATTGTAGTTTGCGTTTGCTCTTGAAGGCTAGCTCCCTTTCCAAGCTGTCTTTCTAGCGCCAATCCCTTTTCACCTTCAGCGGCACCTGGCTTCAACATATCCATTACACCAGTCTTCATGGCCTCTAAAATTCTATAAGCTTCCTCATCATTCTTAGCAATACCAGCAACACCAGTTAGATATTGCATTTGCTTATACAACTCTCCAGCAAGAGCCGGATTATCAACGGCATCTTTCCTGGTAAGAACTGGTCCTCCAAATTGGCTTTGCATTGCCGTCATTGTCTTCTTTACTACCTCATCCATGTGTCCAGTCGCAATAAGCTCATCAATTTGAAACTTACCAGCCAAGCCACCAGGGCCTCCAGTAGCTCCTGATATAAAGGCCTTCTTGGCTGTATCCATTTTTTCTATACCTTCACCAACACTAGTAATTACTTCCTTCATAGCCTCTGGGCTAATCTTACTGTCTGCGAATGCCCTATCAAACGCATTTACAAAATTAGTAGTTGCATTGGTGTTGTCGCCTAACATCTTGAAGCTACCAGCAATGTTTAATACTGTCTGATTGAAACTCTCCATTCGGAGCTTAGAATCACCAGCTTTGTCGTGCATGTATGCCAGTGCCTCAGTGGCATCTTTCTCACTAGTGCCAAGGCGCGTATACATATCAGCTACTTGTTTTGCTGCCTCTAGCTCATTCATTTTGGCAGCGGCTGCCATTTGTGACACTCTTACAGTTTGTTCAGTATCACTCAATGATCCCGGAATTGAAGAAAGGGCTTTATTCAATTCCATTATAGAAGCAACTGTGTGCCCAGTTTCAGAAGCCGCCTTGATAGACATGTTTACGTAGCCCATATAAGCTTCGCTCATATCTTTGAATCTTTCACCCGATTGATCGGTAACGTCAGCAGCTCGTCCTTGAGCTAGAGACATACTAATCAATTCTCTTTCCAAGCTAATTACTCGATCTCTCCCTTCCAAAACAGCATTTGAAAAGTTCATTATCTTGGAGTTGCTTCCGAATATATTATTCAATACTGGCGAAATACTCTTGAAGGCCGTTGTGATTTTTTCTCCAGCTTCTAAGCCAGATTCTCCCAACTTACCCATTCCAGTAATGTTTTTATCAATTACCCCAAGCAAATCAAAGGTTCCCTCCATTACCCCAAGCAAATCAAAGGTTCCCTCCTTTACTTTCTGCCCAACAGATGTAAGAGACGTAAAACTGCTGAATAAATTTTGAGCGGCTTCTGCTAGCTGATGTATATGATCAGCGCCTTCTTTCCCTACATTTTTGAGTATGTCTGAAAATTTTACTGTAACTCCAGACAGGCCCTCGAATCTCTTGGCAAATTCACTCACAGCCTCCAAGGTCTTTCCCCCAAGAGCTTCAGCGAACTTTTTTAGATTCTCAAGAGAAATTGTTTCATCCATTAACTAACCACCTTGCGCTTCTTGCGTTTTTTCTTCCCAACTTTATTGGACTCAAGAATTTGTTCACGAACCTTCTTGCTGGTTTCATCCAAATTCGTGGCCTGCACATTTGGATTCTCCTGACGGATCATTCCTTGAGCCATTTCAAGATTGGAGAAAGATCCAATAAGAATAGCCTGGTTTCTTAGCTTCTGAGCCTCTAGCTCTTGATCATGAAGCCAACTTTCATATAACCATACCTTTAAATATGCGTTAATATCCTCATAGAAAGGATCATCTGGCAACTTATGAAACAATTTCATTAGATATCTAATGAATTGATGCTCAGGTGTCCTGACCACTTTTGGAGATGGTTTCCGCCACCTCCTTCGCCTCTTCAACGGTCTTTGGAATATAACCGTCATAGGTTTCTTGAGTTAAGGCTTCATAGTTGTTGAATAAATGGCTTATAAGCGCATGATCCATTTCATCAATCAGATCTTTACGAGCTAGTACTTGCTCCTCATATGGAGAATTAGATGTACCAAGAATAATATCTATTGATTGATTATCTATCAAAAACAAAGAGTGCGACAGTGCTTCAACCCTAATTTTTGATAGGCTTGTTGGCGCGAATATCAATCGACCTTCCGAAGTTGTCAAACGCTCTGATTGTTCAACGACCTGAGCTAAGCAATTCTGCTCAAACGTCTTGAGCGTTCTCAAGCTGAAAACAACTGTGCCATTAGATGTGTCGATAGGAACATCTCTAGTCTTTCTCCCAAGTCCAGTAATAATATCTATACGACGCCTGGCATCACCAAGACTCTTATTATCAATCTGTTCCTGATGCTCCTGGGCCTGCCTGCGTAATGTGCTGGCTAGCTCTGGAGTCATCTGAGCTGGTGGCGGCACTTGAGTTTCTTTGTCGTTTGAAACTACAAACCGCCTCTGTCCCGTTCCAGCGAAATTACTCTCACCAATTGTGCTGCTAATTCTACTCATAGATCACTCCTGTACAGCACTATATATCAGGAATTTGATTATGGAAGGATGTTATCAACCACATTAATCAAACCTGCTGCATCAAGAGAGCCACGGCGCTTTCCAAGATCTGTCTGCCTTTCAAATGCATCATTATCAATGATGGGAATCTGACGAGCATTTGGAGCAGGAACAACGTTCTGGCCTTGACCGAGATATGAATAAATATGCTCAGCTACCCAACCCATCGTTTCAGAAATAACATAATCAGAAACCTGATATGTAACTCCTAAGTTACGAATCCAAACATTCTTGATAACAGTGGTTATTACGTTATCTGAGCCATTGAATCCATCAGCATCGCTTTCGTCTGCTGCAAAAATATCCAGAATGACAATATCAAAAGGAATACGCTGAGAAGCGGCATGAATAAAGCCACGCGAAAATGCGGAAGCCATCCTCAAATTGTCGAATCTAACACGAGTGCAATCACCAGAAATATCAGTTGACTTCTGAGGAACTGAATCGATGTGGCCATCAGTTCCGACCTCATCTATCATATGAATGTTTCGGTCTTCCTTGTAGGATATGCTCTGGATAGCGCCGATTGGATTACCATCGACTTGAATAATGATCTCAGTTGAAACGCCCGTGCGGGTAACGTTACGACCTGCATCTGTAAGAATTGAACCAGTATGTGGATATACCATTTATCACCTTTAATTTAGCTATTAAGCTTACCAACGTTGATCAAAATATAAATCCAATTAGTTGGATATACTGGTTGAACAGCCACAGTAATATTCCACTGCCTTGGCTCTACTGAATCTCTATTTACAGTCAAACCTCCATAAGTAGTGATCAACCTCTGTTGAATGAAGGTTTGCATTAGAGACTGAGCAACAGCAAACAAAGTAGCTTTGAATGTTGGAGTCTCTGCTCGTCCAATGTATGGAGCGTAAGCTCTGCGCATAGAGAAGGAGATATAATCGCGAATAAATACAATGCTAATTTCCTCTTCAGTTGGCTCAAGAGAAGAAACTGTCGTCTTGCCCCAGATTACATTACCACCACCCTGGACAGGAGTAAGTACAGTAATTCCAGAGTTTACGATATTTTCTACAACCAATGGAGAGAAAAGCTTGTTACGCAGAATACTAAATCCAACCAATCTCTTATTCGTAAGAGGTTCTTGAATTTGTGTATTACCAGAGAAATAACCTGCTACTGCCGCCGCAATAAAGAATCCGTCAATGAGAATGTTGTTTGCCCCAGCCTGAACGACAATCTGATCAGGATAGAAGTATACAACTCGGTACGAATCTCCAAATGCATCTGGAACACTATAGTTAGCCAAATCCTCGGTATTTCCTACCAAAATATCCGCAACTGATGCGCCTTGAATACCTTCAAGAATACCGATGTCTTCAACTGCTGCAGGTTTATTACCAATTACATTATCCGGCGTAAGGCCCTGAATAGCGCCTATGAACAAAAGCCTTTCATGTTTATTGCGGATGTCGCTCTGTGTCTCAACATGCACTTTTCCATTCTGGAAAATAGCACTAATCGTCTGGCTTGGTAGAGGCACAACCATATCGATATCGATTGCTTCCGCTGCTGTATAAGCTTCTAGCCATCCGGCATCATAAAAGTCAGCGTCCTTGGCATCTATTAAGGTGCAACGTAGCGACTGACCAAGGCTAAGTGCCATGTCTCTGGTCCAAAGGATTCGAGCACTAGATAATGATGAATCAACAACTTCGAACTGAATACCATTCTCACTAACAAATGGGGTGGCACGCTTGATTTTTAGCTGATCTTGAACAACTGCAACAATCTCAAATGTTCCATCGTTTCCATTTATAGAATCGAATATTACCACCGAGCGTGTAGCGGCAAGGTCTTCAAGGCCAAACGCAACGGTAGCACTTGATAGCTGAGCATAATAACCATCTACCAAGTAGCCATCGCTTACCAAAACACCATCAGCTCCTTCTTTTTGTACCGAAGACTCTTCGACAACCGTATAGGAATATGCAAAGTTATCCAAGAATGTAGCTGGATTTTCTGTGTAGAAAGGCTCCTTATTTGGAATAATTTGAGTCTCTAGCTTGGTAACTGGATCAGTTACAAAGAAATGAATATCGTTATCAGAATCTGGGGTAACATTCAAAGGAAGAATGAATGTAACATCATCAACATCATTGAAGCCATCGGCTGATTTAACAAGATCATATGATAAGCGTCTTGGAACTGAAGGCTTGGCTTGAATTGTATAGATGCCAGGAGTTCCGTTTGCCCATGCTAATTGAGCACCCAACGATACTCTATTGGTAACCGATGGTTGTCCATGCTTTGCAATTACAGCATTCAAATCTGAGAAGAACTGTGGATCATTGAGTGATGCAAAAGAGATATAACGAGCAGTAAGATTATCTCCACTTACCAAAGTTCCGCTTTGAACTTCAACAACAAAGTTGTCTCCTTCAATGAACGGCGTAGCGCCTTCCGAGATTGAAAAACTCAAAACTCCATTAGAAATAAGTATTCCATTTGATTGCCAAGTGATTTGATTTCCGTAACCGTCTAGTAGAGTTCCGCTTACCGAACCACGAGCAATAAACTTTGCGTAACCATCGATTGGTTGTCCCATCGAATTTCGACGAACGCTTGAGCAACGAATCGTCCAAGTTTCTGGCGGGGCATTCACATCAACGAGCGTCAGATTTGAGATAGTTCCATTTCCAGAATTGCTTCCAGCCGCCAAATAGAACGAGCCTCCCTGATCTACTAATGAAGCACCCTGCAACAAAATCTCTCCAGTTGTTGGGTCTACCTCGGCATCATATCCGGGGAAGTTCCCATCAATGGTATGTTCAAACACCTTAAGTGTGATACCATTCTTGAAAAGCAAAGATCTGTTTTGAACAACTGGAGCTACGACAGTCTGCCCTTTCCCAAAAAGGAAGCGACGCCCATCAGAGCCTTTGGTTGTGGAATAAGTTGGGTCAAACCCATCGTTGCCCTTGCCATTAGCTGATCCAACAAGAACTTCTTCCGTTAAACCTTCACCAATAATAACTGGTATACGATTACCAACTGGTACGCTAACACCGGTCTGAATCGTTCTGGTTTCGGAATACGCACCAGGTACAACGCTAGAGGCTCCAGGTATGTCGGCTGCCATTAGACCACCTCATGAATAAGTTTGTTTGTTTTGTTGTTGATACGCTTCATGCTAGCTCCCAAAATGATATTCTCTTTCGATCTGAGCGGTCTAAGATTCTCCAATCTCCATGCGTCTTTAAACCCAGGATCGGACTCGCAACTATATACATGAGTAGCCATAGGTTTGATATGATCTAATTGCCAAGTCCAAGTATTTGAATCATTTTCGCCCCATGTTTTTGGATTGTAGTTGCCCCAATTGTTCCAATTCATCCAAGGTTCGAATTTTGATTCTAAATGCAATTTCAATTCCTCAATAGAATACGGCAAAAATGCCAGAGTATCTATAATCTTAGCGATGTTGCGGCTAGTGAGGGCATGCTTGATGCGCCTAGATACTCTTTTCTTCAACTTAATATGAACTTGATTTTCGTAATTTTCTCTATAAACCCTAACACGGTCTATATTTTTCATCTTCCAATTTTTCTTATAATCAGGATTTTCTTTGGTAAAATTTTTGGTTCTTTCTCTGGCCACGTCTGAGTTTTTTCTCTGAAAATCGCGACACTCTTCTCTCTCACAATCTATACATTTATTTCTAAAGTAAAGTGGTACTTTGTTCCTGCTTAGGCATTGCCGAAAATTTTTAGATATCAAGTCCTTTTTGACGCCACATTTGACGCATATTCTAAGTATATTCTCCATACAATCTCAGCTTTGCATTAAACTTATGCTCAGATATGCGTTACAAAGCCTCGATTTGATCCAGAATCGATATGGACTCACTTATTGCAATATTGGGATTTGTAACGGTTTCAGATCCCCATGCCCTGAAATCTACGCAAAAATTGATACGCTCTACTATATTTTCTATTGGAATTAGGCGTCTCCACTCTGTACGAATATCCACGGTAATGGTTGCTTTGTAGAGTTTATCTTGTTGCCTATCTTCGCCTTCAGAAATTCCGCCAAGGGTTGGCTGCCCAGATTTCACTAACACACCGGCTTTTCTCAAACTATCAAATCTGATATCGGTAAAAAGCAGCATCACCATACTTACCAAATTATCCCTATCTAAAATATCTCGGCTTATTACATCAATTGAAATTGTGCCTTCCCATGCACCGGCAAGGTCAATATATTTTGGAATGAAGAATTCTTTAGCATTACCGTAGCCATCAACTACGAGTTGCTTTTCATGTTCCACCACATCCCTATTTCTGTTTATTGAAATAGGAACGGATCTGGCCGAAATCATTTTTACCAGAAGAGCAGGGTAGAATATTGCATCGAACCTGAACGCCTCGCCGATGAAGATACGAGTGGTTTGTTCATCATTATTGAGTCCCGCCTCTAATGACAGATCTGTATGATCAGGAACTTTTGGATAGCCCCACTCATCAGCTACATAATGAAACCAAGAATCCTTCGCAAACTCTTCCCGGAGCATCCCGATGATGAGTTCCTTAGGATAGGCCATCAGGGTGTTTTGAACAACATGATGGATCTGGTTCAGGTCATGCCTTACAAAGCTTCCAGTTCCCGGGGTGGTCATACCGAAATGCTGGATTATGGCGATACGAATAATTTAGCCAAAGAATGGTCTTGGCCTATAAATTGTGATATTTGCCCACTTTGGATTTGATACATATACATTACTTACAGTTATAAATCCAGTAGTTGTAGCCCCACCGACATATACATTGAGATCAAAAAAACCATCGGAAGCCATTACGTGATGTATTGGCATTATCACGGTATACGTACCAGGAGTAAGTGGAGACATACTATATGTCTCCACTGGTACGGAATTTTCCGACGCAGCTGCGCTCAAAAACAAATCGCCACCTGATGGTACGAAAACCCTTAGATAAATTTCTGCAAAGATAGTATCGCCAGTCAAAAGACTTGTAGAATACTTAACATCATTTGATGATGTATCAGGTAGCGCTGTTGTTGGGATTGTTACCGGAGCCGTTGGGCTTTGATATGCAATTCTATTATTTCCAAAAGCTAAGCCATTGGTCGTAATTATATATTGGTCATCTATAACAAGATGACTGAAAGCATTATCTCGCACCACGCTGTTTGGAGCATGAATCCAACCACCAAAACCAAGCGTGCCATTCTGATGCTCTAACGTATTTCCAACAACTACTGTAGGTTGCTCTGTTGCTATCGGGGGAGTAAAGAAATATATTCCCCAGCCATTTGTTGGAATATTCTTTATAACGTTACCAGTGATTGTGCCACCACAACCCCAAATTGTTAGGTTGTAATCGAATCCATCAATCTGGTTTCCTGAGCATACAACAGAACCACCATCATTACTAGTAATAATTAGGCCAATTGGCGTAAATGGATTTGGGGGGCCTGGAATCGGTATAAGCGACAAGAACATTCCTGTATAACCAAGAATGACAACATTTCCAGACACAACACTCTTGAATAATCCACTACTAGAAGTAGCATCAGCCTTCAAGAAATATGCATGGTTGTTAGTTACAATATTCTCAACCGGGAACTCTGGTACATCTGTAACTCCAATGCCATATGTATATGGAGCCGCAAAGATATTTGCCGTTGCAGAAACGCCAGAATAAATAACCTCGGCTATATTATCCTGCACAAAGAATGATCCGCTCATAGCAACATTGAATGGACTTCCCTGAACCATCCATCCTATGTATCCGAACCTGTTATTTCGAATGGATACATTAGAAACCAAAGCTCTGCTGCGTTGAAGATACTGTCCAGCATTAAGGTTATCTGGAATCCATCTTGATGTGATAATCATTCCCTGTTGAGCATCAACAGTATTTCCTGATATTACAGTATCTATAAATAACTGACCATCATTAGCTGGGTCTGTTTCTGTATTTATAAAAGCAAGTGCCAAAGCAGTAGTCGAATTACCAAGGCCAACTGGCGTGCCACCAACAACAACAGTTCCACTATCAGAAAACCTATTGTTTGTAAATTTTCCGTTAGCAAACTCAGACCCATTTCCATAAACAGCTATGAATGGAGGCCTTTTATTTGAATCTGCAAAGAAAACACAATTATCCACTCCATAGTTATCAATGAATCCAAGATTGACCATATCTACCAATACAGCTCCCCAGTTTCCATCAGTGCCTGTCAGGCCAATCGCGCTGGTATTGAAGAACTCATCAGGATATGTAGTCGCATAGCTAGAAAATGAAGCATCACGGTGTGGATGGTAATTTATAGTAGCTTCTTCAATTCTCCAATTACCACTCTTAAATGATAGCCCTTTGGCGCTATTTATCTCGTATGTTCCACCTTTAAGTGTAACAAAATTATTGAAGGCTAGTTGCATCTCGGAATTGATCGTTACAGTTTTGACCTTTACCTCAGCAACTCCATATTCATTCACCCAGTTCACCAAAGCCTGTGGAGTAATAAAGTTGGCATTGTATCCGGCAACTTGTTCCGTTGATGCCCAGGTGAAAGAACCGATATCCTGGTTGATGACATGTCTACGGGCATCAGTCACCAACAATGAAGAGAAGCCACCAGGATCTCCAATAGTTACCATGGCTTTAGCTATAATTGTAAGGTCTTTCCTAGTATCTACAATATTTCTAAATGACAGAGATTCCACAAAGTATAGGCTATTTACCTCAAAGAATTCTACACCGGTATCTTTTACAATGGCTTTTAGCTGTCCCGTTTCAGTCACGCAAATGAAGAACTCAACAACGTTAGTGATAGAAGATCTAACTTCTGGCAGTTTTACTTCTAGAGAATCAACCGGAACAAATGCGCCATTTACAAGCGCCATACCACCATTAAAGGTTAGCACGGAATTTGTAGCATCTGAAAATCCAAACGTAAAGCCTCTAACAACACCATTGGTATGAAGATAACGCTCACCAGCCTCAATAAATTTGATAGCTGAATCTGTAAAGTTTTCCTCTGATAATGTACCAAATTCTCTCAAATCTGTAACAGACATGAAAGCTTGATCATTGTGACTTACACCGGCTATAACGAAGTATTCCTCATTCTCTATTAGACTACCGAATAGCTCAATGTACGTCCATCCCAAGGATGGTATCGTGGTACCAGGATCAGCAACATCGTCTCTAAACTCAATATCAATGAAATTAACAAAGGTAACATCATAAAGTCTAATTATGGAATTCTTCTTACCATTGACAACATTACCAATATTTGCGCCATTCAAATCGCTAAGGTATATAGTAAATTCACCAGTTGATGAGTTGTATCCAATAACGTTAAGTGTAATGTAATTGCGGAAATTAGAGCCGCCATAACCCTTCAACTTTGGTGAGACTCTTCGAATATTCCATCCGGAAAGACCAGCAACTCCAGTGCCTCCAACACCACCAGATGCTGCACCTGGTATACCTGGCGTGTTAGTAATGCTATCACTCTTGGGAATTCTAGCGCGCTCAACAGAAACAGACTTACCAAGGTTATTTATGAATACTTCATGATAGTGGTTGTATCCTAACGGATCGTCACCGACCATATTATTCAAATTGAAAAATACAGAATCATCTGAAAGATAAATCTTAACAGGGCTAGGAATACTAGATAGTGTAGGATCCCCCGTTCCATGAACACCATTTATAACTGTAATGTCTGTTTCTCCAACACCACCACAAGTGAACGAAACACTATCAATAATAAATCTTCCATATGCTGTAATATCTGGATTAGTAGGATCTATAGGTTGAACCACAATGGTTCTTCCAGCATTCAACCCCTCAGTTGCCAGATCTAATGGAATGGTATATTTTACTGCGTTTGGATAACCAGTTACATTACTAGCTGTGGCAACCCAATATCCATCACCTTCGGTAAATCTTGGCTTTGCCAAAGAGTCTCTACGATTTCCATTGACAAAAACATTACGCCCACTAACAGGCATAATGATTAGCGTTGAAAAGTTTGCTGCTGCATCAGCACTTGCAAAAGTACCAATATGGACCGGGGTTGCAAAACCAGCACGGTGTCCACCAAGGCCTAATGCGTCATTGCCATCAACCGCATCTCCTACAACATTTCTTACATATATTCCTGGCACCAGTGATAGTGGCGGGGCGTATTGGCCAGAAATAATGCTAAAGGCAGCTCCTCCAATAGAATCCGCCAGCATAACACCAAACTCACCCTTGTAATTGAATGCAATAAAACGATAATTGTATCCGGCCTTTCTGAATTGTTTATTTGTCTCCTCAACAATGATATCAAGATTATATTTACCAGGAGTTGCTCCAGCATTTCCAGTAATATCGATAGGGGCCAAATTTACAAAAGAAGATGGATTTCCATTTGGATACAATCTAAGATACAACAAGTAATGAGTTGCATCTATCTTATTAGCATCAAAACCAATACCAATAGCTACAGCTCCGCGCGGACTTCCTAAAATAACACTATCAACACGAAGGTCTGAAGATATACTGGTATCTGGGTGAGCACCGGCCGCTGCAACAACGCCCCAAGTATCAATATTGAAATTTGGGCGATCAATTCTAGCAGATCCAAAGTATCCGTCAGTCCCATCGGCTCTAAATAGATTTGTTGATGTGACTCTAACAGACCAAGAAGATCCTGGCACAAAATTAATGGACTTTATTGGAAGCATTGCCTCAACGCCAAAGCCGTAATTAATCCTAACAATATCTCCAACTTTTACATTTGTAAATATATTATCAAAAGAGAAGCTTGTATTTGTTGGGATGAATGTTATAACATCATCTCCGTTTCCTATGTTATCATTTGGAGCCAACTGACTAGGCTCTGCCAAATATGCCTGAACTTTTGTTACTGGCACAACATTTACTGTGTATCCATCAGACATCAAGTCTTGAATTAGTGCCTTCCTAGAAATTCCATTTGAATTTAGAGTTGCCCGATCAACCCCAATAGATAGGGTTTCTTGATTATCAATGAAATCTAGAGCCTCTTGAACATTTTGTGTGGTTACTGGAAGCTGCACGAATGTAGAGGCATCCACAGAAATAGCAGCTGCTGTATGAGCTAGAGCTGTAGCATTTTCGTGCCCAACCAACTCATTATTTATCTCAAGCAATGCTTCGGCGACTTGCGTGGCTGGACGAAGATGATTGTTTCTATCTAATAAACCAGTCCACGAATAAGTATCCCTGGAATCAACATGCACTGCATTTATGTCAATATGGCTAGCAACATGTCTCGCTTTAGTCAAATTATCTACGAGAAGTACGCCACCAGAAATATGAATTAGCAAATTGCTGTTTTCTTCTGCTACAAGCTCTTGAACCAATGCAAGTTGAGACTCAGCCACTGTAATAGCCGAATGCAAATCTGTGGTGGAATAACTCAGGGCAAGCTTTGTCTCTTGAATTCCGGCATTTGACCCAACTTGATTATCGCTAATTGGAAGAGTAGCCAAACCAATAGCTTGCAAAGCCTCTGCTCTAGCATTGCCATCAGGGCCAATTAGAACAGAAATACGATCATTCACGCTAGACTTCGATCCTTGCGGATTGATACCAAGCGTTTTCTCAATTGCAAAAACGGCATCTCTAAGTTGATTGATAGCCTGAGTACCAAACTCAGAGAGATTGTCATCAATCCTCAAAATTGTCGTATCATTATCTAATGAATTTGGATATCTTATCATATTCTTCTCAATTATATTCGAATAAACTCAAAATCTCCCCAATTGTTATTACTAACAAACATTTGAGTAATAATACCTGAATCTGAAACTCCAGCAGATGCCCAAACCTGCACACCAAATGCACCAGGTGATGACTGCGCTTGCCAATAAATAGGAATCGTAACATATTCAAGTGCAGTCGCTGCTATTTGAAGAGTAAAGTCAGCAACATCAACTGCATCTTCATAAACTCTAATATTAAGCAAAATAGTACCGGAGGTTACATTAACCTTGAAATATATATTTCCTCTAATAATATCACCAGTAAGTACACCTGCCCAAGCAACATTTACAAAATTAGCATCAGTATCTTGTATTTGTATATATCCACCAGTGTTACTCACGGTAAAATTAATTCCATTAGTCGGAAAACCTGATTGAGCCGCAACTGTTGGTTGTTGAATAACATTTCCGCCGGAAAGACGAGTTAGAATTGTATCTAATCCCTGCGAAAAAAGAACGCCGCCATTAACAAATAAATAAACGCCAGACGGAGCTGTAACCGGAACAGCAGCGCTTTCTGTTATCTGCAGCGTACTACCAGCAAAACTAACTTTCCCAAGATTTGAGTTTATGTTTACGTTACCATCGCCACTAAGATTGACACTGAATCCAGCGTTCAAATTTAAGTCTCCACCAATTCCGGTATTGCTATTTTGAGCTTGAATAGTTAATGGTTGACCAGTGGCTAATGAAACTTGAGTAGTATCTTGAGATATTGTTGGGGTAACATCATCTGCACTAAATATGACGTTAGATATGATATCACCTAAAAATGATATCCCTCCACCAGGCGAACTATATATATAAACATTTCCAGCCACATTGGTGTTCGGGTTATACCCAGACTCTAGCCACAAATTACCAGGGCTTCCACCTGGGAAATGTGGTGCACCATTGATAATTGACTGAGCCCTAATAAACATATCAGTGGCAATTTCTACATCATGGTCCCCTTGCGATAATAGAGCCGGATAAGCCTTATCAAACATCAGGCCAGTAGCAATAACATCAACAATACCTGGATAGCTAGTTAGATATACATTTCCTTTTTGGCCATTAAGAGTATCTCCAGATTCAAGAAATAAATTGCTAGGAGATCCAGAAGTATTCGTATTTCTCTGAGAAACGATGCGTAAATCGTTAGCTGCTCCTGAAGTGCTAATGTCGGCTTGTGTTATAACCGGATCAATAACAGAACTATTGAATTGTAAAATAGGCGAAGTCAAATCAATTGGAGCATCTCCACTTATCAAACGTAAAGTTCCCCAATTGGCCGATGTTGAAATATTAGTGCCAGAAGCCAGCCATAATTCACCACCAGTACCTGAGAAAACAGAGTCTAAATTACTTTGTGCTTGAATTAGAAAATATGGAGCCCCACCAGGATAATTAGCAGAATCTTGAGATATTAATGGATACGCAGCACTAGCATCAAATATCAAACCAGAATATCCTCCATCATAGCTTATCTTGAGAGGCGATGGCTCAATATCATTAGTAGTTGTGAACTCAATATCATTAGTAGTTGTGAACATCGGAATTGATCCGGGGTTCGTGTCGATACTCCACGGTGTTCCAAGAGTCACAACATTTCCAAGCGTAATTAATAGGTTGTACAAATCAACCAACGCTTGTTGAACGTTTCCTGAATAAATCTCAGAGATATTGCTGGCTGGATGAATCCAATCCCCGCCGGTCACGTGGGCATTAAAGTCCTGCTTAGCCGTAGCGGAAAATCCAGCTTGAATAGTCCGATTAGAACCTATGAATCTAGTCCTTGCCATATTCTAATGCCCCAATATTGCGAGTTAAAGAATATCTTTGACAATATCAAATTTACGCCTCAAATACCTATCGGAATCTATAATATCTGAATACAGCCAATTAGCAATCTGTCTGCATATGTTGTTTCCATTATATTGTAAAAGTGAAGTTCTCCATCCGTTCAAAGACTTTTCTAAACATCTATCTGGTAAGCCTCCATACTCAACAAAGCAAGAATTCATTCCCCTTAAAAAATCTTCAGTACCTCTTGTAGAAAATACCATCTGCCCTTTGTGATTTGGTCTGGATTTAGCTTTGTGAATTGCCCAACATCCATCTCCGTCAAAATAACCACGACAAAAAGCAGATAACATATCTTGTTGTATATTTGGAAATTTTAGAATCTTTGTTTTCCTTGGTAAAATGCCAAACCTCTGTAAATCAACAACCATTTTTGGAGAACAAAAAGCAAATGAATAGCATACGGAATTTTCAGACTCAACACGTGTTAATTTGTGTTCTGATCCAAGGTCTTTTTTAAATAACCTTAAATGATCAATATCCTTTTCGGCTAATGCAAGCCTAACTTGATTCTTGAAAACACACCCATCAGCAGCAATAAAACCAGCCCAATAACAAGATTTTAAAGTGTCATTTGAAAAGAAATCATGATTTACTGGCAGATTACCATGATTATTGGACTTATAAACAATACCAAAACGCCTCATCATTGAGGATACAACGGCGTGTGAGGTATTATATTTTTCAGCTACTAACCTAAGAGAGCCTAATAATTCATAATCATTCAACAAAGATATTTTGGTTATTTCTTGAGAATTTTCAAATCTAGCATTCATAAAATAATACTGAACTATTCCATGTTTGATAGTATTATTGTGTGCGAATGATTTAAAACGGTACCCACAATACCCGCCGAGATCGGGTGGTTGTGCCCACGATCTATACTTGTCATTTGATTTATTTGGGAAATATGCCTAATCTTCTCATTAATGGTGATTCTATGCATATGGGCGGGTATGCCTCCAGGGCCCATTACCATTCCAATGGAAGTAAGAATCTCAGATGGAAGAGTACTAGTGTCACGAATTGAACGAACTTGATAAATAGGATCTGTCTTACGTACACGTACTGCGGTGAACTTCTGAGCACCTGACTCAAAAAGCATAGTCCTATTTCTATCTACATCGATGATTTCATAACGCCATTCTTCAGTTCCATCTTGATTGAATCTGATTATAAAATCCCCATCCTTGACTGTTGGTGTCACCAACGTCCAACAATTAGCAATATAGGTATTCTCAATACCTGCGTCTTCACGTTTGAAATCTTCCTTGGTTGGTCCAAAGCGAACCAAAATCTTGCCGTCACTTTCACGTGGATTGAAATATTGTTCATATCCAGTTACCAAAGAAGTTCCATAAGTATCTATTCCGCGATACGTTGTATTTTCGCGTGTAGAGCTGGTATGCCGCGATTGCTTTCCTGACCATTGACGTCGAAACAAAACTACCCGCTCTCCAGTGACCTGAAGTAGATACTCCTCTCTCATATCCATGTGTTCTTGAACGCTCAACCCGCGTACGGACCCATCACATTCCGATCCATCGGCATACTCTCCACCAAAATAGGTTCCTACGCACTTTCCTGATAACCAATCTGGCAAGAATGTACGATCCCAACCCGCTTGATCGTAGATTGGAAATCCGGCATTTGCAACATCTACAACATTGAGGTTGCCAGTTCCTGATAAGATATCTGTACGTTCCCGGAACCCATCTTTATTGGTTCTAGCATACTGCTCATCAAATCTGATGGTAACCATACCAATGGCCACATTAAGATCCTGCCAACCTTCCCAAAGGCGCACAAATGGATTGTCGTGATGATGTCGGTATCCGTCATATCCATCGATAGTATGCGGACGAGCACCGCTAGGGCCTCCATTAACCACATACCCATCAACATCCACTAGAAAGTAGTCCCCACGTTTGAATGGAATCGTTCCATTATTAATGGCAAAACTCAAAATACCATTAGAAACAATAACTCCATCAGGATTCCATATTACAGGATCTCCGTAGCCATCTAAAGCAGAGCCTGTTAGAGATCCAATCGCCCCAAACTTAGCATAGCCATCATTTTCAGAACCATCTAGCGAACAGAAAATCTTCCAATCTTGAATTATAGATTTTCCATCTATCAATTCCAAATTTGAAATATAGCCATTACCAACATTATTTCCAACACTATAACCATCTATATAAGATAGACTACTCAAAATATCATCTGATAAATAACCACGTTGTAATCCAGATAGATTTGGGAAAATCAAATATTCTGGACAATGACAATGATGCTCACGACGTTCTGAGCAATGGCAATGATGTCCCTTATCGCAATGGTGCTCTTCTGAGCAATTGCATTTTGGCCTTAATGTTCCAACATCAACATGAGAATAGAATATTAGTTCGTGTCCAATTTTGACAACTCCAATTGGCGGGAACCCGGCAACATCATTCAAATACATGATGTCATCGGTAGCTGTCATATTCTGAACCAAAACAGCTTCTGGGGCTATTTTAGATCCTGGATCGCCATCTAAGAGCTGATCGTATAGAAGCGTTCCGGATGCATATGCAGATCCCTTTACAGCAAAATAATAGGTTCTTCCAGGGCTAAATGCATCAAAAATATTAAGGGACAGAAACTGATCTTTGGTATTCGGCCTAACTATTAGCTTTACGCCCTCATCATAAATCTTAGTCTGATTTGTAGACCAATATATGTTGTAAAAAAGATCCCAATTACCAGGCTGCTTTTGCTGAATGTATTCCTTGTACCATTGAAGCGCAACAGTATACCCATCCCCACCACATACCACTGTACGAACGCCATGGAGTGATGCGTCAAATGTACGCAGAAATACTGGAGGGTTGCATGCCATAATTACATGCTGGATTATCCTACAACATTAATATCAACGTTGAATAGGCTCGCTAATTCCAGCAGTTTTTCACGTCTCTCATCTCTTTTTTTATCATCATCTTTATCACGTGTATGATGATCGAGCACCTGATCTACGTACTCCTCTGCCTCATCATCGCTTTTGGTATCAGAAATGTACTTAGTCTGATTGCGAAATCCTTCTTGTTCGGTAGGATTATCAAGATAATTATCGTCAGTTGAACCAGGAGTTGCCTTGCTACCAGTAGTTTGCTGGCAAACATGAGTCATCTCATGCGGAAGATAATGATCATTTTCCTTCATCTTTTCATCGATATGAAGCCTTTCATGTGCAAGGTAATTATCATCATCTCCGCCGGTAAACAGGTCAACGTTCAAATAGATGACACCATGATCTGTACGCGCCGAAACTGGAATTTTGGCAACACAAATTGGCCACAAATCAAGCTCTTCTCTCTTGATATCATACTCCTTAAGCATGTCTTTGACTACATCGCTGTCAAAAACTCGCTTCTTGAGCTTATCAATAACAGGGGCCAGCTTCTTGTGTGGAAGGCCTTTGGTTACAATCTCTTCCGGCATAATAAAGTGCGGGAATATGCAGGGATTATTCCTGGATGAAATCCTCGTAGAAACTATCACTCTGCTTCAGATTACTTACCTGGGAATCCCAATTGTTCCATAATTCACGGGCAAGATTGGTAAAGTCATAAAAGTTTAAAACTCCAGGATTATAGCTAATGCCATTATCAGATATAGCTGGCCCTGGAATTTTGCTAGCTACCTCAGATGCTTTCTTGGCCAGCAACACATAAGCCGCATAAGTTACCAAGATGTCTGAAAGTTGGGCTACATTCTCCTCGTCTTCATCAAAAGAAAAATATGTTATAGCTGGTACCATATTGAACGCGCTCAGCGCTAATTGAAGAGCCAACCTAACATCATTGGTGTTGGTTTCATCACTATCAAGCCCAATACGAAATTTAACTACCTCTACAAGATTATCTAAAACTGACATGCGAACCTCCAATGGGTTCATATATCAGCCTGGCGGCGGAGGTGGAGGCGGAGGTACATCTAGAGCATTTACAATTGGCATTAGCTTTGCCGGCAAGGTTCCCTTAAGTAATAAGGTTGTGCCTTGCAGTATCAACCATGGATCTCCTGGTAGAGCGCCACGAATTACCTTGAGAAACCCTCCCAGTTTAGGATGCTTAAGAACCCAAGTATCCAGTTGACTTCGATGTCCTAATAGTAGATTGCAAATATACAGTGAAATGATCGCAATCCAAACATAATGAACTGTAATAAATGTAATTATCTGCTGCATATAAATATGCACTGATATTATTAGAATATTTGACGTTCGCGGAGATGGCGTAAACGGCGCACTTGAGGACTTGCACCACCAACGAATGATAGGGTTCCAAGACCGAGGGGTGAGGGTTTCATGTTGTGCTTAATCAACTTACATTTTTCGTACCAAGCATCCATTTCACTTTTGTACTGAGTATTCAAAAGCTCTGCCTGTTGTGGTGGTGTAAATCCAATACCATTATCATTGATAGTGAACTCTCTACCACGCTCAATCAGAGCCTGGGCACCTAAAGCCAAATACAACGATCCTTGAACCAAAATGTCATGGAATTGCTCAATAATTGGAGTATCATCCCAAGTGAATAGGGTAAAATGAGGTATCTCGTTGAACATGGTAAGAGATTCGCAGATAAAGGCTACCAATTCATCAACTGTAAATACATCGCAATCCTTGTAAATTGGATTGCCATGCTCATCCATTCTACGCGCCTTGCCACGAGCCTTGAGCCTTGCCCTTAGTGATTTCACTACATTGTTGATGTTACAGATGGCAATTTGACTAAAATTAAAGCCTGGGTCATCTCCTAGTTTATGTAACCCATCAGTATTGAGTCCTGGAAGCTGGGAGTTGAATGTAGTGAATGTATATTCACCAAGTATATTATATTCCTGATAGAGGCCACTCCAAGCATCTCTCCAAGTTCCAACTGGGGGATAAAGACCAACACAGTAATTGAATTGATATGTACCTACACCAATTCTCATGACGCCAGAACTGGTTGGACCAACAGCAACGCCACCACTAGGCTGAATAACCGTGACAGTTGGAAAGCTGTCCAAGTCAACAGGAGATCCATCAATAGCGAATTTAGCCGCAAGAGCTACAATGTCATTTGGTTGTATAATCTCTGAGCGAGGAAGAGTGGCCATACTTCTATGCGCCATTAAGCGAAGAACTTTGCGTCTTCAATACAGCGAGCTAAGTCCAGTATATAGTTCGGTTGCTTCGCCAAGCACATCAGCTTGTGTTGGAGTTTTAATCATCAATCGTCGTACAGACATATCTCCAGTTGATTGGCCACCAAAATGTCCAGCATTTATATATAAACGATCTACGCCAATTAAAGTACCTCCGAAATCATTCACTATAGATGTTCCTGATGGATCAATTTTCCAACAATGAGTGCCATCAGCAGCATAAACAGCATATTGTAGGGTAGTGTCTGCTACAATTGTATTTCCTATAACAGTTTCAACGCTGCCTCCTTGGCCATAACGGATAGCTAATAGAGTAGTACCGCTTTGCGCCAACGTAAAGCTCTGAGCAATACCAGAATCAATCTGGCCTAAATAAATTGTATTCCCAGCTTCTGTAACACCAGTCCACCACATAATACCAATTATAAATGGTGGTGTACTGCTTCCGCCATATACTCCCCAATGATAGCCATCAATCAAACTAAGAATCTTACCAGGAGCCATTGTAGCTATGCGTCGGCCTCCAACAGGATCTGTTGTCATTTGAGGTGTGCTAGTAGCAGTAAGCACCGCAGTGCCCTCACGACTTGCCCATGATGTAATCGTGGTACCAGTCAATGATACCCCATGTTCCATATCCCAATAACCACCAGTACTCCACGTTCCACGTTGTGGCAGATCCGGTTCAATGATAGCAAGTCGTGCTGATTGTTGATGCCTGACACGCCAAGCCTCTCGACCAATTTCAACACATTGAGGTGCTGAATAATGTATCTGCCACAGCGTGCGATCTCCACCATCCAATCGCGTTAGATATGTACCAGGAACTGTTGCGGCAACCTGATCTTGTGCTGCGCGTACTGCATCAGAACTCATGTATGTCACAGTTGGTGTTGTGGTATTCGGGCCTAACCATTCATTCAGACGATGAATTCCGAATTGAATATTCGCACCATATAATCCACGAATCCACGAAATAAGGGCAGTCAAATCTGCGGCATAGGTAGCGGCAAGTGTACCAATTGTATTTGCCTCTGCTTCTCCCTGGATCCATAGAGCGTCCGTGAACTCATATAGACTAGTACCAAGTGCAGCGAGTGCACCGGCCACAGTAGCCGGCAAATATACATAATCTGCACCGCTTGGCAACCAAGAAGTAATGGGTGTGCCGCCATGCCCACAATTAATTACAATAGCAGGAATATTATTTTTAACTGCCTCTGCCTGCCAACCTGTTCGTATGCCGGAGCCACTAGGGCCTGAAATTGGATCTGTATCCCATCCAGTCGTTGTAAGATATCCGCCATTGTCTCCTAGATAAAATGCATATCCAGGACGAGCTAGTATACCATTACCAACTAGTGTATTAGCGCCTGCCTTGATTGATACCGCGTTACTCTGACCAAAAACCAATGTAATTGGCCATTGTGTAGGTAAGTAAGCCATTGCACGCAACTCAGTACATGATACAGTTAATTGTGGAACTGTCCACGCTGATCCGAAATGCTCTGCCAAATTTTCAACAACTGATCTTGCATTACCACCAAACAGCGTTCTGCTCGTGAAAGTTGCCGTAGTTGATGTGGCCATCACTCCACCAGCCGCCAAAGTTCCATCAATATATAAGGAGACTGAACTTGGGCCCGCAACAAGCTGCAGACATACCGGGACTGGTGCAACTGGTTGGGTTGTTAATTGAGTGACAGTGGCTCCGGCATCATTGGTTCGAGTGATAGACCAGACTCCAGTTGGATCGACACTCACTGCAAGACGGCTTGTCGTGCCATTGAGTGAGTATACCTGTCGCGCAGTACTAGTTGGGCTATGCTCTCGAACCCAAATACACATTTCGATTGTAGCTAATGTACAAGATGGTATTGAGTAGGTTAGAGCACATGAATTACCATATCCTTCAACAAGTGCCGAATGACCAAACCAAATATCAGGTGAGAGTACAGGGCAGTAGCCATCAGTCCCCTGGGCCAGGATTAAATCAGTACTACCACGAGCAGGAGTAATATAGGATACTTTATCTTGTTGTAAATGCACATTAGATACTGTAATTACTGGGCCAGTTAGAGGAAATCTAGATGCGCCTCTGGTGCCTATATCACACAACTGCCCTTCAGCAACATTAACTGGAATAAGATTCGTTTCATAAATAACGTCAATCCATCCATCAGTTCTCGCACTAAAGCTGTATCCATTATGATATCCAGATGGAGTTGTTAATTCATAAATTGTATAAGAAGTATCGCTACTTGGATATCTTAAACTTTGCAATGAAGGCAATTCAATAAATTGTGTAGATGAAAATTCAAAAAATAGATGTTTTGCGTCGTATTCAGCTCCCGGTAAATACGAGAATGTAGCCCGTATCCAGCCAACGCTAGCTAGATTTCCCGGAGCAAGTCTAGCAAGACGACTACTGGTACCTGATTCAGTCAATGCAGATGCACGCGGAATTCCATCTTTATCAAATAAACTATTGACCGCAGTAAGCCCAGTCAATGTCCACGTGCCAGCAACTGGATTATTTCCAGACAGCGGCTTAATCTGAACCGTCTGCGTCTGAGAAAAATCAAAGAGCGTTGATGTGTACTCAGCTAGAGTGGCAATGGGCGGTGGGCCTTGCCATTCTGCCTCTGTTGCACTTATAGCAGTCAAAACTTGCCCAGGAGTTGGTGCCGCTGAGGCAGATATAGAAACTACCGTAGTAGCAGTCTGTAATCCAGTAGCGTATTGAGCCACACCAATTGGTGTATGTACATGAGACGCATTAGTATTATCCTGTAGATATAGAGTTACAACGGTTGTGCCGCTTCCGCCAATTTTTATAGCTTTATATTTGATTACCAATCTATCTGTTGATGTTACAGGGAACATTCCTTCGAACGGATTTGAATTATATAAAGTAGACGTATTACCAGTAATAATTGGTGTTGTTGTAGAAAATAAATAAGTATCGATATTACTAAGGTTACGAGAATATCCATCAATTTCTACAACTACATATCCATCATTATTATCGACGCTTATAAAAGTATCAAATGCCCATTCTCCCTGTTGCACAAAAGGCTCTCCAATTGGTACTTCTGAAACGAACGTACCAAGGACTACCGTTTGTCCAGAAGATATTGGTGACTTTAGAGTAATTTCAGAGCCAGGAGTATATTGACTAGTTGGAGTTAGCTGATAACCATCAGGCAACGCATACCCATCAAGATAGAATACCTCTCCTGCTGCAATGCTTGGAACTGGTGTCTGCCATTGAGCAGATGTGCCATTTATAGCCGTTACAACTTGTCCAACGGTTGGCGCTGTCGCTGAAGAAACCGAAACTACGGTAGATGATGTTCTGATTCCGGAGGAAATCCGATCATTTGAAAGGCGAGAGTCGTTTTGTGAAACATAACCATCCGACATACTATCAAGTTTGGCGCTATCTTCAACGGTCATGAATCCAAAATCATCAGTGAATTTCTTTAACATGTTTATCCTATTTAGACGGGACTAACCGAAGTAACACCAAATGGCCTTGATGCATTGATTGCATATGTTTCCCATTTGAATTTATATTCATTAAATGAGCTTTGTCCGCTGTTCCATGTCCAAGCAATAATAGATTCATCGTATGAACTTGTACTCGCAAAAGCAAATTGTGTTGTTGTCTGAGATCCAGGGACAATGGTTATTTCACCAATAGAACCAATAGAGGTCTCTCGGCTAAATGTGATTACAGCATCCTCTGGTAACCCTCCGGGAGGAGTTACTAACACGTAACCGTCAACCAGCGTGGCATATCCAAAACCAACATCACTGCGTACTTCAACATCCTTTTCTGTCCAAGAAACAGAAGCTATGTATGTTCCAATCGCTGGGACACCATTAGGTATACACAGCCCATGTATATATAATCCTGTGCCTATTCGAGTCATTAGCCTTGGATAATGAACGGCCTTTGAAAGGTCTGGAAATATTACTTGCTGAACAACTGGAACATAATATCCATCATTTGGCCCACGATGATTAACGTGAAAACAATCGTGATGATGACGGCGATGATGGTCATGACAATGATAACCATCAAAACAACTATCATGATCAAAATGATTATGATAGTTGTGGTTATTCCACCATCTGTGCCATTCGTGACGATCTGTGGTGTGTCTTACACATGCCGTCCATAAATGATGGTGATGATGATGGTTAGAATATCCATCATATCCATCTGGATAGTATCCATCCGGTGGATCTGAATAATATCCGTCTGGCAGAAGATAGCCATAGCCATCTAGCCAATTTCCATAGCCGTCCAAATCAGCAGGGTATCCGTTACTATCTAGCACTTGAACTATCAAACGAACCGTCTGTCCAGTATTAGCAAATATGTAATTTACAGAACCCATGCCTATATGCCCGGTTATTCGTCGTCAATATTTTTCTTGAAAATAGGATCTACGGCCAAAATCGGAGCACGATCTGCCGCATCCATATCTGCATTTTCTGCGGCAAAATCTTCAGCAGACCCCTCATCCATATCCAAATCAGGAAACTCAACTTGTTCAATCTCTGGTGGTTTCCTAACAGTACGAGTTGAACCCATATCCAAAACATGAGCCACTTCAATCTTCTTGGTAAATATCTGGGGCGCTACAGACCTAATCTTGATATGCTGTCCTTTCTTGTAAATTGAACCGCTTTGAATGCTATCATCAATCTGCTTTTTTGTGATATTATACATGGATAAGCCATTTTTCTTTTTAGCAAGCAAATTTAAGCTTTGCCCACGGCGAACTGTAATGGCTAGATCACTAATTGTAATATCTTGAAAACGATTTATATTCGTAACCCAAAGCTCTTCCGGCTTGGCTAGAGGATAAAACCTTTCCTGCAATCTCTGGCTACTACTTTTCAACTTTATCCTCAGATACAATGGCACAATCGCAGACGGTTGTGCTGTCAGCTTCGCTGACAACAGATACTTCAATCGCCTTTGGTTGCTTTCGATTATTCAAACCAACAGAGAATATGACCTCTTGACCTTTCTTCAAAGTCTTGAAACCTTCGGTGATAATGTCAGACCAATGTATAAATAAATCGGCTTCATCTACTCTGGAGATAAATCCGTAACCAAGCTTGGCATCAAACCAAACAACCTTTCCAACATACTTTTCTTCTTGCATAATCTTCCTCTTAGCAGGTATAACCTGCGGCTTTCAGAATTATGCTAATATATTGCCTTCTTTTTGAGACCAATCTTAATTTCCAAAATCTCTCGCATTAGCAGACATGCAGCAAATTCTGCCAAATCACTATAATGTTTCTCAAGAAAAGCCGTATCGTCCCATGCGAAATTGGTAAAGGGCAGAATAGAATTGAATCTAGAAAGTGCTTGATTGGCAAATTCCACCAATTGGTCTGTTGTATACACGTCATATTCACGATGACATGTATCTAGTCTCAATTTAATCAGCTTCAGAACAATATTGATATTGTTAATGGCTACTTGACTATAATCATCAATCATATTAATCCACCCGAACCATTCCCTTATGTTGATCAATGGCTTCTTGATATCCGGTATCTGGTGGCAAAACACCAACGCCATCAACTACCAAACCACCTACACAACCAATGGTCTTATGAATTTCTGCTATTCCCAGGGCAGCGATTTGATGACGCTCAAGATCAGACTTCGCTCCCTTAGCTGCATTCTGAAACTTCTCAAGAAGCTTCCTTACTTTATCTTCGCAGCCTTGCTGACGCGCCAACTGCAAAATGATTCTGATAGTCTCTCGCTCTGATTGAATTCTTCTTGTCATAAAAATACCTTCATTGATTCAGCTTTGGATTTGAAAGGAGGGTTGGCCAAACCAGGGATATTGCTTTTACCATTCTCTTCATATACCAATGTACGTTTATATGGCAATTTAGTAGATGGAAAAATTCCAATGATCTTGATCTGCGGAGGGGCTGCGTGAATTAGATTATGACAATTACTACAGATGATTGCGATATTCATCTCGTGATTGCTAGTATCCGGGTCCGTCCGCTCTACAATATGATGCTTGTGAAGAACAGCTGTATTATTCTCTTCACATATCTCACATACACTAGGAACCAGCCTTACTTTCTTACGCCTTCCCATATTATGTGAATATATCAGGCTTTGGACAATATTTAACGATGGCCTGAGCTGCAACTCTAGCCTCTCTATCTCCGTAATCTCCCCATTGGGAAATTCGAATATTGTCCTGAGAACTTCCACCATAACCAAGCGCCGTCATGATTGGATTCGTATTTGAGTGCAAAGATCCACAAGCAGAACCAAGGCCCACAAATATTCCTTCAGCTTCCAATTGAGCCATTACATGTGGACCCATCTTTTTCCCGATGTTCAAGAAAGTAGCATGTGGAACTCTAGTTGAATTCTCGCCAATTATTTCAATACCAATTGAACTTACTGCTGATTCAATTATAGAGCGAAATGTCAATGCCCTATGATATCTTGGCTGTAATGTCTTGATAGCTTCTTCTAATGCCACAGAAGCGGCTATAATCATTCCAGCATCAGGTGTTCCTGGCCGATCAAAGTAATATCTACTTCCAGTCCCAAATTCTCTCCACCATTTATTATCTCTTATATATAAGAAACCAACATTTACAGGACCACCAAATTTATGAGCCCCAAATGCAGCTATCATCAAATTTGGTATACTAGAAACATTAACTGGAATCTTACCAAGTGATTGGCTCATATCACAAAAGAATGGAACCTTAATGTTCTCTATATCTTGTATTGTGCCAGTTTCATTCTGTACATGAATACATATAAAAGCAGACTTTTCAGGAGGTGTAAATGTACAAGCTACAATTCCGTCTTTATTTACAAATAAATCATTGTTACCAAAGAGTTCTCTAGCTTTTATTGCCACTGATTTATGTTCGATTGTAGAACAGTATACATTCTTGAAATTCTGTTCGCGTAGAAGTTCCAGGCCCCATTCGCAGGCTTGAGTGCAGGACGAAGTAAATATGATTTGATTGGGATTTTCTGCGCCGATCAATTTGGCAATTTTGGTTCTAGCTGCCTCAATTTCAGAAGCTGCTTGCCGTCCTGGCATTGAAATTGACATAGCATGGCCATGTCCCCCAATGGACTTATTGAAGTTTATGTATGCTTCAAGAGCTTTTGGATGAAGTGGAATATGAGCATTCGAGTCAAGAAATAATTGCATTAATAGTCTATATATCCCGATTATACGGTGACTTCTTGAATCATTATGCTGGCATGTTCATTAACGGTAGCAACTGGACGACATTGAGCTGTATTGGTTGCCGTTCTCCATTGAAGAAGAATGGTATGCGCTCCTGCAGCTAATCCTGTTTTCCTATATACAATAGAAGCCACATTTGGTTGATTTGCTGCCGATGGACGAAGACCCGCTCCACGAACAGCAGCAGCATCAATATTAAGTTGTATATCCATATTTATATTAGGATTTGTATTACTAATACTTGCAGAAACTTCAATAAGTAAAACAGATCCTGCCGAAATAGTAATGGATTGAGTAAGTAACGTAACAAAAGCAGCTGAGCCTGTTGTTGTATTTGTGGCTTGTTCAGTAAATGTGCTTTGAAGTAATGTAGCTAATTGGATGGGAGTTTTAAATTCCCAACCGTCATTGGTAGCATTGCGTTTTAATATAGCATTAGCCACCCCTGCAGGTACGACCTCTGTATTAGTACAATAAAGAGCATGATCTGACATAATTTACCTTGTAAAGTTTAATTTATTGCTGAAGATTAATTTTTCTCGACTATATTATGGAGCAATAACTACACTTCCTTGGGCTCTCCAAGCAATCGTAGTACCTACCACACCGGTAACGTTGATATTGACTGCCGTGCCAGTGATGGTGAATGTTGCATCTACTGTAAAACCAGTATCAGCCACAGTAGCTTCTACTTTAGTTGTTCCAACCTGAGTTACAGTTCCACCAGCTCTTCGGAAACCACCGAAAAGTTTGAATGATCCAGAAGCAGTACCATCTGATTTTCTAGCAGTAATCAAGACACTCAAAGTAACCGCATGCAAATCTGAGGGGGTATAAGCAGTTATATCAAATGGAGTAGCATTCGTGGTTGTGGTAGTTACATTAAATGTATCTCCGGCGATATTATCCAACTTGGCTTTATCGGTAGAGATCATGAATCCATTAACACTCTGCGTAACCGCTGCGTGAATGGTTCCACCACCTCTGGTGCCGTGTTGAGCATCAGTAGCTAGAATGCCAACCTGAATGTCATCTGGATTGATGATAATAGATCCATCGGCATTAGCCACGGCATTGAGGGTGATATTACCACTTAGGGTACCACCACCAGTGAGACCTGACCCGGCTCCAACTGTTGTAGTTGTTGGTACGGCACTAGCTGGCAAACCTGAAAGCTTTGTGAACTCAGCTGATGACATAAATCCGTTATTGGATCCATCGGCTAGATTGTGAGCCAAACCACCTTGGCTTCCAGCCGGTTGTTGCCCATGGCTATGAACATGAGCTGCGTCTGAGAATCTTCCTGTTGTCCCTGCCGCATCAGTAGTTCCTACATCTTGAACATCAGAAAGCAAACCAGGAACAACACCACTAGCTGCCGCCGTTGATGAAACTTTCCCCAAACCAAAAGCTATTGGAACTGTAGCTAAAGTACCTACAATTGCTACATATAATGAAACATTTGTTAGAGATGTTGTTGGAGTAAACGAAACAGGAAATCCATCTGATGTTCTTCTGTAATAGAACCACAATCTCCATTTTAGATTAGCTCCAAGATCAGATCTATAGCTAAGAACTCCATAAACTTCCTGAGCATCCTGTCCAACAGGTATCGGACTAAGTACATCTGAGACCTGAGCTAAAGTACCATCAGATGTAGCAACTTGAACTGTAACACCATGCTGACCTGGAAAATCAGTTGGATTGTAAGGTTGGGTTATGGCTGGAGTAGATCCAAGTCCACCTTGTCCAGTTCCGGTTCCTGTTTCAGCTGCAGCACTAGCAAAAGAAGGCGCAACGACCCCAAGAATACCTGAACCAGCAATTGATCCGCCCGGAGATTGACCAACAAATAGAGCGTCTGCAAGTGATAGTGGTTCACTAGTTCCAGTGGTTTGAGTTTCAGTGATTAGTGTGTAAGCCGCACGAAGTACCGAACTAACACCAACACTATCGGCATAAGAAGTAGTGGCCGCATCAGATGATCCTGGGCTTGGCGAAGCAACATTAACAATCTTCTGGCCATTAATATCAATGCTTGAAGCAGCATCATTAAGAATGGTTTCTGGAGACTTCTGTTCCCAGCCATCATTGGTAGTATTGCGCCTTAAAATTCCACGTCCGACATTGACTGGAAATTCCTCTTTACCTGGACCATATTGTGCAAAACTAGACATTTGATACTCCTTTAAGAAACAACTTCCACATGTGCGTGCCAGTCAATAGTACCAGATAAGCCTGTAACTATGATAACTATATTGGGCCCACTTACCGAATCGGAAACAGATAAATTTGGATCTTCTATATAATCAGGACTTGGCACTAAATCTTGCAATATTGCAGGAGATCCTGCTCCAATACGTTTGGCAGTAAACTCCCTAACAAACTTACCAATAACAACGCCAGAGCTGCGTATTGCAATAATAGTTGCCCGAACCGATATAGATCCACCAATAGAAATCGTATGACTATAGAGTGTTGTTGGTACTGAATTGGTTGTTGTAATAGATACAAAATCTTCATCTGGTGATGATAAAAATTGAGTATCATCACCCCATTGAACGCTATCTTGACCGTCTATGACATGGAGACCATCAGCTGTTCCAAAAGTACCAGAAGGAGCCGCTGTGTATCTACCATATCCGTCAATCCAAGCTATAAAACCTGCTTGAACAGCCGTTTGCAAAGCTAATAAATCAAGATTAGCCAAATGAAAGCTTTGCTTAATATATAGTTCTGTCATATCTACAACATGCATAAATATTAGGTATACAATTATAATTACAAGATTGGAGCTGGCGGAGGAGCTGCAGTTTGAATAAAGTGACAAATGCGTGCTGACATTCTGCTTGAACCGGCAGCAAGGTTCATATTATTAGAGCAATCGATAGCGACCCCAAACCTAGTAAGCGTTGTTGGAGCCCCAAAGTTATAGAACCAACTGTTAGTGCCGCTGAAGATCCTAAACCAATTGATGCCGTTAGTTGATACATCAACAGTAGTTACATTTGAGGCTGATATATACCCAACACGAAGAAACTTGACTCTTGGCGCTAAGCCCATTGAAACAGCGCCAGCTGCAGAGGAATAGTTGGGCGTTGGGGAATAATAATGTGCTGAAATCGCTAGGGTAGCGCCTTGATTGTACCAAAACCAACTGCATCCCTGGCTTACAGCATCATCAGCGTATATTCCAAGTGAACCAAAGGGTTGAATCGTCAAAGTATCCGAAGAATCAATACCAATTTCAATGGTGTATTGACCGCTACCATCTGTCGCTATGGGACCAACCAGCCATGCGTGGAGTACTTGGCTCAACTGCTCGGATGTTGTAAGTCTCCAAAATGGCCCCTCTTGTGTAAGGGTTGTATTTGGATTTGACGCACCGTAAGCGGTAAGTGCTGAAACTGGGATAGCTGGGGGAACTACAAGGACTCCACTACAAAACGGCTGCCAAACTGAACCATCTGAAATAAATACACAATCTGGAATATCAGATACAATTTGTTGATTTCCAGCCCCAGCAGTAACTGCACTTGGAAGAGTGGCATAAGTATATGTTCCTGGATAAGTACCACCACCTCCGCCTCCTGAAGGTCCAGTTGCGCCGGTAGCGCCAGTCGCTCCAGCAGGACCGGTTGCGCCTGTGGCACCTGTAGCTCCGGTTGACCCGGTAACGCCGGTTGTTCCAGCAGGACCAGTTGGGCCTGTGTCTCCAGTTGACCCTGTTGCTCCTGTGGCTCCAGCAGGACCAGTTGCTCCGGTTGCGCCTGTGGCTCCGGTAGTTCCTGCAGAGCCAGTATGACCAGTTGCTCCCGTCGCGCCAGTTACTCCAGCAGGACCAGTCGGACCTGTGTTTCCAGTTGGGCCGGCAGGACCAGTTGGTCCAGTTGGTCCGGTTCCACCTCCGCCACCGCCTCCGCTTCCAATTGCGGCATCAATTTTAGCTATATGCTCGCCAATAATTTCATGAATTGGAGGTTGATAATTTATAGGATTATAACTCAAAGGAATGCGATATCCATCTAAAGGATCTCTTCCTCCATCTATATGAGTTTGAGCATGAACTTTTAGTGCGTATCCATCCAAATCAGTATCTATAGCAAACCCATTAAATCCTATTATAAGCATATATCCCCTTTACGTTCCTATATGCCAAATATGAACGTCTACAGTACCAATACCAGCAAAATATATCTCATTCTCTCCTCTTGGTCCAAAGTCAAGAGTTTGCCCAGAGCTAATACGCCCATGGATATTGTAACCAGAGAAAGAATATATTACGTCTGTTCCGCTAACACCAACCAACATTATTCTACGAGCCCCGCGAAAAGCTGTACGAACTTGAGGTGTTATTGGGAAAAGCGGATAGTAACCGTCATAGCCATCATAAGGTGTTCCTATCGGCGCAACATATCCATCACCCCATGTACCACTTGTTACAGATGTGTTTGTACTTACGACCTTAAAAAAATTGTAATCCTTTCCTGTATTAACTGGCTTGCCCATTATAACCTCAAATACATACAAAAATATACCATTGAGCCTTCTAAAACTTAAATATCAAGCTAGAACATCCATATCTATTATATCATGGCAAGCTCTGCCAAATTATATAGACAGTTACAGCTCCAGTTGTCGGAGAATTAGTTTCTGTTACATTTGCGAATATCGCCTGAGATGCTGGGTATATCGCTTCAAATCCAGTTGACTGAGACATATCACTGCCTAATGATGTTAGCGCAAATCCGCCAACAATAGATCCTACCGCTACAGATGGTATTATTGTTTGAGAAACAACTATTTGCTGCCCACCAGAAGTGGAGCCTATACTAATCGCTGAGCTAGGACTACCGCCACCAGTAATTGCTGTCTTCACTCTCAAATCAATTGATATCAATTTCCATCGACCGGAACCAGATGGACTAGAAGTCCTAGTATCAATAAGAGTATTGGCAGTAGTTGTAAGATCAATATCAAAAGAAACAGCTATATATGGAGATGGAGCCGCTTGACCAAGACGAGTATCTATTCTTGCAATATGTTCGCCAATATATCCGTCTATCGGAGGTGCATAGTTAACTGGTAAATATGATAGCTCTATAAAGTATCCATCAACAGGATCACTTCCACCAGCCTCATGGGTGCTTGCGTGTGTTGCTGGTGTTCTTGAATTTACATAACCTATCGTCGCATAACCATCGATAGCTAAAAGAATTTCATTATCCACAGCCTCTACCATTTCCAGGGCGGCTGAATACCCATCCAATACAGCTCCTAGGCCATCAAGTTTAACCTTATCTGCGGCTGACATTTCTCCATTAGCTAATTGAGAAGAAAGAAGACTTGGATCTTTGTAATTTATTGTACCCATAAAACCCCTCGCACATGCTGGCGTAGCCGCTGGTTTATCAACAACATACAAAAATATCCGTTGCGCTTCATTTATTGAGCATAGATGCTGTATACATCATTATTTCCTGATTCAGCCACAAGCGATACAGCATTGAGTCCAGTAAGTGATAGGTTTGAAATTACGAAGGAAGCTCCATTGCCTGTATATGACAAGGTGTTATCAGCTGTAGCCATCCAGATTGTGGCTACATTTGTGGCCATATCTGGTGCAAGCATGACACAATCTACAGAACCATCAGCATTAACCGTTGCATAGCCTGAAGCCCCACCAACAACTGTACCTAAGGCACCGGTGATCAGGTTGAAGTTGGCAAATCCAGAGCCTCCACCTACTGCTAAAGCCACCCAATTTCTACCGGTTGGCTTGATACGCACTCGGAAGACAACTGGTCCTCTCACATAACCTGGTATTGTACCAACCACAGTAGATATATCATGACCGCCAGTGCTATTATCCTCTACCAGTGTTGTGTTGTTCCAAGAAGCGACTCCTGCATCAATAAGGAATGAAAGAGTGCCTGTCACAGCCATTGTGCTTGCTACAAGCGAATAGCTTGGTATTCCATGAGCCGAGCCACCAGGAGCCGTTCTCGCCAAAGATACAGAGCTATTAGGGGTAGTCCAAGGCGCTGGAAAGAATACTGGCGTTGTTCCGTTTAGCGTGACCGAACCACTATTAGTGTAGCGGAACTGTGTTCCCGCCGGATTTGGTGGCGTTACTAAATTAACTTTACCGTATGTAACAATATTTCCTGAACCTATAGAGTTAATATTTTCAGGCACAGCTAACTGTCCTCTAACGTTTCTGATGTCTAAACTGTGGCCCGACACTCCAGTAGTAACCAAGGTAGTTGAACTATCCACAATTAATGCATCGACAATATTATCTTTGCTGATACAAGCATCACCATAGATGATACCTGCTGAGATTCCGGACACAAGCAACTTCCCAAAGTGGTTTCTGTTGCACCCAAGAGTTCCATTTGCACCCAAGACTACGAGCGCTGTAACTAGACCTGGAGTTTGTGCACTCGCATTCAAGTCTGAGATATCATTATCACAGAAATCAGAGCCAGTCCAAAACACGCCTGCAGTACCAATTACATTGACAGCCTTGAGTCCGCGAATCGTATTTCGATGGCACCCACACTCATCTGCTGGGATATCAATATTGATCGAAGTTGCGATAAATGGTCCACAGCAGTTCTCACCAGTGGCCCCATCAATAGTTGAATCCCAAGTAGTATTTAACCATACCGTGTATCCAATATTCTCACTCTTGACATTGCGAACAACAGCACCACGTTGCCCTTCGATAGCAAACCCAGAACGATTCGAATCAGTGCCATCCAACCCTATCGTAATAACATTATCAACCAAGTTATCTCTACCACTAATATCAAAGCCAACTAGTGAGGTACTGGATGTTCCTGCTGTTTGCTGGATAATTCCAGGACCAATTACTGAGCATCTCCAAACAGAGATCAACTCAATGAATCGATTGTCCGCATAGGAACCATCAAAAGCACATAAAATTTTGGCATTATTCAACTTTACATTGAAATTGATTACTGGTGAATATTTATAAATGTTACTTGCAGGTATGGAGAACAATACAGGGGCATCCAAATTGACAGTTGTGCCAACAACCGATATTGCCTGAAACGAGACCCGTGCACCTTTGTTCGTACTGATCCAAAAATAATCTCCAGCTACCAATGGTGTACCAGACCATGTAACTGTGAGACTATTAACTCTAGCCGCAGTAGCTCCAATAGATCCTATTGTGGCGGGAGTTCCTGGGTTGGCTACAATCGGGCAAGTTCCAAGACCAAAAGTAGTAGTTGTAATTATCGTATTTCCATTAAGATCTAGCGTAATATTAGAACGATATTTCCATTAAGATCTAGCGTAATATTAGAACGAGCAGCGATAATGGTGTGATTACAAATATAAGGAAGTGTAGATTTTCTCAACTTTACGGTAGATCCATAAGGTGCCGCTTGTACAATTGTATTGATTGCAGACCAGTCATCTGTTGTCGAACCATCAATTGGAGGCCCAGCCCAAACGATTACGGAATCATTTCTAGAAACATAACCATCTGATATGTTATTAAGCTTGATGCTATCTTCCGCTTGAAAGAAACCAAAAGATTCTTCCTTCACATGTCCCGGGAATTTCTGGAATTTAGACAAGTTAACCTCAAATATTTAGCTCCATATATTTACTTACAACAATGATATGCAAAAATATTCGTTGCATAAACAAAAAGCCCCGGTTTGCACCGAGGCTCTCTGTATTCATTTTGAACTAACTAGCTAGCATTATCCGACGATTGTTGACTTGCGAGAAGCAGCAACGGCGCGTGGGTTCACGATACCGATACCAATCTCTTCCGACACAACCCATCCTAGTTTTAACTGTTTTGGTTCATCAGCTGGGATAACTTCGATGTCCTGACGGATTGGAAGCACACCAACGAACTCTGGGTCAGAGGCACCGTAGACTGTTCCTGGTGGAACGATCTTCGAAACCATAATGTCAGCGCCCCAGATGTGAGCATACAGACCTGTCTGAAGAATCTCACGCTGCGTAACTGGATCAATTTCACCAGCCGAGGTTCCGGAAGATGCCCAGTTAAGGATGTCCGTAAACTCATTGATGTTCATGAAGTACTTCGTTGTTACAAGGTCCCAACGATCAATCTGAACCTTGATCTCAACCAAGTCTCTCTTCAACAGACCGCTGTCTGTGATGTCCTGCAACGTGTTTTCAACACTCGATGCTGCGTCGATAGCCGCAAAGATGTTTGCATCTTCTTGAGCCATCAATTCTTGACGGGCCTTTTGAACGGCACGGTCAATAACGTTGAATCGACGACGACGAACCTCAGAGATACGAACTGTTGGGTTCGAATAAAGCTCGAACGTTGGCACAACGATACGATCACCGAACACACGAGACTCACCACCGGTACCATTGCTGGAAATGACGGTAGCTGCTACGTCAATATCACGCTCATACTTCGGGTCAACGCCTTGTGGAAGAGGATCAACCACCAACAGACGACGGGCAATTCCCTGATAATCCAAGTTACGACGAATTGGGTTCGCCATAGCCTGAGCAAGAGCAAGCTTTCCTTCCTGTGTCATAATCGCACGAGCAATAAGCTCATCGCGCTTTTCGTCATTCAAACCTGGTTGGCCCGAAAGAGCCATATTTGAAGGCTGGCCCTCTTCGAGGATCGCAGCGTACTTAACTAGCGTATTCAATGCATCCTTTACGGATGTGGCATTCATACCACCACGGGTATCAAATAAAGACATATATAATCTCCTAATGTTTGTTTGTAAGCTGCCAAAATCCATCAACAGCTAGCGGAAGAGGAGGGGAATTCCACCCCTCCAAATCCATATATCGATCAATTATGTAAGCGGAGGCGAGAAGTAGAACAGAGCACGGAATGCTCCACCACTTGGGTTCAGGATTGTTCCTGATGGGCTCAAGGCAGCCGTTACCAATGTGACCGGGGTTGTTACCAAGCTTCCACCCTTATAAGATTCGAAGTTCAAGAACCTTCCGACAATTGCATAACCATCAGAGTCAAAGTTCACCGAAGCGTTAGGTGTCAACAGACCAGCAGCCGTTGCGTACAACGGAGCACCAATCTTGAGGCTTGAGTTAGTTGGTACCAAGCCCGTGAGGACCGTGGTGTCAACTGCATCCAAAGTCACAGCGTATGTACCTGGCTTGTCCCACAGAGTGACCTTGCCAGAAGCGTATGCCGTGTGTGGGCCCAAGTTAACTGCTGGAGCCTGCAGACCATATGAATACTGTCCGGCGATTCCACCAATTAATGAACCAAACAAAGTTCCATATCCAAAGATACCTTCGTCAACCAACATAAGAGGACGATCACCAGGAACCAAAACCGTAGTAACAACTGGTCGAGATGTTCCTACGTATCCGTCCTGATTCACATCAGCAGCTGCTTTATCAGCAGTGCGTGATACACCCTTAATCGTCGCGACTTCTCCACCCTTTAGGGTGATATAGATACCATCTGCGCCGTCAAATTGTCCTAGCGGTTGAATGCCAGGCTGAACAAGTTCTAATGCCATAATTATTTCCTATTTGCACCACTTCTTTGGTGCGCCATGCGTCTTACATCTTTAGGTCTTACTTAAGTCGGTTTATGGGAACCGAGACACCATAGTCTCGATTTATAAGGTATCGAGCAACCTCTATAATAAATGCAACTGTAGTAGTAGATGAGAAATTATTTTTATACATTTTCTATCAAATTCGTCAGCTGCTTCATACGCTCATCAATACTCATAGTTTTTGGCTGTTTTTCAGGGATTTTTGGAACACTTTTTTTACCAGAAGAAGGTATTTTTCTAGGTGTGGTACTGCCCTCGGTGCCCTGATTTTGATTACCCGTTGGGCTCCACTCATCAGAATTTGCGTCATCTTGTGAAATGAACATACTGTTCATTGGTGTTCCGCTAAGGCGATTAGGGTCGCTTGGATCACCAAGGTCATCAAGATTAGCTTGGCCAAACTTTGATAGTAGTGTGAGTGCGGCATCCACATCAGATATGGATGCATTTGGATTTAGCTGTCCATTGCGCCAAATCATTCCCCTTACAGATGGAACGCTTGCTGCAATTAGATTGTCGAGTCCCCTCATGACTCTGCGAAACTTCAAATCAGAATCAATAGCAATGCTAGGAGATTTACTGTGTAAGTATCTCTTCCAGTCTTCTATTGTGTTCTGAGATCTCTCATCCATTTAATCCTAAATTAGCAAGCAATTCGTTATTAAGATCACCCATCGATGGCTTTTGTGGGGTTGGCTGATTTGAGGCAATTTGAGCGTTAGTATTCGTCGGCTTTGGTTGCGCTTCTTTCGATGCGGCCTGAGCTAATGTCTCATGAATTTCTGGAGTCTTTTCTTTGGCGACATCAATAGCGCCTTGGAACTTTACAAGCTCTTGATCAATCGCCCCCAACAAACCTCCACTTGTGCTCTCTTGCTTTCCAGGGGCAAATTGCTTGATGGTAGAAAATACATCGGCTTTACCTTCAAGGGCATAGATAAGTGTCTCTTCTGGAGTATCTGTGAATGAACGTGTAAGAGCGTGCAGCTTTGCTGACCAGGAACCTCTTTCCTCGGTATCTTCACTAGCCATAATACGAATCGCACTAGCCCATCCTTTGATAGCTCCTTTGATTTTGGCCAATTGATTCATGTAATTTGTAACTATTTGATGAGCGGCTTCAGCCTTCTTCTTTTCATCTTCTTGCTGAGCGGCAGAAATTGATTCATCAACAGAATGAATTGGAACAAGTTGAGTCTTTACATTGTATACTTGCTTTGCCATATTCATTGCATTAATCATATCTCTTCTGATTGGAGCTGCATAGGCTCGATCAGATAATGGATTAAGTGCAGTTATTACCTTCTGAGCATTTTGATAAACGTCCTCAGCTGGAGGAGCTCCCGAGAAGAAATAATAACCCAGCCCCAATACTGCTGCCGCTATGCCGGCTACTGCTAAAGGGGCAATTGCCTCCTTTTTCATCTGGCGCTCTTCCAAACGCTGAGCACAAGAATCAGCAAGTACCATCAACTTCTCTTCTTCTTGACTGTCAAGCGTAAACGCTGACCTTATCAAAGAATCTAAAAGTTCTTTTTTTGCCGCAACATATCGCCTTTGTGTCAGTTGCCCATTCGGCATCTTCAACGCAATATAGGCCATCATGTCCTGATGCTGTTGTTCATTTTCAACAACAGAATTCATTGCATCATAAGCACGACCAACTGTAGCTGTTTCTGGATGAGCAAATTCAACAATGTTCTTTTTCTTTTCCGGCTCTGGCTCGATGTTGTATAGCAAACGAATAGCATCGTCGGAAAGTGAGTCATAACTTCGCGGCAAAGTGCCAGATTGGCCATCCTCTTCGGCCACCGAAATTAGCCCTTGAGCAACGGCTATCTTTTCAAATTCATCCCAAATATCATGGCTCATATTATTTTCTCCCTTCATTCACGGATTTGAAAACATCATCAATGAACAGCTTCACAACCTCATCCCTTGATTTGTAGGGATCTGGAATAACCACTTCAAGTTGCCCAGGTTTCCAGTCCTCTGTTATTTCACGGACGGCATTCCAAAAAGAAGGTGTATTCAATATAATGCTTTTATATTGGTCTAGACTTGGATATGACTGCAATGCCCATTTCAAAAGCATTTCGTGAGGTTGCTGTCCATTTAGTTCTTCAACCCACATGTCACCTGGTTTTGTTTTGTAAACATAAGAATTCACACCAGTAGGAGCTGGCGTCTGAGAACTACTAACCTGAGGTGCAGATGCTGCTGGTGTAATAGATCCTTGTCCAACTTCACCTGGCTTCTTTGAAAATGCTGAGGTAGCAACTCCAGCTACCGCAAGCAAACCAGCAGATAGAAGTATCGTTTTCAAGAACCACGACAGCAAGCCAACAATTATATTGCCCCTTCGTCTCGCACTAAATAGATTAAGTAAACCCTTCAATGGATTAAGCCAACCGCCTTCTGCACGATTGCGCTCAAGATATGAATTACTTTTACCTATTGCTTCTTTGGTAAGTTGGCCTTTATTCCTCATCGCTCGTAATGGATAGAAAAGGTCATCAGCTTCGCCCTCTTCTGGCTGAGGTTCTGTTGAAGAGGTCTCTGAAGCTTCAGGTATGGCGGCTTGAGCTGCATTATTAATCTGCTCAGCGGTTACTGGTTTACCAGCCTCGATATCCGGCAAAATGGCATTCTTAATTTTCTCGTAGATTGCTGTAAGATCATATCCAAAATGCTCTGCTATAGCAACCAAAGCGCCTAGTAAGGGATGAATACCAAAAAACAATGCTGGGGCTAAAAGATCTACAATCTTTCTTGGAGTGCTATAGTTTCCACCTACCAACGAAGAAACTTCATTACCAATACTTGGCAGAATAGCCGCTAGATCAAAAGCGTACTTCTCAAACCGATTGTCATTAAATTCAGCAAGAACCTGAAACGTTTCTTCAAGCAGAATTGTATCGGATACATACTGAATATCACCATTCATTATTGTCCTTTTCTAGCCCTTTCCATTCTTTCTTTATACTCTCTTCCCCAAACGCCAAGCAGACCCCTAATCTTATCTTCCCACTTACCAAGAAAATCATGCTGCTTTTCAAGGGTTGATTGAAGTTCATTATACTTTTGCTCCAGCAATCTATCATCATGCTTACCGCGCTCTTTCCAATCATTAAACTGATTGATTGCAGTAGTGCTCCACTCATTATAGATGTCCCTCAATGAGTCCCTAACCGCCGCTGCCCATGGCCCAAAATTCGCATATTTTTCAGCATCATTAGTACCAGCTACATTACTTAGAGCTATTTGTTCCCATCCACCAAATGACCAATCCTTAATATTTAGTTGTGGTAACAAACCTCCAATAGTCAAATCAGAAACAGATTTGCTTTGTCTGCTAGGAAAGTTCTGCATGATGATAAAATTACCAAGAGGTGGCCCTTGATTTGTTCTACCATAAGTATGTCCACTACTACCCTCACCTTCGCCCTCATCGCGTCGCTGATGAGCTTTACCAGTAGTTCCACCAGCTCCAGTGCCATGCAAAAGTTCCCTAATCATCTTCCTGGTTACAACTGGAACTTTTGGATTACCACTAGCTTTGATAGCTTTTATTAGATCGTTCTTTATATCATTCCAAGCATTGGATATACTTTCCATTTGTTGGGCATAAAACTTACCAAGTTGAGCATCATATTTATTTGCAATCTTACCTTTCCTATCTGGTCGTGGACTTGGCAAAGATCCTGGCTTTCCAGCGGTTCCATTCCACGCCCCATATAGTGCATCAAATTCTGCGTTTGCTCTTTGCAAAAACCATTTGATACTATCTTCAATAACACTCAGGCAGTGTGAATCAGAAGATTGAGCAGGGGCAACTGGAGCGGCCACGACTGGAGCAGCGTCTTGTCCTAATCGGAAAATAGTTCTATCCAAAATCTCACTTGCCAATTTTCCGAAATAATCATCTAATGCCGCAGTAGCTGGAGCTTTAGCGGGAGCTAGTTTAGGAGCAGGCTGAGGTTCGGAATCTAATGGATTACAAGGGAAGTGAGGTTTCAGCCCACTCATAAAATCAAAGAAGCTTAGAAGATCTGCTAAATCTCCCATTGTTACTGGATGACGTCCCCAACCAACACCAAACGGATCTGATAAACCAGAATCTGGAAGAGATGGATCAATAACATCAACAACAATCATTCCAGATCCCTCGGCAACAGATTCAACAGATGTTTGAATGCCAAGCGCACCGAATATTCTTGAGATGTTGTTTATGTTCTCACGAGCCTTCTCAATCAACTCTGCATCTTTCATTGATTGATATGGAATCGTACCAGTGCCTTCAGAAATTATTACGTCCTTGATGTTTAGCTGGGTCACCAAAGTCTTAATTGCAACAAGTGCATCATGGGTATTCTTTCCCCATACACCATCGGCAGCTGCTGCACGCGATGAAGCCGACGATCCTGTTCTGGCAAAATGCACAGCCTGATCTGTAATGAGCTTAGCAGTCACCTTGGTATTTGGATCTTGTTGCTGTAAAGTGATAACAACTGATTGAGCAACATCTGGTTTACTTAGCTGAGTTCCTAAATCAACCATTAGGTTTTGCATTGTAGCAACTGTGCCATCAACATCTTTGTTGGTTGATTTAACGCCACCGGCAGGGGCTCCTCCACCACTAGGTGCGGCTCCGCCATGTCCACCAGGAATATGAGCCTTTCCTGTAACGCCACCACCGCCGACGCCAACCCAAGAGGCTACGTCCTGCCCAGCAAACTTAGAAGTCATTATTTTCTCCCTTTGGCAGATTCTACAATTTTTCTCACACTGGACAAGAATATGTTCTTGTTAGGAGCATCAATGCCCATATCAGAAAGAGCCTCTTGAAGTTCAACCCATGGCTTGTTCTGATACTCATCAATAATTTCTTTGAGTTGTTGTATCTTGTTAGAAATATTCACTGCTTTCTTAGCCACGTCTATATCTTCGCTTTGTGTTTGTTCGCCCCAATATGTAGATGCCGCTTCAAGCTGTGATGTATCCATAGTAAATGGCTGAAGCTGATCTGAGCTCGCCATAGACTTGTATTGATCCGAAATGGAGGTTCTTATACCATTTACCCAATTAACTATCTGATCAATAAGACCGGCATTCACTGCTCTCATTTGGCTGAATGTTGGTTCCTTGCTAAACTTAGCTAAAGCATCACTAATATCTTTTCCAATTCTAATCAATTGCCTCAGCGCAGTACTTACATCAGTTAGCCTGTCACCAGTCTTGATAGCATTCAACTCGGTATACAATCTTTCAGGAAGACTTCTCATTACTGTTTGAGCTTTCACAATCGTATCGTTGTTTTCTCCAAAAGCAGATACATATACAGCTCTAACCTGTTGGGCTAGCCATTGACAAGCGGCCCAAGCATTATCATTATTTGTAGCAAACTGAATTCCGCCAGCAAAAATGTAGGATGAATCGTTGTTAGGATTCATATAAGTAGATTCAAAAACCTGGCCAATACCAATGGCAGTAGATATCTTGCGAAGTGTATCTACTTGTGCCGTTGGAATAAGAGCATGAGCATTTTGTAGTTTTGTATATAGCGCTTCTGCAGTAACAGCTGGAACTTCGCCTTGCGTCAAAACACCTTCTGCGACAGCAACCTGTGCTACATTATTCCAAGAAGTAATGCTTCTTGGATTAACCTGAATGCCAGCTAAACGAGCAAAATAAATATATGCCGCTTGTTGCTCTGTGCCTGCCGGATCTGTAAGAATAAATGCGTCTAAAGACGGAGCGCTCTTTCTGGCAGTGTCAAACTCTTCTAATGTGGTTTGGACATTTGCAAGAATAGCCCTTCTTGTCTTCGGAGTTTCTCTACTTACAGTTGATGTTATTGGCGATATGCTTTGCTGGGGAGCTGCCTCTGAGGCAGCTGGTCCTCCTTGAGGCGCTCCTCCTTGGGAAGATGTATAATATCCTGGCGCTCCGCCCTCTTGCGCAACCTTATTAATCATCGAGGCCAATGTGGCCAATCGATTCATAGCCTGCTTTCCTGTAGGCTCCTTACGAGTTACAGCAAGAATTTTATCAGCGATACTCTGCATCGTTTCAAATGTTCCAAGATCTCCAGAACCCTCAATGAGATTCACGTCTCCATCGCGATGCGCAAAGTTAATCAAATCTTTATTTGTCTCTTGAGTAACATTATAAAATGCATTTTCTGCTTGCTTGAACATAACCAGCTTTTTTTCAAGATCTTCAGCTTGAACAATAAGACCTTTTCGTCTCATTGCATAAGCTAAGCGGGCGACATCAACAATGAGATCTTCAGAGGGAGAAGCATCAACTTCTTGATTGATGATTCTGGTTTGTTCAACCTCTTGGGCTGCAAGCTTAATTAGCTCGGAATCTGTGGGTTTGAAAAATCCCTTCTTCACAGCCTGACGCTCAAGTTCGCGGTATACTTCAGACTGATATAGATTATCTGTATATTTTGAAAGCGTCATATTAATCCTCAAGGTCAAGCAGTGCTAAGCCATTCAAAAAGTTTGGATCTACCTTATCTTTCAGCTCTGGGTGTTGCTTTATTGCATCCGCCGCCTTTTTGAGATATGCTTTCAACGCGGGGTCACTGGCAACCTTCTCGCGAAAAGCTTCAATATCAGCCATCACTTGGTTCTCATGATCGATAGCAGCGGTAACAGCATTCACCTTCTGAAGTTGCTCTCGCGCAAGCTCAGCTTGAGAATAGTTTCTCCACACTTCCGAGCTATTCATCACTCGTCTAGTCTGGTCATCGTCGAAAAAATCCTTCCAAACCTGATCGTTCATGTAAAACACCTTTAAATATGGCTATGGCAAACCTATTGGTATGCTTAGTTAGTGATAGTTTTCCTCAAAGCCACAAAATCTGCATGTAGTTCTTTTTAGAACCAGCCGGAGTAATAACCTTGGCCAATAAAAGAGCGCCCTCAAATGGTTGCCTACTGCTCAAAACACCATATTCATTACAGTATAGAGAGCTTCCAACTTTGATATCACTTTCCCTATCAAATCTATTCAAATCTACAATCATTCTTTGGGGATATACATTTGCCATCTGCCTAAAATCTACAACATTACCACCAAAACAACGATTTCCTACCAATCCAAATGGAGCGCTTCCATCACATAAATCTATTACTAAATTATCTTTGTATTCAACAATACTAACAACATGACCCGGAGAAACGCTAACCCCTGGTTTTACGGGAAAGTGTATAGGATCTACGAATAAAGACTCGATAAGTTTGAACATTGCTAAACCCCTGACGCTCTTTTTTGAGTCTCATCTGCTAGGGATACCGGCTTATTGCCCTTTTTGATATTGGCAATCGTTTCAAGCGGGCGAAGATTCTCTAGAGCCCATAGCTTTTGAAAGTTCTCGCAATCAAGTGAATCAAAGGTAAGTTTGCTTTTAGGGATTATATGATCTATCTGCCAGGTAAGTTTGCTTTTATCATAAACGCCATAATTATCCCAATTCATCCATGTCTCCCACAAAGATTCGATGTGAGATTTCAATTCCGCTGCAGTATACGGTAATCGTTTGAATATTTCTTTTTCAAGACTTTTGCTAACATGAAATGGTTTAGTGGCCAGAATAGATCTTCTTATATAGGCCGACACATTCATACTCAATCTATAAACAGGCTCAAGCCTTCGTTTGGAATAATACACCTTATGTGATTTCTTGATTACATCAGCATTATTAATAACCCAATTCTTGTAACTTTCTCCTTGACAAATTTTACACCAGCTATAAACTCCAAGATTTGAACAGTTGGTTTTATGATATTGATCAATTGTTTTATATTGATTGCAATTGCTGCAAATTTTTCCATCAAGCTTTGGCTTTGCTCTCTTTTTTAGAGTTTGGTAATGCTGTTTTTGTTTGATTAAGATGATACTTCTATTCTCGGCATGATACTGATTATGGCATATTTTACATTGAGCCGACATACCATCAGACATAGACTTGTTTTTGTAAAATTCGCTTAAAGACTTAACCTCCTTGCATTTACAGCATTTCTTATCCATAAACACTCTATAACCAAACGAATTCCAAAGTGCCAAAGGCAGCCGTTGGTGGCCCGGTCACCATCGCTACTCCAGGATAATCTTCATTTGGTTGTGATGTGGTTAATTTTCCATTTTCAGATACAAATAATATAGAATTCAATGGATAACGCTGATTTGTCTCATACATATCGCATTGGAAAATTCCTCGTTGGAACCATACAGTAACATGGCCACTTCCAAGCGTAGAGTCATCACCAGATACGTTTGGAATTTGATATGTGTAGCTAACAATGGTACGAATCGAATCCGGAATACCATCTCCATCAAAATCGAAGTTGAGCACTGTTCCGGCCGGGAATAGAACAACACCATTGCGGGCAATAAGTGCTACATCGACTGGTGATGTAATAAAGCTAGACGGAATGATGTTTGGATTGCGAAGTTCCCATTTCAAATCAACCGTAGTAACTAATTGGCCACCCTCTTCAACTGCTGACAAAACCGGAACAATTACTTCTTCATCAATTGATGGGGCTGTAAAGGCTCTGGTTTTGAAATCATCAATAATACCAAATGGCGCTCTGCCATCACTTACACCACAGACTAAGTTATTTCCACGTAAATAAAGCTGGGCAATCATTCCTGGTTCAAACTCAGCTACTGGATCAACTGGATATGATACTGGTATAGCATTTCCTATTTGTACAATCTTTAAACTCATACCTCTCCTTGCGAACTATAACAGTATATATAACAAAGCCCCGGCAATACCGAGGCTCTGTACTGAAGAAAATATCTTCAAATTATTATGTCATCAATCCACTGAGTTGCTGTACGGCAGCTGGGTTTTGAACCTGCTTGCCAATTTCTCCAACAATACGTGGCCAATTCGCTGCAAATGCCCAATCTTCTCCGTGTCCACCATTCTTTACATAACTAACAAAATTCTGTGTATCTTCTGGGAGAGGGCCCTTTCCATATTGACCAAAAAGCCAATTTGCAAACTGAGGAGCATTGGCTAGTCTTGGATTTTCAGCCGCATTCTGGAACTTGAAAATATTGAAGTCGTCAACCTTTTCCATTACTGGAGCATTACCAACATCGCCATCATCAGCTTTTGCTTTATCTGCGTTTGGATGAAATGGTGTTACTGGTTTTGGTTCCTTCTTGAGCAATCCTATCATTCCAAATTCTTTAGGATCTAGTTTGCCCTTATCTGGCACTGTTGATTTTGGCGCTTCTTGTGCAATCTTCAAAATGGCACTGTAAGAAGCAGCCGCTGCAGCTTTTGCGATATCTTCCCAAGTTGGAGAAGTCTTAAAGCTTCTGCCCGCAACCTTCCAAACTGGTGGGTTGAGAATTGCATTATATGTAGCCAAAGCCGCTGCTTGTGCAGCTTTCTTGGCGATCTGTTCTTTACGTGTCATTATTTCCTCCAATATATTTAGTCAGTGTCAAGTCCTAAAAACTTAAAAACATTCTCGGCTTCCTTCTTATTTGTTTTATCAAAGAAATTCTCACAATTTTTTCGATAATCAGGATCCGAATAAAAGCGCATTACATGAGCCTTTTGATTGAATTCTGGTAAAAATTCAACATCAGATGTACTATCTGCTAACGATATCATTACTGCAGTTACTTCTTCTGCACGAGCTGTTCTACCAACTCTTTCGAAACTTTCAGCCGCATTATTCAGCGCCTGCATTGCTGCAAAAACTAACTGATCATATTGCTGAGACTCTTCTAAAAGAGCTTCCTGTTGGGCATTTTGCATACCCTCAAAAAGCTCCTCTGCGCAAGATCCTTGCTTGAAAATCATATTGATACCTCTATAGTACTTTCATCAATAGTTTGTGCTCTTTTGATAATTGCGTCAACAGCAGCACATTGAAGTGTCATACCGGCATTTTCAAGCAAGTTACGAGCTTTAAGAAGAGAGGATATGGCCTCATCTGCTCCGAGAGATTTCTTAAGATCTCTACTGAGAAAAAAGGCCATATCTTGTTCTATTTTTGTGGTGAAATTTTTCATGTTACCTTTATGGGGTCCTTACACCAAGTGATTCCAGAAGTGATACCATAGATGCCTTCTTCTTTTTCTTATCTTTATCAGAAATATCAATACTTGGATACTTACTATGTACGGCCCTCTTTACGGCACTTTGTAGTTCTTTCAACGAACCACTCCACCATGGCGGGGCTGACGTATATTGGTGAGATCTGGCAAGAGCATTTCGAGCACGGCCAATAGTATCAATAGGAAAGTGATCTTTATCATCCTTTACTTTTGGATGCTTATCACCAAATATGGCAGCCGGCTTATTACGCACCTTAGCTTTTGGATCTTTATCTCCAGCTGCCTTTATGCTAAAAAACCTTTAGCCAACTCCTCTGCTAACTTCTGTAAAGATGTTTTCTTGCTCGCAACACTACGAGTCAATTCATCAAGATTAGGCTCTTCTGCCTCTGCATTGCCATCCTCTCCGATACCCTCAACCAATGATTCAATATCTGGATCATCAAGATCAAGCTCACCTTCACTAGCACCTTCAGCTTCAGCAGGCTGATCAAGAATAGACCAATCACCTTCGCCCTCAGCAGGCTCTTCAAGTTCTTGCATCAATTTCTCGAACTCTTTGTTGTCATCTGAATCTTCGGCCATACCCATATCGCCGCAATCAGCATCGCCGCAATCAATAACTTCGGAGGCATCATCGGACGCTTTTTTGGTAGTCTTCTTTTTGTCGTCCTTCTTGTCGTCTTTGCCCTTTGGCTTGGCCTTATCGTCTTTCTTGTCGTCCTTCTTCTTCAACCAAGGAGGTAGCCCTTTGGCATCATTCTTGTCGCCTTTTTTAGCATCTTCCTTTTTCTTGGCATCTTCCTTCTTTTTTTCGGCGGCCTTCTTCTCTTCTTCCTTCTTCTTGGCTGCGGCTTCTTCCTTCTTGTCTTTGCCCTTGCCTTTTTCTTCCTTCTTCTTGGCAGCGGTTTTTACAAGGTTATCAAGAGCTAACAATGTGAGAGCTGATGCCTTAGAGAGTCCTGCCTCGTCCAAAATTTCGGAAGCGTTGCACAAACTCTTAATACAAGATTCGTACTTGGTCATAGCCTTCTTTTTTGCAGCTTTGGCCTTAGCCTTCTCTTTCTCGGCCTTCTCCTTTGCCTTCTCTTTTTCAGCTTTGGCCTTGGCCTTTTCCTTGTCAGCCTTTGCCTTCTCTTTTTCAGCTTCGGCCTTAGCCTTCGCCTTTTCTTTGGCAGCCTTTTCCTTATCGTCTTCTTTCTTTGCAGCCATCTTTGTGAATTGTGGTTCTGCCTTTGTGAAAATAGACTGATATACTGGGCTGGCCATAATACCATTCATCTCTGTAGCAATATCAAATTTAGACATATTTACCTCATTATGGATGGGCGGGGCCTTCAACCCCGCCCGGCCCAGAAAATTAGAACTTCAAACCTTTTGACTCAAAGTAGTTATCAAAGAAACTCTTGATATCTTGCTCGCCTTCTTGTGCAACCTTGGCCATTGGTAGAATTACTTCGCCTGAACTTAGAAGACCAACCATAGGAATGGAAGCCTGCTTGTTCATAGATGGTTGTCGTGCCAAAATATTCTTGATGCTCTCAAATCCCGCGTCATTCCACTTCATAATGTCGTTGACTTGTGAATCAAGCTGACCCTCAGTAATCATGCCTTTAGCAATCATTTGATGGGCAACTTCATAAGCTCTCTTGATACGTCCCTTGTAAGACTCAACTTCCTCAGCTTGCTTGGCTTTGGCATGTTCCTGTGTCAACTTGGTTGCGAAATCTTTACTTTCTGTATCGCCCTGACCAAACAGTTCCTTCCAATATTTAACTGCTTCCGCGTCAACACCATGGGAAACCAACTTATCAACATCATCAGCCTTCATCTTGCCTTCTGCAACTAGAGCCTGAATCATCTCAGCTTGCTTACGTACACGAGGTGGCATATTGGCCAACTCAAGCATGTAGCTTTGAATATCCTTTGGCACATGGAATTCAGCACCTGGAACATTTGGCTTTACATCCAAGTTACCGGCGTCAACTGCACTAACACTGCCACCTGGATGCGCATCGTTAGACAATTCATTAAACCCAAGCAAGCCCTTTTCAGCTAGCTTTATACGTGCCTGGGCACGCCCTTCTTTAGTTGATAGTTCCAAAGTTCCTCCTGCTGTTACTGTTACCTCTCCTAGTTGCTGAGTTGTTCCATCTGGAGTCTTCAACGACAACTTGGCATCTGCCTTATCCGAAGCTCCCTTGCCCTTGATGTTAGCTAACCAGCTATCGAATGTACCTCCGTCTTCCGCCGCACCTTCATCAGCACATGGCAATTCACCAGTTGCTGCGTCTGCAGACTCTTCTTCAGCTCCATCCTTTGCATCGGCGCATTCTTCATCTTCTGCTCCGTCTTTTGCATCAGCGGCATCAGCACATTCCTCGGTTCCGTCAGCTGCATCTGCAGTCTCTTCGGTTTCTTCTTCCGAAGCGAAAATTGCGTCAAGAAGATCTTTTTCTGGATCTTTCTGTGAAGCGCGCTTCTCCAACTCAGCAGTTCCGTAAGCATACTTAACAACAGCCTCCATCAACTTACCAGCATCAACCAACATGGCCTTTGCATCTTTGACTGCCGAAATTGTTAGTGCGTTCAGATATTCACGCTGCTCTTCGGTCATAGAAGCATAAGTTTCCTTATAGACCCTCTTTGCTGTGTTGATTTCACGCATGTGCTTCGCCAAAGAAGTAATCGTCTCATCGACGCCCTCTTGCAACATACCATTCACGCGCTTACGCATTGACTGAAGTTGAGACGCGGTCTTTGGCCCTTCCGAGAACTCTGCATCACCTGCAGGCTCAACGTCTGGCATAGCATCTGCATCTTCAGAAACAGCACCACTGACCTTGTCACGAAGATCACTAAGTTTGCCACCCATCTCATCAAACAAAGACTGAAGGTCATCGACGATTTCATCAGTATTCCCGCCCTTTCCGCCAACATTCTTTGGTGGCTCAAGTGGAGGAAGATCTGCGCCGCCTGCAGCACCATCGACTGGAGGAGCTGGAGGAGCAGCTGGAGCTGCTTGTGCGTTCTTTAATAGAGCGTCTGCTGTAGCCTGAAAGCCCTCGGTCTGAATGCGATTCAGCAATGACTTACCAAAACGCTCAGTAGCAACGGCGTCATAAAGAGACTCTGAATTACCCTTGGTAATTTGATCAACAGAGGCGCGAAGAATTGCTTTATCATTAGCATAAACGACCCAGCTCGAAGCTGACTTATTGACACGGCCATCAGGAAGAGCAACCTTCTCAAAACGAGCCTTCACCAACGAAGCACGAAGCAACTTCTCCTTCTCTTTCTCGTCGTCATCATAAAGACCTTCGACATCGCCAACGCCTGGGAATGGTTTTTCACCAACCATTTGCTTATCAAGCATACGGTCTTTCTCATTCAAAGGATCCTTTGAATATTGAACTTTACCTGGCTTTGGCTCTTCTGTGCCTAGGTAATATCCCTTGCTCTGCAGTTGTTCCTTTGCCTTCTTAAGAGCGGCTTCGCGGAACAATGCGCGCTCGTGCTCATCAGCTAAACGCTGAAGTTCTTTCTTTACCTTCTCGTCACCTGGGTACATACCCTCTTCGTCACCTGTGTTTGGGAAAGGAGCCGGACCATGTAAATTCTTGTCCATCAATCTCGCCTTCTCATTCAAAGGATCCTTTGAATATTGAGCCTGTCCCGGCTTTGGTTCTTCTGTACCTTGAAAATATGCATTCTTCTTTGTCATGGTTGGTTCCTCATTATTAGATACTACTCTAAGTAAATTCTCCTGTAGGCTAGCCAGTTTCGTCTGCGCTCCCAAAATTGCTCTCTGTAACTCTGAGGCGTAAGTTGGGAAAGCCTCAGGCGGATTTATCTGAGTCGATGGTTCTGCACCAGATTCTTCCATCGACCAGCTAGAGCGAGTTGGGCCAACCGCATCGCTCTCATCACTTTCATCAAAGTCATTGGCCATAGATTCGATCTTGCCCATCAGACTTTGAAGGTCTTTCTGAATAGATGTCAAATCTTGCCTAGACAAACCTTTCTTTACTTCCAAATAATCTGAAAGTAACCCGGCAGCCTTAGCAATATCACTGGCAATAATATGCTTAACCTTGGCTTTTGGGTCTGCTCCGGAAACAACTAATGACAGTTCAATCGGAGTCAAATCTAGGTTGATTTCACCGTAGCAGCTCTTGTTCTTCATATGTTGGCAGAAATCTTTTTCAGTTCTGGCGACTCTGTGGCAGTCGGAACATACAGCTCGCCCTACGGCTGTACCCATCGAAACATTGTTGGCAACCCCTGTCTTAACCTTATCGGCCAAGTCACCATAATTTTTCGCATCAAGAGCACAAAGAGCAATTACTCTCTTTCTACGGTCATCATATACGGTGTCAACAATAACGCCTCGAATCTTATCAACCGACTGTGATTGATGATCGAGGCATAATGGACGACCGACCCAATTTTTATATGCTACTTTCAACTCTGCTTCTGGAAAGATGTCTCGGTTATTATTCCGATAAGGCATAAGGGTTTTTTCATTACAAACCCACTTTACACCGCCTTCCTTAGTAGATTCCCAAGCAGCTTCGACATCTTTTCCTTGTGATGTCTTCTTTGGGGTTCCATCATCATTAATGCAAGCTGCCTCAGCGGCATGCATCATCACGCAAGTAAAATATAAGAAGTCTTTTGCTTTTGGAGCGATAACCTTCAACTCTTGAGCAAACTTGTACATGCGGTTTTCAATATCCAAATCCATATCATCTGCCAATTTCTCAATTGGCTTGATATCCTCTGGTCTGATGAAAACCGATTCTCCTAGTTTAATAAGCATTAGCTCTCCATTGAATTTTTATCTTTAACTCCAGACTCTTTTGCAGAAATGCGTTCTTGCGCTTTCTCTAAGGCTGTAGCTAAAGCAGATTTGCGTTCGGTATCATCCTCAATTTCGTAAGGATCAACAACGCTAATAATTTCTGCATCGCCAGTTTTTACTAACATACCAATCTCCAATTAGCTCTCTTGCAAAGCTTTCTGCCTTTCCTTGAAGAGCTGAACGACCAACGGGACTCGTTCCTCAATGGGCTCACTATCACCGTCCGAAATATCCTTTGCCCAATTCTTTGCCAAAATATTACTGTCTATGTGCTCCAAAATACGATCTCTAATCAACTGCTCAATTTGATTCATCTGCTTCTTGAGCGAGTCAATCGTCGAAATCAAGTGATCTCGGAACTCGGAACTATTAAGATTCGAGAATATTGACACAAAAGTATCAACATATTTATCTAATTCTCTAATAGCTCCAATAAATGATTCCATTATCTCTTCGGTAGCGGTATCCGTGCTGAAAGAATTCATCAAGGCCACACACTTATAAGCCTTCTTTACTATTTTCCTGAACTTCAATTTCACCTGGTCACGGTATTCCCTGAAAGTTTTTCTGTAATCTGTAACCATCTCCATATCAATATTTTGATGCTTCTGGAATGGAACATAGATTAGATCAAGATAATCTTTTGTATCTTGTAACCCCGAGATAAGCTGCTCAAAATATTCCTCTGCCTTTTCCGCAACCCTCTTTTCAGATTCCGGAACACCAAAATGCATTTGAATAGAGTAAGCTTTTCGATACATTATTTATTAATCCTATATCACAGTATTACCATTTATACCTGTCCAGGTCCCGAATATGGCAGCTGAACAATGCCAGCCGCGCCATCCGGCATTCCACCTACTCCGGCTCCACTTCCTGGATATACAAATGTATAATCTGTAGAATTATCCCTAAGACCAACTTCAACAACATCACCAATTCCGGCAACATCATTTACATCATCTTCTTCTTGTATATCTACTAAAACATCAGGGTCAATTACCAAATATTGATTATATCTGAGAATAGCCACATCAATATCTTTGGTAAGAATATCATGTATTAAAGTATCTGTAATAGGTTTATCAAATTTCTCAAAAATAGCTGATGAATCTAGATTGGCAGAAAACATTTTACCAGAAGAGTCTTTTTGTTTTTTATTAGCCGCCTCCATTGAGGTGCACCAATAATTGCCTGGTTTGAGCAAATCTGAAGCCTTACATCTAATGTAAATGCGAACATATGCATTCTTATTCAAGGAAGCTATTTTCGCAATTCTACTAAGCTGACTGAACTCTATATCTGTGCCAGGCGGCAGATTGAAATTAACCGGCCTCGTAATAGTCATGTCATTAACAGCCGGATTTTGCGGAGAGAATGAATTCGTCTCCCGTGTCAGAGACACCGCATCGATAGCATTGCTTTTATCGTCTTCCAATTCATTAGCAAATTGCTTGACGGCATCATAATAGCTTCGCGTAACCTTTGGAGGTAGGTATGCACCCATTCCGAATTCAGCTGCCTCTTTGAGAGCTTTCTCAACTGGCCATCCTGTGTAGATACGATACATCGCCACACTCATTCCAGTTCGATCCTTGCCATGAAGGCAATGAATGTATGTAGGCCCATCATGCGTGAGGGTTGGAATGATTCTTTTCTTTAAGGCGGCTACCTTTGGATCGCTTCCATCGCCCAAGCCCCAAATAATATGCTTGAGCCCAAGCTCTTCACAAATCGAATCTATATTGTGTCCACACTCATCATCCAAACTAACAATCTTATTTATTCCCAATCCCTTGAGAAAAATCAAATCATGAGCAGACGGACATCCTCCTCTGTATAAATTCTTGGATACTTGTGAAAATCTAGCTGGCATCTTCATCCTTGAAATCAATTGCTTTTATAGCAACCATCAAGGCAATTTCAGCCGGCTCATCTACATCCTCATTTAAAGCTCTATCAAATGCTACCTTAAATGCCTTTTGAAACTTCAATCGCCGATCATCATCGCCTTTTCGTAGCTTTCTCATTACATAACTATAGCTCAGATCTGCCCTTGGATTTTCTGTATCAGTTATCGCAGCATAAGCAAAAAGAGCATCCTTCGTTAGCTCGGACTCGCCAAGCAACCTCAAATCTTTGCAAATGGATGCTAATTCACTGGCTATGCTCATTATTAAATTCCCTTACTCTTAATCTTCTTCACCCTACCTTTGAAGCAATTCATAACATCAACTCCATCTAATGGAGACACCAAATAAACATTGTAGGAATTGAATAATATAACTGTCTTGAATTTCCTAATAGGTGTTTCTACTTCGCATTCTATGGCGAAAACCTCGCCTCTTCCCCAAAGAACTTTACCTTCAACAAATAGATTGTTGGATATCTCGAAATCAGCATAATTGGTAGTTCCGCCAGATTCTCCCCAGTAAACCTGAATAGTTTTACCTTTGTAGAAATGGCCAACTGCCTCTGCTAAAGAAGTGATGTGTGAATATTTAGCTTCATCAGATTCATAAACATTTTCTGCGGCATAGATATTTGAACCATCTTCCGCAATATTGATTATGTCATTTTTGTTGTTTTCATCACTCATCTTATTCTCCAACAATCAAAGGCAACCTTCCTAAAACTTTTGTCTAGAACTTCAGATTCAATTACCTCTAGTTCCGAAATGCCGGGAACAACCTCAACGTCAATTCCCATTTTAGTGAGATTCAAAAACTCATCAGCTAGATACTTAGATATGCCAAAAATTGCAGGTAGGGAAGCCATCTTGCTTCCATAAACTTCCACTTGCACTTCTATATCATCATCTTGGTGTCTTACCGAGCACGTAGCATCAATTTCTTGCCTCAACGCACTGGCTAATACTCGCGCAAATTGAGCTTTGTAATCAAAAGTTTGCCCATTGACTTTGATCAATGCCTGGGTTTTGGGCAGTGCCTTTTTTAGTAGAGCTCTTTTGACAATTCTTGTAATTGGTCCATCAGACGCAACTGTTGGCTCTGGCTCTGCTGGTACTGGTTTTGGCTCCACAATAGGCTCAGACGGAGGTTTGTAATTTTTGAGACTATTCGATGGATCAGTAGAGAGCCAAACTCCTAACATAGATAATTGATCCCTTTTAGGAATTCTAGTGCCTAAATCTGTTAGGATAACCTTATCAATAGGAATTAGAATCTCATTAGTCCCTGTAGGAAATGCTACAGGCGGCAAATGCAATTCAACTCTCATTTCATTCGAATATCTATTTTTTACCTGTTCAGAAACTGGAGAGAAGTTCACCACTTCCAACATTGAATCATTTAGGATGGAAAACTTAAGGTTCTCCAAAAATTGATTATAGTATGGAGCCATATAATCAAGCATACTGGCATCAAACAAACGCCCTAGATTTCGCCATATAGTTTCTTTGACATTGGTACTTATAGAAATGTTTTCTGGGCCATATTTTCGATACCAAGAAAACATAGATATTGGTTGGTTGATTCGCCTGCCAATTGGAACTTCAGACCTAAACTCTTCTGGTAACTGTTCCCATAGCTTCTGAACTAAGGTCTTATCTTTATGATAATCCTTCGCTACCCAACGAAGATTCTTGCCAGCTAAGGTATTTCCGCCTTTACCAACATATTCCTCTTGATGTTCCAACATTGCATCTCGAAGCGTCTCAATTTTTCTGACACTATCAGAAAGCAAAGATGGAAGTACTTCAGAAGTAATACGGTCAACAGCTTCAGCATCCTGACTTCTAACAGCCTCATCTAATCTCTTGAATGTTCGTTCAACTGGTTCTCTAAGGGCTTTGAGTGCTTTTCTGTTTTTTCGAGTAGCAAACCAATCCTTAACTTTTTGAACGACTCCAGCAATTTTAACTAGATCTCCAGTATTCGCCTGTAGCTCTAAAGCTGCATATCGCAATATCTGAAGATCTTCGTTCTCCATTATTTGACTTCCTTTCCATCGACCATAACTTTTGGAGTGCCAACGTACCGGAGGTACTGTTCTGGATTTTTGTATCCACGATTAAATGCTTCAGCAACTCTCTCTTTTGAAAAGCGAGGAAGATCTTGTACTACATCATAAATACAAACATCTATGGCTTGCCCTCTAATACGGTCCAAATCAACAGCTGTTTTCAGCAAACTAATGCTGCGCTGCTCATCACCAAGCTGATCACAGAGCTCAGATGCTTGGGCCAATAGAGCAGTGCCAATACCAACATGACCATTCAATATCGCTGTCCTGGCATTAGCGATCATATCATTTACATCCTTGGCTGCTTTCTGACTTGGAGGATTACCAGAAAGGATTGGTCCCGCTGATGGCACTGGTGGCGGTGTAGGTGGCACCGGTGAAGTTGGAGCAGCTGCTGGCGGGGTTATTTGAGGCTGAGATACTTCGGCAGGTTTAGCAGGCTCAGCTGGAAAGTTGGCTATATACATACGCTTCAGATGCTCTTTTTCATTACCTAGCTTCTTTTGATATTCTCTAGCAAGTCGCACATACTCCATGATATTTCTACGATTGTCATCCAATACAGCAAATGCCTGATCGATTAGAGCGTATGTGCTTTCAGCAATGGCCATTGCTTCTCGCGCCGCATTTTGTTGCTTGCCTTGTATATTTTTGAAAATCTTATCGAAAAGAACTCCCTCTAATTCTTTTTTGGTAGGTATTTTTTCCTGAAGCCATTGGGTAACGCCAGCTTCAATAATCAATTCTGGGTCTGGTGAAGCTGCTACTCGTGGAACTTTTCGAACACCAAGCTGTTCTTCAAGCTGTTGTCTCTCAAAATCATCCATCGTATTTTGAGAAAACTCAGAATATATTTCACTACCGATAGTATCCAACTCATCTATCTGATCAATGAAAACGCCATTAACAGAATCTAAAATAGAATTGGCATATTGGAAAACTCTTAAGAAATCACGATTCTTCATTGCCATTCGAGCTTGATGTAACTGATCGCGCAAGCTAGGCTTCAATCTCGTAATATTATCACGCATCGCCTTATCAACGGCATCTACAGCTGCAATTAACCTGCGATATTTGCTGGAGGACATCTGCCGAATCCATTCCATTGGATTTAGGGATCTCCCAAGCATCTTAGTTACAGATCTCTTTTGAGCTTCTTTTTCAAAGTTATTCATGTAGCGCTCCAACTATAAGAAGCCAAAATATGCGCTGTGTGTTATCCTGGAGGAGCTGGTGGTTTCGGTGCTCCACCGCCGCCTCCGCCAATCGGAGATGGTGGTGGTGATCCAGACATTGGACCAGGTCCGGGAGGTGCTCCTAATCCCCCACCTAATCCACCTGGTGCCGCTCCTCCACCTGGTGGAGTTATGAATGGACTTTCTCCTGGTACTGGTTGATCAATCTGAGTCACCTCATCAATCTCATCGCCAGGTCCAAGAGCCCTTAGCTCATGAAGATCATATTGTGCTAGAGAGGCTAGTTCTTTGATTCGAATTGCATCTTGAATATCTTCGTAGCGAATCTTTCTCTGCTCTTCTTCGTATTCAAGACCAAGGCTTCTATATAGCGTTTGCAATGAAGCGCGCTTAGCCACACCTTCGCCGGTTGTAAGCTGAACCATCTGATTGATGTAACTATCCATATCAAACAATGACATGTGATTCCAATCAATCTCTGGAACAATAAGAGTCTTCTCTCCGTCAATTAGGTCATAAAAGTCCTGGATTTGTGCAATTGGAGCGAAGATTTTTCTCTTCAACCAACTAGACATCATTTGACGGAATTGCATGTATCTCTGTCGCAACACATCCAAAGCAACAGATCCTGTTGCATAAGTGGTATCACTGCCATCCATAATAACCGATGGAACCATCAAGCCAATATAGATCTCTTTGATAAGCTGAGTCACGTCAGCCGAAGTATCATAAATACCCTGGCCATATCCAATACGATCAACGGTTACGGCATCATGGGTGAAAATCTTGAAGTCCCTATCGTATTGAGCTTGCTCGAATACGTGTCTCCAGTTCTCAAGATCAACTGGGCTTGGACGGAATTCCTGGTTTCCAATCTTAACCAATGTCAATGGATTGACCATGTTATCTGCTTGTGCATACTTAGATTCGCGCAATTTGTCCCACAACATAAGAGCTCGGAAACACGAAACAATAAGGCCCGTTCCACGAATTTCGTATGGGGAAATTCTTCTAGCCATATGATGCACATAGAAGTTGTTTAGGGGGATTTGCTCATTCTTTCGTACATGCTCAATGATCGAAGGGTCCAGCTGCTTGCGCTGTTGTAGATCTGATGGTTGATTACCAAAAACTACTCGTCTAAGATTCTCATCTGGGCGCATACTAATGATTGGCTCTGCCGCAATTACGCTACGCTGTACGTTGACATAATCCGGATTGAGAATCATCAGGCGGCTCCAACTTCCCTTGCTCTCGTCTAACTCGCAATAAGTAAAGGCCTCACCAAGAATCCAAAATTCTTGGGCTGCCATACAGGCAATATTCATTAGATCAATTTCCTCCGACATTTGGGAGAAGAACTTCTCTACCTTCGGATTCTTTGATTTGATATTCAACTTAGCAATTGGATAAGTTGAGTGTAATGTAATTGCATTATGAACAATTGGATTCAATGCAAAAAAGCTGCGGCTCCAAGCATTGATAGTTGGACGGTCTCTTGGTAAGTTGAGGTTCGAGTTCAACCATAGAGGAGAGTAGACTTCGGGAACTTGCCTTACAGAATCGTTAGAGCCACGCCAGCCCCCACCAGCAGAAGAGGCAACATTGCCGACCCCACTGGCCATTTTATACATACCCTTGCCATTGTGAGTAACTACACCTAAACTAGTTTGAGCATTCCGAACTTCGCTGCGGCCACTCCTAGAAGATGAGAAACCAGACCCTTGCTCTCTCAGCTCTCCAGCATCAATCTGCATTTCCATAATATCTCGGCGTTGATCACTAACGCCACGAGCCATTCGATTGGAAACCTCAGGAATACTAGAGAGAGCTATATTTTTGGCCATTAAGCTTTCAGAACGAGAAGCTATCTTAGCATTCCTTTCAATAAGGTCTTGCGCACGTGTTTTGGTATTATTAATATCCATCATTATCCTCTATATCACTACACGGCCAGTACTTATCCACGGCCACCAAACATCTTAGGAATATACCCAACAACTGCCTGGATTGGACGTGCGCTTGTAGCTAGTTCGTATTTCATATATTGTGGATTGCTAATCGTGAATCCCTGGGTTACATCGAATTTCCAAGCCAAATAGGCATTCAATAGCGCCATCAAACCGTCGTTAGCTACAGACCCTTTTACATACTTTTTTAAAGGCTCCCCTGACTTATCCCTAGTAACTTTAATCTCCATACTTGCGCAATGTTCGATTAGCCATTCGATTCGGTCTAAGCTCCCACCTGGAAACTTGATACGGCCTTCTTTCAAAAGCCCAAGCAACTCTGAAATATAATAGTCTTTTTCGAATACAACTGTCTTTGGCCACTCATCATTTGAATATTTTATGCGTCCATTTACCTTATGCGAAGAACGAGATGCCAAAAACTTCTCATCATAAATTAGTTGCAATTTATGTGTCAAGTCATATGCATCACCAATGTCGCCGATGGATAATGTCATATTGTAGCGCCTAAACATTTCCTCAACTGTATTCATCTTCGTCTCTGGATCTGGTCTAAGCAACCGAGTGGCAAATTCAACATTGAATACATTTCCAGAGGCAGTTAAAATAACAGCACAACTATAGGAACCTTTACGTCCTCGCCCAGACATCTGTTCAAGCGCTCCTCTCTGGCCCCAGTCGAATCCTGCATAAACTCGACGACCTTCATCAGGATAAATATACTTGACCATCTTGCGACCCTTATCGATGCACTTATCGCGAATCTCTTGGGACGTAATTGTTCCGCCTTCGCCGTCGTAGAATTCACCAAGAACTTCGTTCATGTAAACGCGCTCGGTATTAATTGGACTACGCTCTGGCTTTGCTTTCTCTATGGTCTCTTTGGTAAAATTTGGAATGTATAATTGATTGATGTGATAGCCAACAAAATCACACTTCTCAGGATCGTTGATTGGAATCCATCGGCCACGTTCCTGAGCTTCAAGCTTATCTTGTTCGCAATGACACTCAGTACATCGAACAATCAAGCCATAGAGCCATACCTCTTCCCAGTTCACACCAGGATGATATAGAGGAAAATATTTTCCACATCTTTCACAGCGCAAATGAAAGTAATTCTGTGAAGAATTCTGCCACATATTCCAATAAGATCCGCCTTTGGTCTTGGGCGTTCCATAATATACTTGAACACCTTCACCAGCCATTCCGTATCTGGATTGCGCTAGAATCTTTGTAGCTGCACCGATAGCAGCGTCGGACATGTCTTGTACCTCATCAAAGAAAGTACCATCACAAGTACGACCACGAATTCTATCGCCGTCGATACCGGTCGATTCAATCCAAATCTGATTTCCAAACATGAATTTTTTGAAATGCATGTTGTTATTAGTCGGACTAGACAAATCCAAACGCGCTTCCATGTATGACTTCAGAATGCCATTGCTCTTCATCATTCCTGGAACTGGAGCCGCGTGACCAATGATTGGATCAAGTTTATCTTTTGTATACGCTGCCGCTAAAGATAACGTCGGGAACAAATGCATCATGCGCATTGGTGGACGTTCGTTAGTACCAAACAATCCACAGGCACTGAAGTAACACTCAAGAGCTGCCGCCATCGTCGTCGCCCCCACCTGCCGTCCTTTCACAAGAACAATGGGTTTTGAGTTTGGCTCAATAGCTTTGAGTGCTATGTATCTGTAAATGTCGGCGAATGGCTTATAGCCAGTACCTTCTAATTGTAACGGCTTACCATCAACAGTTAAATATTTTGCACAAAAATATACCGGATCAAGACTTAGAATTCCGTCACGAAGTTTATAAAATAACTCATTAAATCCTATTTCTGCAGATTTCATTTATACCTATCTATATAACACATATATGAAAATACAGATAAATGTATAGAATTACAATTACAGATGGCCTTTATCTGGCTCTAATAGGGTAAACGGATCCTTGTTTGAGTCTTTGTCCCCTGAATAATCAACGTGAGTACCCACACCACGTCCAATGTGAGATGGGACATCATTCCTAGCAACGCCCTTATTAATGAGTCTTCCGTTGATCCAATCTAGCAACTCCCTGTCTGAGAAAATTCGATGGTCAACCCCGTCTCTACTAAAGGTTTCAATCAATGAATGGAGAATGGCTGGCATCTGAATGCCAATATTTGTCTCTATTACGTTATTGAGAAAGTGCTCAATAGCCGGATTTTCTACGAGTAAATCTGGTTTCTCGGCATCATCTGCCTCAGAGATTAATTTTTTTTTTCCAGGGTTAGCCTGTAGTTCCTCTTCGGTCATATCGCGAGCTTCGCCATAATCAAGATTCCTTCGGAAGGCATCAATGGCATCGTCCTTATCACCATCGTCTTCGTCCTCCTCTTCTTCCTCGTCTTCATCTTCCTCGTCCTCATCATCATCCTCTTCGTCTTTGTCCTCTTCTTCCTCATCTTCGTCTTCGTCATCTTCGGAAGCTTTGGCAATTATTTCGCTAGCAATGGCACTAAGATCGCTTTCGCTGGCTCGCTTCATATATTCATCAAGCCCAGTTTGACGCTGATAGTCCTTCACAGCCTCTTCGACAGAGCTATACTTTGGCTTCTGGCCACTAACGATAGCACTCATCATTTCATAAATAGAAGGCTGATGCTGACGATCCCTAGCAACTTCAACGGCAGTCTTAGAAGAAGCCATTTTAGTAGCAAGCAGATCAATCCAATCTGGACACTGATCGTCAGGCTCTCGGCTAATCTCATCGGTTCTGTAAAAGGCACCCTTGTAATTACGCATATTTATCCTCTGTATTATGCAGCAAGCTGTATTATAGAATTATTTTTGTATTGTTTAGATAATATTCGGATTTATCGCGCATCATTATCCTCGGTATTGCGCACTCCAATCAAACCCATCATTTCTATAAGTTTCAATGTGACTGCCAACAGCATATCCTCTATCCTGAGACATAGGAAATCCCATATCTGCTAATAACTGGGAAAGTTCAGCCTGCTCCCTTTTATCAAGAGTATATTCTTCTACTTGACGCTTGAATATATCCTCAATATCATGTCCGGCCGATACCATTCCATTGATACAAACACGCGCAATTCTTGAAATCAACAATGGAACTGTAATCGTAATACCAGTGATATTTGTGGCCTTTTGAGCCTCTTTGACAATGCCAGAATCTTCTGACCAGCTCTTGCTCTTCTTCTTCTTGTGACGCTTGTACTTATCAACCTTCACACTCTCTAGACGGTCTAGTAGGCGCTCAAGTCCATTTTCAATTTGCTCACGAGCCCGCTCGGCCTGTGCGGCATCAATCTCATCTTTGAAATCGGTACGCATAGCTTTTGATATCTCACGATCCAACGCTTCAAAATAAGCAATTGCCTTTTCCAATCCGGTAGTATCATAACCAGAATGTGGGGGAACGCCATTGAACATTTTGCTAAGCCAAGGAAGGAAGCTAGAGTGTTCCCATTTCCATGCATCAGAATCTGCAGGATCGGCCTCTACCTCAATATCTTCGTCATCACCGTCATTCTCTACAATAATATCCTGTGCATCAGGAGCACCCGGAATCTTGTCAAGATTGAAAATGACTTCATGAGGATCTTTTGAGACCTCAATATTATCACCTATTTCAAAGGACGGAAAATGATGCCCGCCTCCCATCAAAGGGACAATAACTTCTCCTAAATCTTGTGCGCGTTTTTCTACCATTACAACCTCAATGTTGCTAACAAACCTATTCTGAATTATTCGTATAAATTCTTCCATACCTTGTAAGCCAATATCTTGCGAATATAGTCTTTTGAGACCTTAAACCTAATAAATAAATTAGAAACTCCTTGATAATATAGATTTCTAATATTAATAATATCCTCAGATTTTAATTTTATTCTATTTTTCCAGGCATCACTCATCTTCTTTTTGTTTCTTGGCTAACAATTCTTCCACTAAGCTTTTTGGAGACCTTCTCTTTTTGCTGACTCATATTTTCCTTATAATATCAATTATATAACTACCTTGAAGGCTATAAGTTCCAAAGTATAAGTTTCTCGTCACATTGTAGTCGCTGAGGTAACCGGCGGGATAAGTAGTCAGACCTGTGATGATACCATTGAACATCTTGGAATAATATGGTGATGGCATCAGTGGTTGAGCCGGACCTTGCCCAGGAGCCGTATCATCGTGATTACATTCTACCGCATCATTATGTTCTAGAATATGCCCCGCATACTTACAAGGAGACGGTTCATCTGAGCTTCGTAATAAATTCCAAGCAAGAAGCTTAGCATTAGCGGCAGCTAACATTTCCTTTTCATCCTCGGATGCTTCCTTGCCCATAACTCCAAACGGTGCCATTTGGTCTACATAATCGCCGGCATTTTTGCAGGCAAATGGTATTGGAAGACCGAATGGGCATTTGTTCTCTTCATTCTTACGAACTTCTGCTATTTTTAAATGACGCTTCATAATGCCACCGGTTGTTGCTGTGCAAGAATTCTTGGAATACCAACAACGTTCCAAAGTTTCATAGTCGAAAGTAACTGCATAGTTTTCTTGACATCAGCCCTTGTGGCATCGGCCAACTTTCTCCTAGAAAATCCAACAGATACTTCTTCCTTAATCTTGTCGTGGTGATTCAAAACCCACATGATAATGTCTCTTTCAACTGTAAATCCAAGCTTTGCTGCAAGGTAAATCGCTCGCACCACACGCTTCGGGTCATCTCTAAGAGTGATACGTGGTGGCAATGGGGTCCGGATAATCTTCTTCTTTATATCATCTATAGCCAGACCTGTCGGATCTACAATCTTGCGCAATGCCAATGGGATGATAAGAGTGTTACAGGTGAAGTCACGACTGAATAATTCCAACAGCATGCTAGAAGGATCTTTGATGCCGGCCTTTTCTAAAAAGTATGCGGCATCTGGAGAATTAAAGTTTGAAGAGAAGTCGAATTTGATTTTGTTTATATACAGCTGATAATGGCCATCAGGAAAGCGTATTGGGTTGACTTTGAATTGTTGTGCTGTCAACTCTGCTAACTGATGAATGGATTCGTCCCCAGAAGTAATATCAACATCCTCTACTCTATTGATACGATTAAGGATTTTATCACGCGGAAGTCCGCCGACAATATATGGCTCAGACAAGCCATTGTCTTTAGCAAGGCGCTTCACGTCCAGTAATACATCCCTAACTCCGGCCATTCTTCTCCT